CTGATACGTGCAATGTACATAACTGTATCGAACCTATATATGAGCCCCTCATCCCCTCGTCCAAAAGTTTGTAAAAATCACTAACAAATATATCCTCATTACATTTTGCCATCACATATAAAAACATCAAACAAATATCAAAATTTAACACTTAATTTTTAATTAATTTCATAAAAAAATAATTAAAATAAAATAATTAGTTAGTTTGCGATTGCATAGTTTCTTTAAATTTTTTAATTAATGAATTTACCAATAAACTAGGAGGTGCCGGTACAAACTTTAATGCAACCCTTGTAAAAAATACATATTCAACAATACCAATACAAACAAACACTATAACATTTTCCATAAATATATGTTTTAATGGCGCACACTGTCCACAACTATTATAAACTATATACATTACTAATGCTAATATAAAAATACCCACTATAGATATAGCAATTGCACACAATTGCACCCATCTATTATGTTCCAACACATATTCACTTGGCTCCTCATATTTCTTTATTAATCTATCTATAGGTACCACACGTGTAAATAACATCAAATTCTGCTTAGTTTCATTATCTAAACTGTGAACTAATTTATCTATATTCTCTTCTATCAAATGACTAATTTCCTTTTCAAACATTTCCTTTGTCAATTTACTAACAAATAATATGAAAAACGCAGATAAAAATGTAAATAATATAATTACGTGTACAAAAACATTTATACTAAAAGAAAATCTAGGCGATACTGGTCTACAACTTAAAGCTGACATCTTTTATTAATTATCAAGAAAATAATTTCTTTACTATATTTAATAAATGAACCCTTATCAAATTTCTAACATTATACTTAATGTTACACTTATCGCCACATTCATAGGAGTCTTCTTTTTCACATATGGCAAAACTATAGAAGAAAACGTCGTTAAAAATCAAAGTGAACTAGTTGCAGATTATCTCGCAAAAGATCTAAGCACATTTATCGATAAAGAAACAGCACAAAAAATAACATCCACACTCTTACCACCAGATATGTCCAAACAAGACCAAGATGTAGAAGAAAATAATAAACAATTAAAATCACAAGCATTCCATATTCTTTCTATAGTATTTGTCGTCGGATTATTACTCACTATTATTATCACCAAATATTACAAATTAAACCTTACTGATATATTACAAACAAATCTCACAATACTCGCATTCGTCGCAATCACAGAATACGCCTTCCTAACATATATCGGACAAAATTTCATATCATTAGATCCTAATTTTGTCCGACATAAAATTCTCGTATCCCTTAAAAAATCACTAAATGATCACCCATTTGATACCGCTTTAACATTACAACAAGCATCTAAAATATTACCTCAAAAAATTCAAGAACTTCAAAAAACATACCCATCACTACAACCCTCTGAAACATCCAACGAATTACCCCCGCAACTAACCCAACAAATTAATAATGTCTTGATAAAATAAAAAAATAAACATTAATATAATTTCATAAACATTAATATAATTTCATATATATTAATTATAATTTCATAAATAATAATTAATTTTATACAACCTTACTTGGACTCTCACCACTAAAATTGAATTCAATATCATCCTCAATATTCGGAAATATTATACTTTCAAATACTGCCGCATCTCTCTCTAAATTATCTTTATTATAATCTAATATCGAATATTTATAATATACATCAGATACTCTCACTATAATATATATACACGTATACATTAAATCAAATACTTGACATTTATACACATCTTCATCACACTTTCTTTGTGTAACCTTTAACCATTTTAACAATTCTATTGTATCAGAATAAATATCACCCCATTCTCTTAAAAATTCCTTTGATAATTTATTGTTATTTCTAAATAAATTGTCTAACTCACGTAAACTATTATCACACCTTTCTGTATATTTAGATTTATGATAATGAGTCAATAAGTCAGATACATTTTCCACAAATGATGTAAAATACATATACGATCTTGATATCTTTATTCTATCATCTTTTGAACACAATTGTTGATTAATAACAACATCCATAAAAGCACCATTTGTTAAATACGTCTCTGACCCATTGTAATTTACAAAACTTATAAAATTACTAACTAAATAATTATCATCTAAACCCTGGTTTTTTACCATATAATTATTATATTGAGACACAATCTTACCATAATTTTCAATATTCGATTTATACGTATTTACAAAACCCAAAGCCTTTTGAAACAATATATTACCTTGCATTTTATCATCTAAATAAGAATATAATTTATCATAAACCTTATCATCTTGCTTTAATATAACAGATAACTTTAATAATAATTTTATATACCCCCATATCATTTGTGATACTTCTATTCTATAATCGTCTGGTATATAATATATCTTTTCAGAATCACATACATGACCCTTATTAAAACTCTTATCAGTTTCTCTCTTTGTAAAAGATACACCATACACATTTGTATCAAATATATTCTCAGAATCATCCTTAAAAAACATATCCACTATTTTTATAAAACGTTTTATGATTGAAGCTCCTATATTATATGAGGTATCTAATGATATATCATAATCCGATGATAATTTCGTAGATCCCACACTTATAGCGTTTATCTCTATACCTGGATTATTAGATTTATAATGATTTACTATATCACTCAATATAGAATCAACAATCGCCTTTCTAAAATACCAAAACAAACTCTTCACTAACACTAATAAACTAAATTTCACACTCTCACTATTAAAAATACCCATTATTTCATCAACTACCCCAGGATTTAATGTAAAAAGATGTTTACTTCGTAATTGTTTTATATTATTCCACGTCAATCTTATATTCGTTTTTAATAAATAATAAATCGTACCCTTTTGAGTTAATAACCCCTTGTCCTGAAATATTTTTATAATTTTTGGAATTATATATCTCTTTCTTAAATCATCACCACTATTAATATTAGCAAAATAATCTGATAAAGGAGATGTCCTTATTTGTTTACACCCCCTTTTAGAACTATCATCGTATTTACTGTACAAAATAGAATTCTTAATTTCCTCTATACGAGATTCCTTTATAACACATATTGAACATTCTGTCAAAACATATTTAACAATTTCCCCCAAATTAGTAAATTCAAGCCCACGTGATGCTACAGTAATCCTCGAAAGACTTGATACACTTGAAATACTTGAACTTCTTGAACCTGGCCTTGACGAATCAGTTAGTATCTTTTCTAAATTCATAATCTACGTTTTTTCTTAGATTATATAAATATTAAAAATTTATATAAATACTATTATTTTTTATTATGTATATCCTCACATATCTTTTTATATAACTGTGTTTGTCTCAGATTATCATACATCTCGTATGTCTTTATCTTTACACTTGGTATCAATGTACCATACTCCTGACCAACATACACACCCAATGCAAATATAACTAATGATCTAAACATATTTTATAATTAACAAAATAAAATAAATTTATATATCTAATTTACATCGGCCTTTTCAACTTTAAAATAATCTTTGGCTTAACTTCCAATTCTTCTGATTCTTCCGATTCTTCTGATTCTTCCGATTCTTCCGATTCTTCCGATTCTTCTGATTCTTCCGATTCTTCTGATTCTTCCGTTTGTGGTAATTCTACTTCAGGCTTTTTTATCTTTAATATAATTTTTGGTATCTTAAAACCCGTATTAGGTACTTTATCAGAATTATCAGATGCAAATTTTCTAAATATATCAACTTCTTCTGTTGTTAATAACATCTGCTCTTGATTACTTAATACACGTTTTACCTTTTCAAGAACTTCCTTTGTTTTACATTCATCGTCTTTACACGTTTCATCAAATGTATCCTTAAAAGTACGACGCAATATCATCTTTATTTTATCTATAACTGGTAAAATTCCACGTCGTTCTTGAGATATAATACTTCTTCTCTCCAATAAAGCTTTTCTTTCCGATGATACCTGTTCTAAATAACTTTCACGTTTTGATTTCAAATAATCCCTCAACTTGCCCATATCAGATAAAAATTCCTTTGTAAAATCACCCAAACGCATATATTTTTGTAATAAATCATAATCATCTTGTGATATAGCCTTAAACTTACCCTTTCCTGATTTATCTAAAATTTCACTAAATACTTGGTTCACATTTTTATTAATTAATTCATCTTCACATTTTCTATCACCATTGCACTCTGATAAACCCTTACTAAATTCTGAATAACGAGATCCTAAAAATTTTACAACTTCACCCCTTAATTTATATAAAACTATAACACTATTCTCTATATTATTTTGAATAAAATCATATATACGAGATTTAGTACCAGATGAAGATCTCATTTTTTCTAATAATGTATTACGCCATTTCTCAATTCTATTCATATAATGAGGACCCCATAATATTCTCATATCAACGTTCGAATCATCTATTATAACACCATTTATTAAATCGTCTGGTAAAATAAAAGTCTTTTTACTATATCTATCAAACTTTCTAACAACCGGTTCAAACTTACGCACTTCAATCTTTGGCTCTAAACTTACACTTAACCCAAGAATTTTCTGAACTAATCTATTATAACAATTCATTAACATCTTTACACGCTCAAAATCTAACTTTGTACGTTTCAACTCAATACATTTAAATACATCTGGTAATTCAACAAGAACTGACCCAGAAACTCTAGCTCCTGAAAAATAACCACCATTATATAACTCACTAATATAATTATCAAATCCACCAAATCTCTCATCACGTACTAATAAATAAACAACCACACACGCTACTATCATTCTAATATCAATCGATGAAGAATATATATCAAAATTCTCACCACTATTACTAATTTTCTTTTCAAAATCTTCCAATACATTTTGTATTTGCTCAATTGTATTAAATATATTCAATTCATCAGTCATTACAAATTTACTTGTAATTTTATTAACTAAATCCACCAAAATCTTTTGTCTAGATGTCCAACCACTAAACATCCTAGAAGTTCTTTCTACATCACGAAACGTCGAAGTCTGTCCATCTTCTCTTTCGTATTCACCTATATCACTTTGACTAGATGATTCAAAATCTTGAAAACTACCATCACTGCCAGCTTCACTAACCTCACTATGTCTAAAAGATACATCATCTCTTATATATTCAATATCCACTTTACTTTGTAATTTGAAACCTGACATCATCTCACCTATATCCCTTACTAATATATCTTTTATATTATCATCTCCAAACTCTCTCCCCGCAATTATATACTCACCATTATCCAATTTTACATCAACAACATTAAAATATTTACCATTCTTTAATAAAATATCTTTGTAAAAAATATCAGACTCATCTACAGTTAAAGGCACACCATTAAATGTAACTCCCACTTTGGTTTTGTATTCTTTTCGTATAATACCTTGGATACCAGCTAATTGACCTCTTATAATTTTAACATTCTCATTATCATATCTAATAATATCTTTATCCGTCAAAAATGTCACCTTTTTACAATGACCTAAATACTTCTCCTTACCTAATCTAGCCAAAATTATACAATTATCAATCATATCACCATTTAATAAATCCCTAGATGTATAAATTTCCTCATTTATACCAATTTCTATTTCCAACTTCCCAGGCATTACATATTTTATCTCAATTTGCTTACCCTTATTTGGCCCCTTTATTATACTACCATATATAGAATGACGAAACTTTGAAAATTTTCTAACTTCATCCTTCTTATCCCTTACCACTTTACCCTGATTAGATGTTTCTCCTATAACTTCATCAATTGCTCTATCTAATTCAAAAGAATCATCACTAATATCTGATGCACTGTCTTCAGACTTATTTTTTAATTTATCCCTTTGTTTTATAGCATCAGACATTATACTTTCTAAAAAATTATTACTACTAGATTCATCATTTATGTTTTCAAACGAACTTGTAAAACTATTTGACATATATCTTTATTTATACTCAATAAAAAAAAATATATAAATACAAAATCAATGATAAACAACATTTATTTAAATGAAAATTTTACACGAACTACGTTTTACAAATTCAGGTTCGGCAAACTCAGTTTCAACCATTTCCTCACCACATGATCTTTTTCTTGAAATCTCAATCCTTCTCTTCGCAACTCTAATCGCTTCCTGTTTTGTTTCTTCAAGACGAATATTCTTCTGTTCCACTTGCTTATCAACATACATACGTAACTTTTCTGTAAAAGTTTCAAATGCACGTTTAAGTTCCTTGTACTTTAACTTGTCCAATTTATCCCCTGATTTCTCCAATGTAGGTAATACAAAAGGAGCATTTTCCAAATTATCTTTGACAAACTTATAAATAGTCTTTGTCATCTTGTTCTGTTCCTTGTTCAATTTTACATCCAATGAAGCCTTCCATGTATCAACTAATTTTTGAGAATTTGGTCCCCACATAATTTTCTTTGCATCTTTTGATGTAACATTATTCAAAATATCACTTGTAGTCAAAAAGTACTTTGGATATTCTTTAGCAGTACATTTTGTATCTGATACTTTGATCAATTGCAATTCGGAATCTCCCTTCGAAAATACAACTGGACCAAACCAAACTCCAAGCATTTTGTGACAACGCTCCATAATATCCTTGACTAAATCATTATACTTTTGCATTTTGTATAATTTCTTAAAGTCCTTTTTTTCTTCACTTGTCATTTCAATCGCTTTCCAAGTACTATCTGATCTTATTTCTTCACATCTAACAAAACCACTGTTTGCTATACTTGACTTGTTCAAGTAATTCATATCATATAGTTTCTGAATATATCTTCTGAATTCATAAATAGTCATCAAATAACCATTCTTCATAATTTCATACGAAACCAAACAAGCAACAATATACTTGACATCACTTGAAGTCCAATCTACAACATTAATCTTTGCCAATTCAGATTTCATCATTTTAACTGTGTCAGACACCTTGTCCAATAAAGCATACGAATCGTGAACATCTCCAATTGCTGAACCACATTTTTCAATCATCTTCATATAATCACGTTCATCTTTTGATAAAGATCTTTGTACAAAACCAGATCTTTCAATATCCCTAAAAGTTTCCTTCATCTCACCTTCCATATTTTCAAATCTTTCTGGTTGCATAGCACTTTCATCAAAACCATCAAAACCACATTCGTAATCCATATTATCTGTTTCTACAACTTCATCATCTTGAACTTCTTGCTCTTCAGGAATCGTTTCCAATACAAACTTTTCTTCAACATCCGATTGAACAACAGAAACAACTTTTGTATCCGTAATAGAAAATCCTGGCATCATAGTTTTAACATCATCCTTTGATATTGTCTTCTTTTCACAAGATCTTAATGATCTTTCATAACCAACGTATCTATCAGAATAACATTCTTCTACTTGGAAAAAGTTTCCATTCACCAATTCCAAATCAATAAAAAATACATCCGATGGAACAATCTTTCTAATCTCGAAATTTCCATTAGGTAAACGAGCATAGTGATTAGAAATCTTTTTGTTAAGAGCCTCGATTTGAACATTCAAATACGCAGACTCCACATTCACCAAATCACCCTCTTTGTTCTTGTATAAACCACGTTCAACCTTTACACGATCACCTTTCATAGATGTCATAGATTTGTTTACAGTTACTGTAACTTTAACTGACACAAGATACTGTTCCGGAATTTCAGACGTCAACTTTCCATACTTTCCATAATAATCTTTTTCATCTCGATTTTCAGGACGTTTACAAACAACATAAAATTCATCACCACAATCAAAGTTGTACTTGTTAATCTTTTCACCATAAGATAATTCACCAGTATGGAAACCACAAGATACCATCTTTATCAAATCTTGTTTATCAACAGATTTTCCATAAGGCAAATTCATAACAACCATTTCATATCGATGACCATTAATCTTCAACAATTGAGCAATCTTCCAAATACCATTTTCAATAAAAACAATATAACGCGCAAAACAAAATATTGGCAAACGAATATTTTCACCATCAATCATCACATCCAACAAAGCATCAATTTTTGACAAAATTACACCTTCTCCAGATGAAGTCATAATTTTGTCACCAACCTGTTTCTTACCATATTGTCTAGCAAAAACATACATTTGATCATCTACTGAAAATCTGGTCATAGCAGGAAAATAATCATATACAAATCCATTATAACCCTTGTATTGACCATTTTTCATAATCACCTTGCTACCGTGAATAAAACGATATTTTTTATCCTTTTGTTCATTTTTTACATTTTTTTGGATTTTTTCTTCATTTTTTACATTTTTTTGGATTTTTTCTTCATCAAGTTTAATACCTGACATATTTTTAACCAAGTCTTGCTCAATAGCAGATTCAGTTCCAGAAATGTTAATAGTAGCGAATTGTTCAAAAAAGTTCAAAGACATATTGTGTAATTTTCCTTGTTTTACAAAAAAAATTCAATTTTTTCTGGACTGGAGCCAGTATGTACACCAATTTTATTTAATATAATAAAACTTTGCAAATCAATAACACCACTCGTCCTTTTCAATAACGTCTCTATTTTATCATACAAATATTCATAAACTTTTAATCTTATATCACATACAACATAAATAACATCACGTAAAGCTACATTCAAATTCATTACTTCAATAATAGCTCTTTCAAAATCACACCAATCAGAATAATCACCTGAATAAAATGTTCTATCATAATTACCATTATTATATCTATTAGAAAACGTAATTCGTATCGTTTCAAAATCTTTATCTGAATTTATAAATAATAACCACACCATACTACTAACTATTTGTAATTAAAATTTTTCAATTTGTTTTTGTATTAACTTTTTGCTCTATTTGTCTTATTTTTTTACTGTTATACTTACCATACAATTCTTTATTTCGCTTGGCTTTATCACTTTTCTTCTTTCTTTTATAATCATCACTCTTATAATCCATTTGTCTTCCCATTAATTATCAATAATTGTTTAAATTTTTTCAATTTATTTTATTCAGATGGTGTTCCAAAATATTGTGGAGGTTTAGGTAAAAATGGAGGAATCGAAAAATTATTATACGGATTTACACCGTCTGCATACTTAAACTCTACTGTATAATGACTAGGTGTAGGACAACATTCACTATCTGTTCCTTCACTCGATGAACTTCCAGATCTAATCCAAAAAATTAAACCTATTATACATAAAAGTATTAAACAAACGCAACAACCAATACCACCATACGTAGTAGTACTATCCAAACCAATTCCCAATGGATCATCTTTTACATCTGCATCTGGATCCGCATCTGGATCCACATCTTTGTCTTTTTTATCTTTGTCTAACGTTTTATTATCGTCAACCATCTTATATTATATATTTAAAAAAAGTTTTATTATTACAACACAAATCTAAAAATAAAACTTACACATTTCATACATATTACAAATCTAAAAATACAACTTTGTTTAGTCATAATTCCCATAATTCATCATAAGATAAATAATAATTATCCCTATCTGTACCTATAACTGTGTACCCCTGATCTTGCTGTTCTTTTAAAAACAAATTTACCAACCACATCTTTAATTTCTCATTCATTATAGAAAAATCTCTTGATATTTTGTAATATATAACATCTAAACTTAAATACTGAAACATATATCACTTATTATACCACCACAAATTAGTTTTCTTTAATTACAAATTAATTCTAAAAATATAACAATATAAACCATAAATATATATTATTCTCTCTTTCCGCAAAATATATATTCCATAACTATTTTAGGCTGTTTATCATCACTGTTTTTGTTAGATTTAAATCTTTGATACTCCTTCTCATAACATCTAACATCTAACCACCCAGATGATTTTAACAACTCTATCATCATTTCCTTTGATACAATACTTTCTGATGAATAACTTATAAACATATATCTTGATCGTATTTTAGATAATACTAACCGAAATTCTTCCAATGCATCGCGTTTTGAACAAAACTTGGATTTTGTATCAACTACCTCTCGCAAACCTGTTTTACCCTTTAATTTCGGATTGTCATATCTACTTATTGTTTCTAAAACGTGATAGTTATCGTGATAACTTCTATTTGCAACATACGGTGGATCCATATACACAACTTCGTATTTTGATAAATCATCCGTCTGCAATAAATCAACTATACCCATATTGTTCGATTCGTGACATATGTTTCTAGAATTCACTATATTGTCTACCAAATTATCCAACAAACTAATATTTAATGTCAAATTTTTTAATGCTACATTTTTATACTTTTTTAAATATGCTCCATACACACTAGCTATATTACTTACACTCGCTACCGCATATAATAACAATTTTAATAACAATCTATATTCCTTTTCATTAACACGTTTACTCATATACAAATTTTCTATACTTTTCCTAACAACATCTGTTTTATACCCATTTAAACGTGTCAAATATAATCTACCATCAGGCCCTGCTTCTGTATAATTTTTATATACAAAAAAATCATCAATGTTTACATTCTCCAAATTATTATCAGATAAATTACTTAATTTTGTATTCATATCATTAATTATACCTCTAACCTTTTCTACATCTATATCAGTTTTACACCATACAGAAGATACTATGTATGCATAATGTTGAATATCATTTGTCATTATATTATTACATCCACCTCGCATAACATCAAATGCAACTACCCCAGTTCCACTACAAATATCTGCAAAACTTGTAATACTATTATATGACTTACCAGTATAATCCGTTATAGACTTTTGTATAAAATCTAAAAGTTTCATTTTACTTCCTATATAATTAAAACTCTGAAAACACAACTTTGACATTTTATCAGTCTTCCTCTTTTCTACTTTAAACTTGTATTTAGTTTTTAAATTATAAACGTCATAACTCAAATTAATATATCCTTTATCTATCATATTTAACAACACATCTATGTTAAAACGAAACTTTATACAATCCCTATTATTATGAACCTGTATCTCTCCTAATGACAACTTTTTATCACCATTATCTATCCTAATAGTATTTGATTCATTCCAATCATTTAATATTTTTGACGTAGTAAATTTTAATCCATCCACAAACACTGTACTAGCATCTGATTTACGATATATAACATATACACACCCCCTGTCAAACTTATACACAATTGTCTTATCACAACAAAAACAATTATCCAAGTATTTTTGCAACATTGAACCCATATTATTCATAAAATAACTTTTAAAAACATCTTTTGTACCAAAATCTAAAGATAATTTTTTGGATAAACTCAATAAACTACATTGCCCTATATTTTGGGGACATATCTTATTACCTGACATAATAGTCTTTACAGATAACTTACTATTATTAGTCTTATCCAAAAAATCACAGTCTGTATTTAAATTACCAATGTGTTTTAACTTCATACGTTTCAAAACTGGACCTATAGTACTCGATATATCATCATATATATCATCTGGTAATTGATTATACTTTCTTTTTGTATTAAATGGCACTCCTACTATATCACACATCGACTTTTCTACTAAAATACCCAATTGTTCAGTGTTTTTACACGTGTATTTTATTACACCATCCAACACACTACGTTTCATTAATCTTAATATAAACTTATCATTTTTTTAGTTTTTTTTAAATAACATTCATCTTTATTTAAAAAAACAAATTGTAAACACATAATGAATGTAGAAATTATAGCATTATGTATTATACAATTAATCATTTGGTCTTTTCTTACAATGTGCTGTTGCATATCCAGAACAATAAAGGATATAGACGAAAAAGATGAACCCTTACCACTATATACAATAGATTCACCACCTAATTATGATATAATAAACCCACCACCTCATTACTCTAATTCATAAATGTAGACATCATTTGAGAACCAACTGAAAACGTAATACCTTGTTTTATATTTGAATTAAAATCTGTATTATAATTTTCTAATATAAAAGTTATCAAACCTATTGCTGCACTAGCCTGAACAATTTTTATTAAATCTACGTGTTTATCCATCGCTATACGTATAATTAATATAGAAACAAACACCTCGAAAAATTCATGAATATAAACTGATATCATCTTTTTTACATCCCAATTCTTATTCACTTTTTCTACTTTTGTAACAACTTCTTTTTGTAATTGTTTTTCTTCCATATTTATATATATTACACAAAATAATTATATAAATAACATCATCATAAATATCATCAAAAACAAACTTTATTTTTTACTCCTGTAATTATCTTTAGTATCATCTATTTTTGTAGAATTTATAATCTTCATCAAATCACTTTCTACATACTTTATATACACAGGCCCCACATCCATTACTCCTTCTACAAAATCATCTTTGTAAGATGATAATGAATTGTTTCTATCATCTGTTTTTACATTAGGTTTAAACTGTCTATCCATTTTTTTAACATAAAAATTATCTTTTTTTTGATTTTTTATATTACCTCCTATTTGATGCACCCTTACATCACTATCTATTATATATACATCATCTTTAATTATATTATATAGTATTTTACCTATGTCACTTGGCTTCATAATCCAATGTTTCCAAGGTCCTTGATTTGATGTAATCCGATTGTAATCAGTTATATGATAATCACATGGTAAAGAATAATAATATGGATCATAAAAAGGGTATTCTGTACGCAATTGTCTTTTTAATAACCTCCACATCTTATCATATTTAAAAGAATATTCCTCTAATGTATTATTATTACCTTTATCTTCATATAATATATCTATTACCGTATTCATTAATCTAAAAAAATCATATTTTTCATTTGGACGTGGATGTATACCAAAATCATATCTGTATAAACTTATACTACCATTATCATTTTTATCATAATTTTCTCTTTCACCATCATAAATATAACGATTAAAAATTGTATCTATAATTTGAATTTTCATAGTATTTAGCTTATCATTTGAATAATTATATGTTTGTTTTATTTTATTTAAATAATCGTCTATTACTTCATCCACTACCATTACACGTTCGGAATTCTCATCATCAGGATTTTCTTCGTTATATTCTATTATCCAATCACCAAATATACTCTTTTGAAATTCACTAAACTTTTTAAATGTATAATTTGTTTCAAATTCATGAAATAAACCATCTTCTTCAGGTACAGCTAACTCTGGGTTAACAAAACATTTACCATAATCTATAACATATGGTATAACATTTGATATTATACTAATTTTTTGACCACGTTTATATTTTATTTCAAACTTTTCTGGTTCGTCTAATTCAACTACTAATATATTTCCAGCGTGCAAGTCATAATGTGTAAACTGTACTGTATCATATGCTACTTGTAAACTATACATTAAAATTACAAGTATATTCATAATGTTACGTTCTAAACTCCACATATCTTCTTTGTTATTTAGATTACGCAATCTATTTATATATGATTCTAATGAAACAACTCGCTTTGTATTAGGATTCCTAACATACTCGTATAATAAATGCATTTTAGTATTATTCTTAAAATTTACATCACATATCCTCACAGTTTCATTATCCAATAATTGTTGAGGAATAGATACAAACTTTTTCCTTCCATCTTTATCCCGTTCTGTTTTTTCAAATATTTTATTAAGACCACACATCATTCTACCATATATTAAAGAAAATATCGGAGTTCTAGCAGTTTTTCTTAATGTATTCATAACATTACCTATATAATACTCATATGATAAAGAATCACCGCCCTGTAAAGGAACCTTTACTATTAACTGTGAATCATCGTGTATTATCCCTAAACGCTGTTTAAAACCCATTGTAAATACCCTACCATTAGCTGAATCTATAGGTAAAACCTTTGATATTTTAAAAAAATGTGTATAAATCTCTGGCTTTTTCTGAAAAAGCTTAAATACTCTAATATATGTCTCTATCATATCTTTTTCTGGTTTGTAAAAACTCGCCTTTGATTTATTTAAAAGCTTATTAATTTCTATCACATCAACAGAGTCTTTCAACATTTCAAACCCAAAAGGATCATAACGATTGAAAAATACTTGTGTTATTAAATAATTCACAAAATCCATATTAACATATATAAATAAAAAGATTTTATACAAATAACAAGCGTAACCCACTGCAACCATACAAAAATAAATAAGAAACCGTGCACGTTTTTCACACTTTTTAAAAGGTGACACGTTTATGGTCTAGTGATTTTTTAAAAATGCTTAATTTTCCAAGTAAAAAATAAGGAATCGTGCACGTTTTTCACACTTTTTAAAAGGTGACACGTTTATGGTCTAGTGATTTTTTAAAAATGCTTAATTTTCCAAGTAAAAAATAAGGAATTTTTTTGACGGGTTATTAAAGTTTTTTTGAAACCATAAAAAATAGCGTCGTAAAAAAATCCAAATTTGAGAGGAAGATTAAGGAAATTTTATAAAACAGTTAATATTTTTGTAAAAAATCTTGTTTTTTTTTACAAGCACGTTTATGGTCTGGTGATTTTTAGAAATTCCTTAATTTTTCTTAAAAAAAATAAGGAATTTTTGTAACGTTTTTAAAAATTTTTACAAGACGATAAAAAATACAAGTTAAAAAAACATTACAATTTCAAAGGAAGATTAAGGAAATTTTGAAAAAACTACACGTTTTTTAGAGTTTTTTAAAACAAGCACGTTTATGGTCTGACGATTTTTTAAAAATGCTTAATTTTCCAAGTTAAAAATAAGGAATTTTTCTTAACCCTTTTGTTTCAGACCATAGATTTTTCATATGTTCCCAATTGGTATTTTTTAAACCACAATCTCATAATTTCCTTATTTTTTTATGATTTTTTTACAATTTTTAAAAAATGCTTAATTATGGTTTCATTTCTTTGTGCTTTTCCTTAATTTTTTAAGTGAAAATTAAGGAATTTTTTTTGCACCTTTTAGGTGGTTTCATTAGTGTTCTTCTTATGCTTTATATGTATTTCTATTGTTAAATTTTTTTAAAAAAAACACTAAAAAAGTAATAAAAAATACATGAAACCATAAAATATCGAGACCCCCGCCAAACCCACCAAAACCCGCCAAAAACCCGCCAATTATGGTTTAACCCGCCAAACCCGCCAAATTTGACCTTATTTCCCTGAAAAAAAAATTTGGAAAAAAGTAAAATTATAAAAAACTTATAAAAAAAATTTTATAGAAAAGAATCAGGAAATTGGAGGGTTTGACGGGGGTTACCATAATTGGAGGGTTTTGGAGGTGAATTGGAGGGTTTGACGGGGGTCTCGATATTTTATGGTTTAACGTTAAAAAAACTAAAAATCTTAAAACATCGTGATAATAATTTTGGCGGGTTTTGGAGGTGAACGTTAACTTTCAATTAAAATCAAAATAATAAACTATAATAAAGTTCACGGTGGTCAAAATTTAGAAACTATAATGATGAATATAAATACATTCAAAAAGTTATGTTTAAAAGCGAATACAGAAAATGTATCCAATCGTGTTAGATTTGATATGTTTTTTTGGTGGGTTAAACCATAATTGGCGGGTTTTTGGAGGTGTTTTGGAGGTGTTTTGGAGGTGTTTTGGGAGGTGTTTGGAGGTGGATTGACGGGTTTTACGTTAATTATACTATATTATATTATAGATTATATTGTAGTATGAATAATAGAAGATTTAGTGGATGGGGTATATCTCTCTGTTGGTGGGCAAATGTAAAATACCCAGATAAAATTTTAGACAATTTAATAGAATTATTGTTTTCAGAATCGGGTTTACATTTAAACATTGTTAGATACAATTTAGGTGGGGGTAGTGATCCAAACCGTAAACAAAATTTTAGATTAGGTGCTAATATGCCTTGTATAATACAAGATAATAATGATTTCAATTTAGAAAATGATAGTTTACAATTAAACGTATTACATAAAGCTGTAGAATCTGGTGTTGATAAAGTAGAAATTTTTTGTAATAGCCCTCCATATTTTATGACTAAATCAGGATATACAAATGGTAGTAATAAATCTTGGGATTGTAATTTAAGATCTGATTGTATTAATAGTTTTGTTGATTTTTTAGATACATCTTATAAATTACTTGGAAAAAGTTTTCCAATCGTAAGTATAAATCCATTTAATGAACCAAGTAATCCTTTTTGGACTACTCAAGTAAATCAAGAGGGATGTTTTTATGATTACAATACTAGACTACAAATTATTAAAAGATTACTGAATAAAAATCCAGAAATCAAAATATCAAATGCTGACGAATCACATTCGTTATTTGCTTTATTATGGTACTTTATTTCACCACATTATCTAATAGATCGTATTAATGTACATAGTTATAATTACATTGATTGGAAAAATGTCAAGTTTTATTGGTTTGATTATACAATTTGGAGAAGATTGTTGAGAATCTTTTATAAAGGCAAATTATGGGTATCAGAATATGGTTTAGGATCTGAAAATACATTAAAGTCTAGCTTAACATTAGCCAGACATATTTTTAGAGATTTGGATACATTATCACCTGATGCGTGGATTTATTGGCAAGTTGAACATATTACTAGTAGTTGGGGTTTCATTAAAATTGACTTTCAAAATCCAAAACAAATATACATTCAAAAACAATATTGGGTTTTTAAACACTTTACAAATACATTACGACCAGGTGATACATATAAGATTTTGACCACTAATATTTTACAAATAGATAATAAAAATGAAAGGAAATATATAGTTTTAAATGACACCAATAAAACTCTTGATTTAAATTTAAAAAACATCAGTAGTAACCTTAAGTCGTGTTATTATTCTGATAATGATAATGAATATACATCATTAACAAAAATTCTCAAAAGATTAAAACCATATAGTATATTAAGTATATCTTTGTTAAAAAGTAAGTCTTTGTATTCAATAAGAATTTAATCAATAAATATTTAAATTTAAAATGTAAATTATATTATAAATGAATAATCAAGTTAATGGTATACAACTAAATTATCCTGAATTATACAACATTTCTAGAAAGTTACATGCATACGACAAACAAGTATCTGATTTATTTATAAAAAAATACGGAGATAATACATTTAATAATTTAATGATAACAAACGAATATCATAAAGAATTAGAAAATGTATCAGATGGAATTTTAAAGGACACAGAACTTTCAAAATTGGCACAAAAACGTCAAAGAATTTTCCAAGAATATGCACAAAAAACATATGAAATAACAAAAACTATAGGGTTTTCAAAGACATTAGAATACATGGATATATTAGATAAATACTTTAAATCTATTTCTAAATTAATTTAGTCTTGTACATTGTGTTTTTATAAAATTATGTCAATTCACCTCCTATTTTACCCAAGTATGTATCTATATCAGATGCATATTTTGGACAAACTGATATTATACGTTTTGTAGCAACGTCTTGAATATCAGTAATTCGTTTTTGAAAACGTATTATATCTATATTACTTGAATGTTTAATATCTTGATCAGAAAATGTGTCTCGTAAAGCCCATAAATATCCAGATGCATAATTCGCATGTAACACTGCAACTAAAGGACTTTTGTCTTGTAAACTTGCCGTAGCCCACCTAGCACAACCTCTTATTATCGTGTTTATTACAAAATCCTTATCCAATTTATTTGATTGCCAATGCATAAAAATATTGATTAGTAAAAAAACAAACAATGTACAAAATACATATTCTGCGATTTTCATATTTTTTATACAATTTAATGATAAAAAAACTTTACGGAAAGAAATAACTTTAGTTACATTGGAAGTATTACAGTGACACCTTTGTAGCTAGCGTATCTATTAAATGTTGTACCCATAACAAGTGTCTTGAAATTAAAATTTGCTCGAGTGTTTGTATTTTGGTATGGGTTTTTAACATAGTATGACCATCCAAAAATCCGATTTAGTTTTATTCTAGTTTCAGGATTTGCATAATCATAAATATGCAACAGAATTTCAGTTGGTAGTATCATATATGAATATATAATATAATATATATTCATTTTATGTAATGCACAGATATTTATGTTTTCTGTTAAGTCCCTAACTATATTATTAAAATTCCTTTACTTGTAACCCATACCATCCCTTGAAACGTTCTCCGTTAAAAGTTGAATCTCTATATTGATAATTAATATCTTTGTGTTTTTCTTTAATGTATTTTTCAATTTCCTTTTTGTATTTGTTGGATAAACTTGAATGAATTTTTTGTTTTTCCGTATACAATTGACATATGTCTTTTAGTTTTAAAATACCATGAGTTGATTTTTCAACATTTTCATCCATCCAATTATAAAAGTCATTGTTTTCTTGACGATATTCATTCGTTTTTACTTGTACTTCATGTGGTTCCTTTACATCTCGGAAATAGTATTCCAACAATATTCGCATAAATGTTTGTCTCCAAGTTGTATCTTCTCGCATTCTTGAAGGTAAGGTACGATCTATCTTATAATCATTTGATTCTGTAGGATCATCCACAAATCTTGATGGAAAATCTATTACACGAATACGTCTCCATAATGCTGTATCTTCTCCTTTAATTTCAGGTAATTCGTTACAAGCTAAAAATAACTTGGCTTCCATTACAAAACTCATAGCTTCTTGATACAATCCACGTGCCACTATTTCTTCACTACCAGTTAATTCTTTTAACAAACCAATGTTTATCTTTTCTCCATCTTCAGGTTCACTAAGAAAAGCAAACCGTTTATGCATCAATTTGATTTTTTCAGTATTTGCCTCATTTGCATTGTTACGTTTACGTGTTAATAATGTAACTTCAACTTTTTCTCCAAAATCACCCATAGCTAATTTCATCAAATTTAACAGCTGACTTTTACCATTTGCACCTGTATCACCAATAAACATTAAGAAATATGTATTTGGTATATCACCATTTAAACATTCACTCATTTTTTTTAAAACATAATCTCTTACACCATTATTTGGTAAAACCTGTTCTAAAAATGTTATTACTTCTGGATTGTCTGTTTCTGAATAATCATAATTAACCGTTAAATTTACATAATCATCTTTTCTAGTTTTCCTAAACTTGTTTTCTAATAAATCAAATACACCATTTGAAAAGGGAACTAAATGCTTTTTACTATTCAAATTTGTAATAAACATTTCATCATTATTATAAATCTTGGCACCCTTTATTATATCATCTTGATATCCTGGTTTGTGAAACTTGTTTATCAAACTCTTTATATTTTTATTCAAATTAATAGTTGTCTCATCCGTAAACTTTGTATCATAATGTGTCTTTATTTTATCAAACATTTTTGATAAATCTATAATTGACTTTTTCATTTCTATATTATCATTATCACATCTCCAAATTGACCCAGTGAAATAGTACCAATTATTACGAGAATATACAAAATCTTTGTTAATTGTAAATAATAATTTTGAAATCATTGTAATTTTATGACCATCTAAAACTTGATTTATAATATTTGTTACTTCTTTATTTTTGAAAATACTATTGTCTAATTTTATATCACAACTAAAATCCATCTCCGAATTATTGTAAATATTGATAATGTTGTTTATCGTTCCATGATTAACAAGTTGGTTATAATTCATCCAAAAACTATTTAAATGCTTATATCTATCATCTAAAGGAATAACTTGATTTTTAGGAAAAACTGCTAAACATACTTTACATTTTAAACAATATCCATTATCACCTATCTGATGTTCCACATTACACTCTGGACACTTTCCTTTTAATATTCCTACTAAACTCTTGTCAGCAACATTACCTCTAAAAATCATTGCTTTTCTATCAAACTGAACTTCTTTAACATCCTTGTCAAAATTTTCATTTATGTAATTTTTACATTCTATAATAGCATGATCTATCAAATCTAATTCTTGCTGATTTACTTTTAGACACTTTTTTATAATCTCATTTACTTCTTTTGGATAATTCTCTAACTTAATTTCATTGTATTTATCCTCGTTACATTCACTATTATGACATTTTTGTTTAGCACTAGATGTATCTATTACTATATATTGATTATTACCTCTATGTTCTTTGTCCAAAAAAGGACAATATCTTTCCATTAAAGAAATTATTATACAATTGTGATGTTTATCTATAAAAACATCTCTTATACGATTTGGAAAATGATGAAATTCTCTTTGTACAAATTTTCTTAAAGTTACTTTATCCTGATCATCTAACTCTTCTGGTATATTTACTACTAATTTTTGTACCTTTTCTTCTTTTGTTAAGTCTATTATATCATCTGCCAAGTCGCGTTTGTCAAAAATTATATATTCTTCTGTAGATATATAACCAACAAATGTTTCAATATCTTCAAACTCATCACTATCTTCACACCTTATTATAGGACGATTTTCATTTGGTTTGGAACTGTATAGTGTTCTAAATAATCCTTCTCTATATACACTTGGATCTATTATATACCTTTTTTTCTCATCTCTGTATTTATCTAAACCAAATTTCTTATACAACTCTTTTAATATACTGACATCCTTAAATACAATTTCTTTATCATCTTTATAAAAACGAAGAATTAAATGAAATGACCTTTTTTTATCAGAATGTGATTCTAATATAATACTTTTCATAGTAATATCTGAATATTGAGCTTCAACTAATTTTCTAGTTTTTTCTATACACGTTTCTAAAATTACATCAAAGTTATAATAATAATCAGTTTCTGATACATCTTCATAAGCTTTTTCAATTTCTATATCATCTGAATTATTTATATCTACATTTAAATCATTGTTTTCAGTAATTTTTTCATCTAAATCTTTATCATCAAAAACGTTGTCATCGCCTTTATAAATTTCAATGTCATAATAAAAACATACAGGTGTTTGTGAGGATATACATTCATAAAAATCTCTTAGTTTATTACGTTTTATAACGTTCAAAAATGTATCGTAACTATCTACCAAAAAAAACTTTTTAATATTGCGATTACATAATAGTTTCTTTGATGATGTTATTTTACATAAAGCATCTTGTTTATTATCAAAATATTCTATTGATCGCATATTTTATTCAACTTGATACTATTAAATAAAATATCTTTTTAAATAATTCTTAATCTACCTAAATACTTGTTAAAACAATTGAACTCAACGTCTTGTAATAAAAATGTTGAAATATAATATAAATATCTAAGACTATCATTACAGCACTTGATACAATCCAAGGCAAGTTAGATTCTATAGTAATTGGATCAATTGTTATTACGGCTATATAACTAGCATTTCCTAATATCGTAAAAACATACATCCATACAGATAATCCTTCTGTAGATTTGTTCTTGTAATTTAACCACATTTGAGGAAATCTACCAGTTATATAAAATGCTGTTGTTATCCAACCTAAAATTTCACCAATTACATCATTTGATTTTTTTATCGTTAAATTTAATGAAATACACACAATTATATTTACTAATAAAAAAATGACAGTACACCATAATTGAATATCATACTTTGGTTGATTATTATCAACACTGTCATCTGCCATGTCAACTGCAATGTTATCTTCAATATCGTTTTTAATATCAGGTACCCGTGAATGATACTTTTTTCTATAAACTAATACAAAAATAATCATACATACACCTATGATAAAATGATACCATCCTACTATAATTATACTTGTATGCATATATAAAACTATAGTTCCTATCAAACTCATAATATCTGCCTGAGTCCATAGTAATAATGTCCATATAGATATACCAGATGAGGATTTTGATTTATATATTACATAAAATTGTGGTACATATACAATACTGTAAAATATTAATGATATAACACTTAAAATATAAACTAATTCTTCCATTGATTTTACACTTTCTGATTTATAATTCAATTTCTTTGGTTTGTTATGGTAAATAAATATATTATGATATTATAAGTATATGTTAAGAGCTAAAAAATTTTCACATATTAAAAAGGGTGAATTTTACAAGTTCTTAAAAAATATTAGTATAAACCCAACTGATTCAACTGAAGAAAAATGTGAAACTATTATATTATATACATATTATATAGGATTTTATTATTCAAATCATTTTTGTTATGATTTTGCAAAACATAAAACCTTTTCAAGTAATGGTGTTGATTTCCATTATACAATACAAAAGGAATTATATACAGATACATGGATGTTAGTTTGCGATAAATTATTATTGTTATATATCGATTATGAAGATATTGAAGAATTTTGTTTATCATATATGTTTTCTTCAATTTATCGTTTTATTATTTACGAAACATCATTTGGATACATTGCTGTTTGTATATCACATACCACTGACGATGTAGATGATGTTTTAGAGTTTTATATAATGAATTCAAGTAATTACAAATACATACTACTTTCTTACTTTTTAAAAAATAACAATACTAATGAAGATATAGATGAACAATACAAAATCTATTATGAAACTTACAAACCCGAAAATCAATTTATAGATTTTGGCAATAAAAATATAATGTATGAATATTTACCTAATATTAGTAGTTTTATAATTCTTAATCAAAATGTACAAACTGTATTAAACGATGATTGTATTAACGATTATGACTTATATAAATTATATGATATCATTGGTTATGGTGATATAAACAATGAATTAAACAGTTTTGTAAAGTTTATATTTAAATATCCTATCGTTTATAAACATTATCCATTAAGTTATTTACCAATTTAAATGATTATTCTGTGTTTTAATAATATAAAGGAGTATTGTTAAATATTATTACCTAAAATTAAAGGATAATTTAATAGAACTGATTAATGCGAATAACACCACCTTTCCCATTGTTCACATATTTCAAATTTTTGAATAATACTATAACTACTAAACGAATGGTAGTTTGAATTTTCACAAAATTCCCAGAAATTTCTCGGATATTCATCTGAATATTCAGAATCATCACATATAATATCACTTATGTAAGAACTCATTTCGTTGATTTTGTCTTCATTATAATCAGATACGTCGATTTCCCAAATCTCTTTAAATTCTTGCCATAATTGAGCTTTGTTTTTTAACCGGTAACCACGTTGAATCATACCATAATCATTAACGCTTTCGTACACGTGAGGATATGTAAAGTTATACTTATGACGCCATTCTCTTAACATTTTTTCACTTAACAGTTCCATTTCCTTAAACATAATAATTGATTCTGCCAAATCAAATTGCCAAAATTCTTTAAATTCTTTCCATACTTCCGTTATTAATTTTTCTTGAAAATTAACATCGTAATAATGATTACATTTCCAATGTTCCCATTCAATATAAACAGTATTAGACACATTTAAAAATTCATCAACGATTGGACTTCGAAAATCACACCAACTTTTCATAAATTCATCAAACACTTCAATATCAGTTTTTGACGAATAATATTTACATACAGATTGCCATTCTTTTTGAATACGATCAGGCAAAATTGCAATTTTGGTTTTAATACGTTCACTTTTTACTTCAACCATATTTCAAAATCATTATTTTAAGAAAAAAATTTCAATTTTTGCACAATTACCTCTACTTTCTAACAATATCGTAATTTTCTTCAAAATATTTAATGGTTTCTTCTAAACCAGTTTCTAAACTTGTAAACGTGAAATTTGGTAAATAATGCATTAATTCATAATCTGTAGCCGTTTTTTTATATTGACCATCCGAATATGATGTATCATAAACAATTTTTCCACCAAAACTAAATGTTTTGGTTATAGTTTCTACTAAATTCTTAATAGAAACTTCTGAGCTTTCTGGTGGACTAACAATACAAGAAATACTTCTTTCACTATTTACCTCTTTACATTGGTAATCTATAAATTTTAAAATGACTCTTGATAAATCGTCAACGTATAGAAATTGTCTTAAAGCATTACCTGTACCATATACAGTTAAATCTGTATTAGATGTTTTAGCAATATGTGTCTTATGTATTAAACCAGGAATAACGTGACTTGATTTCAAATTATAATTATCATATTCTCCATATAAATTAGTTGGTGTCAAATTAATTACAGTTATATCATTACCACCACTTTTTGTTAACAAATCACCTGTCAAATGTAAAATTCTTTTTGAATAAGCATATCCTATATTAGAATCATGTGGTAATCCATTATGCAATTGATCACTTGTTAACGGATATTTTATACCTCGATCTGGAAAAACACAAGTTGATAAACAACTAATTAAACGTTTTACACCAAATTTACGACAAGCATCTACTATGTTTGTATTAATACGCAAGTTATCGACTAAATAACTATAATTATTTGACATATTTTCGTAAACACCACCCACACAACTAGCAAGATGTACTACTACATCTGGATGATGTTCGCTAAAAATGATATCTACATGTGATATGTCAGTCAAATCTCCATCTCGTTTTGATAAAAACACAAAATCGTGTTCTATTCCTTTTTGTAATTTAACAACTTTTTGTAATGATCTTCCAACTAAACCATAACCTCCTGTTACTAATATTTTCATATTAGTTAATAATAATGTAATGTTTTTAAATAAGTTTTAATAAAGTTATAACACTTTATTAAAAAGTAATCCTAAATATACAATCGATTAGTTATTCATTCTGATTCTAACTTATATTCTAAATCTCCAGGTCTTGGTTTTTGTTTATCTAATAAATGCGTTTTAGTATTATATTTATAACTACATATTCGTTTTGTTTCCTTCCATTCTTCTACATAATATGTAGATCCATATTCTTCATTATTATTATCTATGTTTTCTGAAAAGTATTCTAATGCTTCATCTAAATTATTAACTACAGCTAATACCCACGTTCCTCCATAACACATTGTCTCTTTTAAAACATATAGATCCATTTATATTATTATGTTTTTGTTTTTATTTTTTTTATGTTTATGTTTATGTTTATGTTTATAATTCAGTTTCTTCTACATCTATTTTTTTTTCGTTTTTTATTCGTATTGTCTTCTTTATGTCTACGTGTATGTGGATTATCTTCTTTATGTGTATTCTGATTTTTAGGTTCTTCTTTTCTATCATCATTTGATTTTAAACTTGGTTCACAATATTGTGAATATAATGTATTTGATGATCTACCACCTGCACAATTTCCTAAACATTGTGGACCCATATTATTAATAATGGCTGAACATAAATCTCTACAATCTGGATTTCTATTTTCATTGACAATACAACTACTTCCATTCCAAATACAAAGTAAATGACTATCATTACATTTCCATTCTCCAGCATCAGAATGAAGAGCCGTATCTCCTTTGTTTCTACAATATTCAGTAACTGTCATCCATCCTGTTTCACCCTTTCTAGTCCAATATGTTCCGTCATTGTCAAAATAATAATCGTATAATAATTCATTTGCAGGTGTCGATCCCAAATCATTATAAGGACAATAATACCCTTCACCATATACTACACCGCATAAAAATGATAAAAATAATAATCTTAACATATCTTGATCTTTTTAAAAACTGTTGTTTAAATTTTTAAATCAATTTTTTATTTATTACATAATCCAGTAATTTATACTACAATCTATAGATCCATGTATGCTATGTATATAAGATCTAGGTATATGTTTGTTTCTTATTAAAACTCGAAGTGGTAAATAATATTTGTGACGTTCAATAAACTGCTTTGATATTTTTTGATATGTACCTATACTTTGCATATGAAATTCTTTATCACTATCATTAAAATTATATACTATTTCATCCAAAAAACCTTCCGATAAACTTTGATATCTTATCAAAGTTCCTATATCCAAATGTTTTAAATATGACTTCATAAATGATTCGGATAATTCAGTATATCTGGAAATGTTATTCCAACATATAAAATCAAATTTGTCTATGTAAAATTCTAATATGTTTTCATGTATACTATGTTTTGTAAATTCTTGCCATATTATCTGATTGCCATATTTACTTATAAATTCAATTGAAACAACTTCCTTGTTACTAGATAAAGCATGCCATTCTACTTTGTCCAAGTACCTTGATATAAAATCACAATCTACTTTTTGAAATAACCAAATATTACACCAATCTATATTAGACAATTGCCAATCATTATTTTGGCTATGTATTATCAAATCTATTATATCAAGGGGTACTGTTTGTTTTAGTAAAAGTGTCCCCCATTCTACTTTTGGATATATTATTCTTATAGTGTATTCTGATAAAGTTTGATATATAGCAATTGTTTGTAAATCTTGTATGTCAGGTATCCATAATACTATATCGTCTGGTATACTCTTATTACATTGTTGATTATACATAATAATATTATTCCAATCCACTAAATAACGATATTTGTTATATGTCCATATTGTATTTGGTATAAGTACAGTATCTGTATATATATATAATTTATCAATTATCATCCACAAATTACGACTTATAGTATCATTAAAGTATTTATTTATACAACATAAATTACTAACTGTTTTAACATCTGTAAACTTTAAAATGTTTATTAAAATTTCTAATGGAATATCTCTAATTCCTGTAACACTACCATTCGTATCATCTGTGATCATCATTTCACTACTTTACTTCTATTAAATATATAGAATAGAATAATTCTATAAAAACGAACTTATTCTATTCGTTTTAAAATTGTTAATCCATTGTTATGAGTAAATGTTTCTTCTACTTTCCAATTACCGTGTGATTCTAAAAATTCATCTATAGCTGGCTGTAAACCCTTATTAATTTCATCAACTGGTATACCCGTTTGTTCAGATTGAAATTGGGCATTCCAATTACTTCGAATAGTTTCACCATAAACTCCATCTAGTGTAGTATCGTGCATAATAATATACTTTTTTGTTATTTTTGAAAATTTGTCAAGTTCTCTTTTAAGCTGACCATAAACGTGCCATGTATCTATAAATGTTAAATCTATATTACGATCTAATTGTAAATCTAAATCATTTATCCAAAACCATTGAATGTCTAATTTATCACGTATTTTTTCACTATAATTTAATAATTCTGCAATATTACATTCGCTTACATCATTTAGAACTAGTAATTTACTACCAGTATTTTCATTGTCTTCACTAATTAAACCACTTGCAAAAGCATAAGATGAAACACACCCCCTGACCCCTAGTTCTAAAACTGAACTACATTTTTTAGTGTATTCGAAAAGTGTCGGTAAGTGTTCATTTATATCACTTGGTGTATCGCATAATTGGAAGTATTTTTGTTTAATACTGTCCATTTATTATAAAAAGTGTATGTTTTTAAATACATTAATTATACGAAATTTTATTGTTAAATTAATTTCTTTGTATTTTATAATAAAGATGAGTGTTCCTCAACAATGTGTCAATTCATCAAAAGATTGTGATATAAAAGTACAAGATTTTTGTAACGATGACACAAATTATAATAAATTTAAAGATTTTTGCGGTTGTTCTAGTAAAGTTCTGGCAAATGCTCCTGATCCAAAATTAGGAGCAGCACCTGTAAAATGTTGGGCACAAAGTTGTAATAAAAACGCAAAAGCATACCAATTTGAATTTGTAAAAAACGAAAAGTGTCCAGATATTTGTATAGATGAAAGTTCAATTACAGCATTAGGTAGTAATATTACAGGATCATCATTTAACCAAGCTTCTTGCGGAGGACAAAATGTTCAAAAACAAGATCCAAAAGTACAACAAAGTGTGACTCAATTATATACATATGGTGCAGGTATGGTAGTAATTTTTGTCGTAATCCTTTTATGTATGTCACTTAGTATATCAAGTGTTATGTTTATAAAATAAATATATATGTGATAACTGATAAAAATGTTATAATCGACAAAAACTTAAAAACATGTTAATTTATTGTTTAATTTGTGTAAATTAAAATGTTTTATTATAATATATTAAAATGAAATTAGAAATCGAAATTAATTGGTTATATATTGTATTAGCTTTAGTATTAGTTTATTGGTTTTATATCAAAAACGCAAAGCAAGAAGGTTTTGAAACGAACCAACGTGTTACATTGAAAACATCAACTGGGAAATTTGCCAAAGTTTGTGCAGAAAAACATTTATGTTTAACTGATAACAAGGCAGAAGCTGAACAATTCAGCGTAATGAAGTTTAGTGATGATTTAATTGCCTTATCAAAAGGAGGATATTATATAGCTTCTTGTTTTGGTGATAGTTGTAAAGATGAAATGATAAAAGTAAATAGCTTTAACCCCTATGCTCCTAATGCTAAACTAGCTTTAGAAAAGGAAAATGAATATTACTATGTTAAATTTTACGATGATAAATATATGAGTGTAGATGACCAAAATCACGTTATAAAAGATTCGAATAAATCTAAAGCATTACGTTTAGAAATTGCGTAATTTAATTATAAATATCTTGTAATTAATTTATTTTATAATTACAAGGAAGGATATGAAAACAAAATCTTACATTGCTTTAAGTGGTTCTGTATGTATCATATTAATTATAATTGCGATTGTGATTGGATTAAATAATTTACATAATCTTTACATGGATGTTTTTCATATTGATTATTTATGGGATAATGGATTTTGTGATGTTTTAGATGAAGAAGGTAAAACACTTGTTGATAAAGATACAGGAAGTTTATTTGGTAAAGATGGAGTCTATAGTATAGAATATTGTGCTTTTCATCCATTAATGATATCTGATCCAATGTTCAAAGAACAAGCTTTAACATTATACGGTGGACCTGGTAAATTAATACAATCATTTTGGAAATTTTTGAATGGTACGTGGAAATTACCAGATCAGAACATGTTAAAAACTGACCCTCCATTATCATCAATGATAATAAATCCTTGGTATACAAGTGATGATGCGTATTTTACACCAGTTACCGTAGATTTTTCAACTGATTTATCTACTTTTAAAATTGGACCTAATAAATTTATTGGTATGAATCCTGATGGATTATATCTAAGTTGGTCAGAGGAAGAAATGAATTACAATAATACAAAATTACAAAAATGCAAGGGTATTGATTTGACAAATTGTGAAAAATCTCCTGCAACTTGCGATTGTAAATTTCAAAAAGTTATACAATATTACCTGTATACTAACAATAGGATAATTATCGAATTACCTATGCAATTGTATTTAGGAAATCAAGATGAAAAAGTTGCAAAGGATATAAGTATAAAAGTAAATGGTGTTGTAAAAACACGTCGAATCGAACCTCTTAAAATAGAAACACTTGCTAAACTTAAACAAGTAATAGAAGCTAAATTTTATGCTTTTAAAGATGAAATGAAAGTTGCAAAAATTACATGTGATAAAATTTCAGAAAAAGATCAAAAAAAATATGATAGTGCATGTAAATTTTTTACATCAGATTCCTTATCTGGATTAGTTACTGTATTTAGACGTATCTTAGTTATTCATTTGCCAAATAGTGTAATTGATGCTTATATTGAAGAAGTTCAGACACTTATTAATAAAAACAAAAAATTAAGTTATCTACAATTTTTTATATACTTATCGTGTACATCATATAGAGACAAAATAAAATATATATTTGTGCCATTCAAGAATAAAAAATAAGTATCTTTTTTTTTAATAAATAAAAAAATTCATTATAATTATTTTATTTGTAAATAATATCAAAGATGGGTGCTTCTCAAACTAAATCTACAACTAATATTAAGGAACTCAATGAAACGAATTTAAGTATGACACAAGAAACCTTTAACAAAATTGATAATCAATGTAAACAAAAAACCAGTCAGAAAAATGTGCAAAATATTATTGGATCTACTGTTACCAAGTTAAATGCAAGTCAAAAAAACGCAGCTAAAAACACTTGTATTTTACAAACTGCCATTCAAAGTACAAAAGGTACAGCAGCATCTAATGAATTAATGTCAAAATTAAAAGTTGGTTTAGAACAACAAGCTTCTGCTGGTATTGGTCTTGCAAATGCAGAAAGTAATACCAATATTGAAAAACAAAATAAATTTAACTTTAGTTCAGTTCAAAGAGATATCAATGAAGTTATTAGTGGTTGTATTATTGATCTCGATCAATCAAACGTTATTAATATTGTAGGATCTACAATAACTGATTCAAATTTAGATCAATCCAATGATGTTTTAGGAGAATGTCTATCTAGTTATGGTGCAAAATTAGAACAGGGTAGTAAGGCGGACAGCAAAACTACAAGTGAAACAACATCTGAAACATCTCAAGTTGCAAAAGGAATGAATCCTATGGACTTTTTTGCTAGTTTAGGAGCTGCTGCATCTGCTGGTCCTATTATAAGTATTAGTTGTATAATTTTCTGTAGTGTTTTTATTGCAATGTCAATGATGGGAGGTGGAGGATCAGGCGGCGCAGGAGGACTTGGAGGACAACTTCAACAACTTCAAAAACTTGAACCACCAGAAGTACCAGGAGTACCTCCACCCCCACCTTATTAATTTGTTTTGATGCCGCTTATTAAAAAGACATTGCTTCTAATTCATAACCTATACAATAAACTAAATCATAAATTATACAAGATTTTTTAGAATATTTTTGTATAGTATCACATATATATTTTGTATTCTTGTAATCTGTTACGATTAATATAGTAAATTTATCACCTATTAAATTATCAATAAACTGTAAATCTTTTATTTGTAAATATTTATCGTATTCTATATCACCATACCTTTTATCATCTGGCAAGTTACCTATTAAAATGATTTGGTATCCTATATCGGAGTATTTTCTTAATTGAGAATTTAAATTTTTAAAAAAATCATTCCAATATACATTATTTTTTTCATACGATGCATTTTCATAAATGTTTTGTGTTATTTCCTCGTATAACTTACTAGCAATCGATTTACTCACATATTCCTCATTACAACCCATTATTGTAGAAAATAACCAATTATTATCAATTAGTAATGCCTGTTCTAATTTTAAATCAGCATTACAACAAGCCTTTTTTAAACAATTTGTATTAAATATATTATTCACATTTTTATCAATGTTTAACAATTCCATATTATATATCGTAGATGTATGTAAATTAACTGATAATATTATAGTATCCTTATTACTTAAACTTTTACAACACCTTAATATTTCACATGGACTCTTACAATATGTTAGAATATCATTTAATATTATGACATCAAATTCACCCCATTCATTTTTTAATGTTTCCGATATATATTCTGTTAAAGCATATTTACTATGCTTATGCGGGGAAAAAAAACTATTATTGTAATGTGGTGAGACTGATACTGTTTTTAAACGATATTTACTTATCTTTTCACATATTTTATTATAAATAGAATCTATCAATTTTGTATCTGTATCGTTTAATACCAATATTTTAATGTCTTTACTTTCTTGAAAATTTATGTTTATAATTTTTGATAAAACGTATTCTTTAAAAGTTTCTGGATTATATAGAAATTTTTCATTACTATATTTTGTAAAACTAATACACTTTTGAATGTGAAAACATGATTTACAATATTTGTATTGATCAATACAATAAAATAAAGCATATTCTAATTTATTATCATTACATATTATACAATTATGTCGTGACATTACCGTTTCTGAATCTGATTCTGATTCTGAATCTGAATCTGAATCTGAATCAGAATCTGATTCTAAATTTTCTATAAGATTGTTGTCTTTTAAATCAATTTCTACTAAATCATCATTAGCATCTAATATCATTTTATATTGATCAATAAAAATATAAAGTGTTTTAAACTAATTATTAATAGCATTTGCAACCATTAAATTAACAAGTGTTTTGAATGAAGTTTTAGGATACCAACCCAAAACTTGTTTTGCCTTACTTGCATCTCCAATTAAATGTTCAATATCTATTGGTCTATAATATTTTGGATTTACTTCCACTAATAAATCACCTGATAGTTTATTATAACCACGTTCGTTTTCACCAGAACCTTTCCATTCAATCTGGATACCAATTTCATCAAATGCTAATTCTACAAATTCACGAACACTGTGTTCCTCACCTGTAGCCAATAAATAATTATCTGGTTTATTATATTGCATCATTAAATAAATACCCCATACATAATCTTTAGCATATCCCCAATCTCGTTTTGCATTTAAATTTCCCAATTGTAATGGCTTATTATTATGTCTATGACGATACTTTCCAACGTATTGTGCAATTTTTTGTGTAACAAATGTTAAACCACGTCTTTCACCTTCGTGATTTAATAATACACTTGAAACTACAAACATATTATACGCATCTCTATAATAATTACAAATATGATGAGCCGCCAATTTAGAAATACCATATGGACTAACAGGATTCATTTCGGAATATTCAGTCAACATTTGTGACCCATCTGTTGTATTACCATACATTTCACTTGTACTTGCTTGATAAATTTTAGTCTTCTCACCTAATCCCAAAATTCTTACTGATTGTAAAATATTCAAAATACCCAATGTATTTGTTTGAAATGTATAATTTTCCATCTCAAAAGAAACCCTAACGTGACTCATTGCCGCCAAATTATAAATTTCATCAGGCCTTACATTACTAATAATTGACATTATATTCCCCATATCTGTCAAATCACCATAATGTAACGTAATTTTATCAAAAATATGATCTATTCTTTGTGTATTAAAATTTGATGCTCTTCTAATAATACCATGAACATCATAACCATATTCTAAAAGCAATTCTGCTAATAAGCTTCCGTCCATACCACCTATTCCTGTAATTAAAGCAACTCGTTTATTCATTGTTAAGGATTAATAAATTTTACTTTTAAATCAAAATTAATAGATTTAAAAATCATAAAAAAATAAAATTATTCAGTTTCATTTAAATCATCTGAACCAATATGTGATTGGTCGTCTTCACTATCACGTTCCACTTGTAAATCACCTTCTACTGTTGTAGAAGTATGATCATTTTCATTTTCTGTATTATACACTTCGTTAACCGATTGATTTTTAGATGATGATAAAAAATTTCGTGTGTAATATGTATACACTGGAACAGCTAAAGCTGAAGTTACAATAGCAGCACCCAATTGACCCAATGTTTGCATAAATTGTTTCATAAAGATATCATAATATTCTGGACCGCAATTTTCGTACATTATTATTATAATGTATTATAACCGTTGTTTTTAAATAGTAAATTTAATCGGAAAAATACTAAAATTTTAATTTGTATGGTATTAATAAGTAATATGTCGTATTGTGCACCTAGTATAGATATAAAAGATCATTATACGTGTTTTGAATTTCACGAATTAAAAACAATAGCAAAATCGTTTAATGATTATATAGCTAAAAACAAAAGTTGCCCAGTAAAACGAGGTAGTAGAAAGAATGGTATATCATGTAATCCAAAACGTCCAATCAAAATAGAAAATAAAACTAAGCGTGAATTATGGTTTTCTATATACAATAGGTTAAAATATTTATGTCCTTATGAATATTGTTGGGTAGATCTTGATTTTATTAATGGCTTAGATGATAAAGATTTACAAGAAAAATTACAATGGTTTACGTTTAAACCAAAAATGACACGTACTCAAAATGCTTGGCTTAGTACACAAGATATTAATAATGTTTTACAACAATATCAAGATATTGATCCAAGTTTTAAATTTTTAGGAGCACTTCCATCTGATTTTTATAAAGTAACTCGTGTAGATTATTCTAAAATATTTGATCATAAAAGAATTGCTATTGTTTTTAATCTAGATGAACACGATCAACCAGGAAGTCATTGGGTAGCATTTTTAATAGATAATAAATCAAAAACGCTAGAATATTATGACTCGGCTGGCAAACGTCCAAATCGAAATATACAATCTTTTATTGATACAGTATACGAATACCTAAAATCACACGGCTTTGACTATAAACTTTCTCAAAATACAAAAAAACATCAATACCAAAATAACGAATGTGGAGTTTATGCAATTTATTTTATAATACAACGTCTTATCGGATTTGACTTTAATCATATAACTGATAATGTTATTTTAGATAAACAAATGAATAGATTTAGAAAAGTTATTTTTAGACCTAAAATGTAAAACACAATTACAATAAACAATCGAATTTAAAGTTATTTTTGTAAATATTGTTTAAAAAATAATTAAATTCATCTAATAAAATATTATTGTTAATATGCTTTTTAATATCATTTAAATTATCGTATATAATAGAATGTCTAAATAAATAAATTATGATTTCAGAAAAAGTATCTTGATCAGGTTCTTTTAAATAATCATATAACCCATAACAATCATCTTGTATTATTACGTATTTATCTTTATACGTATATATACTAAAAAACATACTTGATGATTTATCTATCCAACAAAATAATAACTGAACAGGATCTTGAAAAATTCTTACACGTGTGTTATCGTACATATCAATATCGTAAATTAAATATTTACGTAAACACCGTTTATATTCCTCGTACATATATCAATTAGTAAATACTTTAAATTTAAAAATACTTTAAATTTATTTAAATTTATTTTTAAAACAATTTTTATTACAATTCTCTATTGTTTTGATCTTCTATAATTTCTTGGATTCGTTTTTGATATTTTTTATAAATACTTTCACTAAGTGCATTTATTGTTTCAGAACCATTTTTGATAAATATATCAGGCCAAACTGCATGACAAAAAAAGTAAAAAGATGCCTTTAAACTAATAAAACTATACTTTATCGAATCCATAAAATGTTGCCAATATGTTTGATTTGCAAATGCTAAATGTTTAAAATATACATCTTCACTTTCAAATTCTAAATCTATTGATTCTGGTAATGCTTTAAATGAAGTATAAAAATCATAGTTCGTTTGAATACCTACTGAAACTGACGATTTTATATTAGTCAAATTCTCTAAATTTTCACACATTTCATTATTATAATTTGGCTCTACATCTTCCATATTTTCTTTTAATCTTGTATATTCATACATACTAACTATTATATTTAAAATAAAATATTTTTAAACTAAATTTTTATGTAATAAATTACCAAGTAACTGTTGTTATATTAATTTTTTATTAAAGTATATTGAACAAAGTCTTTAATTTTATCTATATCATTTAATACATAAATATCTTGAGGTGAATGTACTATTTTTTCCTCTAAATCTGATACTATATCAAAAAAATATTGATTACTTGAATTCTCTGTTAATAATTTGCAATAGTTAAGTATATAGTTAATATCTTCTTGTAATGTACCAAAAATATACACTTCTTGTATTTTGTTTAAAATACTTTTTTTATATGTTTCCTGATTATTGATTGTCATATACATCATTTATATATTTTAAAAATACATATTTATTCAATTTTTAATACCATTCTATTCGCGCTCTACATAGAGGGCAACTTAGCTCCTCCTTTTCATTTATTGATATATATAACCATTTATCTATACATCGTTTGTGATAAGAGTGTTTACAAGGTAGTGTACGGACGTATTCATTTTGTTTAACATGTTCGCAACAAATTGTACAATATACATCCTTTAGTCCACATTTTGTATATTTACTTATATTTAATAAAGATATAATTTTGTTTAATGTTGTTTGTTTGCATTCACTATTTGAAAATATTATTGACTGAATAGTACAATCTGATATAACAATGTCTATTATATTACTTATGATATTAACATTTAAGTTTGACATTATTACACCTAATGATGTTTGTGGATATAAAAATTTTTTACTATTGTAAACGAGTAAAAAAATTTATATTTAAGTTTTGTATGATAATGTACCTGATAGTAGTGTTCCCTTTGAAAATAATCCAGCATCATCATAATATAAATTAATTGCTTCTACGTTTTTCAAGTTTACATCATCGCAAACATCATCTAAACAAGCTTTTCCAGTAAAAGTATATCGTTGTGTTCCAACTGGCATATTTAAATAATATGCATTTTTTACATCAAATGGTAAACTTTTTATAATATGAGCACCTTCTTTATCTCTGTATTCTAATAGCTTTTTATCAAATGGTGCTTCTTTTTTAATTGAAAAATAATAGGCAGCAATAGCTCCCAAAATTGACATAATTACACAACATACACATATCCCGAAAATAACAACTATTATTGTACCACCCCCGCCTTCAGAATCAGTTTTTTTTTTTCTTAACATTTTATTTATTCTTATTATAATACGAGATTTTTATTTTATTATTTTAATTCCGTTTATTCATTATAAATCTCCACCATTTTTGAATTATTATTGCAGCTTTTGTATATTTTTTATGTTTTGGTGTTAAAAAAGTTATTGGTCGTACATCAAGTGTTGATGTACATGCTGTTCCATCATCTGAATAATAAATCCCCATTATATTTAACAATGTAATTATATTTTTAAATATAAATGATTTTGAGTTAATCAAAATATAGATTTTTAAATTTTGCATCATCTACACAGTCATTTAGAATATCTTCCTCTACTGTATCCTTGATTATAAATCTATGAATATCAATTGGACGTTTTTGACCTAAACGATCGGCTCTTCCAACAGCCTGTGATTCTATATCATAACGATATTCTTTACTACCATATATTGGTTCTAATAGAATAATTTTATTGGCTTGTGTTAAATTAATACCACTAGCAGCATTTCTAGATGATAGTAAGATAATGTTAATATCTTTATTTTTACAAAAATTATTAATAGCACGTTTTTTTTGATAAACAGTTCCACTACAATATACAAGTTTTATTTTTTGTTTTATTAACATTGTCCCAATTTTTTTCAATATTTCATCCCATTGAGAAAACAAAATAACCTTATCACCATCTTTTAAAGATTCTTTCAAAAAATAAATAATATTTCCTATTTTTGTAGATTTTATATCGTTAATTAAATTATCCAAATCTGTTATTGTATTATCATTTGCACACTCTTTTAATAAATATAACTCTGTATTTTTCATCAATGAATTACACGTTGGACATTTAATTTCAGATGCAATTTTATAAGATGTCTGTGCTTTATGTGTTTCATAAATACAATCCCAACAAAATTTATGTCCACATTTTGTTATAGCAATACTGTCCTTGTCTATATCGTCTAAACAAATAGGGCAAGTTATGTCTATTTCTTGTGATCTTAAATTTTCAATAGATGATTTTAAATAATTAAAAGTCCTTGAAATTGCATCGTAATTTTTTTTATGAATTGTATGTTGACGTCTTGCCGTATTTAATTTATTACGTAACGTATTCAATAGTTCCAACTCTATTTCTAATAATTCTCCACCAACATCTAGTTTTGCAATTGCTTCTTCATAATGTTTTATATCATCGTTTGCATTTTTATAACTAACCATTTCCTTTTCCATTAAAGTCTTGTTGTAATCTAACATGCATTTTTGAATCTCATCAAATGTTTTACAATTTCTAATCATCTCTTTTGTATCTACATTCAATTCAGGATGACAACATAATTTAATCAGGAAATTATAGTAATTTGATTTATTAGAATGCACATAACTATCATAAATTGACCTTTCTTGATTAGTAAATTTTAATTTATGTATAAAATCTCTTATAATATTACCACTATATTCATCTTTTATAGACTCTTTTGTATTTCTTCTAAATAAAAAGTTACATTTGTCAATAATATTTGAATCTAACCCTAGTGTTATCATATTATCTGTATATAAATTATAATTTGTATAGCCATTATAAGAGTTTACATTACCATAATCTGATAAATAACCCATTAAATTTATAAAACTATTTACATTATTTGCAAATGGAGTACCTGAAATATTCCATCTATATATACTTTTTAAATTTAATATTATTGTTTTTAACACTAACCCCCTAGGCATATTCTGAATTTCGTGAACTTCATCCAGAACAATTCGATTCCAGTAAAATAAATCAAAAAATGTTAAAGCTGTTGAATTTAATAAATCAAGTTTGTTTTCATTTGTCATATCACCCAAAATATTAACTCCTATTTGTTTATCTATATAGTCAGCTAAATTATAATATTGAGATGATTTATATCTTTTGTTTAATAAAAAATTATATGAAATAATAACTACATCTGCAAATAAAAGGTCTCCAAATGTTAAATTATCATATTGATCACTCGTTACAACTAATATCATTCTGTGTTTATTCTTAAATTTAGAATAATATTCTTGAATCCATTGATCACATAAATGATTTGGACAAACTATTATAGATGCATTTGTTTTAATGTAATCCTTTGAATCTTTATTGTAAATATAATTTGTTATGTCAAAATCATCAAGATTTTTAAAATTAATACAACGTTTGTCTATAAAAGGTGTATTCTTATGTTCTTTACAATACATGTCATTTATTAGATTTTTATTACAACTTTGACCCTTTGATTTACCACGTTTATAAAAATAATTACACGTGTCAGTAAATTCAACATGTCTATTGTAAAAATCTTGTGTTTTTAAATTATCATTTAAAATATGATACAACATAATCAATGTTTTACCTAACCCAACTTCTGAAATTATATTACCACCATAATATTTGAATTCCACAGATGTATTATAGGTATTAATATCAAAATAATTTGGAAACAAGTTAGAATTATGCAATAAAAATTCATTGTTTAAGACACCATAAACAGGCGTGTATTGATATTTGATTTTATTATTATCATTTAAAACATCTTCTTCGATTTTATTAATCCATTTTACATCTGCCAATTGATAATTATACAATGATATACCTTGTAATAATAAATCTTGATCTTGATCGGTTATCGTATTTCTAAACACGAATTCAGGAATAGTATTTATAATTTTAGATAATGATTTATCATTATTTTCTAATATATCATTTAATTTTTGTTGTATTAATACACGTATTATAGTATTAATCTTAAATTCACGTTTATTTAATTTAATATTTTCGATTACTCGATTACTTAAGTAATATGTCATGAAATATTTTGGCTCAATACTATCACCGTAGTCAATTTTTTCTACTCTTGTAACGATAACTGATTTTGTGTAATTGTTTGGTAGTGGTTTTATAAACCAATTGTTTTTTTTTATAAATAGTACAGGTTCATCATTCATTTCCTCAATAGATTTGTAATGCAAATAAGGGTAAATAGTGAATTCAGAATAATAATAGTAAAACCCTACATTATTATCTATATATTCAGTCTTTGTTATATTATGTAAATTCCTATTATCATTTGGCATATCATTTGTATCTATAATATATAATTTTTTATAATCTCCATATATTAATCTTAAATTATTATCATCAATAGGTTTTTTTAAAATAATTTGTTTACTAAACATTTTAGTAAATGATCCATTTAAATAACATAATTGCATAGGTCTTTATATACACTTAATATAACAATTTTTAAATTAACATTAAACAACTTTAATTTAAATTTTAATTTAGACTTTAATTTTTGGTAAAACGTATTGTCGAAACATTATATAAACAACGAGTAACAAAAAACACCTGACTATTGTTATTAAAATTAATGAATCACCTAATTGATTACCAATAGCAGGCAAATTTCTTATATAAGGATCAAGATCATTTCTTGATGAAACTATTAAAACTATTAATAATAACAAATTTTCCTCATTAACTTGATCTTGTATAAATGTCAATAATCCAGGATTTTCATCCTTTGCATCTTTTAATTGGTCATCATCTCTAAATTTTACACGTTTTTTTATATTAAACTGAATATTTGATTCTTGAGGTGCTTGTTTATACAAATCAGGATTTATTGGAGGTGGAGGTTGACTATGACTATTTTGTAAAGTATTCTGTCTTACAATTTCTTCTTCGCGGCGAATATTATGTTCTATGTTATTTAAATCATTTCTTACATCTTCTGGAATAGGTCCAGGTAAGTCTTCGATTTTTGTAGACATTGACATGTTTGATTATATAATAAATTAATCAAAAAAAATAATGAAATGGAACAAATAAACACAACTATTATTCTAAAATCCAGCATTAAAACGAATTGCCGTTTTCTCATCAAAATCATCTGGTTTAATTGTAAATGATTCAAAAAAGTTATCAGCTAATAACTCTAAAGGTGTAGGTAATTTGAATAATTCTTCTGTACCATTAATTAATCTACCCTCACTTACATATATAGCTTCTGTTGTAGCTTTTGATTCGTCTGTATCTGTATAACTATCTGTACTATCCGTATCAGACAAAATAGAATCAGTATCAGTTTCGCTATTAGTTGAACTTAAAGTTAAATCTCTTGCTAATTCATCTAAATTATCACTATTAGTTTTTACTTTATCATCTCTTTTAGTTTTAGATGAATTACTATCACTTTTACTAATACTACTGCTGCTACTGTTACTGCTACTGCTACTGTTACTGCTACTTGTATTACTATTACTACTAGATGTAGATTCATCATCTTCTGGAATTACTTCTCTTGGATATAATTGAATAATCCAATCAAATAATTCTTGTGAAATATATAAATCTAATAATGACACCAAAAAATAATGTACATCGTATACTTCATTATAGTTATAAGGTACATTTAAATCTTCTGGGTCTTCTGTTTCTTCCAAACGACTTGGGTCAACAAGTGTTTTATGAGCCTTTTTATCATACTCATACGGTCCTACAATAAATTTATTAGGATAACATTCTGGAATTTTATCAGAATAGACCATAGAAAATTCAAAATCCCACAACTTTGGAATTATACCAGTATTTTTTATATAATATGTTCGGTTTTTTATAGTATAGACAAAATAACCACCTGGTGTAATAGAATCATCTATTAAAATATTACCATAATGAAAATCATTGTGCATCATACGATAATAATGTTGTATAATAGAAATTGTATAAACCAATTGAAATACAATGTTCTTCCATTGTTCATCTGTAATTTCTTCATCATCTTCGTATGTATTATAAACCCAATTATCTAAACTCCCACCTTCTACAAATTCAGAAATTAACATGTTTGAATGTGTTCTTATCTTTTCTTCTACCTCTAACCGTTTTAAATTTAACATTTTTAATGCTTTGCTTTTATTTGTTACCTTTTGCGTACCCAAATAATATGCAATATGAGGAGATATATTTTTGTTAACTATGTTTTCTGTTAATTCTTTTAAAACTAAATTCTCTAAATTACACGGATGTTCATTTTTGTCATATTTTGTTTCTATAGGTACAACTTTTAAACCAAAACGAATACCACCCGTTATTTTATTATATGTGTTTTTATGACCTTTAAAAGGATACCCCTTTACTTCTGATGTATTTTTTACTTTTACAAGTTGTGACAATTGTTCTAAACCAAAACGTTCTTTATTTTCATCAAAAAATATTCTTTTCTTTTTTATTTCGTGGCGAATATGTTGTAAGTGTTTTATTTTCTTATTTAATTCGTGCAAAATTTTTGGCGAATTAGATTTAAGATCACTTGATTCTAATTTTTTGTCTGCTTTAGACATCAGTTTTAATGTAATTTTTTATTTTAGTTTTAATCATCTAACGCAAAAAATAAATATAAAGATCGCTTGAATTTAAAGTTTTATTTATAATATTATAATAATTGTATTAATGAGTAAAATTGTGCAAATAAAGATCTTTAATGATATCCTTGACCAATTTCTTGATTATTTGGAATCATACTTTTTGATTTTTAAATCGGATATTATTTTAACACGAAGTACTATTGATTTTATAAGACGTAGTAATCCTAGATTAGTTGTAGAGCAATATATGAGTTATGTTAGTCCATATGAAAAGTATATATTTGAGTGCGATGAACAGTTTTTTTTGAATTTTGATACTAACTTAAAACAAATAGGTTTAACTTCAGATGATATTTTATTTGGAAATAAAATTAGGAATATTTGGTTATCAAGTGATACAACGGATAATCAAAAAGCATATATTTGGTTATATTTTCAAAAGTTACTACGTGCTGGGAAACGAGTTATGTAATTATTTATATTATATTTGTGTTAATTGAATCTTCTGTAATTTTTAACCAGTAAAAATCGTTTCTTCTTATCCATTCTACAACTTGATTAACTATAATTTGATCTAAAACTACAGCTTCATCTTGAATTAAACAATTATTGCAAATATTATTATTCCCATAAACTATACAGTTTAAACATACATCTATTTCTTCAATACATAAATCACATAAACCTATTTCATCAATAAAGCAAAAATAACAATATTGCCTGTTCATGTTATATTGTTATATTATCATTATTTCATTTTTTAATAATCATACGTGCGGTAATCATATTAATCTATTTTATCATATGTTAATAATAATGGCAAATAAAGAATATTTAGATGAAATTGAAAATCAAATTGCCAATGTAACATTGACATTACAAGAACAAGAGGGGGATCATGATAAACAAGAATCTCGTGATGATAAATACGATAAACAAGAATCTCATGATGATAAATACGATAAACAAGAATCTCATGATGATAAAGATCAACACGTAAATCCGATGGTTGAAGGGGAGTTAATAAAGACATTAACTAAATTTATTAATGAAATTGATTTAGTATTTGATTATGTTAATAAAGATATTGTGAAGAAATTAGAAAAATTTTTAAACAGTCTTAGTAATCCTAATAATATGAAAAAATTTGTTGAAGAAACTGTTCCAGTTTTAAGGGATCATGAAGAAAACATTTCAAAAATGTTAAATAAAAAACGAGCAAGAACTTCAGAATTTGATTTTCTAAATGATATTGTATTATTCAATGGATTGTTAAAATTCAATGTTTTCAAGGATGAAAATAAGAATACTAAGCAAAGTTTAATAAAATACTTACATACTATTTACATGTCAGTTTTTATTTTACATTTTGGAATGTCAAGTGGTGGTGACATTGATTCTTTAACGCAACATTTATCTGGCTTCGTAAAGGGTATACAAGACCGAATGTTGGATGAGCAAGTTAAAAATAAGGGTACTTCTAAAAATAATAAAATTGTGCGTCAACCACAGTCATCACAATCCAATAATTTACCTCCAGTTGGTCAAAATTTTGGAAATTTAATGGAATCATTGATGCAAAATAATGAAATTATGAATTTAGCTACGGATTTGAGTCGTGATATTGAAAGTCAAAAGTTAGATCCAATGATGTTATTAAGTTCTTTAATGTCTGGTAAACCAAATGACACTGTTCAAAATTTGGTTTCAAATATAACTAATAAAATAGAATCAAAAATTAATAATGGTGAAATTGACAAGAGTTTATTGGAACAACAAGCTCAAAGTATTATGAGTTCTGTTCAAAATTCCGGTGGGGATATTAAAAATATGTTTGGTGGTAGTTTAGATTAATTGGGTTAATATTTGAAATGATTGTACTAGATTCACAAATTAAACAATTAAAAATTATTTTATAAATAATTTCATAAAAATTTTTTTAACGGATAATTGTAATATGAGTAATAAAATCAGTAAAGTTCAGGCAACAAAATCTGATAAATTTTGGTATCATGATATGTATGTTATTATTCAATCTAATAGATTGACAGAATTTTTTCCAACAAAAGATCAAACGTTAGAAGAGCGTTTTAATGCTCTTGTTAGATTATCATTATATTCATCAATTATTTTGTATTATTATAATAAAAATTACAGATATTTTAGTATTTTTATTGGTACTTTGTTATTAACTTATTATGTGTATACAAATAGTCCTGAAAAAAGTGTTAAAGATGCAGATATAGAAGTTGTTAATAAACCTAAAGCTAGTGATAATAAAAATGAAGGAGTGGAAAGCTTAGAAAATTTAGAACAACCAGTTTGTACTAGACCAACTTTAGATAATCCTTTTATGAATGTTACAATGAAAGATTATCTTAACGTTGATGAAAAAACACAACAAATAGTAGATAGACCAGCGGCGTGTGATACAACTGATGAAAATGTGAAACGTTCTATGGATGAAATGTTTAATCACAATTTATTTAAAGATGTAAATGATGTGTTTGGTAAAATGAATTCTCAAAGGCAATTTTATACAATGCCAAATACAAAAATACCAAATGCACAAGATGATTTTGCAAAATGGTTATACGCTAATCCAAAAACTTGTAAAGAAGATCAAGAGTTCTGTTTACGTTATGAGGATATACGTGCCAAAAGACCTGTTTTTGTTGATCCCACACAAAATCCAGTTAATACAAAACGAGAACAATAACTTAATACAATACGAAAATATTATATAAAAAATTATTATATAACATATATTATATAATAGTATGAATACAGCTTCTTCTTTTTTATTATCGAGAATGAATGAATCTATTCAATATACTGGTGGTAATGTTGGTATTGGTACTAGCGCACCAACTAGTAAATTGTTTATTAATGATTCTGTAAATACAGAAATGGGTGTTAAAATACGTAATACAAATAGTGGTTCTAGTGCATATAGTGTTTTACGTTTAGGAAATGATACAGCAGATGCAGTTATATATTTAAACAGTTCATCTAGAACAACTGATGGAGGTCAACATACACTAACTATAAGAAACGATACAGGAAATTTACGTTTACAAGCCAAAGGGAGTAATAATTTATTATGGTTATCTACAACTGGTAATATAGGTATTGGGACTACTAGTCCTACTGCAAATTTTGAGGTTATGGGAACAATGGTAACAAATCATAGTTCTGGTATACAACAAACAGGACACTTGGGACCTGTTATTGTAGATAAAAGTTATACTTTGACATCAGGTACGTTTTCAGGATATGGGGCATATGGTTTATATAAACCAACTTCAACACAAATTGCATTAACGTGTCCTCTTAATGAAAATGGAGCAGAAGTATGTATTGGTTATTATGCAGATAATAGCACATTTACAAAAGCTTTTCACATGGATCGATTTGGTGATTTATTTGTAAATACAAATCAAATTACATTTAGTCGTTTTGGAAGTATCACTGCTAATAGTAGTATAAGTGCAGCAACCTTGTGTGCACCTAATAGTACTGTAACAAATATTGTTATGACAAATCAAACAGTTGGGACATCTAGAGTAACAACAAGTTTATTATCCATTGGTAATTCAAATACATTAGGTAGTGTGTATACTACAGGAGGCAATACAGGTTTCGGTAGAATAGATCCAATTGCAACGATTGATGTAGCCGGTGATATAGGTTTGTATTATGGAAGTTCTATTCGTGTAGGTACTGGTAGTAATTGGCCAAGTGGTACAACTAAATTAATCGAAACAGGTTGGAATATCAATGGTATGAGTGGTGATTGTGTAAGTATTTATACACCTGGATCAGTTTCATCTACTACAAGAATAAATTTATCTAGTAATGGTATGATAAATTTAAATGGTAATGTGGGTATTGGTACGAATAGTCCAATTGCTCGAATTCACGTTGTTGGGAATGTATCTAGTACAAATGGTGTAGTTTTATTAACAGGCGCTGATACTTTCGGTCATACTTTATACGTTGCAAGTATGGAGTCTCAAAAAAGAGTAGGAATAAGCCATAATGGGACTGTTGGAAATATATTTACTTATAATTATGGAATCGGTCCACAAAATTTAGTATTACAATACGCAGGTGGTAATGTAGGTATTGGAACTTCTACCCCACAACAACGTTTAGAAGTAAATAGTAGAATAAGAATTGATGGTAATAATGGTGTATTAGAGTTAAAAACGAATAGTTATATATCTTATCTATTTACAGAATCCACAGGTGATATTAAAATATATCCCGCATCAACCAGTAATAAAGTATTACTACAACCAAGTGGTGGTTATGTAGGTATTGGTACTGATAGTCCTAGTTACCCATTGCACGTTGTCGGTAACGTAGGTGGTGAAGCTACGTGGGCTACTAGTTATTATTACCATACAAGTTCAAATCAAGGTGGTGTCTATATTGGTTGGGTCCCCGATCAAGGAGCTGTATACACAGTCAGATCAAGTCATAGAATGGCATCTGCCGCATTTGATGTATTTTCTGATGTTCGTATAAAGAAAAATATCCAAGATGTAGATGATGTATCTGCATTAGATACTATTCGACTAATCCAACCAAAATTATATAATTATATAGATGAAGGTCTTAGAGGTACAGAACGTGTCTGGGGATTTATTGCACAACAAGTAAAATCTGTAATGAATTATGCTGTAAATACGTCTGATGAATTCGTCCCTGATATATTTTGTTTATCTACAGTTGGAAATTTAAGCAACACAAGTTGTACATTAACTTTACCTACACCACCTAATATAATAATTGATGAAAAATTAAGATTAATTATGGAAAATGGTTGTTATAAAGATGTAGTTGTAAAAACTGTAGATGGAAATGTATTAACAGTAGATTGTAAAATTGAACAGGAAAAAATATTTGTATATGGTAAAAACGTAACGGATTTTCATACGTTGAATAAAGATGCTATTTTTACAGTAGCAGTAGCAGCACTTCAAGAAGTTGATCGAGAACTGCAAACTGAAAAACAAGAACATACACAAACAAAGCAACAATTGCAAATATTATCATCTAAAATGGATAGTTTAATACAAAAACTAAATGGTAAATATCCTGGTGAATTTGAACTATAATTGTAGTTTAATTATATATATAATATTTAAACTACACGAATTTAAACGACTACACCACGTTCAGCTAATGTTTCTTTAGCTCGTTTGGCATTATTAAGATCTTGGTTTAATTCTTCTATTCTTTTTCTTATGTAATCTGTTTTATCTGACATTTGTTCCAAAAAAACTAGTTTTTCAGCTGATCGTATACCCTTATTTATCAATAAACGTAATTCTTCTTCTGTTTTACTAGTGAGATCGATGTTTTCAAGTGCTTCAAGTGTTTCCTTTGCCTTTATAATAAAAATATAAACAATGAATAGGGCTAGTAAAATGTATAATATATCAATATTGCCTTTATCTAACATTTGGTATACTATAACTTGGGAAATAAAATTTACATTAAACGATAAAAAAAATATTAAAATATTCTTGTTTAAAAATAATTGAATAGTTATTGTAAGGATTTACTTGTAATATGAGTTACGAATATGATTTGCATTATCATCACGAATTAATATTAGATAAATCTAAATATAAATCTAAAGGATTAACTGGATTGATAAATTTAGGAAATAAGTGTTTTATGAATTCTATTCTTCAATGTTTGAGTAATACTTTAAAATTAACAGATTACTTTTTATCAGCTAAATACAAAGAAGATGATCCAGATAATAAAAATAAAAGAAGACGTGAATATTATGTTGTATTAAGTTACCTTAATTTACTTATTAATGCTTGGGATACGAATCAAGTTTTAAAACCAAAATCTTTTGTTGAAAATATAAGTAAATTTGTGCCTAAATATTTTAATTTAGATCAACAAGATTCACACGAATGTTTGATGTATATATTAGATTATTTGCATAAGGCATTAAGTTACGAAATAGAGGTGGATATTATGGGTACAGTTAAAAACGATACTGATTTACTTATGAAACAGTCACTTGAACAATGGGGTAAATTTTATGGAGATGGTTATTCTAATATAATTGAAACTTTTAATGGGTTGTTTTACAACAAAGTAACTTGTCAAAATTGTCCATTAAAAGAAAATGTATTTGAACCGTTTAATTGTATTAGTTTAAATATACCAACTAATGAGTCTTCTACTTTAAAAAATTGTTTAGAGTCATATTTTAACGAAGATGAAAAGATTGATACTTGGAAATGTGAAAAATGTAACAAAAGTGGTTGTGTCAAGTCAATTAAATCATGGTCTTTTCCAAATTATTTGATAATTCATCTTAAACGTTTTACAAATGATGGAAGTAAAATTGATAGTCATATTGACTTTCCTATTGAAGATTTAAATCTAACGGATTATGTTTCACGTGATAAAAATGATCCAAATAATTATATATATTCTTTATATTCTGTAAACTATCATTCTGGAAATAGTAAAGGAGGTCATTATTGGTCATCTTGTAAAAATTTAGATAAGAATTGGTATTTGTATAATGATAGTGATGTTACGAAATTACAAAACACTGCCGTTTTATCAAAAGATGCTTATATCTTATTTTATTATAGAAAATATATCAAAAAATAAAAATGAAAAATAAATTACACGTTTTTAATATCAATTGACGTTTTAAAAGAGTTTTTATCTTGGTCATCTAATAGATCAATTAAATTGAATGGCAATTTATTAAGATTAACATTGTCATTTTTAACTATGTTAAAAGACCATTCGATACCTGGAATATAACTAATTTCTGATTTCCTGAATTTTGTAAATTCATAAGCTAGTACATGTTGATCTTCAATTCTTGTTTTAAAATTAAAACTTGCCCAAAATGATTTTTTATATATCATATTACCCAAATCAGGTATTCGTTTAACAAAATTGTTTTTAGTTGTAGGATTGTAACTATGCGTATCAATTGATGCCAAGGCAGTTTTATTAGATAAAATATAACATTCAACAATTTTTTTAAAGTCTTGTTTAAAATAAATGTTTGTATCAAATAAATGACATAATAAATCGTATTTACAATATTTTATTGCAAGATTTATTTTATATCCAAGAGGAAAAGTTTTAGGGTCATTTTCATTGGTTTTATTATTTTTTACAGTTTGTTCTTGTACTTTTATATTCACAAAACGTAATCGTGAATCGTTTGGTAAATATCGTTTTAATATCGTTTCTGCACCTATATCATCTATAACAATTAATTCAATTTTGTCAGTTGGATAATCAAGTGATAAAAATGTATACAATGTATGTAAAAAAAGTTTTGCATCTGTAATACAACAAATGAAACTAATACACGGATACATATTATATAATTTTTCAGTTGTATATTTTGACTTTACATTAGCAAAACGTTCAACACATGATTTGTAATTAATCATTTTACAATCTGTTGAATTATTATATATTAATTCAATATTATCATCTGAATAATTTGTAATATTTCTGGATTTTGGCTCTGAGAAAAACATATTTTGAATTCCATATACATTTAAAGTGTTTATATTTTTTATAAATTCATTCCAGTTTTTACTTGAACCAATCGCACTTTGAATTTTGTCTAAAGAATATGGATTTATTAAAAAATGTCTAGTATCTGAAATTTGAACACGTTCCCATGCAATATTATTACTACTTTTATACTTAATTTGATCTAACGTATACTCTAAAAATACAATGTCCCATGTATCTGGAAATTCAGGTACAGATATGAAATCTTTTATCAATATAACATTATTGTCTGTTAAAACTCCAAGGTAATTTGGATTTTTATAATTAAAAGATCTTTGTTTTGTTTTTATATCAGACAAAAATTTTGATATTAAACTTAGAGATTCTGTTTCATAATCTGATTTATAATAACTATATTGGAAAAGTTTATTGATATTTTGTTTTCTAAAACGTCTTTGTAAACGTTTTCCATTATCAGATTTGTCTTTACATATTAATAAATAATTAGAATTCATATTATACTACTTATACGTTATATAAAATTAACTAAAATAAAACGTATGATTAAATGGATACATTAGTCTATGTTGTTTATAGTAAGTCTAAAATTCACGGTGTTTATACAACAAAAACACAAGCAGAGTTTGTATTGGATTCTTTGACTCAACGTGGAGGATTTACAGATTTAGGAATTGCTAAACGAATGTATTACATTTCAAATTGTATACTGTTAAATCAAAATCCAAAGTAATTATTTTGCAATTCCTTATTAATTAAAAAGAAAATTTATATATTATGTATAATATATATATCAAAAGATGAGTGATAACTTCAGTCAAAGTACTGTTAGTAGTATTTGTTTTAATAGAAATGACTTTAATTTATATGCATTCCTCCTGTTTTGTGTAATAATGTATTTATGTTTTATTCTTAAAAAATGTAAGGAAACATTTATTGAAACAACATCTGATAATGCAAATTCTGGATTAAAGCGAGAACAGCTATTAGAACGGTTGGAAATTCTTCAAGACAAACTGTTTTCTTGTCAAACTTCTCAACAAAAATGTTTAAGAGATTTACAAGAAACACGTCAATATATTGATAAGTCGCAAAATATACCAATTCAAAAATCAGTTGCATTAAACCGCGTATATAATCCTCTCGTTCCACCAGAAAGAACTTATCCAAGTGGTAGACTAAATACACCTGGAACATCTGATTTCCAACAAGTAGGTATACTATACAATAATACAGAACGTTTACCACTTTTTGGCAGACCAAAATATCCAGGTAGAACAGAAAAATACGAATACTATGCAATTGATGAAACAAGAAATAGACTAAAAATACCTTTTAAATCTAAAAATGATAATGAATTGTATGATGGTGATACAATTAGAATTGATATGTTAAATAATGATTACACTGTAAAAATATACGAATATGACCAGTTTAGATATAATCCCGATGTATTATAATTTAAAATATTTATACGTCCATATAAAGTCTCATTAAGTTTAAGTCTGTATTAAAATAAATATAATATTATATTTATTTTGACCATATAAAGTTTCATACTTACTCTCTCTCTAATGAAATGATCCTGACAGTAGGGAGCTGATTGAATTTTTAATGAAATGTTCCTGATAAAATAGGTTGTTCATTATCATTTAAAGTATACATAATATGTACCTTGTCATATGCGGCCAATTCTTCTACGTGTTCTTTAGATATAAATTTAAGTTTATAAATACCATCACCATCTTTTATTAAATCACCTACGTGAACTTTACCTTTTTGTTTTGTATTTTGTAAGAATACTGTGTATTTGTGTTTAATTGTATTTATTGGTGCTTTATCATAAATATTTCCATCTAAAACAAGTAAATTACAATAGATTTCTAAACGATAAACAAAAGTTCCATCTACAGATGATACAAAACGTTTAGCTTGTCCAAACATTAGATTATCATCATTTGGAGATAAAAGTGGTATACTTTGATAGCTTGATTCTTGCGAAGTTTTAAAAGAATACATTTCATCATTACTAAAATTTTCTATATTTTGTACATTTCTCATATTACTTTTACATTTGCATCGTCCATTTAAACATTTACACATCATATAATTGACATTACCTCTACCACGCAGTTTTACAGGATCATATCTAATTTCATCAGAATCATCATATGGAGGTAACATTGCGTTTAAACATGATATTAAAAGACATAATAATAAAATAGTTAGTGAGAATGCTAAAGTCATTCTAATATTAAAAGACATACATTGTAAAAATTCCTTTGGGTTAGTTGTAAAAAAAGAACTAGCTGTAGTTTCTGTTAATTGAGTACCAATAGTTTCACTTGCTGAAGATACGGACATTATATATAATATATTATAAAAAAAAATCAAGTAATTCAAAATATATGAATGTTAATATATTAAAAACATAGTAATCATCACAGCCAATAAACTATACTTTTGAATATAACCATTTCCACTTGATGACATTGTTGTTGTAGTTGTAGGTGTAGATAATATCGATGACAATTGTGTTGTTGTAGGTAAAGATACCGAAATAGATTTAGAAGATGTTGTATTTGTAGTATTTGTATTAGTTGTATTAGTTGTAGCAGATGTAGTATTAAAACAACCAACTCGAATTGATTCAATAGATAATACAAATGGTTCGTCTTTCCAATCTATACCTGGTCCTGCCCACGTTGATGGTTTGGCTTCCCATATTCCAAATTGAATTTTACTAGTATCATCAGGGTAATTTTGTGTTGTATTTTTATACAACCGTCTTAAAGTATTGTTATTAAATCGCCATTCATAATGTTCAGGTGTCCAATGGATAGAATACGTATTATAAAAATCAGATAAAGGTTTTGAATATTTGTACATTTTAGCATTTTTATCATAAATGGGAATTCCGTTATAAAAGAAATTTGTTTGAATAATGTTTGTTTTGTTATCAGAGTTTTGTACAAATTCAAAATCAATTTCATCTTTGTTTTTCCCCATCAAAATAAATGAGGAAACTACATTTTTACCCTTTGCAACTCGCATTTTAACATCTACAGTTCCATAATGAAAATCATCTGCAATACTTAATCTAGTTCCAGTACTTGAATTATCCTTTTTTGTTAAAAACAAATTTATTAAACCACTTTGTTGACGGATATTATTAGAGTTGTAGTCTGCTAATAGTCCTTGTGTATTATATGGTTTTGTTTTATCGTATACAAATGGTGTACATTGGGTTTGTGTTTGTGCTAAGACAAACTTTGAAAAGTAAGTGGATATTATTGCATAATAATAAACGTTAAGCATTGTATTTATTTTTACAAATTGTTTATTATTATTCATTTTTATATAAACCGCAAATTCAATTTATTGTTGCAAAATTTTTTATTAACCTTAACCTAAAAATTTTTTAGATCGTTTAAAATCAAAGTTGTACTCTTGCATGACTTGTAAAATTTCAGATTGATAATCATCGTTCTTAATTTTTGCAAGTTTAATTGCATCATCCATAGTGATATTCAAATCTTTATAACATTCAATAATTAATTTAGCTTGTTGTTCAATATTTGCTTTTACCATTTGGTAATTGTAGGATAACTATGACTCTTTATATAGTTGGAGTGGCGCAGGTGGTGTTTTGATTAGGGTCCTTTGGGGGGTAGTGTCGCATAGGTGGCGTTTTGATTAGGGTCCTTTGGGGGGTAGTGTGGCATAGGTGGCGTTTTGATTAGGGTCCTTTGGGGGGTAGTGTGGCATAGGTGGCGTTTTGATTAGGCTCGGGGTCTCAAGTATAAAAGACGTGATAATTTCTGTAAATTATGTCTAATTGGCAACAAGAACTCACAGAACAAGGCTATTGTGTAATCAAAGTACTTTCTGAAAAAGAAGTTGAATATGGTAAGTCTCTTTTCCAAAATTGGTGGAATAGTAATAACATTGGTAAAAGACCTTTATCTTCACACGGGGTTATCAAACATTATAACGTAGGTCATACTGCTTTCGCTTGGTGGTGCAGAACAAGGCCAAGTATTCAAAAAATTTTCAAACAAATTTGGCAAACTGAAGATCTTATAGTATCTTATGATGGTGCTTGTTATTATCCATCTGGTTTAAAGAGGAAAACTGTAAATTGGCTTCACGTTGATCAAGAACCAAATGACTCAAGTTTCAAGTGTGTTCAGGGTTTTGTTTGTTTTACTGAAAATCAAAAATCAACACTTATGGTAGTTCCTAAAAGTCATCTTGAACATGAAAGTTATATGAAAACTCATAACTTGACTCATAACAAAGCTTGGCAAAAAGTTGATGTTCCTTTGGAAAGAGCTATTCACGTAAAAGTAAAACCAGGGGACTTGGTTCTCTGGGACTCAAGAGTATTTCATCAAAATAGTTATAGTCCAGAAGAACGTTTAGTCCAGTACGTTTGTTATCTTCCAAGATCATTAGCGAATAGTGCAAATTTAAAAAAACGTGAAAAATACTTTAACGAAAAAAGAACAACTTCTCATTGGCCTACTCCAGTTAGGGTAAATGGTTTGCAACCTCAAATTTTTGGTAAAAAAGAACTCCTTATTGATTATTCTAGTTTAATCAATACAGACAAAGAAATTTTTAAAGAATTAAGTCAAGAAATCAAGTGTTTAGTTTAATAAAATATCTTAAAATTGATATATCTTTTAAAAATCGTCAGAATCAAACGTAATTTTTCGTTCTTCTTCTGTAGTTCCTACATTTGATCTTTGATAACTTGTAACTGTATTTTCAAAAAAGTTAACTTTTTCATTTAAACTGATCATCTCCATAAATGGAAATGGATTTTGTGTATTGTAAATTTTGTTATATCCAAGTAAAACTAACCATCTATCAGCTACCATTTCAATATATTGAGTCATTAATTTACAATTCATACCAATTAATGAAACAGGTAAACTTTCTGTAATGAATTCCTTTTCAATCTCAACGGCTTCTCGGAAAATACTATGAACTGTGATTTCATCTAGACGATTTTCCAACATTTTATACAACTCGATTGCAAACTCTGCGTGGAGATTTTCATCACGACTTATAAAACTGTTAGCAGTACTAAGTCCTGGCATAAGACCTCTGCTTTTTAACCAATAAATAGCACAAAAACTTCCAGAAAAGAAAATCCCCTCGACACATACGAATGCAAGTAAACGTTGTGCAAAACTTGGTCTTTCTCTTGTTAAATAACTGAGAGCTTCAACCTGATTTTCAGATAACATACATTGATATTCATTGAGTCTTAATATAGAATTATAACCATTTATATATTCTTCAGGTATCATTTGTTGTAGTGTGGCTCCTTCTTCAATCCATTTAATAGCCCAGTCTGCTTTTCTTTTAACAGCTGGAATAGTTTCAACTGCATTAAATAATCTTGATTTTTCTTCAGTATTAAGGACATATGTATCTATTAATAAAGAATATGTTTCTCCATGGATTGCTTCTATCATCATTTGAACAGAATAAAATTGTCTTGCTTCTGGAATTTGTACTTCATTATAAAAATTGACAACTAAATTTTCATTTACTATTCCATCACTTGCTGCAAAAAATGCTAATATGTTTTTAATAAAATGCTTTTCATTTTCGTTTAATCGATTATTCCAATCTACTAAATCATCTGTTAATTTAACTTCCTCAGCTGTCCAAAACGTTGACAAATGTTGTTTATAAAACTTCCATAAATTATGATAATGAATTGGAAAAACAGTGTAACGAGAACTTCCTTGGTTTTTAATGACAGATTCCATTGTAAAATAAACGTTGTTACTATTAAAATTTATTTTTTTTTTATAGAATTTTTATAAATAAAAAACGTACATTTCGACTTTTTTTATTTATTTGTATACAGTAATAAACACCTTTATTATTTATGGTTTTATCTTTAAAAATAGTTGGTTATTACGAGCATAATAACTTTGGAGATGACCAATATAAATTATCAATGAATAAGTTGTTCAGCACTTATTTAAATAGTCAAGACTATGAAATTGATTTTTTAGATTGTGATAAAATTTATTTAACAACTTTTATGGATACTGATATAATCATCATTGGCGGTGGTGATATATTGAATCCATATTTTCTTAATAAAATAAATAGCAAATTTTCTGGAAAGCCTAATTTAATAATAGGTTTATCAGTTGGATTACCCTATCCAAAAATTCTTATAGAAACATCCTTACTCGAAATAATAGATTATATATTTATTAGAACAACTCAAGACTTGCAAATTTTTAACCAATACTTCCACTATGATAGAATTTATTATATACCTGATTTATCCTATTTGTTATCAAACAATTACACGTTTACAAAAAGTTTACAAGAATCTGAAAAAATAATAACTAACATGGATTTACAATATTCACAATTTGTTAAAGGATTACTATCTCAAACAAAAACTAACACTTTTTCACAAACTTATATAGATTACAGTAATATTTTAAAACGCTTTAAACAAAATGGTAAGGTTTTGGGTATATGTTTATCTAGACATTTTTATAATAAAAATTATACTAATGAATATAGTAAGATTTGTCAAGGATTAATAAAATTTATAAGACAATGTATAATTCGTGAAGAATATAATGTAGTTTTTATACCATTCAATACTAATTCTATAAACCCAAATGAAGATGATACAGTATTTGCACAAGATTTAATACAAAATTTAGGTGATGATGTATTAGATAACGTATTAAATATAACTAACAAATTATCAAATGATGAAATGAATGATTTATTTAGTCGTTTAGATTTATGTATACCTATGAGATTTCATTCTGTTTTATATTGTATATATAATTTTGTACCATTTGTATCGGTTTACACCACACGTAAAATTCACAATTTATTATTAGAAACAGAATGGAATTATCGTTATCGTCTCCAACTTAATGATAAATTAGTTCCTATAGATTTTGATCCAAATGTTTTATCAGAACAAATATTAAAATTAAGGATTTTCGATGAATTTAGACAAAATATTTATCACAAGTTATTACATATTAATACAAATTTGTTTGGTAAAATGTTTTTTAAAAACGTAAAAACGTTAATAGATATTATTTTATGTAGACGTAGTAGCAGTAAGGATTTAGATACGCAAGGTCGTATTACAAATGTTGATAGTATAATAACTAATACATATGATACAATTATAGAATTTGCAAAATCTCGTAGTTATGATAATTATAGAAGTATAACTGATACAGATACACGTGAAACTTTGGTTAGTATTATTAGTTATAATTTAATAGGATTAATTAATTCTGATTATAATTATGGAATGTCAAAAAAAATTTTTGATTTATCCAAAGATTATAATTATAAAGATGAATGGCGTTGGATCTTAAATGATTATATTAGTAAGGACAAACGTAATATTATTAGTAATCCTAATGGGTTATTTAACATGGAATATATGGACCAAATTGATTATTCTGGTGCTCATAGATCAGGATGGCAATATGTATATGAACATATAGAAGCCTTACATAATCGCGAAAGTGATGTTTTATTAGATTTATATGTTGATAGAACTTTTCATTGGAATAAAAATGTTAATAGTGAATTAAATTTGATTCCTTATAAACAACTCTGGATAGGATTTGTTCATCACACATTTGATACATCATTTAGTGATTATAATTGTAATAATTTGTTTAATTCACTAGATTTTGTAGAGTCATTAAAAACTTGTAAGGGGTTATTTGTTTTATCAAAATATCTTAAAAAACAATTTGATGAACGTTTAACTGAAATGGGAATTGATAATGTAAAAGTATTTGCCCTAGTTCATCCAACTGAAATTGATGTAAAACAATTTCAATATAAAAAATTTTTTGATAATAAAAATAAACGAGTTGCTCATATAGGTGGATGGTTACGCAATGTATATTCCTTTTATCATTTGACTTTACCAGAACAAATATGTTGTAAATACGGATTTTTTACAGGTAATAAAACAACTACGTTATACAAACATAAAAATGACAAGATTACCAAATATGCTCTTCGTGGTAAAAATATGAACAATTACTATCCACTATCTGGATTGATAGACAATATACGTTCAACCCTTGAATACACAGATACTGCTGCTAGAAACATAAGTCAAAACATAAGTCAAAACATAAGTCAAAACATAAGTCAAAATATAAGTCAAAACATATCGCAAAACATAAGTCAAAACATAAGTCAAAATATAAGTCAAAACATAAGTCAAAATATAAGTCAAAATATAAGTCAAAACATAAGTCAAAACATAAGTCAAAACATAAGTCAAAACATAAGTCAAAACATAATTCAAAACATAAGTCAAAACATAAGTCAGAATATAAGTCAAAATGAAAACGTTGTAATTTATAATAATTGGAGCAAGCATTTTTATGAGGATTTGAATAATAAGATATCTAGTGTAAATTTTATAGAATATTTGGATAATAATGCTTATGACGAACTAATGACTGAAAACCTTGTCTTTATAAATTTAGTTGATGCATCTGCGGTAAATACAATTATAGAATGTATAGTACGAACTACACCAATCATAGTAAATCGTCATCCAGCTGTTGTAGAATTATTAGGGGAGAATTACCCATTATATTTTAAAAATTCAGTTGATTACAACTCTATTAATATACAAATTCACAATATGATATCTGATGATAAACGAATACGTAAGGCACATAGATATTTAAAACATATGGATAAGACACGTTTTACGATTGGTAGTTTTGTAGAGGAATTTAAAAATATATTAATGAAATTATAATTGTAGGGTAATTTATTTTTGTATTAAAAAAATACAACAACCATTCCACAAACCACTTTTATTTTCATCATTTGGTTCATATAATTCTCTTTTATAAACAACATTTGCACCAACATAATTGAGACCTTTATACGTACCATTTCTAACAGATAGCCAATTCCAATCATCTATAATAATAATACAAATATTGTCTAGATGGTTCCAAAAATTAACTATAGATTTGAAATGGTCTTGTTCACTATGAGAACCATCGTATAAAAAGAAATTATAAGGAGAATATTTTAACATAGTATCTGTTTTAAGATGAAAACAATCTTGACTTATTATTTGTATATTTTCATAGTTAGTTTTATCTATGTATTTTGAAACATTTTTTATAAAAACAAATTTAGATCCCCCAAATTCCGACCAATTGTCTATAACAGTTGCGTTTAAATTATTTTTATACAAACTTGAAACAGTAGATGCACCTTTGCAACATCCTATTTCTAGGTAATTATTTTTTACAAAAGACTTTATATTAATAGAACATAAATTGTTATATAAATGCCGTGTAATAGTACCACACATACCCTCTATATTTAATATACCAGTAGTACATTTACTTTTACGCAAAAATGCGTCTTCTATAGAATTATCTATTTGTTGTATTAGAATATCGGTAACCATTACTTTATTATAATATAAAAATAATACGTATGTTTTATTATTATGTGAAATATTACGGTAAAATTAACGATAAATTAATTTCTATGTAATTATTATAAAATGTCTTATAACGTTGATGCTCAAGTTTTTGAAACACAGATTGTTATTGAGAATACTACTCAACCTGCAGGTGTAACGAGTGGTTCTATCATTAACAAAGGGTCACTTAGCACATTAGATACTTATGTCACTGGTCATACAGTTATCAATAATGTTAAAATCACACCTAATTTAAACGATATTATATATGAACAACAAGCTACCTTAGCAAATAATCAACAAACATACATTGATATTACTGATTTTTATTTTGATGATTCTATTTGTAATTCTTTTAAAGCACTTATTAATGTCACTGTATCTACAGGTGATGCTAAACACGCCGTATGGGAAATAAATGGTTTATATAAACCATCTGGATGGGTTATTACATCTAGCTTTACAGGTGATTTAACAGGCGTTCAATTTAGTATGGTAAATAAAGAAGGTGGTATTGGTCAGGTTCAATATCTTAATACAAATACATCTGGTACAACTATTATCAGATATAGAGCTACAACAACAGCTCCTCCAGGAACAACCCCATTAGACATTACATCTGGTGTAATCACAAATACATCCGGACCATTTATTACTAATAATTTAGTTTATGCAAATAGTACTAATACTTTGGCAACAACAGATATCGTATACAATTCTAACGTTTTACGAATTGGAGGTGCGTCCAGAATAGTAGGTGAAAGAGCTACAGATTTTGTTAATTTTTCTAATGGTGGGGCTATAACATCTATGGGAGATGCATCAGTAGCCAAAAGGATGATTGTTGGACAAAAAATTGGTATTGCCAATACTGATCCAGGTTATTCATTAGATATTTCTGGAGATATTAATTTTACTGGTAACTTTTATAAAAATGGAAGTCTTTATAGCGGATCTGAAATTTGGACAACAAATGGTACAAAAGTATTTTATACGGCTGGTAATATTGGTTTAGGGACAAGTGATCCTAATCATAAATTAGAAGTTGTAGGTGGTATAAAATCATCGTCTGGACTTACAACATCGTCAATTATTTCAACAAGTGTTACTTCTGGTAGTGTTTCATCTACAAATGTTATAGCAACAAACGGCACAGTCAGCAATGCATTAGTAACATCTTTATCATCAGGATCTGCTGTAGTATCTGGAAATGCAACCTTTGGATCTAATGTATTAGTTGCTGGACCAGTTTTACAAATTCCTACAGGTGATATTGCAACTAGACCAGCCGCTCCAAATGGTGGTTATATTCGTTATAATACAGAAACTAGTCAGTTTGAAGGTTATGGCCCTGGTAATGCTTGGGGATCCCTTGGAGGTGTAGTAGATATTGCACAAACTACAAAAGTATTAGCATCTGCAAATCCAAGTGTAACTGATGGTAATTTGTACTTTTATACAGTAGGAACAGAACGTGTTCGAATTAATAGTGCTGGTAATGTTGGTATTGGTACTACTTCACCAGGAGCTTTATTAGATGTTGCTGGTAGCTTAAATGCAACAAATGTTGTATCAACAAATGTTAGTACTGCTACATTAATTGCTAGTACTAGTTTGACAGCTACAAGTGCACAAATTACTAATCTTAATGTAACAACAGAAACAGTTGGTACAGCTTTAGCAACAAACGTTTCTGCAACAACAGTTACAGCTGGTACTTTATTGAATACCAATGCTGTTTCTACAAACGTTACTACTGCAACTTTGAATGCATCAACTGGTATTACAGCTGCCTCTGCTCAGATTACAAATGCTAACATTACAACACTTACAGCTGGTACTTTATTGAATACCAATGCTGTTTCTACAAACGTTACTACTGCAACTTTGAATGCATCAACTGGTATTACAGCTGCCTCTGCTCAGATTACAAATGCTAACATTACAACACTTACAGCTGGTACTTTATTGAATACCAATGCTGTTTCTACAAACGTTACTACTGCAACTTTGAATGCATCAACTGGTATTACAGCTGCCTCTGCTCAGATTACAAATGCTAACATTACAACACTTACAGCTGGTACTTTATTGAATACCAATGTTGTTTCTACAAATGTTACTACTGCAACTTTGAATGCGTCAACTGGTATTACAGCTGCTTCAGCTCAAATTACAAATGTAAATGCAACAAATTCAACAGTGACTAATATTCTAGCAACAGCTATTTCTGGTGCTAATATGAGATTGTCAGGTGACTTGGTAATTGGTGGTACTCTTACAACAGTTAATATTACAGCAACAAATATTAGTGAAACTAATGTCTCTGCTGGTACAGTATATGCAACACGTGTAGATGCAACAAATAGTACAATTACTAATGCTGTTCATACTTCATTAAGTTCAGGCTCAATTTCTGCAACAAATGTTATTGCAACAAATTCCACAATTGGTACATTTGCAGCATTAGGCGGTACAATTGGTGGAAATGTTATTCCAAGTGCAGATATTACATATAGTTTAGGTTCAGCAACAAATAGATGGAAAGATATTTGGTTGGCAAGTGGAACTTTGTATTTAGGTGATAAACCACTCTCCCTAACAGGTGATACCTTTACATTAGAAAAAATGAGTGTTACATCTACAGTCGATGCTTCAAGTGTAACAACTGGTGCATTATTAGTATCTGGTGGTATGGGTGTAAATGGTAAAATTTATTCAACTCAAATACACGCATCATCTGGAACCGTAGGTTCATTTGTTTCTACAAATGTTACAACAGCAACTTTAAATGCTTCAACCGGTATTACAGCTGGAAGTGCTCAAATTACTAACCTTAATGTAACAACTGTTACTGCCGCAACCCTATTAAACACTAATGCTGTTTCTACAAATGTTAGTACTGCCACATTAGTTGCTAGTACCGGTATTACATCTGCAAGTGCTCAAATTACTAATGCTAATGTAACTACACAAACAGTTGGATCAGCTTTGGTTACTAACCTTAATGTAACAACTGTTACTGCTGCAACCCTATTAAACACTAATGCTGTTTCTACAAATGTTAGTACTGCCACATTAGTTGCTAGTACAGGTATTACAGCTGGAAGTTCTCAAATTACTAACCTTAATGTAACAACTGTTACTGTTGCAACCCTATTAAACACTAATGCTGTTTCTACAAATGTTAGTACTGCTACATTAGTTGCTAGTACCGGTATTACGGCTGCAAGTGCTCAAATTACTAATGCTAATGTAACTACACAAACAGTTGGAACAGCTTTGGTTACTAACCTTAATGCAACAACTGTTACTGCTGCTACCCTATTAAACACTAATGCTGTTTCTACAAATGTTAGTACTGCCACATTAGTTGCTAGTACCGGTATTACAGCTGCAAGTGCTCAAATTACTAATGCTAATGTAACTACACAAACAGTTGGATCAGCTTTGGTTACTAACCTTAATGCAACAACTGTTACTGCAGCAACATCTAGAATCACTACAAGTTTAGTAGCTATTGGAAACTCCAATACAGTTGGATCAATTTACACAACAGGTGGAAATGTGGGTGTAGGCACAGTTACTCCTGGTTATACATTAGATGTGAATGGTAATGGTAGATTTGTTAATGGTTTAACAATAGCTACAGGTCAACCAGGTATTTTTACAAATAAAACAATTACGTCTAATACAAATTTTGGTTTAATTTACTGCTCAGATAGACCAACAATAGGAAATTTGGGAAGTCATTTGTTTTGCAATTCAAATGCATCAGTATCGTATGTAACTATAGATGGTCCTAATTATACGTTAGACGTTAGTGGTACTGGTAATTTTTCAGATACGATTTATGGTAAAGCAAGTAGTTTTGCACTTATATTTGGTCAAGGATGTGCAGTTCAATCACTTGGAGTAAATAATCGTGATGCAGGTATTTATAGTTGGGGTGGTTATGGATTAACAATTGCACAAGCTAATGGATTCATAGGTATTGGAACAACTTCTCCAGCAAATAACCTTGATGTATCTGGAACTGCAAGAATAACCACGTCACTTACAACAGGTGCAGTGTATGCAACAAATAGTACAATGACAAACATTGTTTCTACAAACTTTACAACCTCAAGTGCCCAAATTACAAACTTGAATGTTACAACTGAAACTGTTGGTACTTTACGAGCAACAAGTATAATTGGTACAACTATAAGTGCTGGTACAGCAGCAGCAACTACATATACTGGTGGATCCATGAGTTTAAGTGGAGATTTGGTTATTGGTGGAACCATTACAACAGTGAACATTACAACTACAAATGTTGTTGATACTAATATTTCAACTGGTACATTAACATCTACTAATATTACATCAACAAATGCAAGTGCAGCAACCCTTAACTTGTCTACAGGTATTACATCTGCCAGTGCCCAAATCACTAACATTAATACAACAACTATCACTGCTGCAACGTTATTGAACACTACAAACTTAGTAGCTATCGGTAGTTCAAATACCATTGGTAACATCTTTACTACAGCTGGTAGTGTAGGTATTGGTACAACAAGTCCAGCTACAGACAATGGTTCTAGATTAAGCGTAATGGGGTCTGCATATGATGGAGGTGCAGGTATTTTAAGATTATATCCATCTTCATATGGTAGTAGAGCGGTTATGGGATTTATGTCAGGTCAGTCATCTGGAAGTTATTGGATGTTAGGTAGACAGAATTTAACTGAATTTGCCCTAAGTCTTTCAAGTGGAACAGCTGGTATGTATTTCTTTTCAGATGGAAGTGTAAGTTGTGGTCCATTAACGACGTCAGGATTAACAACTGGTACAATATTAGCTACAACAAGTATAAGTTCAGGTGCAGTAAACGCAACAAATAGTACAGTGACAAATGTTGTAGCAACAACAGAGACAGTTGGTACATCCCGAATCACAACAAGTTTGTTGGCTTTAGGAAATTCAAATACTTTGGGTAACATATTTACTACAGCTGGTAATGTAGGTATAGGTACGACAGTTCCAGTTGCACCTCTTCATGTTGTAGGAACAACAAGTGCAACATCAACAACTGCAGGTGGTATATTTATGGGTACATTCACAGATAACAATACATTTATACAATTGAATTCTACTACTGGAAGTTACATTGATTTCTCTGGTAATAATAACGACTATTTAGCTAGAATTATATATACTAACTCTATTAATGCTTTGGATTTCTGTACAAATAGTGCAACTGTTGCTAGAATGGATAGTGCTGGTAGTTTAACAATGGTTGGTGATATTACTGCTTTCGGAAGTATTTCTGATAGACGTCTAAAAGATAATATAGTAAATATCCCATTAGATATTGCTTTTAATAAAGTAAAGAATCTTAGACCAGTAACATTTACTTGGCGAGATACTATTCAAAATAAAGCACGAAGAGGTACATCTGATGCTGGTTTTATTGCTCAAGAAGTTGAAGAAGTAGTTGAATATGCTGTGGGAGAGTTTGACGATATCATATCTGGTGAAAGATATAAGAAATTAAATCACGAACGTATAATTCCATATTTGGTAGGTGCTGTTCAACTTTTACAACAAAAAGTTCAAGATCTTGAAAGTCGATTAGCATAAACTAAATTGATACATTTTTTAATTACAATTTTATTAATAATAAAATTTTAACAAACGTCTTCAACATATCATTTATATAAAGTATTTTATACATTTTTATATATTTTTGTGATTTTTCAACAACAAAAAAATAATATTGTATTATAAGTAAGTAGTAACATATGTCATCAAGGAAAATTATTGATATAGCAAATTCTTTAGATTTTGTGAGGGATTACAATGTTAGTGGTATATCTGGTAATAATGCTAGGATAAGTACAAGTGATAATGGACAATTGTATTTATATTCTGAACAGGCTTCAACAAATTCAACAACTGCAACTGTAGTTTTATACAATGGTGGATTGAGTATTTCAAATACAAATAATTCTACTAGTTATACATCAGGTGGTGCCCTTACAATACGAGGTGGGAGTGCTATAGAAAAAAATTTATATATTGGAGAAAGTTTGTATGTAGCAACAAATATTAGTTCATCAACGTTAAATGTATCTGGATTAACATCAGGTAATATAAATTTCACTGGTAATTTATACCAAAATGGATCACTTTATATAAGTTCACAATGGAAAACAGGTACAGGTGGTAATCTTAGTTATACTGATGGTAATGTAGGTATTAATACAACTGCACCTGGTTATACATTAGATGTTAATGGTACAACAAGATCTGTTAATATTATGTCAACAAATGTTACAACTAATACTATAAATGCAACTGGTATTACAGCAGGTAATATTAATTTTACTGGTAATTTATATCAAAATGGTTCAGTTTATATAAGTTCGCAATGGACTACAGGAATAGGAGGTAATCTTACATATATAGATGGTAATGTCGGTATAGGAACAACTTCTCCAACAAATACGTTAACTATTAATGGCAGTTTAAGTGTTTCTGGAAGTCCTGATATTTCATCTATTGTAGCTTCAAGAAATGGTAATGTAGTATCTATAAAAAATGCATTGGCAACCGGGAATTCATCTATAGAATTCCAATCAACATCTGGTAGTGCTAAGATGTATATAGGATTCGCAAATGCAAGTAGTTCAATAACAAATTTTATAGGTGCAAGTTACATATTAAGTGAAAATGCAACATCAATAAAAATAGCAGCTGGCAATAAAACTGCTGTACCAGTTATAATAAATGCAAGTGATAATTCTGTTTCTATAACTACCACAACAGATGCTAGTGATATATACTCCGGTTCATTAAAAGTATCTGGTGGAGCTGGTATAGCAAATAGTTTGTATGTGGGAGATGATGCTCATATTAATAGAGATTTGTATGTTAATGGTGCTATTAATGGTGCTGCTGCTAGTTCTAGTACATTTGCATATTTGACCTTAACCGCAACTGATGATGCAATGAATTTGAGTACTGGATCACTTATTACATTTGGCGGTATTACAATTCAATCAACAGCCGATGCAACTACAGTATGTAATGGTGGTAGTTTTTTAACAGATGGTGGAGCAAGTATTGGAAAAACATTGTATGTAGGTCAAAAAATAATCACAGATCTGGTAAGTGCTTCAAATTTACAAACTGACAATGTAACAATAGGTAGTTTATTAGCAACAAATGTTAACCTTGGTATTTTTAGTATGTTTTCAGGATCTTTTATACCTACTAATAGTAATGTGTCACCATCTAATGTAACAGGGTTAATGTTCGATAATACATATATAAGATCATTTACTGTAACATTATCTGCTAATATAACAGCAACAACAAGTTTATATGAAACATTTGTATTAGAAGGTGTACAACTAGATTCTGGCTGGGATTTATATGTTAGTAGTTATGGTGATTCTACTGATATAACTTTTTCAATTACAAATAGTGGTAATATACAATATACTACACCTAATTATCCAGGTTTTATAAATGCTATTTTTAGATTTCAAGTCTCTCAAATAAATAAAACTGGTTCTTACTCTTATCCTGGTATAGGTGTAACACAAGCAACACTTATAGCTAATACTTTACAATTATTAAATACACAAGATTCAGTTTCTGGTGTTAATAATGGTAGTTTATATGTTATGGGTGGATGTACAATATCTAAAACAATGTTTAGTAATAATATTACAACAGGTGATTTACGTGCAAGCTATGCTACATTAGGTAATTTGGTTATAAATAGTAATTTGACCGTTGCAGGAACAATAACTACTCTAAATATTACAACTACAAATTTAGTTGATACTAATATATCTTGTGGAACATTACGTTCAAGTGATATTATTGCAACAAACTTTAGTACAGGTGATATTATTGCAACAAATAGTACAATTACAAACGTTGTAGCAACAACAGAAACAGTTGGTACATCTAGAATAACAACAAGTTTAGTAGCTCTTGGTAATTCAAATACTTTAGGATCGATTTACACTAAAGATGGTAATGTTGGTATAGGTACAACTAGTCCTATTACTAAATTACACGTGTTAAATACAGGTAGTGTTCAATTTTTATTACAAAATACATTACAAGATACAACTTCTACTGCATCAAGTACAAAAATATATTCACACTCGGATGGAAAAACATATTTTCAAACAAGTGGTGATATAATTCTAGGATCTGCTATCGATTCAGCAAATTTAAGAAATATGTATTTAACTACAGGTGGAAATGTAGGTATCGGAACAACTGTTCCGGTTGCACCTCTTCACGTTATAGGAACAACAAGTGCAACATCAACAACTGTAGGTGGTATATTTATGGGTACATTCACAGATAACAATACATTTATACAATTAAATTCTACAACTGGAAGTTATATTGATTTCTCTGGTAATAATAATGATTACTTAGGTAGAATTCTTTATACAAACTCTATTAATGCTTTAGATTTTTATACAAATAGTGGAACTGTTGCTCGAATGGATAGTACTGGTAGTTTAACTATAACAGGTGATTTTGCAGCATTTACAAGTATATCAGATGCTAGATTAAAAACTAATGTAGTTTCAATAAATGGCGAATCTTCATTAGATATAATAAATACACTAAATCCAGTTACATTCGATTGGCGTGATGATATATTTAATGAATCTGCTAGAGGTCAATCAGATGTAGGATTTATTGCTCAAGAAGTTGAATCTGTTATTCCATATGCGGTAAGTAGTTATTCTGAAGTAAATTCAGGAGAAATTTATAAACGAATGAAACATGAAAGAATTATTCCATATTTAACATCAGCTATACAAACTTTAGATACAGAAAGAATTAAACAAAACATGGAAATACAAAGACTAACAAATATAATTGAACATTTGAATAATAGATTGTCAAATATAGAAAGCTATTCAATGTTGTAATTTAATATTTAATTATTGTTAAATATTAAATTTTATTTATCAAGTATAATTAATATATGTCGTTATCGAAAAGAATTTTATATGACCTGAATGTCACAGGTGGTAGGTTATTAAGTAATGATATGAACATTGGTTCAGGAACAGTTTCAAATATATATATAGGTAATGTTTCTGGTGGTTCTATAATTTTGAGTGGAGATTTATCTATTGGGGGTACACTTACTACAGTAAATATAACTACAACTAATATTAGCGAAACAAATGTATCAGCTGCTAGTGTTGTTGCAACAAATGTTAATATAACAAATGTAACTGTTTCAAATATTAGAAATACAAATATTGTTTCTACAAATATCTGTTCTGGTTCGGTAATTGTATCAGGAAACTCTACATTTGGATCTAATGTTGTTGTAGCTGGTCCAGTTTTACAAATTCCTACTGGTAATATTGCAACTAGACCAGCTGCAAATATGGGTTATATTAGGTATAATACAGAAACTAGCCAGTTTGAAGGTTATGGACCTGGGAATGCTTGGGGATCCCTTGGAGGTGTAGTAGATATTGCACAAACTACAAAAGTATTAGCATCTGCAAATCCAAGTACTACCGATGGTAATCTTTACTTTTATACAGTAGGATCAGAACGTGTTAGAATTAATAGTGTAGGTAATGTTGGTATTGGAACAACTGCTCCAACAAATACATTAGATGTATCTGGAACTGCACGAATAACCACATCAGTTACAACAGGTGCAGTATATGCAACAAATAGTACAATTACAAATCTTAATGCAACTACAGTAACAGTTGCAACCATGTTAAATACAAATGCTGTTTCTACAAATGTTAGTACTGCTACATTGGTTGCTAGTACAGGTATTACAGCTGCAACTGCACAAATAACTAACCTTAATGTAACAACTGTTACTGCTGCAACCATGTTAAATACAAATGCTGTTTCTACAAATGTTAGTACTGCTACATTAGTTGCTAGTACAGGTATTACAGCTGCAAGTGCTCAAATTACTAACCTTAATGCAACAACTGTTACTGCTGCTACCCTATTAAATACTAATGCTGTTTCTACAAATGTTAGTACTGCTACATTAGTTGCTAGTACCGGTATTACAGCTGCAAGTGCTCAAATTACTAACCTTAATGTAACTACACAAACAGTTGGATCAGCTTTGGTTACTAACCTTAATGCAACAACTATTACTACAGCAACATCTAGAATCACTACAAGTTTAGTAGCTATTGGAAACTCCAATACAGTTGGATCAATTTACACAACAGGTGGAAATGTGGGTGTAGGCACAGTTACTCCTGGTTATACGTTAGACGTTAGTGGTACTGGTAATTTTTCAGATACGATTTATGGTAAATCAAGTGGTTTTGCACTTGTATTTGGACAAGCATGTGCAGTTCAATCACTTGGATTAAATAATCGTGATGTAGGTATTTATAGTTGGGGTGGTTATGGATTAACAGTTGCGCAAGCTAATGGATTCATAGGTATTGGAACAACTTCTCCAGCAAATAACCTTGATGTATCTGGAACTGCAAGAATAACCACGTCACTTACAACAGGTGCAGTATATGCAACAAATAGTACAATGACAAACATTGTTTCTACAAACATTACAACCTCAAGTGCCCAAATTACAAATCTTAATGTAACAACTGTTACTGCTGCTACCCTGTTAAATACAAATATTGTTTCGACAAATGTTAGTACAGCTACATTGGTTGCTAGTACAGGTATAACAGCTGCCAGTTCACAAATTACAAACTTGAATGTGACAACCCAAACACTTGGAACATCTAGGATAACTACAAGTTTATTAGCTATAGGTAATTCAAATACACTAGGTAACATTTTTACAACAGGAGGTAATGTAGGTATAAATATAAAAACTCCTGGATATCATCTTGATGTTAATGGTAACGTTCACGTTAATGCAAATTTGTATGTAGATGGTCTTATTTCTGGAGGAACTGATACTGGGAGTACTTTTGCTTATCTTACCTTAACATCATCTGATGATGCTATAAACTTGAGTACTGGTAGTTTAGTAACGTATGGTGGTATAACCCTTCAGTCACCAACAGATGCAACATCTATAACAAATGGTGGGAGTTTTTTGACAGATGGAGGTGCAAGTATTGGTAAAAGTTTATTTGTAGGTGGACCAATTATGAAAATTCCTATAGGAACAACTGCGGCTAGACCAAGTCCAGCAGATCTTGGTTACATTCGTTATAATTCAACCACGAGTCAATTTGAAGGATATGGACCTGGTAATGCTTGGGGGTCATTAGGTGGTGTAGTTGATATTGCGCAAACTACAAAAATTCTTGCATCAGCAAATCCAAGTAGTACTGATGGCAATCTTTATTTTTATACAGTAGGATCAGAACGTGTTAGAATTAATAGTGTAGGTAATGTTGGTATTGGAACAACTGCTCCAACAAATACATTAGATGTAACTGGTACAGCTAGAATAACTACATCTATTACTACAGGTGCCATTTACTCTACAAATAGTACAATTACAAATTCTGTAGCAACAACATTTTCCGCCGGAACTGCTATAGCAACCGTTTATACAGGTGGGTCAATGAGTTTAAGTGGTTCAGTTAATGCTTTAACAGGTACAGTTGGAACATTTTTAGCAACAACCGTTTCAGCTGGAACTGCTGTAGCAACCGTTTACACAGGTGGATCCATGAGTTTAAGTGGAAATTTAGCTATTGCGGGAACTCTTACTACTGTAAACATTACCACCACAAATTTAGTAAATACAAACGTTTCTGTAGGTAACATAACAGCAACAAACATTACAACAGCAACTTTGAATGCATCAACTGGTATTACTACTGCCAGTGCTCAAATTACAAATGCAAACGTTACTACACTTACAACAGCAACCCTTTTAAATACTAACCAAAATTCAACAAACATTACAACAGCAACCTTAAATGCTTCTACTGGTATTACAACTGCTAGTGCCCAAATCACTAACATTAATACAACAACTATCACTGCTGCAACGTTATTGAACACTACAAACTTAGTAGCTATCGGTAGTTCAAATACTATTGGTAACATCTTTACTACAGCTGGTAGTGTAGGTATTGGTACAACAAGTCCAGCTACAGACAATGGTTCTAGATTAAGCGTAATGGGGTCTGCATATGATGGAGGTGCAGGTATTTTAAGATTATATCCATCTTCATATGGTAGTAGAGCGGTTATGGGATTTATGTCAGGTCAGTCATCTGGAAGTTATTGGATGTTAGGTAGACAGAATTTAACTGAATTTGCTCTAAGTCTTTCAAGTGGAACAGCTGGTATGTATTTCTTTTCAGATGGAAGTGTAAGTTGTGGTCCATTAACGACGTCAGGATTAACAACTGGTACAATTTTATCAACAATAGTTACTGCAGCAACATCTAGAATCACTACAAGTTTAGTAGCTATTGGAAACACAAATACAGTTGGATCAATTTACACAACAGGTGGAAATGTGGGTATAGGCACAGTTACTCCTGGTTATACGTTAGACGTTAGTGGTACTGGTAATTTTTCAGATACGATTTATGGTAAATCAAGTGGTTTTGCACTTGTATTTGGACAAGCATGTGCAGTTCAATCACTTGGAGTAAATAATCGTGATGTAGGTATTTATAGTTGGGGTGGTTATGGATTAACAGTTGCACAAGCTAATGGTTTCATAGGTATTGGAACAACTTCTCCAGCAAATAACCTTGATGTATCTGGAACTGCAAGAATAACCACGTCACTTACAACAGGTGCAGTAAACGCAACAAATAGTACAATAACAAATGTTGTAGCAACAACAGAGACAGTTGGTACATCCCGAATCACAACAAGTTTAGTAGCTATTGGAAACACAAATACAGTTGGATCAATTTACACAACAGGTGGAAATGTGGGTATCAGTACTATTAGTCCAAGTTCTAAATTTCACGTACACGCTTCAGATTTCCCAAATATAAAATTGACAACAGATAATATTTATGTAAATGCAATTGAATTGGATAGTACTAATAAGACAGGTGGTGTAAATTGGAGAGTTTTGAGTTCGCATCAAAGTGCAAGTGAAGGACAGGGTAAATTTGTTATACAACAAGTTTCTGGTGGTCTTTATCCATTTTCTATCACTTCAACTGGTAATGTGGGTATTTCCACAATAAATCCAGCAAATAACCTTGATGTTACTGGAACTGCCAGAATTACAACTAGTTTAACTACTGGTGCCGTTTACGCTACAAACAGTACAGTTACAAATGCAGTAGCAACAACAGTTTCTGCCAGTACTGCTGTCGCAACAACCATTTCAGCCGGTACTGCTGTAGCAACAACATTTACTGGTGGAAGTATAGGATTAACAGGTGCAGCAAATGCAGTAACTGGTACAATTGGAACATTTGTAACAACAACAGTTTCTGCCAGTACTGCTGTCGCAACAACTTATACTGGTGGCTCAATGAGTTTAAGTGGTAATTTAGCTATTGGGGGTACACTTACCACAGTTAATATCACAACAACAAACATTAGTGAAACAAATGTATCTGCAGGTACAGTATCGGCTACAAATATTGGTGTAACAACACAAACAGTTGGTACATCCAGAATCACAACAAGTTTATTGGCAATTGGGAACTCAAATACAATTGGATCAATTTACACTACAGGTGGAAATGTGGGTATAGGAACTACAGTTCCAGGTTATACATTAGAAGTTAATGGTACAGCTAGAGTTGCTAATGGATTATATGTTGGAAGTGCAAACAGTATGGGTACTATTTATATGGGTGGTGGTTCAGCTGGTGATAGTGGTTTCGATATGTCAGTTATAGAAACCAGACAGTATGCACTTAGTGAAAATTCAGAAATGGTATTGTTTAAGGGTAACGATCCAAGTGGTGCTTCTGGTCCAGATAGAATTCGTTTACGTGCAGGTGGAATAGCATTTGATACTTACAGTGCAGCTACAACAGATAGGACAGCTGAGAGTATCCGTATGTATATAACAGATACGGGTAATGTAGGTATAGGTACGACAAGTCCATCTGCATTGCTTCAATTAAATACGGGTGGTACAGTATTAATGCAATTGAATACAGCAGGTAGATTATCTGTTTTGGATGATGTGATAGCGTTTGCAAGTTTTTCAGATAGTCGTTTAAAGACGGATATCCAAACAGTATCGGAAACGGATGCTGTAGATGTAGTGAATGCATTAAGACCAGTGACGTTTAAATGGCGTGATACGATATCAAATGTTGGTAAGCGAGGTGTATTAGATATAGGTTTTATAGCTCAAGAAGTAGAGGCAGTTGCGCCATATACAGTGGAAGAATTTCAGGATATGGCAGATAGTACAGCGTACAAGCGTATAAAGCACGAGCGTTTATTACCATATTTAGTAGGTACAATACAGCATTTAACAAGAGCCTTAAATGATTTGAAATCTGAATTTGAAGAGTTTAAAAAATCATTGTAATTGAAAAATCTACTATGAAAATTAAAAAAAATCGAAAAGAATTTAAAAGTACAGATTATTTAAGTATAAACTGATAATTATGTTGTTCAGATTTGATTTACCTAGTTCATTTAATAGAGATGATTTGGAAATTGTTTTAAAAACAGATAATAAACCTGAAAGTCCTTTAGAATGTTATGGGTATAATGATAAATTAAATGTTTGTAGAAATAAAATTGATAGTATAGACAGTGAAAGTTGGAAAAAAGTGCGTTGGTATATAAATGTATATGATTTTCAAGTAAAAGATCCTATTATTAATCGTGCATTTTACAAATACTGGGAAATTATTAATGAATTTGAAATTTTTGAGGATTATGATGAAAATGAAATTGTTTTACATTGTGCTGAAGCACCTGGTGGTTTTATTCAAGGAACAAATATTTATTTACAAATAGATAGAATAGTTCAACCAGTAAAGATGGAAAATAAGCCAGAAGTGACAAGTGATGGTTTTACGGTTGTAAAAAGACGTAAGAATCGTCGTTTTGATAATTATAGAATTTATACTATTTCATTGAACAAGGATTTACCACAATATAAAAATTATAATTTGCCAAGTTATAACAAAAATATTTTAAACAAGCATTTATGTATAACGTATGGAAAAGACAACACGGGAGATATAAATAATGTGGAAAATGTAGAATATATTAAAAATGCATCAAAAAAGCCATTTTATTTAGTTACAGCAGATGGTGGTTTTGATGAAGGTACTGATTTTAATCATAAGGAACAATTGCATTATCAGTTAATTTTAAATGAAATTTTTGCAGCATTAAGTATGCAAAAAGTAGGAGGTCATTTTATATTGAAAATGTTTGATATTTTAACTGAAACAAGTGTTCATTTGTTATATTTATTATTTTTATTTTATGACGAAGTTTATATATATAAACCAAAAACTAGTAGACCTACAAATTCTGAAAAATATGTAATTTGTAAGTATTTTAAAGATGACGAGATAAATAGAAACATTGTATTGAACAAGTTACAGAAATTATCAATTGATATTTCTAAAGCTAATTCTAAATTTGTATCATTTCAGTTATTTAGTGTTATTCCAGAAGAATTTATTAAAAAGATTTCTTATATAAATACTTCATTATTGGATAAACAATGTTTACATTTGGAAAATGCTATTGAATTTTGTAATGATCCGAAATTTATTGAGGAATACGATGGAAGATTAGATGAATCTTTAGAAAGACGTAGAGAAGTTTTTCGTGCATGGGAGGAAAGTTATAATTTGAATTCTTATGTGTAAATATTAATACAAAATGAAATAATAAATATATTATAATATATATTTACTACGTATTTTGTATTGTATTTTGTTATTCTGTTTGTCCCATAATGTTGTCTATATTACTGATGTTTCGATTAATATCTCCAACTGTGATCTTTGTATTAGTAATAAATAGTTTTACGTAATAATAAAATTGGAAACAATTTATAACGAATAGTAATACAAGTATAGCCATAATAGTATACAAATATGGTTTTATATTGTCAAATGCGATATTTGTAATATTATTTATAATACTTTCTATACGTCTTTTATTTTTTTCCTTTTCGCATTCTTTAAAAATAATACTGATTGTTTCGCTAGTAAGATCTCCTATAACAGATTTCATAGTTAATATAAGTGAATTATTTTGGTTTAGAATTATACCGCAATGTTTTAATAAAAAAATAAAAAAATAATGTGTGTGTTCATTAGGAGGTTTTTTTTTATAAAGATAAATTAAAAATGTCAGAACAAGAACCAACTGTTATTACTTTAGATAATCAAAATTCAGTTCAAATTTTAGCTCAATACATTGAAGTAGCACAACAAAAGGGTGCTTATTTACTTAATGAGGCTGAAATTTTAAAACGTGCAATGGATGTTTTGATGAACAATGTACCAGATAAAGAAATCGATGCAAATATGGCCAAACAATTGTTAATTCAAGGTGTTAATAAGGGTCAGCGTCATGGTTCGTATACATTAAATGATGCTGCTTTATTAAGTAAAGTTGTATTATTTGTTGCACAAGGAAATGAAGCTGCTCAAGTACAGTCAGCTCCATCTGGACAATCTAGTAATTCTGCAACAACAAATGTGCAAAGTGTTTCTGAATCCGTAGATACAGATGATTTATCAGATTTAGCTGATCCTATTCCACTAAAACCAAAGGAAGTTTAATTATGTAATAGTATTTTATTTTAGTGTATTTTTAATTAAGTTTATTTAAAAATATATAAAATTAATGCATAATGTTTCTTGGTTTAAACATTAACTATTATATTATGTATATGAAAAAAGAATTATTTGGTGGTTTTGTGTTTGTTGGAATTGTTTTTGGAGTAAATTATATGTTAAAACATTTTTTAGATGACAATAACCATAATGAAAATGACGATAAAAAGTTGGATTGTGATAAAAAACACGATGTAGTAATGGAAAAATTGACTGATAATATGTATTTGCACGATGATTTGCCGGATGATTTGCCAGATGATTTGCCAAATGATTTGCCGGATGATTTGCCAGATGATTTGCCAAATGATTTGCCGGATGATTTGCCGGATGATTTGCCGGATGATTTGCCGGATGATTTGCCGGATGATTTGCCGGATGAAGTTATCTCTGTAACTAATTTGCCACAAAATATTACTGAAACTGGACAAAATATATTAGCAGATGACATTGATAGTCATGATGGAACTATAAAATTATTAGATTCTGTTTTACCAATGGTAGATGTTTTGGAAACAAAATTAAAGGATGACATTGTTTTAATTCAGCAAATATTGGAGAAAAAACAACATTTGATAAATTTGAATGCGAGATTATTTGAAATAAAAGAAAAACTACAAGATTTGAAAAATGAGTTAGTTAAATAAATTAGTTATATAGTTTTACATAACTTTAACACGGTAACTTCCGTTGTAATTTGTTCCTGTTTTGTTTAAAAGTATACCAGAGTTTTGTGGCCAAGTTATTTTTAAAAATACATTTGTTCCAAGACCAGGTGATGCTACAGTTCTAACAATGTGAGCTTGTTGTGTACTTTCACTTTTAGTAACGTGGAAAATTCCAGAGGGTCCATTAAATACAAGATTACTTATTGTTATAACATAACTTCCCCTTACATAATTAGAAATAGTAGTGGTATTTGTATTTGTGAGTGTTACATTAGAAATCACTATATCTAAATTGTCAACATATTGCTTTGTTGCTGCGTCTTGTGGATTTATTGGATCGGCGACATTAGTAATATTTTGCAACGATCCGGCAGAATTTAACATATCAATAGAACTTTTAGAAATATTACAGTTTCCTATAGTTGAATTTATTATATTGATATTTTGTCCTTGACCTCCATCTATAAAGACATTACCTTCTAAACACACAGACATATTGTGTTAATACTAATTTTAAGATGTAAAAAATATTTTAAAATTACACGTACGTATTACATTTATTGGTAAGATTAAAAAATGAATTTTTTATGAAATAATATAAATTTATATAAAACCAATGTCGTTTTTAAACAAAAGTGTAAAGTATTCTCAAACCGAGTTTTTAAAGTCAACAATTTTAGCACCTTTATTGGTTTCTTATAATGATTTTTTGATTAAAAAAGATAATAAATTTGACATTAATTTAGATGTCAATACAGGAATTTCTTATGATTATCTTATTCCTAATAATAATAAGAAATATTATCTTTTGATTACAAAAAAGGGTTTATTAGAAAAGACTAAAGATTCAAATTTGAAAACAAGAGATTCTAACCCGTATAACATTTTGTATTTATTTCCAGATCAATATAATTCAGAAAATGATAATTGTTCAGATTTTTATATGGAAATTGATCAAGTTTTTAATGATGAAATCCTATTTGAAGGTTACTTGTATAAGGATGATAATAAATATCGATACTTGTTGACTGATATTTTAGTAAAAAACAAACATATAATTGATGTATCATTTGAATTACGTTATACATTATTGAATGAAATTATTAAATCTATACGAATGGAATGTTTAAAGGAAATGAACAATCATATGACAATAGGTATTCATCCGATATTTGATATGGAAAATGTATGTTTTGTTAAAATTTTCAAAAACAATTTTATATATAAGGATCAAATTACTGCAATAGAACATGTTTCTAAATTTATAAAAAACAGATATGTTGATACAATTAAAAGTTCTGATGTAAAAAGAATTGAAATTGGATTATATACTGATGTTTATAATGTGTATAATTCAGATACTAATAATTCAGAAGGAATTTTATATATTAAAGGTATAGTAGAATCAAAAAAGTTAAGGGAGTTGTTTAGGGATACAAAAACAACAACATTACAGTGTTCTTGGAATACTAAATTTTCTAAATGGCAACCTATTTTTTAATTTAAAAATATTTTTTTTAAACTGTAAAATGAGCAATGATAATAATGAGCAAACATCAATAACATTCTACATATCTATAATAAGTGGATTTTTATTAACAATTAGTGAAATATTACCTTATATTAGAACTGTTAAAGCAAATGGTATAATTCATTCAATTACGAATTTTTTAATTGAAAAATCAATAGTAAGTGACGAAAATACACAAAATACAGATCACAATGAAGAAACACAACCACTATTAAATAATAGTCAAGTTTTAGATAAAAGACAATCTACTACAACTCATTTATTGAGTGAAGTTTCAAATGTAACTATTACTTCACAGAGTGTAAACTTTACGTTTCATTCACCAAATGTGAAATTGGACTTTAATGAATCGAGTAATTAAAAAAAAACTGAATTTAAAAAATTATATTTTAGAATTACTAAAAGGCTAAAATATGAAGGCAGTTAAGTATTGCAAATATAATCGTTGTAAAAATTATAAAAAGCGTGATAATACATACTGTTATGTACACGATAGACGTGTAAATGGTATTTCTAATGGATATATAAAAAATGTACTTTCAATAATGTTTTTGATTACACTTATGTCAAGTATGTATATGTATGTGTATGTTGAAGATGTTAGCATATATGTTAATAAAACATTGTTTGAATATAAACAATTAATACAACAATGCAGATACAGTATATATCTAAATAACTATGATAAACATATATACGAATATGTATCTGATACTGTTACTAATGTATCTGAAACGTGTATTCGAGTATATAATGAATTAGTTTCTCACTAATTTTTTGCGTTAGCTAGTAGAGTTTAAGGTAGTAGGGTTTTAGGTAGTAGGATTTTGTAGTAGGGTTTGATAGTATTAATAAAGTAATTTTATTAAATTTTAAAATGTTTCTTGATTTTTATTTTGTTTAGGATTAGTATATACAATGCTATACAATAGTAATTTTGAGGATTCTGAATTCCAAAAGGTAAATTGGAGAGAATTTAATAGAACAATCGACGATCCATGTGCCATTCAGCAAAGAACACAAGATAATAATAAAAAGTTAAAATTTATGACGACAAACCATGTTGATTTATTAGAAGCAAAAGAAAAGTTGAATTTTTACGGTATGACAATTAGGGATCAGTTATTTGTGCCTGCTGAAAATATGGATAGTGATTCATTTTTGCGTTATGGTAAGACTGGTGGTATTGTTACGAATCCAAATATTAGAAATGAATTTGGTCAATTACCATTTCCTACTATGCCATCAAAATATCAAACGGCACACGGAAACTTACAAGTTGAAGATATTATAAGATCACCTTTATTAGAAACAAATAGACAAAGTTGTAATCCACACGATTCCGAATTTTATAAAAGATCGTTTTATGTGTTTGATGACAAGCGTGGTATTGAAACGCCAAATCCAGTAAGGAGTGTCGAAGATGTAAATTTTGGACCAAGAGGCGGTGTTAGTACTAGGTTTTTAAAACAAAAGAAAAAATAAATTATATTAAAATTAATTTCTAATATATTAGTATATAATGAAAGTAACCCCTGAATATTTGGTATTACTAACTATAATATTATTTGCGTTGTATGCATTTAATATAATGGAAAAATCAGAAAGTTTCAAAAATTCAGTATGTAGTATTGATAATATCAAAACGGCATATAAATCTCCAAAATTTAAACCAAGAAGACCAGAACACATGGATTGTACTACAGTAAAAGATGCTCAAGGTACAGATAAAACGGAATGTAAAAATAAAATTTATGATGACAATACTATTTTAGCAAATTTCAGAGTACAAGGTGTACCTGATAATTGTATTCTTGAATTAGTAAAAACTTGGGCTTGGTAAATTATTACGTATTTTTTATTTATTTACTATAAATAAAAAACAATGGTATTAGATAAAAATTATTATCAATGGTTCCGTATAATTATTACATTATTAGTTGCGATAGTTTATCTTTCAGATAGATTAAAACGATATTTATTAAAAGATATATATGATTTTGCTATATCTTATAGGGATGTTATTATGGGTATGTATTATATATATATTGCATATGACATATACGTAAATAACTGTTCACCTACATTAAATTGTAATGTTAAATCTACGTAAAGAATATTTATAAATGAGTTAAAATACACCTCTGTGCTTTAATTCAGAACGTTTTTTCTCCAATGTAACTATTTTGAAAACAAATGTATTTTGTAATGATTTATCTAAAGAATTAGGTATTAAAGTATCTGTTCCGAAATTGAATAATACACCATCGCAATCTTTAATAGATACAGTTAATTTTGCCAAACTAGCTTTTGGAGTTTTATAAAACTTTATTGTATTTTCGTGAATACGTTTATCAATTTGCATAAATCCACCTGATGTAGTTGGAACAGTTGGTTGTAATATAGCAAATGAATCTGAAATATGTTTATCACTTGAAATCATAACATCTGACAATTCGTCAATATCTAATAAAAGATATGGTTCTGCTTCAGAATTATTTTTAGCTGGTAAAATGGCCTGAACAAGTTCAACTGAATAAACATTGCGAAATTCCTGCTGAAGAGTTATACAATAACGATTTACATTTGTATAAGCAGATCTATCTCTATCCCTTGATGATACTGTTACATAATGTGTATATTCTTCATACTCTATACTTGATTCATTTTTAAGACTTAATTGTGTATTATTTTCTTTGCTCCAAACATTATCATAATTGTTTTGATCAAATTGTTTGGTATTATATTCAGAATACTTTGTTTGCGAATATCTATTATAATGATCTCCAAGTCTGTTTGACATTGTTTTCTATTATTTATTAATAAAATAAATTCATATATTGTACTAATTTAATCATATTATTACTATCGTATTTAAAAAGGTTAATTTATTTGTAATAATGCAAAATTACGATATTTGTTGTATATGTTTAGACGAATGGATATCTGAATATATATTTTTAGATTGTTGTAATAACATGATTCATACGGGATGTTTATTTGTAACTTTATTACATAACAATCTTTGTCCTTTGTGTAGAAAACAACACGATATCAAAAATTACTTTACAATAAATGATGTTTACAAGCAATTAAAACAACTAAAACATAATGGTTATACGGTTTGCGAACAAGAAAATACTTACGGTAATTTAAATAATATACTTTACAATATATGTAATCCAGTTGCATATAACTTTCATAAATTTTATATATCTGTATTTTTATTAAAGAGAAATATTATTAATGAAATACTAATTACTTTTACACCATTTTGTAATTTTCTTTTAGCTATGATGTTAATTATATTGTTTTATTTTTTAATATTTTATTTAATTACGGTTGATTTTAACAGTTAATTTAAACATTAAAATACAATAAGAATATGAATATAATATTATCATTAGCGTTTATAGCATTGTTTTGTATAGATTATTACTTTATGTATAGTGATACTATAAAACGTAATCCAGAGTTAACAGAAAGACAAAGAGCTCATATTTTATCAATTAAAGCATCGGCGACTTTATTTTTAATCAGTATATATTTTAACTATAAATTTGTTCGTTCTGATTTTAATGTAGAGTTATATACATCAGAGTTAAATCAAAATGATAAATTTATGTTAGATTTGGGTGTATTTAATTTGATATCTTATTTGATAATGGATTGTTATGTTGGATATAATAAATATCATAAGTATATGTGTACTTTATCTGGTTATACTCATCATATAACGTATACATTTATAAGTATTATGGCACTTTATATAAATGTTCCTGGTTTTTACTTTTTATTTATGATAGAAGAATTACCTACTATATTTTTGAGTAGTGGTAATTACAATAAAAGTATAAGACGAGATAATCTTTTCGGACTAACATTTTTCTTAACAAGAATACTTTACCATGCTTATTTAACTTGGAAATTTAGTTTTAACAAAGCATTTATGTTTTTTGGCATTCTTTCTTTAGGTTTGCATAGTTATTGGTTTAAAAATTGGTTTACTAAATATTTTTTGAAAAATGGAGATAATAAACCAAAACGTGAATAAAATATTTACCTATATATATCGATGAGGCTATCGTATTTCTTGGTTTGATTATGATGTTTTAAAAAAGTAACGTGAATAAATGGTGATTGTATAGACGATAAATTTTGTGTATATTCTGTATTAACTGTTGTACAGAATATGTTATTGTAATCAATGCCTATATTTAGTTTATTTGTTTTGTAATTACAAATATAGTATGATAAAACTCGTTGATCACTTTTAGAATGTGATATATCAATTGTTTTGTTTTCTATAAGATTTATTATATCACCAAACATAACAAGATATGATTTTTTATAAGCTATAATACATCCACTATTTGGATATTTATTTTTGTAATTATCGCCAAGTAAATCATAATATTTTTTAACACACGCATCGTGATGTGAAAATTTTGTTTCAGAACTAATAATAATATCTCGCTTTTGTTCTATAAATGTTTTATATAAATCTACAACTTTAGTATTCTTATTATAAATTAAATCAAATGCATCAACAACACATACTAAGTCATCATCTTGTATATCATGACAATTTAATAAATAGTGATATGTTTTATATATTTTAGACAAATTACCTAATTTGATATCATATGTTGGTAATATAATTAATTTGTAATTGTTTTCGATAGATGCTTTTAAAAAGTGTGTTTTATCAATGTTGTTTTTATCACATAATGTAATTATATAAATAGTCATTTTATAATAACATTTAATATATATATTTTTTTATTAAAACGTTATTAAAACGTTATGGTATTATATGTAATGTATTATTATAAACTTACAATCTTTAATTTATATTCAGTTGATCCATTTATACCATTAGGAAATGGCCTATATAACAATTGTGGCAAAGCATCATTTGGCCATTGAATATCAAGTTGATCATTATGCATACCTTTCACAGAAATTAAACGTACAACTGTTCCTGGAATACCAGTACCATCAACTCGCCCGATCATAAATATACCATGTGTTCTGGATGTGTCTGATCGTGGTTTTACAAAAACTAGATATACACCATATGTTTTAGGAAATCCAGTTATAGTAACTGCTGTTGTTGAATTATTGTTAAGGGTAATATATGTTGTGACATCTGCATCTGAACCATTAATTGTGTTTATATTAATATCTGCTGCTATCAAATCATTTATATGTAAATCAGAATAATGAACTATACTTGTAGTTGTAGCAGGATCTTTATTACTACAAACAAATGCAAACTCATTTTGAACTTCATCCCAAATCATCATAACATATTCACATGGGTAAAGTGAATAATTTGATGTATTATCAGGAATTGTTAAGAAATCTAACCCTTCAATCGGTTCTGGATTACCTAAAACTCCAGTTTGGTCAGTTGTACTATATATTGTTGCTATACGTGTTGATCCCACATAACTACGTATACGTCTAACTTGACCTGCACCAGTTCCACTAGTAAGTTTAATCCACCAACCATTATAATAATCATCTGTATTATTAGCACTCATACTTAATTGTACAGTTGTAGATGTGTTTGAATTACTTTGAACTTGACCTGAATGATCAGGACTATCAGAAACAACATCTCCAGATGCAGAATTATTTGCTGATTGGTATCGTTTAATTGCTAACCCACCATCAGAAGTTCCAGATGGAGCATTATTTACTATAATCATATTATCATCTATAGTAACTACAGTTGATTCTATTGTAGTTGTTACACCTTTAACATCTAAATTTCCATAAATTGTAGTAGTACTATTAGTTGTACCAATATACACAGGTACATTAGATGTATTTGTAGCAATTTGAATACCTCCTGATAAACTAGAACTTTCTAATTGAATAACACCATTTGCTGTCATATAAATACCACCAGATACATTCGTTGCATTTAATCTAATAGCTTGATTACTTGTACCAGATGACGATATATTTACTCTTGAATTGGTATTACCTGTTACTGTAACGTTTAAATCCTGATTATTGGCATATGTTGTATTTGTATAAGTACTGGATGCGCCATATGCTGTCATAATAATAGATCCACCTGTTTGAGTAGATGCTTCTAAACCACCTCTTCCAGTTCTAATTGTTGTATTTCCAAGAGAATCTACAGGTTGTGATATTGAAATATTTCCTGTAGATGTTGTCGTAAAAATTTGCAAAGCGGTATTTGTAACATTTGTACCAGAACTTTTTAAAATTAGGGCAGAGTCAGTATTATTTGTAACACCAATAACCATATTTTGATTTGTCCCAGCACTTTTTACAATATAATTTGATCCAGCACCTTGAGATGTCATGTTTATTGATCCTGTAGTATTCGTTATTAATGTATATCCTCCAGCTCCAACCAATTGAGACATTGAACCATTACCTAATCCATTTGCATTTGATATTTGAATATTTGCATTTGTATTAGATGTGTTTATAACTAATGCTGTATTTGTAGAATTATTACCAGCACTTTCTATTCGTAACTGTGAATCTGTATTACCATTCAGTCCAATTGTCAAGTTCTGATTTGAAGAATTTGCGTTTACATAAAAACTTCCTGTCCCATTATTTGCTGTAATAGATACATTACCATTTGATGTAGCTTCTGTTATACCACCTGAACCTGACATAATAGATACTTCACCAGCACTTGTTCCAGACAAAATAGAAACTCCACCATTAGGATGTGATGCAACTATTTTAACAGCATTAGAACCATTTAAACCACCATATAGTTGTGTATATCCAACCATTGAGTTTATATTAATATTACCAGCAGTACTTACAAATTGTGCATCTGCACCAACTTGTATAAGGGCTGTATTACCACCAGTTACAGTAAACGGACCACTATTTGTATTTATGTGTGTTTCGGTTAAACGTGTTACACCATATAAAACATTGAAATTTTCATGAACGTTTAATGTTTTTGTAATACCTACACCACCTGCGACTATTAAAGAACCATCTGTATTACATGTACTGTTTTCACTTCCGTTAATAACACATCTTCTATTGATATTTATATCACCCCAACCAAATTGAGTGACATCACTACCTTGTTCTAAATTAACATCACCATGAAATATAGTTGCTAAAGGAGATGACATATATATAATTTATTAGTTACTAATTAATTATATATTTTAATCGAATTTTGGACGTTATTTATTATTTAATCAAAATTCCATATTGTATTTAAATTAGTTTCATGATAACGTTGCTTTGGTCTTTTAATTTTCAAAGTAAGTTTGTTTTTATTGTTATTGTCGTCTTCTATACTACATTTTAATCCTATTTTTGCCAAAGATCCTTTTATCCCTGAATCATTTGCAACAGAACATAATTGACCACATCTATTAGATGGACAATAATATTCTTTTGTATTATACTTTTCATTAGAGTAATCTTTGAAAAAATTATATTCTTTAATATGATTGTTTAAAGAAACATATGTATTTTTTGCAAAATTATCTACATATGTAGTATTAATAACAAAACCTGAATTGTTATAAAACCCCTCACCCGCATAATCTCTTAACACACCAGCGTGAGTAGTTATAAACACATTAAGATTTTTATTATCAGTATTTAATAATGTCATGAAATATTTTGCAAACCAAGATATGAACTCTTTAATATCCCCAGGTTCAATACGTTCTTTTGGAAAAGTTTCAACGAATGAAAAATCAAATGAATCTAATATACCAAGTGTACGTAAATAATCTTTTTGTTCCTGAATAGATTTAATACTATAACTAGGTGTTATCCTTATAGTCTCTCTACTTTCTTCTGAATATTTATCAACACTTGACTCATCTATTTCTCTAAGTAATGGAAAAACGTATATTTTATTAGGAGGATTTTTCCATTTTCGTGTCATGTAATAAGCAGTTTCCATACATCTAATTAATGGTGAACATCCAATAACATTGAATGTATCCATAGTTAAATTTTTATTATGGTAAATATCTGCTAAACGTCTTATGATTTTATTAATAATACATCCATTGTATATAGATGCTTCTACACCAACATTTGTTAAAACTGGATCATTTAATGGTAATATATCACCCTTTAAAATATTTTTGGATTCTCCACCTCGTTCCATAAATTTATTAGCATAAGATTTTGATAGTACTTTATAATAAACTAAGTTTGACATAGCATTATGGCATCCATACCCGTGACGTAAAAATGCAAAATTAACATTCATATCGTTATTTCTTATATTATAAATGTAAAATAAAAAAATCGAAATAATTTACATTATATAAACAAATGTGAATGACTATATCATCATTGCAAAATTTGTGTATAAATTATATTGTTGAAAAAGTTAATAACAACAACCTAGCTTTAAAAACCCAATTATCTTTTTATTATTTTGAGGAACATATTCTTTTTATACAACATAAGAAGAAAATGACAGAAACATTACGATATTTTGATCTTGTAAATGATAATATAAATAATTCTGATAGAAACATTTCAATTTTATCTATAAAATATTTAAGGGGTGAAGATTTTTTTTCTTATAATCATTTGTTAGTAACATTTTGTAGAATACCATCAGAATTAATAAAAAGAAATAACAAATTGTTAAGACAATATGTAAGATGTCATTCCTTTATAAAAATTTAATTATTCTACAAATGATTGTCTTATTGTAATTATTTTATTAAAAGATTACAATATTATCGTTATGTGTTTATTCTATTTTTGGGTATATACAATATTAAATAAGTTTTAAATGAAGTTAACATTTATCATAATTTATGGAGCAATAGACGTAGTCATTGCACGGAAGTTTACATAACCATTAGTATGACCAACAACATTAGTTGAAGTGTACTGCATTTGACCACCATTCGTGATTGAGAATGTGACTCCAGTAACATCACCTACATAAGAGCTGTTTACAACCCAGTTACTAGCTTTCTTAATACCTTTAAGATTATAGTATGCATATCTATTTCCAGAACTTGCTAAAATAACAACTGATACAATAGCATCAAAAGCTCTAACGGATGCATTAAATGTAAATCCTATTATATTTTCAACAGATGTTTGGTTATTATTAATTCCAGCATATCTTTCTCTAGAAATATCACCTAAACTTGGAGATACATCTACAGTATTAAATAAAATAGAACCTCCTGAAGCAAATGTTGCCTCAAAAATAGGTGAATAATCATTTGTAGAAATTGTAACATTACCAGTAGTAACTGTCAAGTTATTTTCTAAAATAGAATCACCAGTGACATTTAAAGAACCAGCTGTAACGAATCCTTGAAGAATACTGTTACCAGTTACGTTTAATGCACCAGCAGTAACAGCTCCTCTTAGGAATGATTCACCAGTAACAGCAAGAGCACCAGCAGTGACGAATCCTTGAAGAATACTGTCACCAGTGACATTCAAGGCACCAGCAGTAACAGCTCCACGTAAGAATGATTCTCCAGTAACAGCAAGAGCACCAGCAGTGACGAATCCTTGAAGAATACTGTCACCAGTGACATTCAAGGCACCAGCAGTAACAGCTCCACGTAAGAATGATTCTCCAGTAACAGCAAGAGCACCAGCAGTAACGAATCCTTGAAGAATACTGTCACCAGTGACATTCAAGGCACCAGCAGTAACAGCTCCTCGTAGGAATGATTCTCCAGTAACAGCAAGAGCACCAGCAGTAACGAATCCTTGAAGAATACTGTTACCAGTGACATTCAAGGCACCAGCAGTAACAGCTCCACGTAAGAATGATTCTCCAGTAACAGCAAGAGCACCAGCAGTAACGAATCCTTGAAGAATACTGTCTCCAGTCACGTTTAATGCGCCAGCAGTAACAGCTCCTCGTAGGAATGATTCTCCAGTAACAGCAAGAGCACCGGCAGTGACGAATCCTTGAAGAATACTATCTCCAGTGACATTTAATGCGCCAGCAGTAACAGCTCCTCGTAGGAATGATTCACCAGTGACAGCAAGAGCACCAGCAGTGACGAATCCTTGAAGAATACTGTCTCCAGTGACGTTTAATGCGCCAGCAGTAACAGCTCCACGTAAGAATGATTCACCTGTAACAGCAAGAGCACCAGCAGTGACGAATCCTTGAAGAATACTGTCTCCAGTAACGTTTAATGCGCCAGCAGTAACAGCTCCACGTAAGAATGATTCTCCAGTGACAGCAAGAGCACCAGCAGTGACGAATCCTTGAAGAATACTGTCTCCAGTGACGTTTAATGCACCAGCAGTAACAGCTCCACGTAAGAATGATTCTCCAGTGACAGCAAGAGCACCAGCAGTGACGAATCCTTGAAGAATACTGTCTCCAGTGACGTTTAATGCGCCAGCAGTAACAGCTCCGTGTAGAACAGATTCTCCAGTTACGTAAAGATTACCAATAGTTGCAGATTTAAGTGCAGCATTGTCCATAGTAACACTAGCTACAAGTAAATTTGTAATAGCTAAATTAGCAATAGTTGAGTTTCCACTAGCATAAATAGATGCGGTTGAGATATTACTGTTTACAAAAATATTTTTAAGTCTTAAATCAGCATAATTACCTGCATTATCTAAATCTATTTTAGGATCTTGTGCATCTGCGACATAGGCAAATCGAATTTCGTCACTTTGTTCATCGTAATATTGTGCAAGATAACTTTTATTGTATAATGAGAAATTTGTTTCAGTAAGATTACCACCTGTAATAGTATTTCCTGTAGTAGCTAAAACAGCTGTATTGTTAACGTAACTTTCGATTTGAGCACGTCCATTACCACCATTTAATTGAATCCACCATCCTCTATAATAGTCATTTGCTTGGGAATGAGAAGAACCAAAAGTAACGGATGTTCCAGTAGGAGATTCTGTAAGTGTACCATTTGTAACAGCTACATCAGCAGTTACATCAATACCATCTCTATGAATAAGTAAACCAGCATCTCTACTTCCAGCTGGTCCAGAATTAATAACAAGAGTATTATCTTCTACATTAATAGTTTGAGTGTTAACGTACGTATATGTACCTTGAACAAATAAACTACCCAAAATGGTAGTATTACCACCGACATAAAGATTTTTTTCAATACCTACACCACCATCTACAATTAAAGCGCCATCATTTATACTAGTACTATCTGTTGTATTATAGATATGTTGAATTCCTCCAACACTTACATCTTTTTGTACTGCCATACCACCAGACAAAACAAAACCTCCTGTAGAAGTACTAGAACTGTCATAGGTAGCATTGATACTAAGACCACCATAAAGCACAAATGCTCCGGTACTGGCGTTGAGCGATTGTGTAGTATCAAAAATCACAATGGGTTGTTCAAAAAACATGGGTGAGAAGTTTGACATTTTTGTATTTATACAAGTGAACAATAATAAAATAACTTATTTTAAACGAAATGGATTTTTTTAAACACGTTTTTACGTTCAACGTGTTTAAAAAATTGATTTAAATTTTATTATGTATAAGTTTACAGATATGCGATCTAAAAGTTTAGAATCGGCAAAGTTTAAAGTTACTAATATAAATGACTTGGAAATTTTATATTCTGTATTAAGAGAAACTTACCCAAATAATAAAATAGAAATCCTATTCAATTGGAATACAAAAGAATACAATGTTTATGTAAAGAATGAACCTTATAGAGAAGATCCTGACGTACCAATTGATTTAAATATACAAGTTGTATATGGTGATAGCGTAACAGGAGATACACCTCTACTTTTAAAGAAAAGTGGTTTAGTTTATATTGAAACTATCAAAAGTATTTTTAACATTGAAAAAAAGCAGGAATATCCTGGATTTAAAATGTTTGATAAAACAATCCGTTTAGAAAAAGAATTTTCCACAACTGATTATCAAATATGGACCGATATAGGATGGGTAGATATTAAACGAGTTATTCGTCATAAATGCGATAAAAAAATTTATAAAATATTAACTCATACAGGATACGTTAAAGTTACTGAAGACCATTCTTTAATCAAAGAAGATCTTGAAATTGTTAAACCAAAAGAATGTGATTTAGAAACTAAATTATTAAATAGTTATCCATCTACATTTAATGAAAGTTGTAATGTAATATCTAAAGATAGAGCTTTTATCTATGGATTTTTTTATAGAGATGGGAGTTGTAAAAAATATAATTGGGTATTGAATAATTCAGATATGGATATTTTGAATAATTTAAAAAATTTATTACAAAAGGAATATCCAGATTCAATACCAGTTATATATGATACTTTAGAATCATCCGGTGTATATAAATTAACTGTAAATAATCCTAAAAATATAGTTCTTGAATTTAGAGATAAATTTTATGATAGTGATAAATCTAAAAAAATACCAACTGAAATATTGAATAGTAATAATGAGATTATTCAAAGTTTTTTTAATGGTTATTGGGCAGCTGATGGATGTAGAAAAGATAAAGAGAAAATTGGATGTACAAGATTTGATAACAAGGGTGATATTGGATCTGCTGGATTATATTACTTGATGAAAAAACTTGGATATAACGTTTCCTTAAATACAAGAAGCGATAAAGAAAAAATATTAACACTAACAATTACAGAAAAATCTCAAACAAAAATTAGTAATCAAATTAAAACAATAGAAAATATAGACCATAATGATTATGTTTATGATATTGAAACTAGTATTGGAAGGTTTTCTGCTGGTGTAGGAGATATTGTTATTTCAAATACGGATTCTGTATTTCTTCGTTTCAAATATAATCGTGAAGATTTTGAAATGAATAGACGTGATACTTTTAGACTAGCAACAACTTGTGGAGATAATTTAACTGAAAATATTTTCAATAGAAAGCCTATAGAATTAGAGTTTGAAAAAGTATTTCATCCATTTGTTTTATTAACAAAAAAACGTTATATTGCAAACAAATATGAAAATCCAAAGGATCCATTCCAGCTTAAATGCGTTGATGCAAAAGGTATTGCATTGACTAGACGTGATTATTGCCCAATGGTAAAAAAATGTTATAAACAGATTATTGATACTATATTAAATGATAAATCTTCAACTGGTGAAACAGTAAATAATAGTGAAGATTCTGTTAAACTTAGTACAGAAGTATATCGTAAATTTATAGATGATATCTACAATTATAAAATTAATATAGATGATCTCGTTGTTTCTGCAATGTTGGCAAGCAGTTATAAAACACGTCCTGTTCACGTTCAATTAGCTGAACGTTTAAAAGAACGTAAAGAAGAAGTGCAAATTGGAGATAGAATACCATATATTTATATTGAAAGTGATGATCCGAAACGACAAAAGTCTGAACTTGGAGAAGATCCACAATATGCCATAAAACATAATTTGAAATTTAATAGAAGTTGTTATTTAGAACAGTTAGCAAAACCTATTCTTGGATTTTATAAAATTGTATTAAAAGACCGTCAAGACCTATTGGATGAAACAATTGATTATACAAATACTACATTGGTACGATGTGGAGGTAAAGCTCTTAAACCCAGTGACTTTAAAATTGAAGATTAATAAGAATCAGTTTTACTTTAAAATTGAAGATTAATTATTATTTAATACGTACATCTCTTTTTTCATCAGTATACCATTGATAAAATGCTTTTAATTCATGTTCTTCTCTAAATGGAAAATATCTTTCACATACACGATGTATAACACTTTTTTGTGGAAGTATATTATCTTGTATATCGTCAAAAACTTCATTTGTTACTAATGTTGTACAAAATTCGCCAAGAATTCTTTTATTTTTTGAATTCATTCTATGCGCATATTTTACATAATCTTTGCCGTATCTCCAAAAATAAATATCAGTTAGGGCATATTCGTTTAATGGTTTGTTAAGTAAAATTGATACTACATGTGTATCATCAAAGTCGTCTGTTTTAATGTAATGGAAAGAATTATCACCACAACATCTGAATGTAATTAATTGTAAACGTGCAGTTGTGTTTAATAAAAAATCTGTAATATATTCTTCAACGTTCCATTTTAGCCATTGATTATCATTAATAACTATTAATGGATCATCTGTGTTTATATATTTTTCAGCTAATAGGATTGAACAAGCATTTCCTTCTGTTTTTGATTCTGAACGTATAATTGTACAACCTGGATACATTGATTCTAAAATTTTGTCTATTTTATGTAAACGACACAAGTGTTCTCGTATAACAAAAATATAATTTGCATCTATTTGTAAATTACCTATTACCCAAGATAACATTGGTTTTCCAAACATAATTAATGCACGTTCCATTCTATAACTACTCCTTAAAAAACGAGTATTATCTCCCATTATTGGAACAACTATATTAATAGATTTTTGAAAAGGAGTCTTTTTACCAATAGATCGGTTTTCATCTTCATAATACAGTATACTATTTAAGACTTTTTCTAAAAGTAGATTTGTGTCTATATTGTTTTCTTTGTTATTATTTAATTCTGATAGCGATAACAAACACACATTTAAATTTAATTTCCTAGCTATTTTAATAGAATTATAATCGTAATCAATTACCATTATGTTACTTATACAAATATTATGGTCAAGTAAATCAGATATAATTTTCAAGTAATGATCTTTTATAGAACATATTCCATTAGAATCATGTGTTTTTAATAATCCAGAAAATTGTAATTTGAATAATTTTCTATTTATATCTTTTACAGAAATATTATCAACTACATAAAGAGTATATCCTCTAGATTGTAAATCTTTGAAAGTTGAAGCTAATACTTTTACAAAATTATCATTTTCATCAAAGTTTGTTAAATTAAAAATTATAACACGTATCATTTTTAATATATATAAACAAAGATAATTTTTATAGTTAACTTATCTAGTTTTAAGATTTCTGAAATGTTTTTGTATACGATTGAATTCATCAGTATTTTCAGGATAATGAATTGTATAACCATCATTGTGAGGAATAGGTGATCCAGATTTATAACCATTTGTATGAGGATATACATTCCAAAAAATAGTTCCAGTTACATATTTACGTTTTTCTATTTCTGTAAACCAATCTTCACCAAAATGACAATCGTATTCTCCTATGATATACGCTTTACCAACATTTGATGCAGATACTCCACCAAAATCAATTCTATAGTAATCTTTTCCATAAAAATGACCACTGTAAACATCTAAACTGTTAATTTCAAAATCATTGTTTTGACCAAGAGCTTCATCTACTCCGTGTAAAACTAAATGATTAGTATCAATTGATTTAATATATGATGAAATATCACGTATCCAATCATTAGTAGGAATAGATGTACTATCTGCACCAGGACGGATATTTCCTAATTCGTTACCTAATTCTATTAAAAAAAGTGCTGGATCATCTTTTAAACGATACCCTGTATATTTATTTTTGTGATTTAACCATTGGTAAATATATTTTTTAAAATCATTTCTAATATCTATATTTGACCAAAACTCATTTTTAGGTAAACCTCTTGTCTTAGAAAATTCACCATAACTACCATGATAATAGTTATATCCATCAATTAAAGGAACTACTAATTTTATGTTGTATAAATTTGCCATATAAAATGCATAATCAATAGGTTCCCACGCATTCGGATTTAAATTATTATCAAAAGGTCTCAGAGCATTACGTGATCCACCTGAAAAACCTAAAGTATGAGACCGTATTACAGTTGCCCCAATTTCTTGAGCAATCCGAAACATTTCTTCTGTTTGCACATTTTTAGGATAATCATATTCTTCTGTTAATCCTAACCAATAAGCATTAAATCCAACAGGTGTAAACTTGTATCCATCTAATATAAAATTTTTACCAGTCCATTTCACAAAATTAACTGTATTAGTGTTTGTAGGTTTAGTAATGTTTTTTATATCAGGTTTAGTAATGTTTTTTATATCAGGTTTAGTAATGTCTTGTAAAGTTATACGTTTGGGATGATTTTGTGTTGTTGTATTACACGGAGATGCTGAACCAAATGTTATACACGCTATTGTCAAATAGATTGTTTTAAACATAATATCGCGTTAGTTTATAAAATTCTAGTTTTTATTTTAAAATTTAATTTCTTTTTATATAGTAAAACTTTATGAAACGTGCATTTTTATGTGGTATTAACTATATTGGTACATCATCTGCTTTGAATGGATGTATTAATGATATAAATAATATAAATAATTTTTTGGTAAAAAATTGTGGATATGATCCCAAGAATATTACAATTATGACAGATGATCCTAAATGTCAAAGGAAGCCAACAAAAGAAAATATGGAAGCTGGTATACGTGCATTATCGGTAGGATGTAAAGCAGGTGATACAATAGTATTTTATTATTCAGGTCACGGATCTGATATAAAAGATTCAAATGGGGATGAAAGTGATGGAAGAGACAATGTTTTAGTACCATTAGATTATGAATCGCGAGGTATTATTACAGATGATTGGTTATTTACTAATTTAGCATCTGTATTACCAGCTGGTGTTACATTATGGGTTTTTACAGATTGTTGTCATAGTGGTACAATGATGGATTTGCAATATAATTTACAATGTAATTCTGTTTGTAAAAATCCTAAACCTATAAAATACAATTCTGCAGATTGGTCTAATCAATTTGGTATGTCAACCGAAAGGAATAAATTAACAACTGCTGATGTTTATCTTTTTTCAGGATGTTTAGATCCACAAACTTCGGCAGATGCTACCATTCGCAATCAAGCACAAGGTGCATTTACAGCTTGTTTCTTGGAATTTGTACAAGCTAATTCTACAAAACGACCAGATGGAACTCTTGTTTTTAATTCTGGATCACAAACATTAAGTAACATGTTAAAGGAAATAAATTGTCGTTTAGTTATTAATGGTTTCAGTCAAAGATCACAACTATCGATGGGTAAAATCAAGGATTTTACTAAAAAGTTTGCTTTATAAAATTTATGTTTACTAACAATTTGTTTTAAATAAAATTATTATTTTATTTATAATTAGTAATAATGTCAAGATATGCAATATTATGTGGTTTAGATTATGATTCAATAGATTCTAATAATAATGACAATAAATCGAATTATAATATTGCAAACATGTATAATTTTTTAGTACAAAAATGCGAATATAGTACTCAAAATATAAATATTATAAGTGATTGTATAAATTTAAGTAGAAAATCAACATCTCGGTTAAATATACTTAATTGTATAACTTCCTTGGTAAACCAGTGTAAATCAGGAGATTCTATATTTTTATACTATTGTGGTCACGGATCATTTAAAACTCAAAGAGATGTTTTTGATAATATCATAGTATCCAATGATAATAAATCATCTGGATGTATTGAAAATGATTTATTATATAAAATATTAATACAAAATCTACAACCTAATATCACATTGTATATATTCTTTGATTGTTGTCAAAGTGCCCCAATGTTCAATCTACCATACCATATAGAACCAAATATAATTTATAAACCACAGAAACCCCCAGAAAATATCATAGATATCATAGATATCATAAAAGAAGACGATGATAAACAAATTCCAAATGAACAAAAACAAGAGATTTTTTCATTTTTGGAATTTGAAGAATTACCAGAAGAATTACCAGAAGAATTACCAGAAGAATTACCACAAGAATTACCAGAAGAATTACCAGAAGAATTACCAGAAGAATTACCAGAAGAATTACCACAAGAATTACCAGAAGAATTACCAGAAGAATTACAAGAAGAATTACCACAAGAATTATCTGAAAAAATCCCAGAAAAATATATAAACGACGATTGGTGTAATAAATTTAAAATAGAAATTGGAAAACATATACATAAAAACAATAAAATATATATATTTTCGTCATACGTTGAAAAAAAATATTTACATGATAATTGTAAAGGTTCACATGGGGATTTTACGAATTGCTTTTTAGAATTCTGTAATGATAATTTTTATCGTAATGAAATAGGAGTTAAAAAATATACTCCAACCAAGATGTGTGATATTTTAAAAAGTATTAATTGTAGACTATATATGAAAAATTCATTACAAAAAGTTAAATTATCTGTATTACAGATTGAAGATATTAATGATTTCTTTTAAATGAACTAGGTGTGTAAATTGTAAAATTATCAATTGTTATGGAAGAATAATTTTTTAATAAAGTTATTGTATCATTGTATTTTTGTATTGATTTATTTTTTACAAAAATGAATGGATTACATGTATTAATTGTTCCTAGTGCTCCTAGAATGACATCATTGACCAAATCAGAATTTGTATAAATTATAAAAACTGGTTTTGTATATTTTAAATGATCTAACGTATATGTTTCAGGAATGTTTTTGTTATGGGATGTTTGATGTGTTGATCCAAGTAATCCATGGTAAAATTTGATATGATTATGTTTATTATTATATGTAAAAATGTCTTTGTAATATTTAGCAGTTTCGTAATCAGAAATAAATGCTTCTACGTTACAAGAATGTTCTAATAAAATAGACGTTAACATAAATATAGTATCATCTGGATCAACTGATATTATTAGTTTATTTTGTAATTGTTCTTTTAATTGTCCTGTTGTCAATATTGTATCTATAATTTTTTGATAACTAATAACTTTATTATCAACATCACTTTGATGTTCGTGATAATTAATTTTAAAATGACCAACATTTGATGTTTTTATATTATTGAATAAACTATCAAAAACAATTTTATTTCTTAAAAAAATATCATCCCGAATTTTTTGATAATATGTTATATTTTTATTTGATGATTTTATACCATTTATAATGTCATCCAAACATTTATATGAAATTACATCAGGATTATCAATGTCATATATTTTGGCTATTATATTAGGAATAACTATATGTAAATCGTGATCAAATGCAAATTGTATAGAACCAGACCAACTAGATGTATAAAATTTAGATTCTTTTGGTGGAGTGAACAATAAATATTTTATATCAAAATACGCTATAGTAAATCGTAAGTCTCGTGTTGTTAAATTCAAAGAAACATAAACATAATCTTGATTGTCTTTAACAAAATCTGTCAATTCTTTAGTCAATTCTGTTGTACAAACAACTATAATGTAATCTTTTGTATCAATTATATTTTTTAATAAGCCAATATCTTTGTTGTTTTCAAAAAATGATCCTACTATTAATAATACTGTAAGATTTCTATTTCGTATAGTTTGCATAATATCCATGTTTGCAACATCTGCGTTTAACTTGTGGTCTGAGAAAAATTCTTTTGATAAAGTTTTATTAGTTATTGGTAACATAAAATCAGTTGAAAGTAAACCGGTTAATGCAAAATATTTAACATCATGTTTTTTAAAAATTTCAACGTGTTTAGGACTATGTGTTATAAAAATTAAATCATTTTTATATTGTAAAAACAAACTAAAATGAACTATATTATCATAAGATATAACAAATGTTTTTTCGCATACATTCTTATTTAAATCAGGAAAAAATGATTGTAAATCCCTAATTTCTAAATTTTTATACATTTGTTTGTAAATAGATTTATTGTCATAACGATCTTGAATATTGTATAAAATCATTTTTCTGTTTGGAAATTTTGTAGAAACTAATTCAAATAAAAAACTTAATACTTCTGAATGAAAATCTTCTTGTAAAAATCCTAATGGTTTTGTATCGGACATCTTATAGATAGTATTATAATAAACCTAATTTATGAGCGAACAACGATAAATTAGTTTGTAAATATTTTTAATAACATGGAAAATAAATGGAAAATAAATGGAAAATACTCATAAAAATAAGAAGATGATAGTTGTTTTTAAAATTGTTTTATTCAAAAGCCAAAAAAGATAATTGTTTTTAAAATTGTTTTATTCAAAAAGCCAAACGTTTTGTTGAACAAACTCATATTCCAAACGATCAAAGAAAACATCTTCGTCTTCTATAATATAGTTTGTTTTTATAACAGGTTTTTGTAAAGCAATTGTGATTTGTAGAACTGGGTTTGATGGAATAAATTCTTCAGCAGAGGTATTTAAACCTTTGTATTTTAAGCAATTTTGTCGGATTATTTTATCCATATTAGAAACGTAGTCTTTTGCGATAGTGTTTTGGGTCATTGTAATTTTCTATAAAATACAAAAAAAAATCAATTTTTTATGATATGATGGGGATTTTAAAAATATAATAAAAAAATGTGTATTTTAAAGCATTTTTAATTACATAGTATTTAATTGTTTGATATCTAGATAAAAAATCGAAAATATTTTCTTGTTAAAGATTATTAACAATGAAGATTAAAAAGAGAGATGGAAGATTAGAGCAATTGTCTTTTGATAAAGTCATTTATCGTTTGAAAAAATTGTGCAATGACAAATCTCTTGGAATCTTATCGTCTATTGATCCAGATGTAGTGGCTCAGAGAGTTGTTTCTAGTATTTACGATGGAGTAACATCGTGCGAATTAGACGAAGAAGCAGCAAGAATTGCTATTAGTATGACGGAAAATCCGGAATATCAAAAATTAGCATCTAGGATTATTGTTAGTAATGCGCATAAAAGTACTCACGAATGTTTTAGTGAAGTTATGGAGAGACTTTATTGTAATACGGATAAAGCTGATAATCCTGCTCCTATATTAGCAGATGATGTTATTGAAGTTGTAAGACAACATAAAAATACACTTAATTTTGCAATCGATTACAATAGAGATTATCTTTTTGATTATTTTGGATATAAAACACTTGAAAAAAGTTATTTGCAAAAGATTTTGAATAAAAAGACTGGTGATATGGAAGTTGTTGAACGTCCTCAGCATCTTTACATGAGAGTAGCTGTTGGTATTCATAAAGATAATATTGATGCCATTTTAAAAACATATGATTTAATTTCACAACATTACTATACACATGCTAGTCCAACTCTTTTTAATGCTGGTAGTAGATTAGCAAATTTGAGTTCTTGTTTTCTCATTGGAACTAGTGATTCTATCGAGGGAATTTATAAAACAATTACAGATTGTGGTCGTATTTCAAAAGTTGGAGGTGGTATAGGTGTTCATATTACAAATATTCGTGGAAAGGGTAGTTTAATACGTGGAACAAATGGTGTTAGTGATGGTATTATACCTATGATTAAAGTATATAATGAAACGGCTAAGTATATAAATCAGTCAGGGAAGCGGAAAGGATCTTTTGCCTGTTTTGTAAAAGATACGAAAGTATGTACTGTTAATGATGGTGTAAAAAATATTCAAGATATAGAAATAGGTGATTTAGTAGTTACTCATAAAAATCGTGTTCGACCAGTTGAACAAATTCATAAAAATGAATTAGGTGATAGAAAAATTTATAAAGTTTCTGTAATTGGAAATAAAGATATTTACGTTACAGGAAATCATAAATTTTGGTCATTTTATACTAAAAAATATAAAAAAGATAAATTATCCTTTGGATGGAATAGTGTAGAAGATTTAAAAACATTAATAGACAATAAAACAACATCAAGGCAATCATGTTATGTAAGTATGCCAACTGGTACAAATATTCAAAATGATACAGAATACATTATTGATATTATGGATTACAAGGATATTTTATTAAATGAACCACCTATTGTAAGACTTATATCTTGTAAAAATGATGAATATGAAAAGATTACTCCAATTTCTGAAAGTTTTGATAAAAATAATAATTTGAAGATATCACATGGACAATCCATTAATAGAAAATGGATTATAAATGATGATTTAGCAAATTTATTTGGTATATGGTTAGGTGATGGTCATATTAAAAAGAATAAAAATTATATTAGAGGTATAGGTTTTACAGTACATAACATAAATAAAAAACTAATTAATTATATTATTAATACTAGCAAAAAGATTTTTGGATGTAATATTACGTCATATAATTCCAAAAATTCAAATGTTACAAATGTATCTATTAATTCACATATTGTTGGTAAAATTTTTATGACATTATTTGGAAGTTATTTTAATGGTAAACGATTACCAAAAATGATATTTAGTTGGCCAAAAAACTTAGTTAACAATTTATTGGCTGGGTTAATCACAACTGATGGGCATATTGCAAAGAAAAAATCAAATATTACATTGGGATTATCAAACGAAGAATTAATGAATCAAATTTACCATTTATGTAGAAATAATGGTATTAAAACAAGTTATTTAAATAAGTATATTGGAAAGGGTAAATCTTGTTATAATTATGTTATAAGTATAGACTCACACAAAGATATTATTGATAAGATTTATAAACTTTATGATGATAATAGAATACAAAACTGCTCACCAGATAACTCAACAGATTATGAATTTATTAAAATTTTAAGTATAACAGAAACAGATAGATTAGATGAATATGTATATACTTTAGGTGTAAAGGATGATCATTCATATACAGTAGAAGGACTTTTAGTGGAAAATTGTTATATAGAGCCGTGGCATTCGGACATTTTAGAATTTTTAGATTTAAAGAAAAATCAAGGTCATGAAGATTTACGTGCACGAGATCTTTTTTATTCTGCTTGGATACCAGATCTTTTTATGAAATGTGTAGAGGAAGATGGAGATTGGTATTTAATGTGTCCTGATGAATGTCCTGGATTAACTGATGTATATGGGGAAGCCTTTGAAAGTTTATATAACAAATATGTTACAGAAAAACGATATAAAAGAATTGTAAAGGCTCAAGAAGTTTGGACAAAAATATTGGATGCTCAAATTGAAACAGGTACTCCATATATTGGGTATAAAGATGCTGTAAATAAGAAATGTAATCAAAAGAATTTGGGTACTATCAAATCAAGTAACTTGTGTACTGAAATTTCATTATATTCAGACGATAAACAATATGCTGTCTGTAACCTTGCTTCTATTGCATTACCAAAATATGTAAAATATGATGAATCAGGAAACCCTAGTTTTGATTTTGAACATTTACGAAGTGTTTCTGAATATATTATTGGCCCAATGAATGATGTGATTGATAATAATCATTATCCTCTACCAGAAACAGAACTTAGTAATATGGCACATAGACCTATAGGTATTGGTGTTCAAGGATTGGTTGACGTATATGTAAAAATGCGTTTACCATTTGAAAGCGAAGCGGCTAAAAGATTAAATAAGGAAATTTTTGAAACGATTTACTATGGGTGTTTGCAAGGATCAATTAATGCTGCCAAACAAAGTGGTTCTTATAGTTCATTTTCAGGAAGTCCATTTAGTGAAGGCAAACTTCAATTTGATTTAGCTAAAGAATTTGACGGAATTGATTTAAAAGATTACATTTCTGGTCGTTGGGATTGGGACTCTTTGAAAATAGATCTTATCAAATATGGTGCTAAAAATAGTATGTTGTTAGCATTGATGCCAACTGCTAGTACAGCACAAATTATGGGAAATTCAGAGGCATTTGAGCCAGTTGACAGTTGTATATTTAAACGACGTGTTTTATCAGGAGAGTATATTGTTGTAAACAAATATCTTGTTGAAGATTTAGTAAAATTGGGTCTTTGGTCTAAACAATTAAAAGATACTATTATTGCAAATGATGGAAGTATACAGAATATAGATGTTATACCAGATGATTTAAAAGCACTATATAAAACAGTTTGGGAAATTAGTATGAAAAGTGTTATTGAACAAGCAAGAGATCGTGGAGTATTTGTTGATCAAATGCAATCCATGAACTTGTTTATGGCAAATCCTAATTATAAACGTTTAACATCTATGCATTTTTATGCATGGAAGAATCATCTTAAAACAGGAATGTATTATCTGAGAAGTAAATCCAGTTATGCTGCTGGAAAATTTTCAATTGATGCAAATTTGGAACGAACAATTCGTGAAAAAAGAGAACGTGGTGAAAAACTTAAACGAGAAGAAGAGGAAGCTGTACTTATGTGTAGCAGAGATAACCCAGAAGCATGTATGTTATGTAGTTCTTAATTAAAACATATGATCTCCACTACTCCAATCACTACCCGAATCACTACTACTACTTGAACTATTAGTTTTATGTTTTTTATTGTGTTTACGATGATGTTTATGATGATGTTTTTTGTTATGTTTATGGTGTTTGTGGTGTTTGTGGCTATGCTTTTTGTGTTTACAATCGTGTTTGCATTTACATTCGGCATTATTTTTAACTTTAACGTGTGGTTTATCTACACATAATTGTATATGTGGTTGAATTTCTACAGTCATTGGTATTTTTTGTGGCGAGCATTTTTTTTGTGAACATTTTTTAGTCATTTTAATATTGTATATATTAGACATAATATTAAAAATGTACATTTTGTACATAATGTTTTTTATTTATTGTATTTTTTCTTTACAAGGTGTGCAAATACACACTGCATTATTTTTAAGAGTTATTTTTGGTTTATCAACGCATATAGTAATATTTGGTTGAATTTCCACATTCATTGGTACAGCGATTATTTCACAAGGTTCAGGTGGACAATCAGGATCTACAGGTGGATCTACAGGTGGATCTAAAGGAGGTACTACAGGGTCTACAGGAGGTACTACAGGGTCTACAGGAGGTACTACAGGAGGTACTACATGAGGTACAGGTTTTTGTAATGGTGCTTGGGTAGGTGTAGGTTCAAAAATATTTGGGAAATTTGTGTTGGGGTTTGACATTTTTATATAATATATATATATAAAAAAAAATTTTCATAATTAATGTGTTATTTGAACAAAATATCTTTTATACGTTTTGTAATATATTTGTAATTTTGTATGTATTTTGTAATTTTACAATGTATTTGCAGTTATGTATTAACTCGAAATATATATAATAAAAATTAAATAAATGAATACTTATTTTAAATATGACATTTAGATACCAAATTGTGGTTATTTTTTTTATATATTAATTGTAATATGCCTGATAAGAAACCTTCTGTAAAACGTACTAGGCGTACAGATCATAAAATGACATTGGCTGATTATATTAGAAAACATTCTCCTATAAAGGCTGGGTTAAGAATTCCAGATGAAGATAAACCTTTAGCAAAATACAATAAAATTATGAATAGACTTTATCTAGGAAATTTTCAAGCTGCTAAAGATAAAGATTTTTTCAAGAAAAAAAACATACGTGCTGTATTAAATTGCTCTAAAGATATACCAAACCATTTTGCAAGCAATAAAAACATCGAATATATGAGAATCCCCGTAGATGATTCTTTAAAACAAAAAGATTATGACTTGATGTTTGACTTTATGCCTGTCATTGTTGCCTTTATACATAAACACATTGTTGTGCAGAAAGGCAACATACTCGTTCATTGTTATGCAGGGAGACAAAGGAGCGCCATCAGTGTAGCGGTATATTTAGTCGACAAATATGGTCTTGATCCTAAGGAAGCTTGCAAAGTGGTACTCGATAAACGTCCAGAAGCATTTCACTTTGGCAAAAGTCTAAATTTTGACCAAGCTCTTAACAAATATTACAGAACATACAACAAAAAGAAACCATAATAAGTTTAATTTAATCGTTTAATAATATTTTTATTAAATTATCTAATTTAAAGATACTGATATTAATAAAAATATTACAAATGAATATAGCACCAAAATAGATAAACTTTAATGAATTAGTAAAAACAAGTAATACCACGCTTTCATTAAATATACAAGATCGTTTATAGAAAAAAACCCTAATATTAAAATAAATACAATTAGGTACATTTAGTAATGAATTAGATGCTGCAATAGCGTATAATAAACAAGCTGAGCAACTAAATAAAGATTTTAATTGTAAATATAAAATTAACAATTTTTAAATTAGCTAAATATGTATCGAATTTAAAAATAATCTTTATATAAATAGATATATTAATGCATGTTATAGACACAATGAAAGACGTAAATAACGATAAAAAATTAAAAGTATTGTTCAGAGGATGGTTTAATATACCACATAGTTATAGTATGGTAAATTGTTTTCAAATTGTTAATTTATACAAACGATACAAGGACAATATAGAGTTTTATATTGAAGAAATGCCATATTTTAGACAAGAGTGGAATGCAGTTAAAAAATTGGTATATAGTGAAGAATATAATCAGATTGTTAGAAATTTTAAACAGTGGAGTGGTGAGGAAATTGATTTAGTTTACAGTATTACATATCCTTATAATATGGATATGGTTACTGTTAATGGTAAAAGTGTTCCAAAATGCGTTTTTTATACATCGGAGTTTGCTACATTAGAACCACATTATTTTAGTTGTACTGATACAGATTTAACGAGTGATGAGAAGATTAAAGAATATATTTCAAATACTAACAATTTATACATGACATCTCCTAGTGTATGGTCGTCTTTAGGTATGAAAAAGTATGGTTTACCAGATACTAGAAATAATATTATTACACACGGAGTTGATCCAGATTTATTCAAATATGATATTACAAGACGGCGACGTGTTAGGGATTTTTACAAGGTTGAAGATAATGATATTTTAATGATTAATATAGGATCAATGACTAGAAACAAGGGTATGTTGTATATTATTCAGATCTTGAATATTTTAGTAAATCGTTTTGGTAAAACGTATTATAAATTATTGTTAAAGGGAACTGGTGATTTGTATAATTCAAAAATGTTTTTAGAAATTTATTTTTCAGAATTGCGTAATGCAAATGCAATAACATCTGAAGAGATGGATATTTTATTGACAAAAAATATTATTTTTACAGATAAAACATTGAGTTATGAAAAGATTAATGATTTATTTAATGCTGCTGATTTATATTTTTCACCATATTTTGCAGAGGGTTTTAATTTAACTTCTTTAGAAGCTTTATCGGCTGGATTACCTGTTGTAATACCAGAAACAGGTAGTACAAGGGAATATATTAGGAATATATATGATAATGGTGGTCAAGAACATATTTTGTATATACCATCACAGGTTGTTGAAGATGAGCGTGGGTTTAAGCAAAACAATATTGACTTTAAAGATTTATTGGATGTGTTTTTAACAGGTGAAGATAATATTCGTAATTTGCAAAAGACGAGGGCAACAGTTGGAGTAGATAGTTATAAGATTATGAAAAATTATATAACGGATAATTATAGTTGGAATAAGGTAGCAGAATTATTGTTTAATTATTTCGAGTACATTTATAATAATTCTTTATAATTTGTATAGGAAGTTTTTTTCTTTGTAATTAATAAGAATGGATATAGTAATATTATTGTTATTAATTATTGGTGTGGCGTTTGTTGCAGTTTCTTGGGCAAGAGCTGATTTACGATGTCCTCCACCTAAAATTGTTTATAGGTATGTTCCTAAGCATAATTTAGATGTACAATTTGGTACAGAAAATTCACCAGCTGAAATTTTTAAAGATATGTTTGTAAAACCTAGTCCTTGGATAGGTGGTTTTGGTTTAGGTAATAAAGCATTTAGTACAGAAATGCGAAATGCGCCAAAAAAAACAGAAACTCAAGCTCAATCTAGAGTTCAACAGCAAGTTCAACAGCAAGTTCAACAGCAAGTTCAACAGCAAGTTCAACCACAAGTTCAATCTAGAGTTCAACCGCAAGTTCAATCACGAGTTCAACAGCAAGTTCGAACTAAGGTTCAACCTAATGTTGTTCGACGTAAAATTCAACCTCAAGTGTTAGTTAAAAAATAATCATATATGTGTGTTATTCGTATAAACTTATTTTCCAAGATGATTATAAAAAGGTTTGATGTTTTCGTCATTCAGGTCAATTTTTATAGATTTGTATATAAATTCGATTGATAAACTTTCATCTTTTTATAATAATTTTAACTTTGGTTGGAAGATGAAAACGTATATGACTACAGCATTAGTTAATTCGTTTTCTTATAATTTAATTCGTCAAGTTCCGTTAATAGAAGGCTTGATTGTATTTGATGGTTTGATAAGTGCTATTAAATTTAGTATTGAATATATATATTATAAAATAAAGGATAATGTATTAGTTACAAAACCTGATTATAGTAATGAGAATTTAAGATTGGAGTTTATCAAGGCATATAATTCAATGTATAAAATTGATATGTTAGATAGGTATATTATATATGGTTGTGTATATTTTATTTATGGTTTGACAAGTTATTGGTTTGACAATAGTACTAATACTAATATTATATTATATTGGTCAAGTTTTGTTGTTGTTTTACCTGTAGTTCAAAATAGATTATTACAAGTGAGTTGGGTTGGTAATATGTATGTTAATTATAAGGAAAATAAGGTAGTATTTGTATCATATTCATTATCAAAGTGTATAATATCAAACATTCAGGATTTGGATACATCTATTAATCATATACAAAATTATCATATATTTGTGTTATACAAGTATTTGACACTTGATTTAGCATTGAGTTTTTTGAAATCGTATGTTTTTATATTTGTATTGTATTATTTGCGTAGTTCAGAGGTTACTTATTATTATTATAAAGCTATAAAATTGGCGTATTATTACAGTACTGGTTATTTATTTAATTCTATAACACGAAGTGATTCTATTTATGTAATAAATGTTATTGTAAAGGAAAAACGTTGGTTTGACATTGATAAAATAGAGATTGTACATGCATTTTATCGTGTTATATCAGATAAATACAATAGCAAAAATACATTTAGGACGACTTTGCATTTTAACATTATAAAATTTTGTACGTTATGGAGTATAGTATGTTTTTTAAAAATGTTTACAGCTCAGATAATAATAAGTGTGACATTATCTTACTTACTTATTTCTGAATACATAAATCCGATGTATAATTCTGATAGATTAAAGAGATATGTAACAGCTGTGTGTATATGTTGGTTTATATTAACAAATGTAAATGATTTAATTATAAGTGCATTTTTTGTATTAAACCCTGTAATTTTTTATATTTTTGAAGAAATATTATTTTTTGTAAGAAATTTAAATGATATTAAAAAGATTTTAAATTATTACAGTTCAGATAATAAACAAATTTTGAAAACATATTCTAAACGTTTAAATACGAGTTCTATAAAAGATAATGAGTATATATTTATAACACGAGGTAAAAAATAGTTTTAATATTTGTTGTGTAAAATTTTTGTATTTTTTTTAGATGTATTTCTTAAAAAATACATATATGAGTGTTCATATGTATAATGATATTGATATAAATAGTATAAAGTTTGATAATAAACCTTATAAAAAAATAAAAACTATACATATAGATGACAATGTGGTTGTAAAATCTATTTATTATATAGACATTTATTATAAAGACAATCCTCTTTACGTTCAAATACCTAAATGTAGATTGGAAAGTTTTTGTGAGCAAGATAATTTAATAACATTATTAATAGACAAATATTTTTATGAAAATTTTGTGAAACGTTTAGAGACGAGGATAATAGATACAGTTTATGATAATTCTGAAAAGTGGTTTGGTGGTAAAAGATTTACAATGAATAAAATATTGAATTGTATAGTTTCGCTTGTCGAAAAGGTAACAAAGGATGACTATAGATTTACAATGTCATTGGGTAAGGATATAAGTGTATATGATAGATGTAATAATGTTATAAACTTATACGAAACACAGATATCAGAAAGTGATAATCCAGAGGTTGTTTGTATTTTAAGAATTGAAAACTTGCAATTTATAGATAATTTATTTACGTGTAATGTTGTTGTTGAACAATTAAAATTATATAAAGATAAACCTTTGGTTGAGTATTCTATATTAGAAAGTGTGTCATCTATATCAGAAAGCGTTAGTAATAAAAAACTAGCGAGTGAATCTTCGGAAAGCGTATTAGAAGATGAATATTTTAAAGAAACTTAATATTTATTTGATATATTATTTTTAATATCTTAGGAATTATTAAATGTTATATGATGGTCTAGGGGGTCCCTATTTAATAAGCTTTATTTACAAAATTCATTCGGCTACTTTAATACAACGTTGGTGGAGGAATTATTTGTTTAGAAAAATAATATCGAAAAGGATTATTCAAAAGGAAATTGTACTTCGATAATTAATTTTAAAATTGTGGTTATTGATAAAAATTATTTTAGTTAATATAAGTATATTTAATATGTTTGAACAGGAACTTGATAACTTATTACAAAAAAATTGGTCAGATGAAGAAAGACGTCTTATCACTTTATTAATGGAAAATGTAATTTATTACAAAAAATTAATACCAAAAAGTCTAAAACAAGACATTATGAATGCATTGCAAATGTGTAATGTTTTAAAAACAGAGTTGGAAATATATAGGGCTAAATGTAACTGTCTTGCGTCAAAAAATGTTTCTACAATAATTTCTCCAGAAGAAGAATGTAAATCGTCAGAATGCAAGTGTACAGAATGCAAGTATACAGAATGCAAGTGTACAGAATGCAAGTGTGCAGAATCTGATAAAACACTAGGCGAAATAGATGTACAAGAAACTAAATCTCTAGATGGTGGTCCTGGAACTTATCCAGATCCAGAAACAGGATTATTTGAAAGTTCCTCTAGTAATGTTTAACTTTAATTAATGTATTCAATATATTCGTTTTTTATTTTACCAATCATTTTTTTGATAAAATGAAACGCGATATTGCGTTTACTTTTTTTCTTTATTAATTGTATAAAATGGCAAGTGTTTACACAAATTTATACTTTAACCAACCCATCGTTGTACTCGATACGACAGCTGCTAATCCAACTAGTGCATCTTTATTGTTGTATGGAGGTTTTACTTCTTTAGGAGCTGCAAGATTTGCTGGCATATCATCTTTTGTTAATTCAACTCAAAGTACTACAACAAGTAACGGCGCTGTTGTTGTAACTGGAGGTGTAGCTATTCAAAAAAATCTTAATGTAGGTGGAAATACAGTTTTATCCGGAGGATTAACTGCCGGATCATTTTTTACATCTGATATTCAAACCACAAGCATTACTACAACTAACTTACTATCAACAAATATTACATCATCCTACTTATCTATTGGAACTGCTACAATCGCAAATCTATTAAATACAAATATTACCACATCACATATTAATGCAACTGACATGACAATAGGAAGTTTATTAGCTACAACACAAATTTCAGCAGGAGCTTTTTATGCACCACAATCCACAATCACTAATTTAGTTACAACTAATTTTACTTCTGGATCATTTGCAGCTAGTCAATTAATTGCCGACAATATTACAACAGGTATTCTTTTAGCAAATACATACGTAAGTGCCGCAAACGTTTATGCCCCAAGCGGAACTATCAGCAATGTCGTCTCTACTGCCACAAGTACAGGATCAATTAATGCTACTGGTATGACCGTCGGAACTGTTCTTGCCACAAGTTCTATTAGTGCAGGAAATTTATATGCACCAAGTGGTACTATCAGCAATGTCGTCGCTACTGCTACAAGTACGGGTTCAATTAATGCTACTGGTATGACCGTCGGAACTGTTCTTGCCACAAGTTCTATTAGTGCAGGAAATTTGTATGCCCCAAGTGGTACTATCAGCAATATCGTCTCTACTGCTACAAGTACAGGTTCAATCGATGCAACTGGAATGACTGTAGGAACTATTCTTGCTACTAGCTCTATTAGCGCAGGTAATGTATATGCACCAAGTGGTACAATTGACAACTTAAAAGCTGTTAATGCAACTATCGGAAGTGTTTATTCTACTATTGGATCTTTTTCTACTTTAGGAACTTCTTGGCTTGGAGCTTCAACCATCACAGGTGCTAATATGTATCTTTCTGCAGATTTATTTGTAGCAGGTACTATTACAACTGTTAATATTACTACAACTAACTTATTAGATACTAACTTTTCTGGAGGAATTGCAAATATTAGTCAAAATTTGGTTGCATATGGTAACAGTAACACTATTGGTTCTATCTTTACAACAGACGGTAATGTAGGTATTTCAACAAATGCACCAGCTTATAAACTTGATGTTAATGGAACCTCAAGATTTGTTAATGGCGTTATGGCTAATACTGGAATAACATCTGGTGCGCTTAATGTAACAGGAGAATCTTTGTTACAAGGAGCCGTTACTGCAGGTGCTTTAGCTGTAACTGGAGCTTCTCTTTTACGCCTCGGAGTTAGTGCTGGATCACTTAATGTTACAGGATCTTCAGTATTACACGGAGGACTTACTACAGGTTCTCTTACCGTAACTGGCTCCTCTAGCTTTAATAATGGTATTACAACAGGATGCTTAAATGTTACTGGTGCCTCTATCTTATCTAGTGATGTAACTATGGGATCTAATGTAACAATTGCTGGACCATCTCTTAAAATTCCTGTCGGAGATACTGCCGCTAGACCAGGAACTGCAAGATCTGGTGACATTCGTTACAACACGGAATACCAACAATTCGAAGGTTATGGACCTGGAAATGCATGGGGATCTCTTGGTGGTGTAATTGATATTGCTCAAACTACCAAAGTTCTTGCTTCTGAAAGTCCAAGTGTAACTGATGGTAATCTTTACTTCTTTACTGTAGGTAGCGAACGTATGAGAGTAAACAGTGCAGGTAATATTGGTGTTGGTACAACTGCTCCAGCATATAAACTTGATGTACAAGGAACTCTTGGTGCTTCTATCGGTTTAACCGCAGGATCTCTTAACGTAACTGGAACTTCTATCTTGAATGGTACAGTTACAGCAGGAGCTTTATTCGTTACAGGAGGAGCTCTTGTCCAAGGTGCTGTCACTATCAGCGGAGCTACTACTATTGATAGTTCTCTTACTGTAACTGGTGCATCAGTTTTTAATAATGGTGTTACTGCTGGTGCTTTAGCTGTAACCGGAGCTTCTCTTTTACGCCTTGGAGTAAGTGCAGGATCTCTTAATGTAACAGGAGAATCTTGGTTACAAGGTGCTGTTACCGCTGGTGCTTTATTCGTTACAGGAGGAGCTCTTGTCAAAGGTGCTGTCACTATCAGCGGAGCTACTACTATTGATAGTTCTCTTACTGTAACTGGCGCATCAGTTTTTAATAATGGTGTTACTGCTGGTGCTTTAGCTGTAACTGGAGCATCTCTTTTACGCCTTGGAGTAAGTGCAGGATCTCTTAATGTAACAGGAGAATCTTGGTTACAAGGTGCTGTTACCGCTGGTGCTTTAGCTGTAACTGGAGCTTCTTTGTTACGTCTTGGTGTTAGTGCTGGATCGCTTAATGTTAGTGGTGCTTCTATCTTATCCAGTGATGTTACAATGGGATCAAGTGTAACAATTGCTGGACCATCTCTTAAAATTCCTGTCGGAGATACTGCCGCTAGACCAGGAACTGCAAGATCTGGTGACATTCGTTACAACACAGAATACCAACAATTCGAAGGTTATGGACCTGGAAATGCATGGGGATCTCTTGGTGGTGTAATTGATATTGCTCAAACTACCAAAGTTCTTGCTTCTGAAAGTCCAAGTGTAACTGATGGTAATCTTTACTTCTTTACTGTAGGTAGCGAACGTATGAGAGTAAATAGTGCAGGTAATATTGGTGTTGGTACAACTGCTCCAGCATATAAACTTGATGTTCAAGGAACTCTTGGTGTATCAATTGGTATTACAACTGGATCAATTCTTTCTACAAGTGTAAGTTCTGGACAGATTAACTCTACCAATGCAACAGTCACAAATGTAGTCGCCACAAATCTTTCATCTGGAAACTTTGCTGTAACTGACTTGTTAGCAACCAATATTACCGCATCAAATATCCTTGTAAATACTAAAGTCAGTTCTGCAAGTTTATATGCTCCACTTGCTACAATTAGCAATATAGTAGCTACAGCCACAAGTACTGGATCATTAGATGCTAGTGGAGTTACCGTAGGTACACTTAATATCACAACATATTTAACATCACCATCTGGAGGTATTACTAATTTAAGCTCAACGTCTATTTCTACTAGTAACTTGATTGCATCAACTGGATCTATTTCAAACTTATCATCACTTAATATTACTTCTGGAACTATGATATGTAACACAATTGATATTACACCAAGTCTTGGTGATATTTCTAAAGAAGTCAGTTTCACTGCCGCTAATAACCAAACTAGCGTCGCAAATGTAACAGGATTTGCATTCTCTAATACCATTGTAAGATCATTTACAGCATCTGCATCTGTAACAGTTATTGCAACATCTGGAAATCTATACGCAAATTATGATATCCGAGGTGTACAAAAACAAACAGGAGATTGGGCAATCAATACAACATTCGTCGGTGATAATACCGGATTTGTATTTACTATAGATAACATCAGTAGCAAAGGTCAAATACAATACACCTCAACTAATATTGGAGGATGGACTTCTGGAACTGTCAAATTCAGAGCTCATACAACATCAGTTGCTTAAAAATACATATTTTAATTTATTTAATCATATCAAAATGATTAAATATATCTAATTTTTTATAAAATTTTGTTTATTAAAAACACTTAAGCACTAGCCTTCTTTGGGAAATGAGGAGACAAATATCTTTGTAGCTTAAGATAAGTATATACCAATGGTGAATTAGCATCGTTAGGATCCTTTGGTTCAATAGCTGGCCCAAACAACTTGTGAAGAGCTGCATCAGGAACAATCTCACGTCTGTGATCTGGATTTTGAAGATCCTTTTCCTTAATATAACTAGTAATGTGTCTAGTAACATCAGTTCTTGCAATAGGATCTCCCTTCTTAACACCAAATTGAGAAAGGAAGCTATAAAGATCATCTGATACAATAACAGGTGATGCAAAGCCTGATGGCTTTCTTGGAGTTGCATCATCTGATTGTGTCTTCTTCTTTTTTGATTTCTTAGAAGCTTCCTTTACAGCATGTTCGTGATCACGTTGCATTTTTCTCAATTCTTGAATTTCACGTTTCAAGTCATTCATAAGAGTTTGTCTAGATTTAATCATAAGTTCAAAACGTTGTTTCATAGAAGTAGCATCAGTTGTTTCTGCTTCTGCAACAGTTTCAGTTACAGTCTCAACTGGAGTAGGAGTAGGCTCTACAACAGGAGTTGGAACAGGTGCTGGCTCAACTGGAACCTCTTTAACTTTTGTAATTTTCTTAGTAGTTTTTGCAGTTGCTTTAGTGGAAGTAGTTACTTTGCTCATTTGTTTTTTTAATGTTACTATAGGAATTTTTTTAAAAAATCTTACGCACTAAGGCTATAAATAAAAGGAAAAAATACTCAATAATCAATTTTTTCTTATTCGTTTTATCCGGGTATTTTTAATAGTATTTTTATTTAAGTAATCTACTATAAAATTATGATAGGAAATGATGGGACATTTTATATAATTGATTCTACATTAAGAGAAGGACAACAAAATTCACTTTGTAATTTTACATTAGCCCAAAAAATGGATTTATTATTACTATTAGATCTCTTTGGTATAGAATATGCCGAATTAACAAATCCTAATGCGTCCCAAATTGCGTTTGATGAGTTTCAATCACTTATAAATTTCAAAATAGAAAAACAATTACGAATAAAATTGGTAGCACATATAAGAAACCATAGGGATGACATTGAAAAAGTTTTACAATTAAATGATGTAAATGGTATCAGTTTAGTTATAAGTACAAGTCGTGTGTTAATAGATGCGTCTCATAAACGGACAACTGATCAAATTATTGAAGATGCTGTAAATAATTTAAAATATATAAAAACAAAAAATAAAACTATAGAAGTAAGATTTTCTACAGAAGATTCATTTAGAACAGATCCAAATGTTTTATCAAAATTATTTCTTGCTATAGAAGATTATATTGATAGAATTGGTATAGCCGATACTATAGGTGTAGCAACACATCAAGATATAGAAAATACTGTATCTATAATTAAAAATTCAACAAGTTCTTCTTTAGATATAGAATGCCATTTCCATAATGATTCTTCTAGTGCTGTTTATAATGCTTACACAGCCCTAATAAATGGATGTACACATATTAATACAAGTATACTAGGTCTAGGTGAAAGAAATGGAATTACAGATTTATCTGGTTTAATAGCAAGATTATATACTACACACCCTGAATGTCTTAAAAAATATAACTTACACATACTAGACAAACTTGATAAATTTGTATCACAATGTATAAATGTACCAATACCAATAAATAATCCTATTACTGGTAAATGTTCATTCCATCATAAAGCTGGAATCCACACAAATGCAATGAATAATGATAAGAATAGTTATGAAATAATAAACCCTAAGGATTTTAATTTGTCTAATAATATAGTAGTATTTAGTTCAATTATGGGTTATAACTCCCTAGACGTATTCCTAGAACAAAATTTACCTAATATACATGAAAAGTTAACAACCTGTTATATAAAAAAATTATGCAACGTTATTAAAACAGAAATTTCTAAAAATCCACAGCTTTATAATAAGATGAACCTTGATAGAAATTTTGCCATAGAATATATTTTAAAAACAGTAGGTTAAATTTATAGTCATATTATTATATGTATATAAATTGTTTAATGTGTAAACTATATTTTTAAGCTGAAGAAGCCAAGTAAAGCGTATAAGCGTGGTAAGCACCAGCAGCTGCAACGGCAAATTTAACATATTTTTCAATATCACCACCTCCAGTAGCAATTTTAACAGCATCCATACCATTGTATGCGACAAGACCCCAGTTTAGGGCACCGGCGACTAATAAGATTTGTATAAGCAAAAGCACGATTTTTTGAGAATCCATTTTATTTTTATACTATATAATAATAAAAAAAATTATAAGAAAATATTTATTATTTGACTATTAAATTGTTTTAAAAATATTTTTGATTGCCATAAATATTCCTTGTTGATCATATCTAAACAAATATTATCAGGATAATATTCTAATAATTGTTTACTATTTGTATTAAACATTCTATACAATTTCCTATACAAATCTATATTTGTTGTACTCATAATCTCTAATAATGAATCTTTTGGTAAAACCATTAATAATTGCTCTAATGGATCAAAAGGAACTGACTTGTAAAAAATACTTGAATATTGCCTATGTAATTTTAAATACTCAAAAATATCACTTGCAAAAGGCACAGCGTGATGACTATAACACCATGACCAATTATCGTGACAATGATTATTGTAATACCCAATTACCCAATTCAACCCATTTATATAATCTTTACAACTCGTTTCAACATCCGTAATACCGTAAAACTTATAATATCTTGTTTTGTATTCATTTTGATTAAACTGAATATAATCGTTTTTATAAATAAAAATGTTTACATTATTGTTATTGATATAATCTAAATCATATGTATCCCTATAACAAGATTTATCTGATTTATATACACTGTAAATGTTCTTGAAAAATAAAGGTTCCGTTTTTGATAAATGATAAAATAAATCACATAACATATTCATTTCTATTACACCTTTGAAATCACCAACACATGACTTTAATTTTTCAATACATATTAAACTTTTATATTTACCAGTATTGATTAACAAGCTATAATATTTTAAAAGGACATTTATACCACCCTGTTTAATTAATAATGATGGTATATTTTCCAAAAAATCATTTCCTAATAAAAAACACAGAAATATATAATCATATATTAAATTTTCATCTGATATAATAACATGATTATCTAAATTAGATCTAAGATCTTTACATACATATTGTTTTAGTTTTTTAATTGCAACATACGTATATACCCTATCACGTTCTAATAATTTACTATTAAATGTATTATCTCTTATTAATACTATATTTTCAGATCTTACACTTATTAAACTTAACATAATCAAATCAGCATCTAACCCATAAATACAAGTTTTCTTATCGTCCTTTATATTTGATATTATTTTCATCATTTTATGTTCTCCTTCACCAGGAATGTTAGAGTCTGATATATAAACATCATCTAAAAATGAACTACAATCATTGATAATATTTACTTTAAACACTTGTAATTTTCTAGTTAATTTATCCATAAAATTAGTACCAGGAGTAATCTTATTTGAATTCCAATGCACTTTAGATTCAATCTCTCCATCACCTTTGTTATCACATTCTATTTTTTTATCTAACAATTTGAAAAAATGAGATTTGTATCTTCTTTCTCTTTGCTGATTAATTTTTGCACGTGGTGCTACACCATCTATCATTATATAAAGATATTTTGGCTTAATAACATTTAATATATATCTAGTATAATCTATACAGCCATTTATAATTTCATCTTCTATATAATTAACATCATCCGTATATAATAAATTTTGTAAAACTTGTTGAGCACACGGATGAATCATACTATTGTAATCCAAAAACAAATAATCAATGTCTGATTTAGAAATTGTTGTTTCATCTACTGTAAGATCATTTTCTGTATTGTATTTTTTATATACCGTATAAAAATACCATGGTATACCCATACTTTGTTCCTTAATAAAACATAAAACATTTTCATTTTTTATTAGAAATATACATCAACATATTTTATATATTAACTTATATACGTTTGATAAACAAGCATACAATTCTTATTATCATTAAATTCAAAACCTTGTTGATGCAATAAATTTTTAAAACGTCTAAATTCGTTTTCTGCGTTTTCTTCACTTGTTGTTATTTTATCTACAATAAATTCTTCTTCAATTTCATTGTCAGACTCGTACTCCTCTTCTATTTCATCCTTTTCATCAAGATCTTCATCTTCTTTTAAATCGTCTTCTTCTTGTTTCTCCGAATCTTCCTTTTCTTCTTCATTATCTGACATATGAAAAGAATCTTCTGTTATATCAACTACACTTTCATTCTCTTGTTGATTATCATAATCACTAGTATTCCCATCTAAAATATTCATTTCATCACTTTCTGTAGTCTTAATTTCCCTAGATCTATTGCTTTTTATAAATTTTATACTCGTTATTATTCTATGATACACACTTCCTTTCTCAAAACGATTTTTAGATTTATTGTATTCTTTAATTAGCAAATCAGGATCTGTTATATTTTCAAATAAACGTTTCCTGTTTATACGATTTTTTCTTTTTATTACAAAATTCATAGGATATTCTTTTAAATGTAAACGATTAAAATATTCGTCCCTTTTTTTTTGTACATTTTTATTTAATCTTTCTTCTATTAAATTTTTATAGTAAGTTAACAATTCTGTTCGTCTTCTATCCATTTCCTTTAATATACCACTATTTTTTTCTATCAAGTCTAAACATTTAAATATTTTTTCTAATATATCTTCATTGATATCTAACAAATTGAAAAAAAACCCATTTGAATTTTTAGTATATTCAATATTTGTCATACGTAATATATTTAATATATGCAACTTCTCTTTTGTATTTAATTTACCAATTCTTGTAATAATATTTTTAACGTCTATATCTTCTAATTTTTTATATTTTAATTCAGAAGTATTATCATCTTGATCTTCGTGGTCATCTGATTTGTCGACTTGTTGTTCTTGCAACTTGTCAAGGGTGTTTAAGGTAAAGTCGTTTATTGTATTCATTATACTATTATACAAAAAGACGTTAATAATACAATTTTTTTTTAACTAATAAATGTAATATGTCTGGAAACATTCATGATACAAACGTAAACAAATTAAAAAATGATATTGACAAACTATTATTAGATTTAGATGATATTGTTGAAAGAGGAGATTTTATAGCAGATTACGAAGATACATTAAAAAATAAATATACATATATAGTAAACACATCTGAAAATTTATGGAAATTAATAATAGGTCAATATTCAAATTTAACTTTTGATAAAACTATTTTTCTTAAAAACTTGGAGATGATGTTGGCTGCTATTTCTGATATACAAACACGTAAAATTACACAACATGACGCTTCTCAAAATATTGGTGAAAATCTGGCTTCACAATTTATACCACAACTTAAAAAATAATTGTTCATTATGTTTATTTATTTTATGTTTAATATTATATAATATAAAATGGATGAAGTAAATGTAAAAATAGACTCAACTCAATCTATTGGATTTTTCTCTAGAATGCAAGGACAAGCTATTACATCAAAAGAACCTCCTAAACCAGTACCTATTACATCAAAAGGACCACCTAAACCAATACCTATAGTTTCTAAATTTGTATCAATCGTAGAACAACCAGCAGTCGTAGAACAATCAGCAGTTGTAGAACAACCAGCAGTCGTAGAAACCCCAGCAGTTGTAGAAAAACCAGCAGTCGTAGAAACCCCAGCAGTTGTAGAAAAACCAGCAGTCGTAGAAACCCCAGCAGTTGTAGAAAAACCAGCAGTTGTAGAACAACCAGCAGTCGTAGAAACCCCAGCAGTTGTAGAACAACCAGCAGTCGTAGAACAACCAGCAGTTGTAGAACAACCAGCAGTTGTAGAACAACCAGCGGTTGTAGAAAGTTTGTCAGATGAACATATTCAGGCATCTGTTGATTTTATTAACAAGTTAAATTCAACACCTCGAATTATAGGTAATAATAAATTTCAGGAAAAAATATCTGAATTGGAAAATTTAGTAGAAAATTATAAACGTGGTGAACAAGAATCTGAAATGAAAATTAATTTGTTTAAAAAAACTATTAATACTTTACAAACTCAATTGCAAGAAAAATCGTGTCAAATTTCTAGATTAGAAACACAACATATAGATCCTCAATATGAAAAACAAATAATAGATATTAATCAAAATTTACAAGAACGTGATAATATTATTCGTAATCTAAAAGATGATATTGCAAATTTCTATAAGGAAGTAGATTTTTTAACATCAAGTTTACATGATATAACACATCAAAGAGATGATTCTAATCAACACATGAGTGATATGAAACAACGTTATTTAGCATTAGAAAATAATCATCAAAGACAAGCTATTCAACTTCAGATAAGTGGTGAAAATGTTTCCAAACTTGAAAACAAACTAAATTTAGAAGAAAATATACGTCGAAATTTAGAAAATGAGATAGAAAGTATGAAATCCGAATTAGCAAATTACAGAACTGATATCAAAAATTTAACTATAGAACGTGATCAGGAAATAGCTAGATTACAACAAGAATTACAAAATGTAAATGTTGAGGTGAATGTTGAAGAAAAATCTGAACAGGACCAGAAGACTTATATTAAAGGAAATATAAGAATAAATAGAAAAGGTCCCAAACCAAGACGTAAAATCTAGATGTAATATTAAAAATTACTAACAACTTTTATATGATAACCTACTAAGTGTTTGTTTTTATAATTATTAAGTTTTAATTTTGTTTTTAAAAGTGGGTATTCATGTGGATTCCATTCTAAATCAATGATATCTTCTAAAATACCATCGGTTTTTACTAATTCTTGTATTTTACCAGGTTTTGATTTATCAGATCTGGAAATACAGAAAATGCCATTTGCACCACCTGGGGTTTGAGAGTTTATAATAATAATAAATGCTCCTGCTTCTTTTATATTTTTTGTTTTAGTGCAATTTATATACCCCACATTAAAACTAGTATGACCTAAAAATCTTAAAAACGAATCTGTATTATTCTTTAAATTTACAGTTAAATTAAATGAATCAGGATCAGTTGTTTGAATTTTATCATTTGAATTGCCGAAAAACGTATCAAAAAATGATACTTCAGAAATAGATGGAAACTTAAATGACATGTTCTATTATATTTATATTTAATATAATAGAAATAATGTTTATACGAAATTTATATAAAATCTGTTTTTAAAAGGAAATATGTTTATTCGTTAAAGAAATATTCATTAATTTCATTAATTTTAGGTTTATTATAGAAATATTTGGATTTTTTGAATGTAGGAACTGTTATATGTTTTACACCATCTTCGTAGTCAATATTGTTTTCTATAATATTTACAGGACCTTTGATATTATTATCTTCATAATCGTAATTTTTAGCTAAATCATCTGATGATACATAATGTAATGAACGGTCACTTGATCTTTTATCTACTAACAAAACATTTTGTAAACTATTTCGTAAACTAATACTACTATTATCGTCTTGATCATCTTCAAAATTATATTCTACGTGAATATCCTTTTCTTTTATATTTGGATCTTCCACGAATTCTAAAACTGTTTTTATTTTATCTAATGGTAAAAAATCTTGTAAAATATTTTCTAAATCATTTATCAAATCTTCATTCTTTAATGATGATTCAAAGTCTTTTGGATTTTCATATACTCGCCTAGCTATTCTTCGTAAGCATTTGTAATAATATGTTTTTAATTGTGGAAGTTTATAATTTTGTAACAATGTATCTACATAAACATCTGATTTATTTATTATAATTTGAGTAGACAATCGTATAATATCCTTTAGTAATTTATATATTTGTTCTTCTGATAAGTCTTCACGTTTTTGTACCCATTTTAAAAATTTACTATATTGTTTATCTAATTTTTTATCTGACCATTTTGTAATTTGTAATAAACGTCTTTGGAAATCTGGATATAAACTAGGTCTACTTTCACGATTATTATGATATGATTTTTCTTTTTCAAATAGTTTTAACATGTATTTATAAACAAATTTTATAATAGGATTATACAATTTAGTTTTTAACCGTGCATTTTCATTTAAAATTGTTTTTAACATACGTGTACTTATGTATAACAATTATTTTTTTATTTTATTTTCTGCGAAAGGAATTGTTAATTTATAATCTATGTAATATTTAAAAAAGACAGATATGAACTTTCATACGTTTGTATTAATATCTACTATTGTATTTTATATAATTTTACGGATGTACAAGAGAAATGTAAATGATACAAATACAACAAATCCAACAGATATAAAAAAACGTAAAAGTAATCTGTTATATGTATTATTTTTACCAGTTGTAATGTACTTTTATCATTTTATGTATGGTGAAACAAATGTAATACAACATGGACAATCAGGAATTGCAAATTTACAACAACCAGTACTTGTTAAAAATGACAGTATATTTAACAGTATAAAATCATCAGAACCATTATTAACATCACCTTTTCCTGAATCAAGTATAAGTATAAGTACTTCTTCATCCAAATAACATAATAGTTTCCAAAATTTAATTTCTATGTTTTATGTAAAGTGAATGGCGGAGAACATATATTATAACACTAACAATACTTTAAACAAAATGGAGTTTTTACAACATAAATCAGAAAACAAACGTCATCATATTCATCAAGAACCAACGCAAATGTTATTAAGAAATTATATTTCAAAAGTTACACCATTTGATAATGTATTATTATATTATGATGTAGGTGTTGGTAAAACTTGTGCAGCTATAACCATTGCAGAAGGTTTTAAAGAATATATAAATAATATGGGTCGACGAGTAGTTGTATTAGTAAAAAATAAAAACATTGAGAAAAATTTTATAGGTGAGTTATTAAGTAAATGTACACGAGAAGAATATCTAGACGATGAAGAATATGATATTTATAGTGGTAAAATAACATATAGGGGATCTGATACACATAGAAATGAAATTATTACTAGAGCTAATAAAACAATATCTAAATCTTATCAATTCGTAACATATGGTACATTTATTAATAGAGTTCTTGGAGCTAAGCAATTTGAAAAAAATGAACTTGGACAAAATACGAAACGAGTAAAACGAACAGAAACCGGAGAAATTCAACGTAAACGTATAAAAGATGAAATAAAAAATTTAAACAATACAGTTATTATAGTCGACGAAGCTCATAATATAACTGGTAATGAAGTATATACTTCTTTAATGCGAGTATTGTCAAGGTCTTATAATTACAGATTAATCTTATTAACAGCAACACCAATGTATGATAATTCTACTGAAATATTTGAATTAGCAAATCTATTAAATGCTAATAATACTCGTTTTCAATTTCCTACAGGAAATAACTTATTAAAAGCAACAGAATCAGGAGATAGTTATTTGATAAAAAAACGTTCAGATTATATAAATAGATCAGCACTAAAAGGTGACGTTTATGAAATTACAGACTGGGGGAAATCACAACTAGAAAATTCTATTTTAGGAAAGATTTCTTATTTACGAGGAAATACAGAAACAAATCCTGAAAAAAAAGAACTTGGTGAACCATTACTTACAGGAAATGTTGGTACAACAAAGGTCTTCCTATGTGAAATGTCACAATATCAATATAAAGTATATTTAAGTGCACTAAAAACTGATTTGGGACAATTTTCTAAATATGATATGTCAACTGCTATAAAACGAATAGAATCAGAAGAAAATGTAATGGAAAGTGATAGAATAGTTTCAAAAGCAAGTTCGCTTTATAAAAATAGTAGTGACGCCTCTACAATGACATACCCAGAGTTTACATATGGTAAAGATGGATTTCTAAAAATTTTCTCTAAATCAGGTAATAAATATATAATAAAGGATAAAAGCGTATTAACAACAGAACTTAAAAAATATTCTTCAAAATTATATCATCTTTTACAAAATATAAACAATGGATCAGGTAACGTATTCATTTATACTAATTATGTTAATTATGGAGGTACATCTTTATTAAAACAACTTCTGTTAAACAATGGATTTTATGAATATTCTGGTAAAAATGTTCCTGAAGAACGTTATTATAAAAGTTTTATGATATTTGATGAAAGTACTAGTTTAAGAAATCGTGAACAAGCAAAACGAATTTTTAATAGTGATGAAAATAAAGGGGGTAAATACATTAGAATTATTATAGGATCACCTATTATATCCGAAGGTATTACTTTAAAAGCTGTTAGACAAGTCCATATTTTAGAACCATATTGGAATATGAGTAAAATTAATCAAATTATAGGAAGAGCTGTTAGAAACTATTCACATCACGCTTTACCACTTGAAGAAAGAAATGTTGAAATATATAAATACGTATCTGTTTTTTATACAAATGATAAACAACTAGATAGTACATCAGATTTAAAAAAGTTTTTTATAGATCGAGAAAAATATATTTTATCCGAAGAAAAAGATAGAAGTAACAAGTTGATAGAAAGACAACTTAAAGCATCTAGTTTTGATTGTTCCTTTAATACATCAAGAAATATTATTGTAAACGGTATAAATGGATCTCCTGAATGTGATTATACAGAATGTAATTATACTTGTAAACAATTACCAAGTAGTGAACGAGTTGATAAATCTACTTATAAAATGTATATTGCATTCTTTGATCAATTTGATATTTACTTTATTATTGAAACAATTAAAACAATGTTTAGTAAAACATTTGTATGGCATTTAGATGATATAAAGGAATACATACAACAATTAGAACCATTAGTAACAGATGAAGCTATTTACACAACATTAAAACATATTGTTGATAATAAAGTTTTTATCGTTGATACGTATGGTAGGGAGGGATTTATTATACAAAGTGGTAATTATTATATATTTAATGATTCTGATATAGATATTGAATCATCCATTTATTCCAAAATTTTGGATTTCTCTGTAGATGTTAACAAATATTCCTTAAAAGAATTTTCAGAAAATACCTTAAAAACTAATCCTTTTAGTAAACAACTAGGTAAAGAGAAATCTACATCAGATGAACCAAATGAAATAGATTTATTAACTCAAGAAGATTTGGATTTTAATACAGAAATAGAAATAAACTACCCAATTTATGGAACATACAGAACTAAAAAGGGTAAAGCTGATAAATGGGAACACAAATACGGAAAACGTGATGAAAAATTTAGAATTTTAGACTTGCGTAATATAACTACAAAAAATAGAGATCAACGACGAGATGTCACTGGAAAAGCTGCTGAAAGTTATGAAATTTCAGATTTACGTTCTATAGCTCGAGCATTAGATATTGAAGTAAATGATACTCATCAAAAATCTGACTTGATTCGGTTAATAAAACGTCTTTTGGAATCACAAAATAGAATACTTCGATAATTTCTAATTGAATAAGTGGTAACGGTAACTACTATTTTATTTAATATATAATGATATATTAAATAGAATACATATTAACAACATAAATATTCATATATTTTTTTAGATAAAGCTTTGCCAATACGTCTAATTTTACCATTGTTTTCTGATACAATTAAATCGGATAATAAAGATTCTTTATCAGAAATATTTTCTAATGTATTATATTTATCAATTAAACTTTTTATAGTATTAAATGGATAACCTATAATAATAGTTGCTACTCGTTGTGATACACCTGGTATTAAACATAATTGATTGATTAATTTATTTGCAATTAATTTATCTGAACGTTTTAATAACTTTACAGAATCACCCCCACCAGATTGTTGTTCAAACTCTTTGTTTTTGAATTTTTTATACAATAACATAATCATATTAAATGAATCTTGTTTATTTTCAGTTTGAATAACATGATACTTATGTCTAAAACTCAAGTTTAATAATGATCCATTTATAATTGTATTAGATAACATAAAATTATCTCTTTCAACAATACCTTTATTACCTTCGATTAAATAACATATTTTGTTTGTATCTTGTATAGATTCTAATAATCTAGTTTTTTGTTCTCTAAATCTTCCATCTGTAATGCTAGAAGACAAATCTTTCATACTTTTTCTTTCAATCATTAAATTTAGAGTAGACCAATCTTCTAAATTTTCAATAACAGCAAAATCACCAACTGGTAATGATGTTACCTTAAATAGTATTTCTATATTTTGAAAATCTAATTTTAATACTAAATCATTTTCTACATAAACTAACTCTGACAAACGTTTTATGAAATCTTGTTCACGGTAATCGATCAATAAATACATTTTATTTCTTTATACATTATAAAATAACTAAATACTCAAAAATGAACGGTGATGTTGAACAACTTGTCAAAAAATCAAATTCTACAAAATCGCAAAAAAAAGTAAAAGTTAAAGCCTCGCCAAAAGAAAATATAAATATTGTAAATAATAATTCTGTAGAAGCTCTAGAAGAAAAATGTGATGAACATAGTACAAATATATTTTTAGCTAATATAATTTATGCTTTCCACGTAGCAGTTATTATTTTTATTTTACTTGCTCCATTTTCAAATATACCAGCATTTTTGATATTACATGTAACTTTTTCATTTAGTTTACTTCTTCATTGGTATAATAATAACAACGAATGTTCTTTGACGTATATGGAAGCAAAATTAAGAGGTTTAGATCGAACTGAGAGTTTTACTCATAAGTTTATAGCTCCATTATATGATATTTCACGAACAGAATGGTCTAGAATTTGTTATATTGTAACAATAGTATTAATGTTTGTATCGATTCATTATTTATACAATTCAGATAAAGTATCACAAGCATGGAAGTGTTTTACTGATAGGAATAGTGACCCTGAATATAAAAATTTACCACTATATAGAAGAATAATATTTAGTTTTAATTGTTTTAAACCTCTTTTGATTTGGTGTTAATTAGTGCGTGATGACTATGTAATTTTTTTATATAGTATTTATAATATGGATATTGACTTTTATTCTAAATATATAAACATTGATTTTGATAAAATATTAATCGATAATAATAATCCACTTGTTAATTCTGAACAAATTTACATAAATTATAAAAAACAGTATTTAGATGAAACAACTTTGGCATATATTAGTTTCCAGGAGTTATCAGAAAAACTTTCTAAATTACAAGAAACAGGTGGTTACAAGCAGAATTCAAAAGGAACAAAATTTGTTTTTGTTTATATTGATAATGAAATAGTTGAAAGTTTAAAATTACAAATAAAAAAATTGTATATGACTCAAGAAAAACGATTTTCTAATTTTTATGATTATATTACTTTATTAAACAAAGATAAACATCTTTTTATAGAAACAACTCCTGTTGTTGAAAGACGAAGTTTTTTGTCAAAACTTTTTGATAAACGAATATGATATATTACATCATTGTAGTTAACACTGATACTATTTGTTTAGATTTTTCTCTTTCTTGTTCCAATTTATGTTTATAATCGTAACAAGTTCTTAATTCGTTTTTAAGTTGTTTTAGTTGATTTTCAAGATTTTCGATAGATGTTTGATGTTTGCAAATAAGTTTTTTAGTCGATGAAAGAAATTTGCTATGTAAATACATCATATCTTCTGTTTGCATATTTTCATTACACGTAATACAACGTCTCGATTCAAAATACTCAGTGTCTAAAATTGGATACTTATAAACGTCCTTAAAATTAACTTCTACTAAGCATTTAATATGAAATATATGATTACAACTCAAGATAATAAAAGGTCCACTTTGATCATTGCAAATATTACAAGAATGACTATCAGTAATGTGAGATGAAGCATAATCATCTGTTACGTTATCTTTACTTTTTCCACTGTACATATTTCTTAATTCTGTAACTTTACTCTTAGATGTCAATTCAATACTGCTGCGATCACTATCAGTTTCATATAAATGTTGCATTTAACTTTATCAAATGCAAAATAAAAATCAATTTTTTATAACAATTTATTCGCCTTTTTCCATATGAAAATTATATTCAAAACGAGGTAAAATAGTAGTTGATATCATTATACCACAATATTCTTGTGGAGTATCAGAATAATCAACATATTTATATAAATTTAAACGAATAGCTTCTATTACTAATAATTTGAAAATGTTTTTAAATTCCAAACCGTGACCTTGTATTGCATTTCCATCTTTATCATAATTACATAAATGAGCAAGTTCGTGTAAAATAACATACATTAATAAATTTATATCATATATGTTTTCAGTTTGATCACGCGTTCTTAAACAAACGTGCATATCCTGTTTGTCTACTGTATATGTAGTATATCTTTCATCAATAGCTGCTTCAGATAATATATATGAATTATAATTTTCTTTTAATTTGTTTATAAAATAGTTTCTTTGGGGGTCACGTTCATATTTTTTCGATAAATGATCTATTAATTTTATAACACGTATATTTATTTCAGCTAACATATTTGCAGATTGTTTCAAATAAGTTTCAGATTTAGTATGACCTCTTCTTATAATATATTTTTTACTATCTATTTCAGATTGTATATATAATGTTTCACTATATGTAGACACCATATTGATTGTAAAATACAATACTAATATAAACGTTATTAATACTAATACAATATCCATTATTAATAACATTGAAAAAAAGTTTGTCTAAATTAATCTTGTTTTCCAGGTTTATATTCAATAGCACCCTTACATACTGGGCAAAGCTTACATTCTGGTTGTTCAGAACATTTTGCAAAATCACCCATAATATTTTCTGCATTTTTTTGTAAAAAAGCTCTGTATTCATGAGAATTTTTTACATTGTACTTTTTTTGAAGAGCATTGTTTAGTTCACAATTAGGATTGTAATCTGTAAATACACGAGCGTCACTCATAACGAATTTTGGCATTCTGTTTTATATATTATCTAGATAAAAAATTTTACAGTTAATAAAAGTTAATTATTTAATAAATACTGATCATATCTTGAATTATCCCCTGATGATACATCATACGAAGATGTAAACTGTAAACCACCATCAAATCTATCTTCTCTTTCAATATCCTCTCCCATCACATTATCGTCTTCTTGATATACTTGTTCTTCTTTCTGTATTTGTTCTTCCTGCTGTACATATGATTGTTCTACTAATTCTTGTTGTTGCAGTGCTTGTTGCTGTGCTTGTTGCTGTGCTTGTTGTGGTGGTGCTTGTTGTTGTGGTGCTTGTTGTTGTGGTGCTTGTTGTTGTGGTGCTTGTTGTTGTGGTGCTTGTTGTTGTGGTAATGGTTGTTGTGGTAATGGTTGTTGTGGTGCTTGTTGTTGTGGTAATGGTTGTTGTCTTAAATCTTCTGTATTCATATTAAATAACGATGTTAATAATTCAGGTGTTAATAAAGATACATTGTTTCCAGATGGCATATTTGCAAAAGATGAAATTCTAGTTAAGGGTATTCTAGATGTTTGAATAGTGGTATGAATTGGTATTGAACTATTTGGAGCAAAGTTTGTACCTGCGTTTCTAAGTGGATTTTGATTTTGTAAATTACTATTAATATTACCACCCCTATCAGATCTCCTTTTTAAGTGATCATTTATCATAACAAGTTCATTATCTAAAATTTGAAACGTTTTTGATACATCAGTTTTATATGATTGTAAATCTTTTACACGTGTTCTCATTTTTTGATTTTCTATATGTAAATTATCAAACCTCTTATGCAATTTTGAATATTCCCTTTCTGATTCTAAAAATTTATTAAAATAATACCAGGAAATTATACCAAAAATAATACATACGATGGTGGGTAATTGACTTGACATTCGTTTATTATACTATGTTATATAATATAATAAAATAAACATTAATTAACGTAAACGTGTATAAAATTCTAAAATTATTGATATTGTAAAACACACAAAAATATTATCTATATAAATTTGTTCATGACGTTGAATTAAAGCACTTGTAACACTTCTACACTTTTTAATGTAAAAGTGTGGTATTACTTGTTTTTACTAATTCTCTAAAGTTTATTGACTTTGGTGCTATTTGATTCATATGTTCGAATAATTTTATTATGATATTAATAAAATTATTTTTAAATTGTATTTGAACTAGTCCAGACTCTTGTAAATTTATAAACTTCTTGGTCCATAATTAAAATTATTATAAAAATATTTTGTTGGAATATTTACGTGTTTAGGTGATGATTTATATTGTTTCTTACCAGTATAATAAAAATTAGAACATACATAATTATCCTTCATTGCCAATAAATCATCGTATACTTTTCTTATAACCTGTTTTTTTGCAGTATCATATGGACGGATAACTGACATACATTCATCATACGTAAACCATCCTATATTTTGAACTTCTCCAGTTTGGATCTTATTTTTATAATCAATCTTAGCCGGTGGAGCATCATCCTTGATTTTAACTAAATAATAAATATGTCTATATCTTACACCATTTGTACCAACAAATTCCTCGTGAATAGTAGGATAATTTTTGATAAAGTCATAACATGTCTTATCATAACCAGTTTCTTCAAAAAATTCTCTTTCTGCACACGCAATATTCGTTTCTTTCATGTTCCTACGCCCCTTGGGAAAGCCAAATTCTTGAAAAGTAAACTTTGATCGTCCAAACTCTTGTACTAAATGAGGAATGTCTAATCTTTGATATTTTCTATAAGCATATTCATATTCGTTTTTAAAACATTTACTATCATGATTTACCCATAATGCCCTCCAAATTTCGTCAAATGATTTTGTTAATAAACATTGTTTTTCTTGTTCTGTCATTTCATTTAAAAAAATTGGTAACACTTTTTCAGATTCAGATGGATCATCTGGGTATTTTCCTCTTACAAAATCAGTAAATCCCATAGTGTCTTTTCTTTGAATCATTAAGAATTTAGTCTTTGGATAAGTATTTGTTGTAATCGTTTGTTTAACACTTGATAATATATTTACTAATCTACTGTTTTTATCATATGTCTCATCTGTATCATTTTCTATAACTTTAAAAGCTATAATTCCAAAACTAGTAATTGGCCCATGACAATCCTTTACAACATGACCCTTTTCACCACAATTAACACAATATATATTCCTATATTTTGATTTATTTGGTGATCTCTTTTTTGGATTGTACATTGAAATTTCTTCTTCATTCAAAAAAACAAAATTATCAGATTCAGGTGATGATGACAAAACCTGGTCATTTGTAATAGTTTTTTTAAATTCCTTTGTTTGTTCTTGTATATTTACCTTTTCCACAAAAATATCATTTATAAAATCTTGTGTATTTTGTAAATTTTTCATTGTATTGTCTTGTGTATATTCTTCTACTTTTTTATTTAAACGGTTTTGTGATTGTGATTTTTGAGGTAACATAACATCAATATCGTTATTCTTATTAAATAAATTAATTTTAGTTTTTAAATTCGCTTTTTTATTAAATCTATATAACGTTCGAAACAGATTAAATTTTTATTAATAATATATACAAATGATAGATTTATATTTATTTAATACCATTATTAACACCATATGGTATATTTTTACTATACTTTTTCTATTATATAGATTTACTTCATTCTTTAGTTATATTTACAATTTTGTACGTTTTTGTGGTAAATTATTTAATGGAATTTACTATGTCTATGATCAAATACGTATTTATTTACGTAAAAGACGAGGATATATTTATTTAGAAAGCGATGATATAGAAGCACAAAATAAAGATATATTATTACCACAACAACATACTAAACACAAAACATTATTTGAAAAGTGTAAAGATTATTTCAATAAACAATATGATTATTACTATTTCAAATTTTTCGGAAAAAGAAGAAATCTAAATAATATAACAAGACAAGATCGTACTACACATATAAATCTTACAGAAACTACATATTCATCAAACTCTATTAACAATTATTCAAAACAATCTGAAAGAGATTTGTTTGATAAACAATTAAGTGAATTATGTGCAAATAATAGTTCTATTGATTTTAACGATTATATTGACCAACATAGAGATTTAAAACATTCTATGGAAAATTCTAGTTTATTTGATATAAATTACAAAACAGGGAGTTCCCTAAATATGTCAAATAAGTATGCTAAGGATAAAGATAATCAAATTATACATGATGAAAATTTATTTCAATCTGTTGAGTTAAATACTCATGATAACATCAATAGTACCCCAGATCCTAATAAGAGTAGTTTTTTAAACAATTATTTTACAAAAATGAATAGTACAGAATTAGACGAAGAAGAACATCCATTATTACATAATAATACGTATGGTATAGAAGACAGTAATTTATTACTAGATTCAAGTTTTATAAAACGTACACAAATGAACAAGGAATTATCAAATCAATGTATAACAAAAGATAATCTTATTATCAAACAAGATTGTTATCCTAAATTTGTAAAATCTCAATTATCTACAAAAAGAAATATAGAAACTATAACAGAAGAGGATGAAAAAGATGTATATTTAGAAAATAATAAACGTGCAAAAGAAGAATTAAAAGTAAATGAAAATGTTGATAAACACGTATTTAAAATTGGTAGTTTGTGGGATGATGATTTTTATACTGCAACAAATGATTCCCACATTTCACATCAACAACATTATGGTGTTGATATAAATAATTCTAGTACATATTTGAGAAATAATATAAGTTATTCAATGATAACTAATGATAAAATAGGGTCCGATTCAGATGAAGATTATGCAAATCAAATTCTAAAAAATCCTTATATATAGAATTTTTCACGATAGTCTTTCAAATTCTAAAATCCTTATATATAAAATTTTTCACGATAGTCTTTTTCAAATTCTAAAATCCTTATATATAGAATTTTTCACGATAGTCTTTTCAAATTCTAAAATCCTTATATATAGAATTTTTCACGATAGTCTTTCAAATTCGTCAACAATTTTATCTGTTAATTTTTCACATTCTTTGTAACTTCCAAGTGCACCTTGTATGATTACGTCAAAATTCATATCACAAGCGACATCAGAATAATAATGGAAATTCATTGATATCATATGTGTATCTTGTTGTGTATCAAGAGCCCATGATATGTTAGTATCACTTTGCATCCGTTGTTCTAATTTTTTCATTAAATCTCTAAAAACAATAGGAATTTTATCTAAACCAAATGCCTTTGCAAATCGTGTTTCTCCTTCATTTGTAGTTATACAAATATAATAAGTATTTAACATTTTATATAAATTATAATAATTTAAACTTAAATCTAATTTGTCTCCAAATTGTTGTCTTATGATTTCACTACAATGCAGTTTAAAAAACTTGTTGCTTTCACATAAACCATCCATTTCTTGTAAATTTCCGCGTTTTAAAATATCCTGAATTAATTCATTAGGTAATTTTTCCATTGTACTATATAATTATACTTTATAAATAAAATTATATAAATTATATTCATATTTGTTTTTATTCTAAATCTTCATCTTCATCTATTTCTGTTACTTTTATTCTCCAACCTGTTATTTTTGGGACATTCTTTTTATCAAGACGAAATTCTGTACATAGTGCATTTTCAAGTTGTTTTATAAAAACAGTAAATTTGCCAAATGTATTACGTATAGTAAAATCAGATTTGTAAATTTCTTTCAATTGATCCTTTGTAATAAAATCACTACGTTCCCCTAATACTATATTTTCATCTATAAATTGTTTAATAATATTGTTATCATTTTCATACTTCTTTGTAACTTGTAATACAGGTAATGGTGGAGTTAGACCTGTTTCTTTGTATAACTTATAAAAATCTAATAAAATACACATAAAAACACATTGGTAAGCTTCTAATTTAGATTTAAGACCTTTATCTATTTTGAATTCGTAAATACCATTTTTAATATTTTCTGGATCTGGATCTTCTACGAAACGTGAAACAAATTCTGTTATCTTTAATCTTCTAATAACACCACCGTCTAAATCACTAATACTAGGAATTTTATTACAAGCCATAAAAAATTTAGCACATGGTTTAAATTCTATTTGTGAACTATTTAATTCACGAGTTGATATTCTATCACCACCTGTTAATGCTTTCATTACATCAGCCTGAATTTGATCATTTGATCCAGGTTCTTGCATAATAACACAACGTTTATGCTGAATACTAGCCAAAGCACTATTTGCACTATTAGCAGATTCGCGTTTACCAGTCACAAGTGATACTGGACTAATAGATGCATATTCACCAAGTGCTTTTAAATGTAAATCCATAATAGTAGATTTACCATTACCACCTGTATTGTTTTTACCAGACCATATATAAAAATTTTCATCTCTTGTATGACCATCTAAACAAGAAGCTAATGATCGTAATGTAAAATCCCTTACTGAAGGTTCTGGTAGAATTTTACAAATTAAATCCATAAGTTCTTTATACAATGGATGATCTTGTGTATAATCAATGTATTCGTAACCTGTTGATAAAGATATATAATCAGAACTTCTTCCCTTTCTAAACTCCATTTCCTTCAAGTCATATATACCATTTTCAAAACCTATTAAATCTTTGTCTTGATCAATAATTTTATTAAAATTAGAATTATAGAATTCTAGTTCCAAACAATTTAACTTAATACCACTACCTAATTTCTGAAGAATATTATGATAATTCTTAATTATTTCTTCACTTGCACCCTCTTTAATTAACTGTCGTCTGTATTTTTCAATCTTTGTAAATACTTCATTTATAATTAAAACACGAAGATTATAACTTTTGTTTTCCTTTTTCCAACGAATACCATTGAAATAATACCACTCGTTTTTTTCAGGTGAACTACATACAAAATTTTCACCGTATAACCTATGTATTAGCTTACTTAATACATTGTCAAATGGACGTAAATATTTTATATCATGATTAGGAATTTCCTTACACAACTCATTAAATTCTTCAGGATTATCTATTCTAGATAAATGAATCAAATTATTTATCGTATAAATATATTCACTATTTTGAAATGAATCCCATGCTATATTAGCTTCTTTTTCATCATAATTCTCCCACTTTGCTGAAAAATAATGCCATAAATCAACATACTCTCTATTAATCGAAGATAATATATAACCAATATTTAACCATTTACTTCTATCTGACCATCTTTCTGGATCTAAAATATCAAGATATTTTCTTACAATTTCTTTATCGGAATATATATCTTCGTCATTATTCATCAAATGAACCTTTTTTGAATTGTCTTTTTTACGTTCTGATTTATAATTGAAAAGTATACTGTCAGCTTCTATTTTTGTAATACATGTTTTTAAAAACATTGGGAATTTTGTATCTTCTGGTTTTATAGCAACTTCTTGAAGTTCATTTAAAAAACTAGCAGTATCTAATAAATAAAGAGGTCTATTTTGACCACATTTTGTTGATAATAATGTTCTAAAACATATTGGAGCATACACTTTTGTATCTATAATCTTTTTTTCAAACAAATCTCTAAATTTTGGTTTAATTTGTTCCTCCAAATATAATTGAACATTCTTAGCTTTTGGAAAATGAATACCATCAAAAATAATATGATAACTTCTTTTTTCAGTATCTGGATATGATTTTAATATATAAACTCCTTTTATTTCTGGTAAACATTGTCTAATACAATTTATTATATTGAGTATGTCTGTTTTATGTTTTATAGCATCGTTTTCATCTAACTTTTGAACTCTAAGTTTAATATCAGTTTCATCAATTATTTCTATCCGTTTATCGTAATCTATATATAATTTAACTTGTTGATTGGCACTCCACGATTCGTAATAATGAGACTTACTTGCACCACGTTCTTTTATTTTATTCCATATATTTTCATATGTATCAGCTATGAAAATTTTAGAAGAAGAACTGTTAAGATCACGTTGAAAAAATGCCAAGTTTTTGGTTTCACAGTATTTTATACATTCTGCTTTCTGACCTTTTGAAAACTCCATGCCTTCAACAACCTTTTCATCAACTTCAGCCATACTATTAATTGTAAATAATTAAATTTTATTTTTAAGTACAGTGTGTAAATATTTTAGTGCGTTTAATATTTTTATTGATCTATCAATTCTGCAACATTTGAAGATTTTGTTTTAAATTCTTTTGGTCCAGATGCAGTGTTTGTATTACTTGATTTACCAGAAATCCCCCCACTTTGATTTATTAATTTCATATCTATATTAGGTAAATCTTCTATATCACTCTGTGATATACTTTTAACTTCTGTTTTTTTTTCTTTTACTTTTGCACCAGAAGAACTTGACATTGATGAACTAATTATTAAACTAATAATTATTAGAATGACTAAGACTATGATGTAAATGTATGTATTATTATCAATTTCCATTTAGTTATAATAATACGTTATAAAAAAATAATCACGTGTTGTCGAATTAAGATTGTAATTTATCTTTACTCTTAGGAATATCATTCTCTTTTACATAATATTTTTTAAATATTGTATAATATATTCTTTTGTTAATCTACTATTAGTCATTATTATCTTTAAATAATTTTATACTCAGTCCGGGTGCTGCCCCTGGATTCAGCTTTATAAGTCTATAAGAATGCCTCCACTGTGGATTGAACACAGGACCTCCAGTTTACAAGACTGGCGCTCTACCACTGAGCTATAAAGGCGTTTAGCAGTTTTAAGTCTTGCTTAGGACAGCGATTCTCCAGGAGGGATTCGAACCCTCGACTTCCGCATATCTTATTACTAAGAACTGGGATTTAACCAGCTAAATTATATTTGTAAATATAAGTACGGCACTCTAACCAACTGAGTTACTGGAGATTTGTAGCAGTTTAATGTCTTGCCAGACGGCGAATTCTATAATATATACAATTAATCGTTATGTCTTTTTCTTTATATTTATAAGTTTTTTATCTTTAAATCTATTTTTAGTATTTTCTATTTTAAATTTTTTAGTATTTTCTATTTAATATTTTTTAATATTTTTTAGTATGTTTTATTTAATATTTTTTAGTATTTTTAATAAACTTGCATTTAAGCTTGAACACCACGCTTAGTACGTCCCTTAGTTACCTTTGGTGGAGGAGGAGCTACTACTTCTGGTTCTTCTTCATCCTCTTCCTCAACTTCTTCCTCTTCTTCTTCTTCTTCTTCTTCTTCAACTTGTTCTTCTAGAGAACCTTCAACAGATTCTTTTACAGATTCTTCAACGCTAAGAGCTTTAGTTGCTTCAACTACTTCGTTTTCAGTATCTAAATCTTCTTTTTGTTGAGATGATTCATCATCAATCATTGCATAACCAGTGATACTTTGTTGATTCTTGAATACCTTTGCTTGAACCAACTTCCATTTTGCTGAAATCTTGGAAGTAATACTAAGATAAACAAGTTCAAGAACACAGATTACTTGACTACCCTTTGGAACAGTTGTATCAAAGTTAGATTCATCCAAATCAAGTTGTGACTTGTTTTCATCAAAAATAAGAACAGGAGTCTTGAATCGCTTGTTACTCAAGAATCTACCAGTAAAACCATCTGCATTATCACGTTCTCTATCCAACTTTGCACGAACTCTAGATGGATAATCAAGAATATTACCATCCTTATCAGTTGGGATTTTTACAGAAGGGACATAATAAGCATCTTCAATGGTTTCCATAGATACCTTTGGTTTACCAAGCCATTCTTTACTCTTTGACATAATCGCATTCTTTACCAAACCATCAAATTGTTCAAGTTTGTTATGAAAGTCACGAATTTCCAAAGAGTTTTTATCTTCTTTATCTTCGCCACCGAAAGACAATTCTAATTCAAATGAATCATCCTTGTTATCAGCAGCATCCTTTTTACGCCAACGCTTAATACCATTTGGCACATACATCTTTGGTGTTTGAACCATAATTTTTCCGCCGTTATAATTTACATAAACCATTTTACGTCCATTGTTGTCTGTTTTAACATCTGAAAAAGAAACTTTGTTGAGATCGAGATTGACTGCTTTAATAATTGACATTTTGTTTGTTGGTGTTGTTATACTTTTATAAATATTTTATCTTTAAACTATTTTTCAATTTTTTCTTAAATAAAAAAATTAAACAATAATACTGTAATAACTTTACAACAATGGTAGTGGTGATGCTATATTTACTAAATTATAACCTATACCTAAACCAGCTCCAAGTCTTGAACCTGCACCAACTGTATTTGAAAATACATCTAAAATAAAGAAACTGATTGATGCAATAGCTGAAATTATTGCTATTTCATTTAATTTTGTACGTCTATTTGGAATAACATATGCTGCAATAGCAACTGCAATACCTTCAATCAAATAAATAATCAAATTTCTAATTGTTAACTTTTCTTTTACAGCTGTATAAATAGCCGTTACTTCGTCTTTAACTACTTCCATTTATATATTGATATAATAAAAAAAATATACAGATTATAATTAACATAATGTTCTTAAAAATAATTATGCAAAAATGCGTAAAACTCTATTTAAAAATTTGTAAAATAATAAGAGTATACGATGTCAGTTTCAATTCGAAATAATGAAAGTGTTTCCAAGACAGAAAAAGTATCAAAAAATGATTTTGATATTGATACTAAACTAAGTTTATTGATGAAATCTCTTACAGATTTTTATAGAAATTCTATTTATATAGAACAAATCAAAAGTATTATCGATCAAAACAGTGTAATTTCTCTACGTATTCTTGATTGGTTTATTACAAATTATTCAAAAAAACATAGAACTATTATTACTAATCAACGTGGATCTATTGATGTATATCAAAACTATAAACTACAATTAAAGTCGTTCAGTAAAAAACAATTTGATCCATTTTGTCGTAAGAATAAGATCATTTTTTACTATAACGATGATGATTACATTGAAACATCTTGTGGTCAATTATGTTTCTTTAGATGGTGCTTTGAAAACGAGATATTAAATCACGTAAAGTCAAATTTAAGCACCATAGAACAAGATATGAAAAATTCCTTGAAAAGTAAAAAGTCGAAGAAGAGCGATTCTGCACAAAAACGTCAACCTCTAAGCATATCTGCCTCGAGAAGTGTGTCAAAAACAAATGTAAAATATACTGTAAAATTTGATTAAATAATATTTTCTTAAAAATTACAAAACTGATTTAATTATATAGTATGAATCTAGAAAGACTTGATATTGTACAATAAGTAGTTAATAATAAAAACGTTTTTAATATTAACTTTGTCATTATAATAAACATTACAATAAATTTTGTATTCGTTTGTCGTGAATCTTCAATTTATTGTATGTTTTTACAACAGTTACAACAGATAAATCATAAAGATCAGAAAAAACTTTTAAATCAATTTCTATATTTCTAAGTTGAAGGATATAATAAAAACAACATACTCCTACTGATAATGGAGTATGATCTAACAAGACATCGTTGTCTTCGCAAATTTCGATAAGTGTTTTAACATCTTGTAATACTGATCGATCAATTTTAATATTGTATTTTTGAATTGTATTTGTGACATAATCATATGGTTTCATTGTATCTAATAATAATGCTTTGTTCATATTTAACTTTTTACAATTAATTAATTCCAATATAAGTTTATCTGCCCTAGTTACATATTTTATATCTAAATTTAATGCCCTTGCCATATCCATGTATGAATATGGCGTAGATGTATCCTTTGAAACATAATGGATACAAGAAACAATAATTCCATCTTTAACCCGTGCTCTTTTTGTCCCATCGTTTCGTTTAATTGAATCCATAACCATAACAACTATGTTACAAATATTTTCTACTAAACACTCTGATATATTTAATCGTTGACACAAATTACGAACATAAAGTTTTAATTTATAAGTATTTTTTTCTTCATTTGTCCACATATACCATTCTTGCATTTTAGATAATTTTGTATTTGCATTTGATGATTTTATAGAAACTGGCTGTTGTAATTCAAAACTACATCCATTATTTAATCTGTCTTCATTAATAATTAATCCACATTCAAAACAGACATAATCATTTTCTATATATTTTACCTTTTCTCCATGACAATTTGTACATTTATCTTTTTCAATAACTGAATTATTTGAATTTTGTTCAAATTTTATTGAATTTGCAGAATCAAATTCTTTCCATATCAATTCCATATTTTCATCACACATATTGTATCGTTAATGTTATTAAATGTTAACATTCACATAATTAATTCAGTTTATTTTATTAAATTGTAATAATCTACAGCTTCTTGTTGTTTTAACTGCGCTATGCACCTGTCTTTTTCTTACAACAATTTACTCGTATTTACTAATTCTTAAAATTTATAGACTTTGGTGCTATTTGATTCATTTGTAATATTTTTATTATATTATTATTATTAATAAAAATATGTTTAAATCTAAATTTGTAAGAATAATTTTTTTAAACTCTAAATGCATTTAAAACTTTTTGTCTTTCACTTTCGGAAAGTTTGTAATCTTTGTATTCCATTCGTTGAGTTAACAAGTTATTTTCTCGAATGTATTCTATAAAAGGTCCTTCTGCATATTCTTTACTTTGTTCAATCAACATTCTACCAACTGCCGTTACAATTGAGCCAAGTTCTTTCAAAATAAGATTGCCTTGACCTCTTCCAAGGAAACCATAAGTAGAATTCAAGGATACTTTAATAGCCAATTGTGTAGAATCAAGAATACTTTCTAATAACTTATTTCCTTCTGCTGCTGCTTGTGCCATTTGACGTTTTACACGTTTTCTTTCTGAATACAACTCTTCCAATAATGCTGGTAATACACCTTTGTTTACTATTTCACCTGTATTCGAATCTTTATGAGGCTGTACTACTGTATAATTGTAACTAACATCTCGTTTTTGAAACTTTTCATCAGAACTTCTTGTCTTTTTCATAGGATCATGAATACGACAATAATAGTTTGTAATACCAAGATCACTTGTAATTTCAAAGTATGCTTGTTTTCCACACACTTGACCTTTGCTCTTACCACTCTTACCAACTCCTTCGCAAGTCTGACGCAACTTGTATTCTACTTTATCATCCCATGCTATCGTTTCATAATTTACATCTGGAATTCCTAAATATTGATCATCTAATACAAATGAACTATAACACAAATTTCTACTAATCATAATTGTCGGATATAAACTAGCAAAATCTAACACAGCTATGTTATCACGATACATTCCAGGTAAAGGCTCTAAAACAGTTGCTCCTGTAAAACTATCATCTACAGCATCTTCATTTGACCACATTCTAGATATCTGGTATTCTGAACTTTTATACTTGAATTTAATATTGAAAAAATCTGTCTTGATTTCGGTATCACTCAGGACAACAAACGTATTATCATCTATAAATTCTGATATTTTTACAACCAATTCTAATGGTCTACCATTTGATCCTTCAGTCTGACTTTTTCCACAATTTACTTTTACATACTCTCCAATATCACATTCTTCAAATGGATGAGGATCTTTGCATTTAATCTGTAATGGATAAGAATCTTCATTAAAATTTGTATGAGGTACTAGAAAATTCATTTGTCTAGCTTTTCGTAAAACCTGTGAATAAACCTTGATTGTTTGACCACGAGTCGTTAAGAATCCTATCGGTACAAATGTAACATTTGCCAACTGCATAATTGTAATCAAAATTAATTGTTTGTCTACAAGTCTTTGTAAAAGAGCTGTATCTTGGATACAATATTCTCCAATCTTTTTTATATCTTCAGGTTTTCCACGTTGGTAAAGATCAAACATATCTTTTGCACTTACATCGTGTTTGTTTTGTTTTAAAACCTCTGATGCAATATTATCCAACTTGTAACTAGAATACTTTTTCATACCACGTTTGTAATGAATTAGTAAATCATAATTTAATCTACCAGGAATATATACACGATTAAACTCGCTATCACCATACGCACTTGAACTGAAATATTCTTTTTTAATATCCGCTTCACGACACGTCATTCTACTTAATGTTTTTAATAAATAACCACTTTTCACTGTTTTTGATCCACTTCGTTTAGAAGAGGCTAAACCAAGTAGTTCCGCTCTTTCAATTAAATACATACAATCGAAACTGTCACCATTATATGTGTAAAAAATATCTGGATCCATCTTGGATATTATATCAACCCAACGTCGAATCAATTCCTTTTCAGTTTTACATTCTTCAACTATAACTTTTGGATCATCTATCCGTTCGCACCCTTTCAATGTCAATAAATGTTTTACTAAAAATCCATCCTTGTCATTGTCATTGTCATTGTCATTGTCACGTTTAATGCCATTTACATATTTATATGTTGTAGCTATTTGAAAAATTTCATTCGGATAAACTGTTTGACCACCAATTTTAGTCTTGTATTTTGGATCAGGAAATGTTCTGTCGTGACTGTATACTTCAATATCCCAACTTGCTTGTAAAAAATTAGCCATATCTTGATGATCTTTCATTGAAACTACTTCTCGTCTATCTATTGTAACTTCTACTTGTGTTGTTGCCGTATCCTTTGTTGTTCTATATTTACCTTTTGGTAAACGTACCCATCCAGCCATTAAAATATCTTTAATATGACAATATCTCATAAATGGCTCAAAATTACTTTCGTATAATTTAAACTTTGTTGCACGTTTTGTAACATTTGGAATATCAATTGCCCGTTTAAACAAATATCTACTTTTCATCAAAGCAGAATAATTATTAAATACTAATTTTACAAATTTGTATTCTTTCCCATTTCTAAAACCATACAAATCTTTTTTTTGTTCCAAACAAGATCTGTGTTTACCTGATTCTTTTGATAATGGTTCTTTAAATGAACGTAACGAGTATCCAGATTCAACAAATCGTAAAAAATGAGCTAAATGAACTCTACTAAATGTACTCGGAACACGAATGTAATAATATGGTTTAAAACCAGTTATCTTACACGTAACTGATATACCACTTTTAGTTACTCCAAAACATCTTATTGTATATACTTCATTAGACTTTTCATCTTGTTCAGCGTCTTCATATTCTTCTTCAGCATCATCGTCTTCTTCATCTTGTGCCCACCATTCGATTATTTGCATTTCTATGTCACGTTTATAAAAATCATCTGGTATTTTTATCAAATTGTTTTTATAAAAACGTTCCATTGATTTATCTTGTTAGTTTTATATATAACATAATATTAATTCATTTTTTTAAATATGTATCATAATATATATGACTTTGGAACATCACCAAATTATACCTTATGATATTGTTTATAAAGTTTATTTTTATATAAATGATTATTGTACTTTAACTAAGTTTTGGGGATTATGTAAACCATTTTACAAACATTACATGAAAAAATATAAACAAAGTTATAAACATAAATACAATATAATTTACAATGATTTATTCTTTTTTTTATCATTATTACCAGATACAGATTATGCAAATATAAACTCAAATATTAAATTTTACACCAGTTTAGTTGAGAAAAGTAGTTGGGATTATAAGGATGATATAAAATTTATATATCGTTTGTATAAAGTATTTTTTATAAAATATTTTACAATTTTAAAATTAGATTATGATTTATACAAGGAATGTGAACGGTTAACAAGTATTTTATTAATGCAAGGTCCTAAATTTATAAATGGATTGGTAAATGTAGAATTTAAATGGAATAAAATTTTAATAAAACCTGTATATACTAATAGATATGATATGTTAAATCATATTGTTTTACTTTGTAATAAAGAGTATCAATCAGTTGAATTGATATCAAGTGTACAAAAAATTGACAATATGTATAAATATTTTATCTAGTATTATTAATATGAGTGATAGTATAATAGTTTTAAATGAAACTATATTTGAACATATGGATAGTTTTTCTCTTGGTCAAACAACATCTATAGAACTAAAAAATTATATAAAGGCTCACCCTTATGATATAGTTCATATTCAATATGATATGTCAGTATACGCATACGCAGCGATGTTATCACCAGAATGTTTACAAATATTACACGAAACATACCTTGAATTCGACGAAGAAATTCGTAATAAATTAGGACTACCGTGGGATTTACAAGGAAGTAAAAATGGTTATTCTGCAATTCATTATGTTGCTGAAAGTAATTTAACAAGATCTTTAAAATATCTTACAACTGTGGTTGATGTTAACGTAGATTTACAAGACAAAGAAGGTGATACGGCTTTCCATATTATTTGTTCTAGAGGATTTATAGAAGCAGCGCAAATATTGTTACATTCATCAAGTGTAAATATTAATATTATTAATAATTTAGGATACACACCTTTTGCATTATGTGTTAAAAATGATCATTATAAAATGGCATCTATTTTGTTAAAATATCAAGTACTTCTTGAATATAATTGGGATGGTGGATACTACGACATACGTAATAATGTGATACAATTTGGATCTATAGAAATGAAAAGTGTTTTTCAAAAACATTTTAAAATAAAACGTCATAAAAATAAAAGTATAATCCGTAAAAAACAGGAATCTAAAAAACATTTTGATATTTATGGCCAATATGCATTTTACTGTTCTTCTTTTCAAGATTCGTTAGGTTTAAAAGGTGTTATAACATTAGCTAAACATATTGGGATAAAAATTGAAATGAAAAATTATGAAAACAAAACAGAATTAAAAAAAGATTTATGTAATAAAATTTCTAAATATATGGTACATATGCAATTACGTAAACGATTACGTTAATACTATTTTGTATTAAAGTTAGTTATGTAAATATTTTTTGTCTTAAATATTCCCTTCGTTTTGTGATATTTCTTACTAATTTTGTATAGTAATATGTATCATCTAATGAAATCCATTTTATAAAACTTTTGTATAAGTTACCATTTATACGCATTCTTCTGTTTGTACATGGATTTTTAATATATATTAAATCGTTTAAATAGTAATTTTCTGAGTTTTCTAAATATGCCAAATAATATTGATTTTCTTTTCGTAATAAACTTTTAAACTGTAAGTAATTATACGACACCAAATCATCGTTAGGATAATTAAATTTGAATTCGCATATTTCTCTTAGTATTTCTTCATTACAATCTAAACAACATTGATGAAATTTTGATCTTGACAAATCTAACATTCTTACACCAAATAATTTTTTAAAGATAGGAATAGATATCACTGTATGTGATATCTTAAACATTTGATCAAATGTTATAGTAAATGGATTTGTATGAAATGTGTCTAATATGGATTCGTAATACGTTAGACGTACTTTATAGTATTTAATAGTATCGATTGATTCTAAAAAATTTAATAAATGTACAAATTCTGTTTTATTTTGATATAATTCTATTTGTAAAAAGTTATACAATGCATACAATTCAAATTTATTCGGATAATATTTTATATCATAATAATTATTATATACAAAATAGTAAAAAATCTTACTAAAAATGAGATTAACATACCAATTTAAATTTGAATTGTTTATATTATCAATTTCCTTTTCGTGTAGTTGATAAATGTTGTTAAAGTATTCAAAACGGCAAGTAGAAAATCTGTAATACATGTTATTTTCCAATAAATATTGTTTATAATTTTCAGAGTTATACGTTTGATACTTTGGCATTGTATAATTATAAATGTGATTTATAAGATGATTTTGAATACATCCATAAAATGATGAACGTAAATTTTCAATTTCTGAAACATTATATAATTTATTATGTTTTTTAAAATTGTATATTATTATATTTGTTTGTAAACCTTTTACTTTAAAATATAAATCTACAGATGCATGTGACAATATACAAACATCTCGTATCGATATATATTTTGCGACTTCGTATATGATATCACTTGGTAAACACGAAAATGAAATCATTTATAATAAATTTTAACAGTTTTGTTTAAATTCATTTTTTATTATGTGTATTTTCTATATTTTAGGTATTTTAATATATTTTTCTACCATGACAGTCATATTTTAATATAACTTGTTCAAACCAAATATTAATAACACGAGGTTTATCTTCATCGCGTATGTTTGGGTCATCTGTTAAAAATTTGTAATTGTGTTTTATTACATATCCTACACTTTCCATATAAAGTTTAAGTTCTTCAAATTGTTCATGAGTTATATCATTTGGTGTAATATTTTCACCATATAGTTTCTTGGCTCCCGCTATTAATAAGTTCATTAATAATTGAAATAATGTTATTTGAGAAGATACTTCTTCGGCCACGGCGATTGTATATGTACAAGGTGGCTTAGGAGAAGTTGTAAAAATAGTATTAACTAATCCTATAAGTGATTGTTCACTATTCAATCCTTCCATTATATTTACTTTTTAAAAAAAGTTTATATAATTACCAAAATATTTATAAATCATCATTTATTAAACACGAATCATCATCTAAATCATCTTGTAATTCATTTTGTAATCGCTTATTAACTGTTTGGCTTATCTTATTCAAATATAACTTTCTAATTATCATTTGTTTTTCTGAACTATCACTTGATACAAACCTACTTTTCATATTGATGTCATTTAAAAATTTATGCTCAAACCCTTCTGCAAAAATATGCAAATATTCCAAAACATCATTTAAGTAATCATCGTCTTGATGAATTACTGTAATCCTGATTTTATCATTGTACTTTTCAACAAGTTTTGCAACAGGTATTGATAACATGTACATATATATATGTATTTGTGTTTTTTCATAGTCTCTTAATGATGAAAAAAATCCTCGTGTTCTATTTTTAACTTCTACAATATAACTACCCTTGTCATTGTTTTTATCTATATATAATCCATCTACTCTACCACCAATATACCAATCAAAATTTTTACTAGATATAGTTGTAATACTTTTTTTGAAAAATTCCTGTGATGTATCAAGTTTTATACCAAAACGTTTTTCGTATATATCAATTGCAGAATCTTCTTTTAATGTACCGTGTGTTTTGTTTATAAAACTCTCACTTTCTTTTAACAAAACACGCTTTTTTTCATCAGAAATATTTAAATCTTTTATAATATTTGTTATATTTTTACGTTTGTCATCAGTTTCGACTTTATCAGACTTTACTAAACTAACATTTTCATCTCCTAATTGTTTTTTTAATCTTTGTTCTTGTGTTAAATCAATATTGTCAATTTGCGTCTCTAAACGCTCACCTGAAACTTTTAATTCTTCAATTTGACGTTGTAATTTATTAAAACGTAAAGTATATTGACGTTTTGTTATAATTTGCTTATCCAAATCATCCTTTAATAATTTTTGATCAGTATTTAATTTTTCACATTGTAAATGATTTTCTAATAAACTTGTTTTACTCATATTTATAAGTTTATTATAACATTCTGAATCACAACGTTTCCATAAGCGTTCAAATGGTGTTACAAAATCATATGAATTCTGACCAATAAATGCAGCTATATCACTTGTAAACAAATAAATCTTGTTTTTACTAGACATAATATTATTATACTTGTTTTATTTTTAAATTGTTAATAGATGATTTATATTATGACTACATATTTTATTCATTTTTATATTATCCAATAAGTTTGATAGGTGTTTTTATCCAATCATCGTCATATGAATCAATATCATCTATACACCACGTTTTCATGACAAGATTTTTTAGTTTTTCTTTTTTAGAAACAAGCTTATGTATTCTTTGTTCAATTGAATTTTCACCACCGACAGATATTTTATAAATATTGACATCGCGTGTTTGACCTATTCTATGTACTCTGTCGCTTACTTGTACCATTTTACTACGGTTCCACCAAGTATCTAACAAAACTAGATTGTTTGCAGATGTTAAATTGATTCCTTCTGCACTTGACATTAAAGAAATATAACATATTTTGATTGAATCGTTTTTTTCAAAGTTGTCAATTGATGTTTGTCTGGATTTCATAGAAATATCACCTCTTAAACTTATAGAATTAATTTCTGGAAATCTAGTAGATACTAAATCTTTTACAATATCCAACATTTTCACCCATTGACTAACTACTACAACCTTTTCTCCAATCTTTGTTTTTTCATCAATTATTTCAATCAATTTTTTAACTTTTGATGAAAGTTTTAATTCCAATTTTAATTGATTATCACTTTCTTTAGGTTCAATTCTATTTGTAGAATTAATATCAATTAAATCTATGGACTCAATATCACTTCTGCACTTAGGACATTTGTTAAGTCTGAAATTCATAATTTTATCCCAACATCCCATGCAACATTTATGTCCACACGGAGATGCAATTCCATCTGCTAAATTATCATAACAAATAGGACATTCTTCTTCAATGTTAAATGAAGAATTGTAAAATTGTAAACGTTCAGTTGCTGTTTGTAATGTTTGTACATTGTCAAGTCTTTTCATTTTGTTAATCACTAGCCATGGATTGTTACAAGATTGTTTCAATCTTAAAATATAAACCAAGATATTGTTTGTAACTAATTGTTTCATCATTTTCGAATCAAGGTCAGATAAACCAGCAAGATTTTTTAATCTTCTTGTTAAAGCTTGCATTCTTTGCATAGAGTAATTCCACAAACTTTCATAAAAATCTTTTTCAAAATCATTCAATGTAATTTCTACATTAAATTCGTGTTTTGGTTTTAATTCATCCCGTAAAACATTTGATTTTTGCATTATCATTGAATGTTTTTTTACAATTTCATTTAAATGTCTATATGACACAATTCCACCAGATGAATGTGTCAAAGAATGCCATTCTCGTCTTGAATCAATTGATTCCAATTCTAAAAATCTGAAATATGAATAAATATCATCAACGCGGTTAAAAATTGGAGTTGCAGTCACAATCCATTTAACAGTAGATTGTAATTGAATAACTGACTTGAAAATTTTTCTGTTCCAATTTCTTATATAATGAGCTTCATCCAATATAATTCTTGAAAATTTATCATTAAACAATGAACCTTGTTCAAAATTTTGCGAATCCTTTGCTTCTCTTGCAATAATTGAATAACTTGCAATAAAAAAAATGTGATCAGATGTCTTTACTATGTTTTTACGATTTTTACCAACATATTTTATAATATTTTTAGATGAATAATTTGTATGTTTTAATATTTCATTTTCCCAATTTGTAACAACCCCAGCTGGACATAAAATCAATGTTGGTTTGGAATTCGTTTTAGATACCAAATCTAAACAACAAATACTTTTTCCAGTACCAGCTTCGTTAAATAACAAACCTCCTTGATATTTTGTCTCTTGGGCTATCATCCATTCAACTGTTTGTTTTTGAAAATTCTTTAGTTCCGTTTTCAACATATTCATAAAATGTTAAAAATGTAATAAATTTCAATTTTTTATCGGCGTCTTTTTAAACGTAATGATGTTTCTTCTTGGTCATTAGTTTCACACATTGAGCGTAAACAATGTAACAATTTTATAGTCATTTTAATATCGTATTCTGATGTATGTTCAGATGTTTTACAACTATCCAGTTTAAAATATTTACATAAATTAATTAAAGATAAACTTTGTCTGTAATCAAATTTACCACACATTTTTAAAAATTGTGCTATAACTAATGTGTCAATTGGATTAAAACTTATAAAATTAATGTATTCTTGCTCTGTTAACAAACCACTTGATTTAATAAAACGAATATCAAATGTAATATTATGACCAATAGGAATCAAATTATATCTACATCTGTTTCTATTTAAAAAATCTAAAAGCAATACTCTAGATGTAGATAAATCAGTTGCAATTTCGTGATGTTTAATAATATCTATACGGTTAATTTTCAATGCTTCAGGATAAATTTTATATCCAGAATTTTGTTTTAATGAAATATTTAGGCTATCAGTTTCTACTAAATCTTTATCAAGAATTATAAACGAAACAGTTAATAAATTACTATCTGTATCTATCCCTGATGTTTCACAATCAAATGCTATATATTTACTTTCTTGATTGTTATTTTCGTTTAACATTAATTGTATTTGTAATTTTATATTTTTATTATTAAATTTCAATTTTAATCATATTGCATTTAAAAATTAGTGATTTATTATATTAATATGGACGATTCGATTATTGAATCAGATACGAAAAATCAGGAAGATGTTTTACATAAAGCAGATTTGATGCGATTAAATAATGGGTGGAATGATAAAAATGAAACAATCATTATATCAGTTGGTGAAAATGCAGCTAGTTACAAATGGATGCATGAAAAATGCGCTAATCATCATAAATTTACACATAAATTTTTAAGCATATTTTTAATTGTTTTAAGCACTGGATTGACTGCTGAAACAATATTCCCTGAAACTGATGATTTTGTTTTAAGTATTGTTAAAAGAACAATCATATATGTGGTGAATGTTTTAACTGTTTTGCAAACATTCTTTAGATCAGAAGAAGTTGGTGAAAAACATTTAGTAGCAGCAGGAGCATATAGTAGCCTTTATCATGAAATTCAACAACAAATGTGTATGTTTAGAAGAGATCGTATAAATGCTACTAAATATGTAAGCGAATGTTTAAAACAATATGATTCTTTAGTTATAACAAGTCCAGATATAAGTTCTGGTATTTTGAAGAAATTTAAAAACACTTTTAAGAATTCTGATATTGCTTTACCTGAAATAGCTGATAAAATACAAAAAATAGAAATTATAACAGAAGATCAGATGAATATTAATAATATAAATAACGTTAATGACAATAACAATAACAATAACAATAACAATAACGTAGATATCACTGATGTTCAGTCAAATTTACAAAAACGTATAAAAAGAAAGGGTGTACCATTGGTTTTAACAAATAAACAATCAAGTGTACAAAACTGTAATAATTTAGCTCAGATACATAACGCGTTTCAAATTCATGGTGATATCAGTGATAGAGATTTAGAAAATATAGATTCTATTCAATTACGTGAATTACGTAACAGATTTTTACAACAAAAATCTGACTATGAATTTCAACGTTTTTTACAACATTCTCATGAAGATGAATGATTAACTACTAATATATTATTTGACACTTTTATTTATTAATATTAATATCTCCTTTATATATACTAGAAAGTTGTAACATTAAATTTGTTAATTTTACAAGGCGATCTAATTCTGGTTTATCACCTGTTTTTCCTAAATATTGGTAAATATCTTGATCACAATCATTAAATTTATTATTTAATCTTGTACAATATCCTCTAATATAAGAGTATACACAATAGTATGCATCACACATATTGTTAAACATAAAATCTACAGAATCTTTAGATCTATAATCAAAATTCCTTGATGTACAATAAACATGAAATCCTCTTTTAGACTTGTATATTCTAAATGTTTCTGGTATTTTAGAAAAATGTTGTAAAACATCATTTATATCAATTTCCGTATCTATATCTATTGTTAACAAATGTTTAAAACATATGTATACTGTATTTGTAAGGGAATCTCTTGCTACATAATAGTCATCACGTGTTTTTATAAGATTCTGATCTCTTTTTACTCCTGAAATAAGTTGAGGTGCTAATTTTATAATATCTTCTGAATTGTTTATAGTAAAATATGTAATCGTTTTTTGTTTAGTTTCACAGTTTTGTAATGGATCTTTATTTTGGAGTATGTTTAAAAATGATTTATGAAATGATTCCATAAGTTATATATAGTATCTTATGGAAAAAAAGGCAACAGATAAACAAATAATTTATTTAAAAAGTATATTAAATGAACAAAATGTGAAATTGCAAGATTTATTAAAAAAAGATTATGATGACTTAACTCACGGGGATATATGTTATTTATTCAAAAAATGTGATGTCCCTCCTTCTGTTAATGTAAGAAATTTAGAGTATATAATAAAGGAGCAAACTGAGGACTATATCATTGGTGAACAGTTTAATAAAACAAGTGGTCTTAAGATAATGGACATTATAGCATTTAACAATGTAATGGTTTTAGATTATGATATAAAGGGTTGTTCTGAAACATCAAAGTCTGATTTATTAAAATCTATAATATCCAGATTGAAAGATGAACCTTTAAGTTTTTCTATATATGAAACATTTGGTGGTTATCACGTGTATTGTACAAGTAAAAGATTTAGTTACAAAAGTAACTCTACTCATAGTTTGATGAAAAGATTAGGATGTGATCCGTTTTATATAGGTTTTACTAAATATGTTGGATTTGCTGTTAGATTAAACAGAAAACCTAATAGAGATGAAGTTTTTATAGAACGTTTTGTTACTAAAATTAATGAATCAGAGATTGATAAAGATTTAGACAAACTGGTTGATTTTAAAGATACTTTATTATTAAATTAAACAAATATTTTATTAATACTATTTGCTATGGATGTTGATTTTGTTGGATCGTCTTGGATAATATCTATTAAATATTGTAATAATTTTATTTTTAATTTTGTTATATTTGCGTCTATTACTAATCCAGTTTCTGAAATTAAACCCTCGACAGACCATTCGTAAAGTATATTTACTGGTAGTACGTTCGTTTCTACAAGATCTCTTATAAAATCAGATATTATGTTGGGGGTTGCGATTATTATAGATGTATGATTTACTCTTAAATTTGATAATTTTGAAATGAGAATCATTGCTTTTCTTTGTGAAACTAAATTGTTAGATTCATCATTTGAAGCTTCAGTGTCACTATCACTTAATTCATCTGAAAATACACTATTATAAATATCTGTTATATTACTTGCCATAGTCGAATAACCATCCACTATATCTCGATCATTTCTTATTTTCATTGTTAGTAAATCTACTGTAGCTATTTTTTGTGATTTTAAATCTGGTAAATCTAATATATGACCTGCTTCTCTTTCAGAAATTATATTATTCTCTTCTAAATACATTAAAAATTCTTTAAATATTGAAGAATCCGAATGTATAAAATTTTCTATTGGTGCGTGATGGAAGAATAAAGTCGTCAGGTCTGCTGTTTTAGAAGTTAGGATGTCTTGTAAAGATAATTTTTCTTGTTGTGGTTCTTCATCTTCTAATGAAATCATGACGTCGTTTAATTTTCTATACGTCTTTTTTATAGAATTTACCAGTTCTGGTGATAATGGTGTTCTATCATATGGGTTTAATGTATCATCTCCTTGTAGTTCTGCTCTTATAACTTGATCATAAAGCACTCGAATATCATCGCAAAATATTTTATTATTATGTTTATATGTAAAAAAGAATTCTGGTTTTATGTCATTGACATCATCTCCTAAGATTGAATCTGTATTTTGGCATTTTTGCGAGTATTGTTCAGGATAACGTTGTTTATGTTTTTTTTCAGCATCTGTTAAATTATTTTGAATATGACGTTTAAACAATTCATTTAATTGTTTATCGTTTGGATCTTTGGGAGGTTCTGGCTCTGGGATATATCTTATTCTATTACGTCTTTGTTCGGCTAGTTTTTTTTGTAATATTTCCTCGAATTCTTTACACAATTCTCTTTTAGATTTCATTGTGTAATTGTTTATGTTTTCAATTGCAGCCAATTCTCGTAATTCTTCAATATCCCAAGTTTCTAATTTTGAACATATACTTTGCCATTTGTAGTCGTATCGTTTTTTATCAAATTTACCCTTGATTTTTCTAATTTTTTGTTGTAAAGAACGTTGGATTATTGCCTGTTTTATCATTAAGTTGGCTATGAAATTATATAATACATCCATGTTTCTTGTAATTTTATATGCATTCGTATTTTCTAAATCTTTTGATTTGTCTATACTCGTTTTAATTTTAGATACGTTTCGAATGTCAATTTCAACAGTGTTTGTCCTTATATATTCATCTATTAAGCTATTTAATCTAAATTTGTATAATGCATTATTAATAATCTGTTTATAAACTGGTAGGTTAGTGTTTATGTATATATCACATTTTTCTAATATAATAGGTAAGATATTAGTACTAAAAAACGTTCTTAATTGTTTAACAGACCACCCAACACTATCAAAACGACCATAATTTTTAAAATTTTCCCGAGTAACAATTTCATGTTTATCAGCTTTTATATTTGGATCTCCTTCACGTCTCCATATAAAATAATTGTATCTGTATTGTTCACCATCTAAAGTTAACGTACCTGTGTAATTTTCAGGGTCAATTCCATTTACATTTTTAACAATCAGACTTGGTGTTTTGCCAAAATATAAAAATTCTCTAATATCAATTTCTGTTAATTGCCAGCTTTGACAATTCTTTAATATATTGTATAATTCTTGCAATTTAGATTTAACACATGACATTTCTGGTTGTGTAATAAAATCTTGTATTTTTAGTAATACAGTTTGTTTTAATTGATTATTCCCCCCGAAACTTAATAATTTTACAGATAGTTCTATAGATTTATATACTAAATAATATTTTAAGTTTCCTTTAGAAAGTTTTTCTGTACGTGACATAACATCGCGGATTTTTTTATAAAGATTATCGTATGTAATATTATCATCAATATTAATTCTTTCTTCGTCTGGTATAGTAAAACAACTTTCTGGATCAATTTGTTGTTCATTAGATTTTTCTTTTTGTTCAGTATGTAAACCTGTTTTTTGACAAATATACTTTTTAATTTCTTCGATTAATGGATTTGTAGATGGTACATCTCTAGATAACATTCTTAATAATTCTGAATTATATGTTCTTGATTGATAATCGGTTAAATAATAATTATACTTGCTGCGTTCGTATTCAAACAAACGGTCATAAAATTCTGGATAGCCCATTTGTTCACGAAGTTGTGGCCATTCTTGCCATTGAATACCACTAAATACAGATTCTGATTCTTCAGATGAATTCATATATAATAATATAAGATAAAAATATTATTAATATAGTTTAATTATTATATTCATGTTTTATAGCTTCTAGTTTGCAAGAAGAAACAACTTGTTGTTTATTTCCGTTGTTGAATGTTGTATCATTATCTTGTTCGATATTATCTATATTTATTGTTATATGATCAACTGTTTTTTGTTTATATAAATTTTGTCGTTTATTGAATCGTTTAACACGTTTTGAAATGGATTTGTATAGGGCTCCTTTATATTCACGCAATGTATCACTTACAACAGATACGAATTCGCTTTTATTCCAGTTATTTTTTTTGTAAATTTTATCTTGGATTGTATTGAAAATACATAAGATATTGTCCTTGTCTAAGCTTTTTAAAATTCTATTGTTAATTTCTATATTTACACTTTTATACATGTCAGATGTTTTTAATGGGGATGTTTGTTTTTCAGAATCAAATTCTAATATTGAAATTGAATACAATACATCAATTATACGTTCAGAAGAATTATAAATATATCCACGATTAACACGTTTGTATTTTTTTAAAAGTTGAAAATTATGTTCACCATCATTAAGCTCATATGTTAAATATTTAAGGTCTTGTTCAATTGGTGAATATGAATAACTAATGATATCTTGATTTATATATTCTTTAATCCAATCCCTAACATGAATTAAGTCGGATGTATAAAAAATATTTAAAACTTCGTCATTTTCTGATGGGAAATGAATGTTTTGTTTAATTATTATAAACATAATTGTGCAATATTGTTTACAATCTATAAAGAAATTTTATTTTTGTAATTAGTTTCGTAAATTTGAATTAAAGTGGTTAAAATGATGTTTTTAACTAAAACGGGTAAATATTGTTTAGTTGTAAAGAGTTATTATTAATTTTTAGTCCAGAAGGGTTGTATTCTTCCACTTGGGTCTTTATTATCTGACCATTTTGGTTCCCATATTTTAACAGTGAATTCGCTGGTGTTTTTGTAGCTTGTATTATTAAATAGTTTGCAAAAAGTTTCTCTGTACAATAGTTGTTCTTTTGTGGTAGGTCTATTATGTACAAAAAGTAGTTTTTTAGATTGGAAATCTACATTACTGTATAAACGATCAGAATATGTTTTAATGTAATCGATCCAATTATCGTCTTTGTCAGTTAAACTACTAACTCCATCGCTAAATTGTTCTTTTTTTCTATATAAAATTTGTTTTGGTAAATATCCTATAAAAGAATCTCTAAGGATTTGTTTTTCTATATTATTTGTGGAATTTCGACCAAATGTTTTCCATTGTGGATGGAGTGATAAGATATATTTTACATAATCTATATCTGTAAAAGGTACTCGTACTTCAAAGGAATGTGCCATACATGTTTTATTTGATCTTAGACAGTCAAACATGTGTACATTGCTTACTAAATTTATAGTTTCCATTTGAAAGTCAAGTTCTGATGGTGCATTTGCTCCATATAAATAACATAGGAGTTCATCGGAAAGTTCACCAGAAAATAAAACTTTCATATTTGGAAAGTCATTTCTGATAGATTTTGTTAATAAGTACATTGGTGTACTAGCTCTAATAGTGGTACAATCGTAACTTTCAGTGGAATAAATTACATTTTCTATATTGTCAATTCCAGTTTGTGTGGAAAAATAATATTCTTTATGATCAGTGTTTAAAAATTCTGCTACTTGACGAGCTGCTATTATGTCAGGTACGTTTTGTTTAACACCTATACTAAATGTTTTAATTGGTTTTTTGTAACCTAATTCGTCTGCTATTGAGACAACTAAGCTAGAAATAAGACTACTATCTAATCCTCCAGATAGCAAGACTCCAAATTCTACATTGTCTTGTATTAAATTTTGAAGACGTTTACGTACACTATTTGTTAATAAATCTCTAATTTTCTGTGTGATTATATTGTAGTCTCTAGATTTATAAATTGGATTTGGTGTAGGTGGTAATACGGAATAGTCGTGGTAAAAATCTGTGTATTTTAATACACTGTCAAAAAAGTCATTGTTTGGTCTATCGATTGATGTATAAATGTATGATCTTGGATAAAATGTTTTAATTTTATCAACAAAGCTTGCATTTTGTTGGTCAAGTTGGGTTAGACATTTTAATTCAGATGATACTACAAAACGTTCAATTGGTAATGTTTCATTGTTATTTTTGTTTTGTAATAATTTTTGTTTGTAACCAATATAAAGTGGTGTTATTCCGATTGGATCTCGTGCAATTAATATGTGTTTATTTGTTAAATCATATAACATAAATGAAAATTGGCCATTTAATCGGTTTAACATTTCTGGGATGTTATGTTTATAACGTTCATATAATGGAAAAATAATTTCACAATCTGATTGCGTGCAAGTATAATTTAATTCTCGTTGCAATGATTGCCAATTAAATATTTCTCCATTTATTATTAAAAATTTTGTTTGATCTTTGGAAACGATAGGTTGTGGTGTATTATCTCCTACAATTTTAAGTCTAGTATGAATCATTAATACAGTTTTATCAAAATTGGGATCAATGATAAGTTTATTACCATTAGAGTCAGGTCCTCTTTTATTGAGGAGATTAGTTGTATTTGTTATTATATTTTTGTATTTTTCTTTAACTTCATTTTGATCTTTAACATTTACTGATGTATTTTCAACAAGTCCAAAAATACCACACATTCGAGTTTAAAATTAAAATTAAATTAATGTATATTCAATTTTTAATGACTGTGGGATATTCTTTAGTGTATATACATATAGGTACTGAATTACCAAAATATTTATGTGATAGTTTATATCAAACATTATTAATAAATGGTTACAAGACAAAGGTATATGTTATTTTAAGTGATTGTTTAATATCTGAATTTAATAAAAGTCTTGACAGATTTAATTTGGATTACTATATAAATGATGAAACGTTTTATTTTAAGAATTTGGTTAATCTAATTCCATTATCATTGTTAGAAATGTATGGTGTGAATAATCAACAATTTACGGAATATAAAAATGTTATGACTACAAAATTTTCTAATTTATCAGGGTTTAGGGATGGTTTTTGGATATCTACTACTTCTAGATTTTTTTACTTGGCAATTTTTATGGAAATGTTTTCAGTTTACAATGTGTTTCATATAGAAAGTGATATAATGATGTATTGGAGTTTTGAACAAATATATTATGATATATGTAATACAATAGGTAGTAATTTGGTTGATAAGGTTTGTATGGTTGAGGATGCTCCTGGGCGTGTTATTCCTAGTATATTATTTTTCCCTGATTATATTCGGTTATCACAATTGACACAATTTATAACAAACGAGTTATCAACGAGTAATACATTTATGAATGATATGGATATTTTAGGTAAATTTGGTGATAGGTATAATTTGCCAACAAATTCAAATGGTGGTGAATTTTTAGTTTATGATGGGGCTGCGTTGGGTCAATATTTGGGAGGTGTGGATTATAGAAATGTATTAAGTAAAGATGTTGATTACACCAATTTAACAAGTGATCAGGAAATGGTGATTTATGATAATCCTACAAGGGGATTTATAAATGAAACTGCTGTAACAAAACCTGATGCGTTTGATTTTTCAAAGATTAAGACAGAATTTGATAATTTATGCGTTCCAATAAGAATTCCAGTTTTATCAGATGAGAATAATAGTCTTGTAAAAATTTCAAATTTACACATTCATAGTAAACAATTGTATCAATTTTCAAGTGCGTGTGATTTATTATTTGGCGATATTATTTCAGGTGATAGAATTTTAGGGTTGTGTGATTTTGTTTTAACAACACCTGAAATATACAATTTTCACAAAAATGCCGAAAAGTATGCAAAAGATATAATTATAATACGTGATTTTGGGAATATTAACATGGAGTTATTGAATAAATATTTTAGGGAACATTGTAAGGTTAAGGGTGTGACATTTGTAAAGATTTTTATTTACACACATATGTTGGATAATTTTCAAAGGTATGTTTTTCCAAATTTGGATGCATCTATTGAATATGTTTTTTATTTTCACAATTCTGATCACGCAGTTACAGATGATCATGGAGATATTTTAAATTCTAAATATGTTAGAAAAATTTATGCTCAGAATATTGATACGACTGTGAATTCGGATAAGATATCATTATTACCAATAGGTATGGCAAATTCTATGTGGCGTCATGGTGATTTGTTAAAATTATACAAGGTAATTTCGGAAACTTATCGTGAAAAAAAAGAGAAATCTATTTATGTAAATATAAACCCTAAAACGTATGCTTATAGGAAAAATGTTTTGGATAAAATAATTGAGTATGGTAATTTTGATGTTTCTAGTGGTAAACCATATGAAGAATATTTAGTTGATTTAGCGTCACATCGTTTTTGTTTATGTTTACGTGGAAATGGTATAGATACACATAGATTTTGGGAGAGTTTATATATGGGAGTGATTCCTGTAATAGTAAGTAATAAAGTTACAAGTTGTAAAAATTTTATTAAGTATTTGAAAAAGATGGATGTTCCATTTTATGAGATTTGTGAAGATGATTTGGATAAGATTTGTAAAAAATATACAAGTGATTATTTTAGTGAGGGTTTGTATAAAAAATTAATTAGTAAATGTAAATCTACTATTTATAACTTGGATTGTTTACGAATGCATTTTTACGAGTATGAAAATACTTTGTAATTTGATATTTCATTGTGTATTGTAATTTAGTATTTTAATACAGTATTTGTATTAAAATGTTGTATTATTTAAGATTTATGAACGATTTATAGACTATTGATATTATGATCGTTAGAAAGTGATATTAAAAATATTAATTACCTTTAAGAGTTAGATTATTTGCAATCTAAAATGGAATCAGGATTTGGACAAAATCTCGAAGGTTTTCTTATCAAAGGAAATTTGTCCCTAGCCCCTTCTGCAAATCCGTCATTGCAAGGTGATGGATCAGTTGAGGGGTCGGGGACATTATATTTTGATTCGATAAAAGAATACAATTATGCAAATGGTGTAAACATTCAACAAGTGAATTTTAAAAATGATCAATTATTGATTCCTTATACATTACCAAGTGATAATGCTACATCAGCAAGTGTTATTATAGATGGTGGTCTTGCAATAAAACATACACAAAATGCTGCAAGTGTTACATCAGGAGGGGGTTTGACTGTTGTGGGTGGTGTTAGTATAGGAAAACGATTAATAGTGGGTGGTGATGTGGATATTACGGGGAATTATATAAAAAATGTGGCATATCCTATTATTGGTACAGATGGTGTGAATAAGGATTATGTGGACGATGTTGCTGGTAAATTATCTGGTAATTTTACGACAGGGCAAGTTATTATCGCTGATTCGAATGGTGATGCTATTCGTGGGTATGATTTTTTTACAACAGATACTACACGATTAAATTTGTCAATTCCATTTTACATTAGTGATACTACGAATGCAGATGGTTTAGGTAGTGGTGGTAGTTTGAATATATCTGGAGGTGTTACTATAGATAAAGATACTTATATAGGTGGTAATTTGGATTTATCTGGAAATGTGATAAGTAATGTTGGAAGTCCAATAAATCCTAGTGATGTAGCTACAAAACAATATGTAGATGATCGTAAAATCAATGGTAATTTTACGGCAGGTCAATTAATTATAGCAGATTCAAATGGTGATGCTATTAGGGGGTATGATAATTTGACATATGATGGTATAACAATTACATTAAGTAGTACAAATAATATAACATCTAGTATAGGTGGGAGTTTTGTATGTTATGGTGGTATATCTATTAGTAAAGATGTTTTTATTGGTGGTACATTAAATGTTAATAATAATAAAATTATCAATGTAGGATATCCAATAGATCAAACAGATGTTGCAAATAAACAATATGTGGATGATCATAAATTACAGGGAAACTTTACGACAGGGCAGGTTATTATTGCTGCAAGTGAAGGCGATGAAATTAGGGGTTATAGTAGTTTTACATATGATGGTAGTAGTTTAATATTAGGTACAGCTTCTTCATTTATAGTATCGAATACACAAAATGCTTTATCTTTATCATCTGGTGGAGTATTTGTGGTTGAGGGTGGTGCTATAGTAAAACAAGATGTATATGTAGGTGGTGGATTAGATGTAAATAACAATAGGGTAACTAGTGTGGGGTATCCAGTTGATCAGACTGATGCTGCAAATAAACAATATGTGGATGATCATAAATTGCAGGGAAACTTTACGACAGGGCAGGTTATTATTGCAGAGACAGATGGTGATGCTATTCAGGGGTTTAATAATTTAATATTTACTGGTGATGGGACAAATGGTAGTTTAATATTGAATCCTTATACGAGTATATATTTAACAAGTACGTCAGATTCTCTTGGTTTGGGGACTGGTGGTAGTTTTACTAGTTATGGTGGTGCTAGTTTTGAAAAATCTGTATATATAGGTGGTCAGTTGGATTTGAATGTTCAAAGGATTACAAATGTGAGTACTCCTTTGGAAGATTTTGATGCTGTAAATAAGGCTTATGTAGATGCTTTATTTAGTAGTGTTGGGGAGAGTTGTTGTGGAGGGGGTCCTATAAGTGATAATACATATGAAAATACTTTTATTTTGAATAACAATGTAACTTTGGCACAAGACATTAGTAAATTTAATTTTGATAGTAGTATAAAAGCTTTTATATCATATGTCTATATACAGGTAGGAAATGAAAAAAATTCTTTTTATACTATACGTGGTGTAAATAGTGGTAATGAATGGAAAATTACAAGTACTTATATAGGTCAGACTACAGGTGTTGTATTTTACATTAGAACAGATGCTGGTCAGGGTATTATGCAGTATACAAATTCTAATTATACAGGTGTTACTAGTATAAAATTTAGGACTATAACACAAATCAATGATGTAGCTGGCGCAACTCAGATTAATTCAACGTTGGCGAATGATGTTTCTAGTTTTCAGGATATTATAGGTTTATCGTATATAAACAGTGAACTTAATTCTGTAAAAGTTATAGTATACATATCAAATGATAGTAATGATAAATATTGTTTGTATTTTTTGAGTTGTTTATTAAAGGGGAATGAATGGATAATGCAATCTTATTATATTGGTGATAATACTGGAATTACATTTACAATAAATACAGTAAATTCTATTGGTAAAATAAAGTATATAAATCCTAATAATGATGGTGTTTATACAATTAGATTTCAACAGTTTAAAATATTAAAGAGTGCAAGTAGTATAACTTTAACGGCAAATACCTTAATACCAAATGTAGTTAGTGACAAGTTAATTTTTAGTAATTCATCAAATACATTTCAGTTAACAATTTATGTTGAGATAGTTGAATTATCAAAATATGCAATGTATGAAATTGAAGGATATTTACAAAATGATATATGGAAAATAAATAGTAGATATATAGGTGATAGAACAGGTATTATATTTGATATAAGTACTTTAACAGGAGATGGATATTTAAGATATACTAATCCAAATGTATATGATGCAAAGATTAGGTATTTGAAAAATACTCCATTGATATTCGAGCCTTTGCAAGTATCAAAGGGTGGTACTGGAAATACTCAATTAACACCTTATGCTGTATTACGAGGAAATGGAACAGATCCTATAGTTGGAACTGAAGATTTTATTTACAAAGATTATAATCTTATTTTAGCAAAAGAATCTAGTATACAATTAAAAAATACAACAAGTGCAATAAATTTGACATCAGGTGGTACTATTACAACATATGGTGGTGTATCAATAGGAAAAAATTTGTTGATTGGAGATGGTATAACAATTTTTAATACGCACGCAGCAATAAATTTGACAGCAGGTGGTACTATTACAACATATGGTGGTGTATCTGTAGGAAAAAATTTATTAGTGGGCGATAGTTTAATTGTTAAAAATGTTGACGTTACTCCAAATCCTGGGGATATATGGTCTGAAAGATCGTTTAATGCATCTAATAATCAAATTTTACCAGATAACATAATTAATTTTGAATTTACTGATGCGAATATAAAATCATTTTCTGGAATAGCATGTGTTACAGTAGTCACTGATTCTACAGAATTTGATACTTTGTATGAAGTAAAAGGTATAAGAAAATCATCTGGTTGGATTATGAATTCATCATATATTGGCGATAATACAAATATAAAATTTTCAATAACACCATTTGGACAAGTACAGTATACTAGTCCTAATTTTAACGAGTGGTTATCTACAACAATGAAGTTTAGAGCAATGACTACAACTTATTAAGTCTTTTTTATAAAGTAATATTATTTTATAAAAACAAAAACAATTTAACTGAAATTTTGAGTAAATAGATATATATAGTTTTATTTTTAAATAAAAGACATTACCGTTTATTTTCTAATTATATTTACTTTTGTAATAATAAGTTGTAATCTATGTCGGATTATTATAATATATTAGGTGTTTCCAGGGGTGCATCAGATGATGATATAAAATCGTCATATAGGAAATTGGCTAGGCAACATCATCCAGATAAAGGAGGTGATAAAGAATTTTTTCAGAAAATCCAAGAGGCGTATGAAACATTATCAGATAGTTCAAAAAGACAACAATATGATAATCCTATTGGTAATATGAATATGAATGGTAATATGAATGGTAATATGGATAATATGTTTCCTTTTGGTTTTGAACATCCATTTTTTAAGCATCATAGACGTCAAGAACAAATTGTAAAAAAATCTGATCATACGTATAATTGTAGAATAACATTAAAAGAAGTATATACAGGGACTACTAAAAAGTTAAAGATTAATAGAAAACGTATTTGTAAGGGTTGTATGGCTAATTGTAAACAATGTGGTGGAAATGGTATATCTACTCAACATGTTCAGATGGGTCCATTTACACAGGTAATTCAACAAACTTGTAATAAATGTACAGGTAGTGGTAAGTCTAACGATAATACAAAAGTGTGTAGTAGTTGTGGTTCATTTGGTACTATTAATGAAGATAACGTATTTGAGATTCATATAAAAAAGGGTTCGAAAACTGGTGAAAATTTTGTATTTCAAGAATGGGGAGAACAGGCTGTTAAAGACAATGAAATTTCAGGAAATTTTGTAGTAAATGTAATAGTAGAAAAGGATCCTAATTTTTCAAGGGATAATATTGATTTATTATATACTATAAATTTAACATTTCGAGAGTCTGTAGTCGGTAAAGTTGTAACTATTCCTCATTTTGCTGGAGATTTTGTATTAGACACACGTGGTTTTGGTTTGATAAATCCAAACAAAGAATATATTATTTACAATAAAGGTTTATTAGATGAAAATGGTAAAGAAGGTAATTTACGGATAAAATATGTAATAGCATATCCTGAGAAAACATTTGATGATTTTGATATGCATACTTTGACTGATGCCTTTAATAAAGTTGGTTTGAAATAGTTAACTAAGATAACCACCTGTTGTTATTTGAATTGGTTTGTTTTTGTAAATTTTTGAAATGTTTTTAAAACAATCGTTTGTATATCTTATGAGTTCTTGTAATTCATAATAATATTTTGATTCAATTGGTGAAATTGTATCGTTAGTAAGATCAATTATAGCTTGTGGGTTTTTGTACTCAACAATAAGACGATAAATAATATCTGTAACACAATGAGTGTATGTTGCAATGACAGCTCCAATTTCATTTTTCTTTTCATTTGTTTTGAATCGTTTTTGTAAAGTTTGTTTAAAGACTTTTTCTGTAATTTGAGATCGCAAGTATCGAATTCTGAGATCGGAATTATCATTGAATCTGTTTACAGCATATTTAGGTAATTCTACTTGACGAATATGTAACACATTTCTTGCAATATTATAAATAATATCAGTATTGCATATACGGTTTAAAATGCCAACAATTTCATGATCAATTTCTCTTCCACATTGTACTTCCAACAAGTTTCTTTGTTGAGTTCCATTTTGTGATCTCCATTCAAAATAATGTGGATTATGTATAACCCCAGTTTCAATACGTCCTGTATTCCAGCTGAAAGCAGTGTGACATTGAGTACAAAACATTTGATCGCAACCTTCTATTTTTGAAATAGGAGTTGTGCATTTAGGACAACTTTTAGTATCGCGTCTTAATAGCTTTGCTGTTTCGACATTTTCCGGTTTACAAGTATGGTGAGTATTTCTGAGTTCACCTTTGACTTCGTGACATTCAGCACAGCTCCAATTATTGCATAATCCACATTTCCATTGGTTATTCAAAAAACCTCTACATTCTCCATTTGGACATTGTCTTACAAAATTTTGTTTTTGTAATTCCGGTTGTTTGTGATATTCAACGTTAAGAAGTCTTAAAAGATTTTTAAGATGAGTTATTTTATCGTGTACTTTTACAATTTCTTTTTGAATGTTTTCTTTTCTTATTTCTTCTTCAACTAATGGTTGAGTAGCAGGAAGCAAAGCAACTTCTCTTTCATATAAAATTTGTTCATAATGTTTTTTGTATCGATTATCGATAAAAGTTTTTGTAAACATACTTGACATTGTTTTATAATCCCAATTGTATTTACAATTCATACAATTGGCATCTTCATTAGAGTTTGTCAAATACGTTTCACAACAAGAACGACAACTTTGGAACTCGCACTTGGGGCAAGTAATAGCAAGGCGGTTAGAGCGATTAAAAGTTTCAACGCAAATGTTACAAGACATAGTAGATAATTTTACACACTTTTGAAAAAAAATTCAATTTTTTATGAAACGATGTATAAACGATAGACTTTTAAATTGTAATCTTTATAATTTCAAATTCAAATGGAGCTTGATCCATATACGAGTCTTTATAAACTATATCAAGTAGTTTGCCACTTTCAACAAGATTGTCAAATTCTTCAATAGTTACAAGTTCATCTTCATCTTCATCTTCTTGACATGACAGTTCAGATCTTACAAACTTTACAGATGCTTTGTCAATATTATGATTTTCAATATATTCTAATTTGATTTCATTTAAACGACTTTTAACTAGTTCTTCATCTTTAAAATGCTCGACAATAACGTGCGCATAGGGACGTTTGTAACATGGACACGCAATGACAACTTTTAAACAGTACATAATAAGTGATCAGATATAAAACTACATTTGTTTTCATTTTTTTATTAAGTTGTGTTGTTGTTATGTGTTGTCTATTTAAAGATTTAAGAGGATTGTATTTAATGAAATCAGCATTATTGCTTTGTACATTATTAGAATTCGCTAGTTTTATATGTTACTTGTCATATCATTATTCTACGCAATTATATATACTGGCAAAAGCATCTGGATTAATGATAAATATAAATTTGTTTTTGGTATTTGTATGTTCTAACAAAATATGGAAAAGATGGTTTGTTTATAATTCTATAGTAAAACGACACATGCATGTTTTTTTGTTTGGTTTCGTATGTTTTTTTAGTTGCGTTCATATCATAACTCATACAGTTAATATTATTTTATATAATAATTACAATGGTTTAGTAAGTGGTATTGTTTTGAGTTGTGCATTGTTTTTTTTTATAACGCTTGGTTTTCGTGTTTATAATTTATTTCACAAGTTGCATAATTTATTTGTCGTTGTATTTTTAATAGCATTTGCAATACACATTGTATGGAAAAATAACATAGTAATTGGTGTCCTTGGTCTAACCATTGTTTCCTTGTATATTATAAACTTTGTTTTAGATTTGTTTTATTCAGGTGGTAAAGTATCAATAATTGGTTATAAAATTATTACAGATGATATTATTTGTATAAATATGCTTTTGTCAAATAAATATTTTAGTAAAACTGTGTATTTGTATATACCTGAAATAAATAAATTTGAATGGCATCCATATACCATTGTAAAGTGTAGTAATACGAATGGTATTTTAAAAGGCGAACAATGTTGTATTTATATAAAACGGCGAGGTGATTGGTCTGGAAAACTTGTAGATACAATAGTAAAACGCGGGTATGATAATTTAAACTTATATACTAGTGGACCTTATAAGACATTTCATGATGATTTTATTGTAAAAATACATTGTGAACCAGTTGTATTAATATCAAGTGGAATTGGAATTACGTGTTTTTTAGATTTTATTATGGAAAATAAGCCTAAAAGTAAGTTATATGTTGTTATTATTGCTAAAAATATGGATGATATATTTTGGATAAAATCTATAAGTTTACACGGTGTTCGTTTTATGATTTATCTGACAGATAACAAATGTAAAGAATCTTTTACACAACAAGACCATTTTACTTATTACAATGGACGTCCTGATTTTAATGATTTGTTTGATAATATATTAATTCAAAATTCATTTATAGAAACTAACAAGATAACTATTTATTTTTCTGGAAGTGAAAATGTTTACAAAAAGATAGAACACGTATCTAAAAAATATGATACTTTTAGATTAATTTATTCAAGTTAAAAATATTAACATTGGGTAAGTAAAAACATTAATGTATCTTGGTCAACTTCTGTTGTGCTCTTAGATTCTTTAGTATCTTTAATTTCCGTAAATTTGTTTTCAGATTTAGTTATATGTTGTTGTTTTTGTTGTTTTAATCTTTGGTTCATTATCAATTGAAGAATTAAAAATTTATCCATTTTGAATTTAAAAACAATAATTTTAAATTCAATTTTATTTATTCATCTGACAAATGAGCAACATATATAGCTATACAGGCAAAAAAGATTGCTAATATAGTATATTTATTAACACGTTCTCCAAAAAAATAATGACTAACTAAATATCCAGTTATTATGGATATACAAGACCATACTAGGTTCATATGACCCATATTTTCATAATAATATGAATTGTATAAAATAAGAGATAAAACAATATAGCCAAATACTCCAAGTATTGGGTACTTGTCATGTTTTAAAACTGATTGGGAAAACATTTCTATAAATGAAATTATTAATGCAAAACGTATTACTATATAAAAACGTTGATTTGGATCTCTATTATGTAGAATTTCCATGTTATATTATTTGTAAATATTTAATAATTTTAAAAATTTATTAGACTGATTAAAAAACTATCACTTTACATCTTATTATAATAGCCTGATAAAAATTGAATAAAATTTATAGATGTTAAATTTTTAACATATGGATAATCCAAATAATAGATTAATAACAAGACAAGAAGTTGAAAATATTCTAAATTATTTTGAAAATATAGGCGATAATGGAACCAGACTAACTATAAATAATTTAGAACATTATCAACACGCTTTTGTTCATGAAAGTTACTATCAATCTGTTCAATATCATTTTACAAAAGGAGAAACTTTTCGCGAAGAAGAAACTTGTTTTTCATACGTACCAAAAGAATCAAGTGAACGCTTAGAATACTTAGGAGATCATATTTTAAAAGCTGTTATGGGACGTTATCTATTTGAACGGTTCGGTAATGAAAGAGAAGGATTTCTTACAAAACTTAAAATCAAAATTGAAAAATGTTCAATGCTTCATAAAATTGGCGTAGAACTAGGATTTAAAAAGTTCTTATTATTATCTCTTCAAGTTGAGAATCAAACGATTCTAGATCTTGATAGAGGTCGCAATACGCCAAGCTATTTTGAAGACGCATATGAGGCATTTATCGGTTCGATTTTACTAGATTTTGAAGAAAAAGGATATCTTTATGCTGATCGTTTTGTAAGATCAGTGATAGAGAATATTATTGATTTTGCAGAGTTAATTTCAAAGAATGATAATTTTAAAGATTCTATTCAACGTTATTTTCAATCTTTAAAATGGAAAACTCCAGTATATACTTCTTTAAATGAAGAAGGTCCTTTATACAGAAAAGTATTTACTAGAATGTTAACATTTAATGGAGAACAATATTGTTCTATGGATAAAAATATTCAAGTTATTATAAAACATTATACTTCTAGAATTATGGAAGAATATCGTGTAAAAAATCCGTTAGTTTATACAAAATTATTTGAAATTCTCCAACGTGGTGATTATATTTTAGGGATTGGGTTTGGTAGAAAGGTTACCAATGCTGAGCAAGAGTGTGCTAAACAATGTTTACTTAACTTGCAACTTGATTTGAATTTTTAATAAAACTATTTACTCAAAAGGATATCACTAGTCCAAAAGATTAGTAAAAGGATAGTAAATCTCCACTTTTTCTTAAAATACAAGATCTTTACAGTATATTGTAGATTACTAAGGCATATTTTAATAGAAAATTTTTATTTGGAAGAGTTATAGAACATTCTACATAAAAGATTATTTTTAAATATTCAGAATAAATAATTATAAAAGTTTAACTGAAATTATTTTCTTTATATAATATATAAACTATTATATAAAATGCCTAATATGAAAATGATGATGACAGCAATAGCTATTGTAGTTGCTGCAATTTTCGGTATCGCAACTTCTTCGATTGCAACTGAATGTTTTAACAAAAACGAAAGTTTTAAAAATGAGAAAAAAGATAATTTTAATTTTGTAGTTATAAATCTTGTATGTAATATAGTGATGTTACTACTTGGGTTTGGTTGTATTTATATGGCTGCAACTTCTCCATTTTAATTTGTAATTTTTTCTGTAATTTTTATACATTAAGATAAATTCCAAATCTTGTCCAATTCTTCTGTAAGAATATTGTTAATATTAAATGATATTTTTGCAGGTTCATCCTTATAATCATCTACTAAACGTATAAGTATTTTATACTGTAATGATGTTTCTATATTTGATCGAAATGTTTTATGTCTATCACTCATCGTAAAGATATTTAATAAACGTTTAAAAACTCGCAAGTCTATCTTGTTTATATTTTGTTGAATAATTTCATCATTAATGTATTTTGATTTGTTAATTAAAAAATCGTCTGTGTCTATTTCAAATAACTTGTATTCATAAATATTATTAACTATAATGTCTAATGATATTTTCGCTGGATCAGCATTTATATTTTTACATAAATCCAGCTTTTCCTTTTTAGTTGTGTTTTTACCACGTTTATTCTTATTAAAATATTCATTTAAATGATCCATACAAGTAAGTAAAATATTGACTACTGTAAAACAACATTGAGGATCTGCTAGTGTATGAATATTCATATTTGAATGATGTTTATGTGATGGATTTAATACTCGCGAATGCATATTCGAACATACAATTCTTTTTACTTCTTCATAAGAATTTAGAAAATTATAAGATATATCTTTAAAAGGTGTAAACTGATATAATTTATCGTGCCATTCTTTTAATTGATAATCGTCAACATCCATTTTATCACTAAAATGTGAATCGTATATGATTTGATTATTTTTTTTCAAATAATAACTAGGTATTACAGTGGAATGAATTATATAATCATTATATAAATTCCAATTTTGATTTTCGTATATTTCAGTATGTATCAAATTAGAAACTGAAATACTATCCATGATATTTGAATAATTTTCTAGTAGTTTTATATTATCACCCTTTGATAATGTTGTATCAATAGGCATAGACGTATAATTTTGATATATAGCATTAGATATAGAAATTGGTTCTGATGCACCAACTGTAAATACACTGTCCGTATTAAAATCACGTCTGTTATTAAATAAAAACTCTAATTTCTCAGATAAATCTTGATCAGTATGTTTAACTTGAATAGATTCGATAAAACTAGTAAACTGATGACCAGCACCTTTACCTATCGACCATTGTTCTAATAAATACAATAATTGACGTATATCAAATTCTGATTTATCTATAATTCCACGTATTTGCTCCTTTGTCAACCCTAAGTTTTCATTTTTACAAATTTCATTGCTCAATTTAGTTAATTCTAATAAACTTGGACGTTTAAATTCTAAAAATGTGCAATTTTGATAATTTATAAAAATTTCTTTATACTTTGAAGAATTACATACTAAAATTACAGGAATGTTTATGTTATATTTATTATACAAAGTTTCTATGAAATTTTCAATTCCTCTATCGCATAATTCTAGGTTGTCTACGAATAATATATTTGATTTATCCTTTCTATTTTTATGATTCCATTTTTCAATATTTGCCAACGTAACTTCTCTGAATCCAACTATTCCACTAATTGTTTCTGTAATTTTTTCAGCAGATCTTAAATGATCTGAATCAATATCTATTAAATTATAACCTTTAAATAAACATTCTACAGTTACAGTTTTAGAACATCCTATTGGCCCGTGTAGGAATAGGATTTGTTTTACAGATTTTGAATCATCTGCGTAATCTTCAATCAATTTTATCCATTTACGTATATGATTTACTATGTCTTTGTGAAACAAAGATTTTTGCGTATTTGGTTTATATTTTTGCGCAATCATATTGTATAATTAATTGTGTGTTTTAAATTAAATTTTTTTATTACAGGTATACATAAATATGCAAACAAATATTGATAATAAAATTACTGATTTTAAAAAAACAACAATTGAAAAAAGATTAATTTGTATTATTTGTAATGAAAAATTACCAGTAAATAATAACAAACATACGTGTTCATATAGAACAGACAAAACGATTTGTATAAATCTTAATAAAAAGGTAATTAATAGTCGTTTAATATAAACATTTAATATAATATAGTCGTTTAATATAATATAGTCATTTAATAGAGTTATAGTCGTTTAATATAGTTTTAGTCGTTTATTATATGATATTATTTTTATGGTTATAATAAAAATAATGTCTGAAAGTATTAATCAAAAATTTCAACAATATTTAGAAATACAAAAATCGTTAGCAGAATCTCGCAAAAAACAAAAAGATTGGAAAAAAACTTTGGACGCTTTGGAAAAAGATATAAAAGAATACATGACACAAAATGATATGGACAGCATTTCTTTAAAAGAAGGAGAAATTGTATTATATCCAAAAAAGATTTCTCAAACTTTTAAAAAGGAAGTTATAATGGAAAAATTGGCTGAACAGTTAAAAGATGATAAAAAAGCAGAGGAGTTAACGCAATCTATTTTACAAAATAAACGTTTTGTAGTTGAGGACAAATTAAAGGCTGTTATTAAAAAAAAGTAAGTTATTATGAGGATTCAGTATCAGTATCATAATCTGATAAAAAATTTATTGTTACAGAATTTGAATTAATTATAATGTCAGGTGTATTTAATAATTGACGATCATCTCTAGGTGAGGTAAATTCTATAACATTTCCATTAGACCACTCGTGATAATTATTAGATAGATTCATACTATTGTGTAGATTTATACTATTGTGTAGATTTATACTATTAGGATTTATACTATTAGGATTTATACTATTAGGATTTATACTATTGGATAGATTTATACTATTACTTGTAAAATTTATATCATTTATGATATTTTCTGAATCAAAACTTCTTTCTATTAGATTATCGTATATGGTTGTTATATTTTCTTCTGTTCTACTTAATTCATGTAATAATTCGTCAAAAATGTTTGATGTTATATTATCAATGTGGTTATCTTGTAGGGCTATGTAATTTTCATTTGTCATATCTGTTATATCTATACTACTATCAATATCCTGTATTATTATATCTGAATTATTTACTAATAATCCAGAGCTACTATCAAAGGATAAGGCATCTTCTTCATCTTCATCATTTGCATTTGTAATGGCATATCTTCTTCTTATTGTAGGATTTATAAATTCTTGTTGTAAAAGTCTTCTCCAAGACGATATTTCATTATTTACTGTTTCGATGGGGTTTTCTATATCATTTTGTTCATTATGTATTGTATTTTCTATAGTAGTTACATTTGTTGGTGTTATTTCAGATACATAAGGTGGTGGTGGTATTGAATGTTCTAATATATATTGATCTATATCAATGCAAAAGTTTAAGTCTGTTGTATATATATATGGTTCGTAACAATTTAAATTTTTATAGACAATACTTTCAGAAAAATCTTTATATCTAGATTTGTACTTTGTTAGTAATAAAAGTGTTTGTTTATATGGCATATACTTTAACAATTCTGGATACATACTTAACTTATCATAAACTTCATCATATACTTGAAAACGGATTTCTGGTAATAAGGATTTTATACAATGATAAACATATGAGCGTTTTCTCAAATGTTCTAGATCATCAATTCCACATTTATGTTCTGGTAGAGTACAATCTCCTTTATCGTGGTTTGAACATATACTGTCATTACACAAATAATGTGGTATAGTATTTTTAATATAAGCATCACTATTAAATCGGAAGCAACCATTATTTCCAGTTGGATTCCAATGTTCACCTAAACCTTTTGTTTTATATCCTATTCGTCCACAAGCATAACATCTTTCTATATTATGATGAGATAATCCATTGCAACGTTCAGTTTTATATAAACTGATTTTGCATATAGCACATATGAAAAATGTATCTATATTATAAATCATATTTGTTATTTGTTCAACAGCAATTTCAACAGTAATATCCTTGTTCAAATACAAGTAAGAATTTTCATTGTAATTTATAATGTTATCGTTTAACTCTTCATTATCATCAGATGAACTTGATGACAATACTATTGACGACAAAATTTCTGATTTGTTTTTATTAAAATAATAGTTTAGCAGATTAGGATTTTCATTTTCATGATTTGTTTTACAATCGTAACAAACTTGTTGATAGTAACTCATTATTTGATTACAATTAAAACAAAATCGTTTTAGACAATCGGCATTCTGTGTACATTCAACTATAAACTCGCCAATAGGTGTATTTTTTATTGTTTCGTTTTCAAGTAAAATCTCTGTGTCACATAAAATTCTGTTACTTGATCGGTAATAATAAACAGGACATTTTATAATTGTAAATCCTGGAAATGCAAAATTTTCTGCATGTATTCTATAATTCTCCCATTCGTAATTGTTGCATATTTTATGTATTAAATTATGGTCAAATATGTTTTTAAATCCTATAGATGTAACACAATCATCAAATGGATACGGACAAGCAAAGTGAGAATTAGATTCATTTATAGGATGTGCTTCGTAGTTGTTTATTAAACGATGTATACAATTTATACATATATAATGTACATTGCAGCAACTTTTTATTAATAAACACTTAGGGATTTCATTGTGTTTAAACCAAGATTTATCTATATCTGATAAGGACATTATGGAATCATTTGAGGTATTGTAAATAAAATAGGAATCTGTAAAACAAACGCAGCAAGTTTTATCTAGATCACTTTTTAAAATGTAATCTTCCGATATTGTATCTGAAAATTCTATTTTGTTTATGATATCTAATATGTTCATTAATATATGCTAATATTATTATTTTACGTAAAATATATATGTAAAATATAATAATTTACACGTGTTCAAATGTTATTTTGCATTTAAACCACATTTGTGATAACATTAATCGTGAGTAATTGCAATAAAATTTTATAGATAAATGTCTTGCTTTAATATTAGTATCAAATGTATAAAAGTTATCATCAAAATTAATAGATATTGTTTTTCCAAATGATTTATCCATTTCTGTGTTTATTTTTTCATAAAAAGAAAAATTTGCATCACTTGTTTTATGTTTAGGTAACTCTTTATTGTCTAAATACAATTTACAATACAACTCATCATAGATATTCGTGGTAGAAAAATCTTCAGCTATGTATAAATTATTATTTGTATAGTTTGTTTTATAGAATCCTAGCATTTGATATAAATCATGATCATTTGCATTTTTTGATTTGTAAAAGGTAATACCAAAGGATAAAGGTTTAGTAACACGTTCCTTGTCTACATAATCACATAAAAAGCATATTTTATTTTTAAAGGTATTCATGAAAACTTTATAAAAATAGTCCTTGTTTTTATTAATAGATGATTCATTTATACATTCTGATATTATATCTATAAGAGTTGACACATCATAATATCCTATCGGTATAATTACATCTGTTTTTACACCACTTTCTATTAAACAAAATTTATTGTTATTCTCCGTAATATTATACAAGTTACATTTAATCTTTATATTATTTATATTTATTCCACAAATATCTTCGTTTTTTAGTAAAAATGTATATTTACCATCTTCAAATACTGCATTTTCAGAAAAAAACTCTGTTGATGTAATTTGTATGTTATTGTCTGAACTAACATTTGATATTGTATCTTCTTGATGTTTTTCTTGGTTATTATAGTTTTGTAATTCTGAATGTTTATTAAAATTGTTTGAAATCGTATTATTTTGCGTGGTATTATTTTGTGTAGTGTTAGTTGATACTGGTTGAATAATTGATGGTGTTTGTTTTTCCGATGTACTCTTAGTAAATTTTTCACTGAGATCATTAAATAACAATTGTTCAAATTTTAATACTGTTATTTTGTTTAATTCTATTAAAACTTCTTCTAAATCCACTTTTCCATAAGATTGGATATTATTATATATGTTTACAAATGAGTCATTGTATATAAGTTCTTGTAATTGAATAATGTTTTCTTTGTACTTGTTAATATTATTGAACAAATGAGGTTGGTATTGTGGATTCCGTTTTAATATTTTTGAGACAATTAAATCAAATAAATACCCTGTGTTTTTTTGAGATATAAACACTTGTTTAAATGATGTTGATATATCTCCAAAATTGCTCATTAATATACTTATATAAAAAGTATTATCGATTTTTGCGAATAAAAAAAAAAATAAAATAGTGTGTTTAAAAAGCACGAAATTTTTCTAGAATAGATTTATATAATATGTCTATTCGAGAACAACTATTCACGTCATTCATCAAAGGTATTGGCAAAACATCAGGTGCAGTAACAATATTTGGACTACTTGGAGCCACTTGGTATTTTTATAACAAAAACACAAATTCATTAACAATTGGTCGTAAAGAAAAAACAACTGAGACTGGTGATATTGTGTTACATGAAGTGGAACTAGAATCAGAAACAGAAGGTCAATCTACACAAGATGAAATTACAAATGTATTAGAAAATTTTGAAAACAATGTATCAAAAAATACAAAGAGAGATTTTCGTAAAATTTTTGATGGTATGTAATTTTGTAATAATATTTAATATAATCATATGTAATATAGTAACGTGTTTATATTTGTTGTATAAATTTATTAATATTTATTAAAAAATTGAGTTTTAATAAATTCAAAAAATTGTCTAAATTAGGAACAATATGGTCAAGAAAATACATATTGTATAGAATATTGGATTAAAAAATTTGATCTAATAAAAAAACGTAAATGGGTTTATATGAAAATTATGCCCTTTAACTGACATAGTATTTATTTTTTAGTTTTAAATGCGTCTTTAATTTGTAATCTAGTATTTGTTCCAATATAAGAATTACTATGAATTTTGTTAAGTTCTTGGACATCTTCGCAAAGCGGATGGAAACGGTTGATGCTAATTCCGCTAAAAATATTACAAGATTTATTTAATCTTGTGTATTCTGGTACAAGACCATTGTCTTTACATTCATTTAGTTTTATTTTAAAAACTTCAGAATGTTCTGGATTGTATTTATGAGTTGGACATTTAGATACTTGAAATTGGTGTCCTCGCAAATCACTTTCTACATCAACTGAATATGATGGTATACTTCGATATGGATTTTGCATGAATGGTGAAGTGCTTTGAAAACATACGTCTTTAGATTCTGCAACTGTGTTATCTGTGATTAAGTGAAAAGGGGCTTGACTTTCTTGATCTTTTTTTTCTATAGCGCATTTGTCATAAGATGCACGTGTAAATGAGAAATGAGACATTATCTTATTGTATAATATATATATTTAAAAAAAGTTTAATCAAAAAATATATTTTTATAATAAAAAAATGAAAATAGATCAACTCTAAAACTAAACTAATAAAGGTATATATGGTTAATTTACCAAGTACTGTTGATTGGTGTGAACAAAATTATATTTTATCAGAATATGTAGCAGAGTACTGGAATACATTAACTGGATTATGTTTAATTTTATCAGGTATTTGGTATTATAAAAATTATAGTTCTTGGATAAATGAAAATCATCTTCATAAATATACATTTATAAGAATTTCTGCTTTGTTAGTTTTTGTTGGTATTGGAACTATGTTATTTCATAGTACTTTATATTACCCATTTCAATTATTAGATGAACTTCCAATGATTTTATTGGCTAACGAATATTTAAGTCTTTTATTAAAATTACAAACAACATACGAAACAATAAATGTAAATAAATATACTAAATTGCTTAATTATTTAAAATATAGTTATAAAATGATACCGGTGATAATTTTGAGTTATTTTATACATCCTAGTTTACAAGTTATAACTTTTCACTTGACGTTAAAAGTATCAGAAGGATGTGTTTTATATATTTTGTATAAATTATCTATTGGGTTAAATCGTATTGTTTATTCGAAAATTTATATAAATCAAGATTTTTTGAAAAAAAAAAGAAAAATAGAAAAACTGAATCCAATGATAAGTAGCACGTCTATAATAGACTATCAAACTACAATTGGTATAAATACATATAGTAGATTTAAAAAACCAAAACAGTTAAGTGATTCAGCTTTGATTAATATTGTACAAACACGAATTAAACATTACTTAACTTTAAGACACAGATTAAATTTTGCAACAAATGTCGGTATTTGTATGTATAGCTGTAGTATTGTACTTTGGTGTTTGGAAAATATGTTTTGTCAGACATTGCAACCTTTACAACTTCATGCAGTTTGGCATGTATTATCTAGTATAGGTGTTTATCATTTGAATTTAATAATGCAGTTACATGCAACTATAGAGCATTTTTCATACAATAACTAATTTGTTAATTTTCATTACAATGTAAATAATGAAAATTTTATAAGTATCTTAATGTTTATTAGTTAATTTAACGCATAAAAATCTATACCTTTTGTACTAATCAATGGCTGATTGTTGAATTTATAACAACATCCACTAGCCGCCCCCCAAACAGTATCTTTATGAATATAATTATAACCTTTACATCTTGGATCATTGTCACATTTTTCTCTACAAAAATCAGCTGAACTTCCATCAGTATAACAAGCTATATCATTACCTCCAATATCCATGTCAACATTCCTAATATATTTTCGTATAGGTACAACTAGAGGTACAACTACAGGAGCAGGCGCGGGTACAACTACAGGAGCAGGCGCGGGTACAACTACAGGAGTAGGCGCGGGTACAACTACAGGAGTAGGCGCGGGTACAACTACAGGAGCAGGCGCGGGTACAACTACAGGGACAACTGCAGGTACTAGAGGTGTAACTGCCTTTGCAGGTAGGGGTACAATTTTAGTAAGTTTTCTTCTAGTTACCTTTTGAACTTCCTTATATCCTTCTTTTTTATTGTAATAAAAATAATAGAAGAAAAAAACTAGAGCTGCGAGTATTAGTAAAGAATTATTATTTATTGATTGTACCATTTGTTTATAATAATAAATAAAATAAAAAAATAATTAAAGAATTAAAGAATTAAGAAGACCACACGAATTTACCATCTTTATCTGTAATTTCTAGTACACATTTACCACTTTTATCTAATAAATTTGCCCTATATAATCTAGAATTAGATGTACCACGGGCTCCAGATTCCCATATAGTCTTTGAATCTTTATCTTGTAAAACCATATTTCCATCTAAATTTAATACGACTTTATATGGTGATACACCTTTTCCAGATGTTTTTGATTCCCACACTTTTGTATTAGTGCGTTTATCAAATATAGATACATTACCATCTCCTTCATTTTTGAATATACATTGAACTCCTCCTCTACCTGATCCTGTAGTTAATTCATCTCGGCAAGGTTGTGTACCGCCACATAATGCTTTGTTTCTTGAAATATCACTATCTAATTTTGCTTCAGCTCTAGCTTGTAAAATTTCTGCTCTATTTGTTGTTAAAAGACTAGAACCAGCTGGTGGTAAAGCTGCATATTCTGGCATTTGCTTGCATGGATTTACCCAAACTCCAAATTTACCTTCATTTGATGTGCATTTTTCTTTTTTAATGTTGTCATATATTTTTCCACACCAATGTGATGTATTATTTAAACCATCTGGATTACAAGTTAAAAGATTATAGTCCACATCTCGTTCTAATTTATCATATACTGTTCTTACAGGTGAATTTTTATTACGAATTTCTTTAACTAAATATGTATTAATGTCATTGCATTTTACATCATTTGGAATAGCAAGATCACCCCTCATCATACAATCTTGTGTATTACCTTGAGATTTACTCAAACATTGAACTGATTTATTATCAATCAATCTAACTATTGGTAAATTATCATCAATGCAACGCAAATCAGAAAAAGCATTTGTTACCATAACAGCATCCAATCCTTCTTTTGTTTTTGTTAGTAAAAAGTAAAACACAAATAGACAAATAGTCAATATTATCAAATCGTTAACCTGCATATTATAATATAATATAATTAGCAAATAAAAAAACTGTCTTTAAAAAATCTTTAAATAAAAAAACTATTTAAAGAAATTGAATATTAATAAGCAAGTTGAAATAGAAAATGACATTGGATATAAAAATTTCTACTATAACGTTATCGTGTAAACTTCCAGATTGTCAATTAAATTTGACTAATATTGGTAAATATTTGGAAATAGATAATGATATAATAGGCATTAAATACAATTATGCTGATTTAAGTATTATGAAAGGTAAATATTCAACAACTATTTATAAAAAGGCAAAAGTAAAAGACACTGAAAAAATTAACAAGGCATTATTTTATAATCAGATATCTATAATTTTAAACAATAATGGTAATAATGTTAACGTAAAATTGTTTGGAAATGGTAGTTTGCATTTGACTGGTTGTAAATATATTGGTGAAGGTACGATTGTAACACGTAAGATTTACGAAAAATTACAAACACTTGTTGATAAACGCGATACGATTTTATTGACAAAGGATGTTAATGGTATTTTGGTAGACAAGGATAAATTAGTTTACTCTTATAGTTCTAAAAATATTATTGGTTATTGTAAAGATTGGCAAAACAAACATTATATTATTAACAAAAAAGATTATATTATAGATCAAAAAACTAATATGTTTATAACACAAAAAATGGAAACTCAAAGACGTCATTTTTTACATAATTTAGATGGAGATTATATAGGTTATACACGTATAGAATTATTAAAAAACAGACACAAATTTTATAAAAAAAATAACAATATATTTTTTGATAATGATAATGGTTTAATTTATTATAATAATGACACAATTATAGGAAAAATAGTATATGAAATTGATAAATCTAAATTGACCAACACTGAATCAGATGAAGATATTAGTGAAATAGAGTATAGTTGTAATCCGTTTAGTAATAGTAATTACGTATTAACAGATGAACAATTAGAAAATGGTATAGATTTAAATGTAAATTGTATGAATGTATATTTTACTATAGATTACAAAATTAATAGACAAAGATTTTATGAACATTTGATAGATATGAATTATATATGCAAATACAAGCCTGAATCTTATTCTGGTATAAAATTTTTATACAAAATACCATTGAACAATGATTGTGTTAATCTTAAACAAGGAATATGTCCTTGTACAAATAAATGTACTTGTATAAATATAACATTTTTGATATTCCAAAGTGGTAATGTTATAGCTACAGGTTTTAAAACAAACGAACAAATCAAGGGAGCAACTGAAAATTTTATCAAAATTTGTGATAGTGTGAAGAGTAGTATTAAAAGAAGATTGTTTACAGATTAATTTATAATGTGTTTTATAAAAGTATACTTTTTATAAAAAGTTTATTTCTTTGTAAATTGTAAGTCATGACATTAGGTGTAAACATCATTGATAAAGAAACTAATATTTCTTTAAATAAAAATGGGGAAAAGTATGGTGTATTGTTAGATGATACAGTGTCAGAAATTAAAACCAAAATTTTTATAAATACTGATAATTTTTACAAGGAAACAGTTCCATATTATCCAAATTTATTAAAATTAGAAATACTTGACAAATCAGATGAGAAAGTCATAACGGATAGTAATTGTTTACTGTTTCATTATTCAAGTTTACCAGAAAAACCAATTGTATATGTAAAATCCATATTTACAATTATAAACCAAGATTCATATAATGATTTTGATTTAGAAACATATGGATTATATTTGAAATTAAAACAAGATGACAATATGATTTCTGATTTATATGACCAATTAGTAGAGGAGTTTGTTGAATTAACACTTGATGATTTGTCTAATGTAATAAAAATGAAAATGTTTAATTTTAATAAAACGTCAGATATACCGGTAATTAGTAATGATGAAAGTGAAAGTTTAACAGAAGATATTAAAGAGTTTTTTAATAAAATAAAAAACAAATACGATTCTGAATCAAAAACCTACAAAAAAGAAAGTGAACGTCTTGTTGATTTTTATAAACAAGTATACTCTTACAAATCTGAAAAATATTATGAAACGTTACATGATTCTGATTCTCCTAATTTTATCTATACAACAGCTACATTTACATTCCGTGATCCCGATTATGATAGTAGTATCAATGGTAGATTTATAAAATTGTATCAAATATTTAATATACTAGAATTATCTGATAATATACCTTTAATAGCATATAATGATAGTCCCCGTCGTGATCCAAAAATTAAGATTTACAATAGATTATTAGATTCATTAAATGAGAATTCTATAAAGTCATGGATTTTAAATGAAAAGAAAAAATTACAAAAAGCAAGTTATAAAAAAGTTAAGGGTCTAATGATTAAATACAAATTAAAGGATATAGTAACAAGTAAACCGCAGAACAAATATATAACAATTACAATAAATGAAATGGGGTTAATTACAGTTAGAGTTAATTTTGAAGAAGATGATAATCAAAGATCAATTGATAACATTGTAAAAGCTATAAGTGTTTCAATTGATAGTTTAGTAGAATCTTTTAGTGAATTACATGGTGTATTTACAAAATCAAAACGCTTATATACATCTGATAAGATGTCTGTGAAATTAGTTTCTGTTAATGCTCATTTAGAAACATTACAGTCTATAAATAAATCAAAGTTTAGGAAAATGTTAACAAAATTTGAGGCTTCAAGAATTTTTGATTCAAAGGATATAAAAGATATTGTATCAATGTATTATAAACGTTTTGGTAAACGTGATGCTGATGATGATTCTGAAAGATTGGGTATAACAGTAAATGTCAAGGATAATCCTTATAAATTAAATTCTAGTACTATTATCATTTATGGTGGGTATAATTTAAATCAATTAAAGGTTATTATTGATAATATAATGGTTATATCAGAAATGTCAAGTAAATTAAAAAGTAATATATTTGAAGATTCAGATGATGATTCAGATATAGAAGTTGTGTTAAAGGAAAGAAAACAAAATGTTAAATTGGTCAGAGAACTTGGTGGAAAAATGTCCTCTATAACTTGTCAAAAAAAACGTCAACCTAAAATTGATAATGAAACTACTATAGAAGATCCTGAATTAGTAATGATTTATAGAGGTAATAAATACATTTGTGAAGGAACAGGTAAACATAAATATCCTGGTTTATCTGGTGATATTCCTTGTTGTTTTGAATATCCAGGAAAGGGTATGGAAAGTATAATTAGTGCTAATATTTTAGAAATAAAAGTTCAGCCTAGTAATTTTAAAGTTGAAGTAATAGATCCTTCTGGTAAAAGTTTTACAACATTTGTTATTCGTGTAACATCTGAAGATATAGAAAATGTTGATTTATCTAGTTCTAGATATTTCTATCTAGATGATAACCCAAATTCCCAATTTCCTCTTGTTCATATACATAACGATGCTTTAGTAAAACAGATTGAAAAAGATGAAACAAATGATAAAAACGAAACTATTTGGTTAAGTGAAGTCCCATTGTATCAAATCCTTTCTAAACCAAAAAAGAATACTTGCTTAAACATCCCCCATTTGCATAAACGTACAAATGATAATATAAATGAACCATGTAAACATCACAATAAGGAAAATACATTTGGATACAATATAAAATCTTACCCTTGTTGTTTTGAAAAATCTCAAGCTGTTTATAGACCTCAAAAAGCTGAAAAGACTGGTGTTATAAAACAACATATTATTACAACTGATAAATTGTTAGGTTACAAAAGGCAGGGTGTATTACAACCAGGATTGAATACTTTGTTAAATGAATACTTGAATCTTAAATCATCAGCATTTTTAAGATGGGGTGTTAATCAAAATCAATTATCGTTTCTGAATTGTATAGTTGAATCTGTAAGTGATAACACAGATCTTAAAATAGATAGTACATATGCATTAAAACGATTTTTAGTTAATTATTTAGAAGAACATCCTCAGGACTTTTTAAGATTAAATAATGGAAATATTAGTTTAAAATACAATAGTTTACAAGATTATATTGATGCAATAAATGATGAAAATGTTATACATTGGTCTGATATAATAGATTTAGTTCAAATTGGTTTAGGCTGTAATATACTAATTATAGATATACCATATACTGAAACATTATCAAAAACAATTTTTCAATATGAAGATATGCGTCTTGTATGTAATTTAAACATTCAACAAGATAGATCAAAACCATTTTTAATTCTAATAAAAAAGCAAAATGCTTTTGAAATAATAGTTGAAAATTCTTCAGCTCGATGGAATAAAGCTTCTCAAAAAATGCAAATCTTAGATAAACAACAACCTGTTATAAATTTTGTTTTTAATTACGGACTTGGTGATAATATCAATAAAAATATAGTTAATTTGTTTGTTGATTATTATTCATCTTCGTGCACTAAAGAAAATCGTTTTCCAGAAAAGTATCCATATGAAGAATTGTATTCAGCAGAATATATAATTCATAAATTATCAAAAACGGAACACGAAATATGGTTTCAATTAGTGAATGCGTTTAATAAAATAAATATGTTAGTTACAAAGTTGGGACTAGTAATTCCTGTAAAGGAAACTGGTGTACTTGATAAAATACCTACTATACCTTTCGATGATTTTGTGATTAAACAAAAAGCTATACCAATAGATCGTGTCATAGAATTATTAGATGAATTTAATAGTAGTGCAGATTTCCAACCAAAAATGAAATTATTGGGTACGACAGTTGACAAAAATGTTTATACTGGAATTTTAACTAATTTTGGGCAAGTAATTCCTGTAAGAAGAACTAATGTTGATACTACTATATCAATTCCTGTTTTACAAAATAAATATTATTCTGACGTGGACTCGTTTTTATCGGGTAAACAAAACGTTGTGAATGCTGAAGTTGAATGGAACAAAGAGGTTGATGCTACAAAAATGAAAATTTATGACGTAAAGAAAAATTTAGGAGAATCATTAGTAAAAAATACTACAGTACAAGAAACCATACGATCTATAAATAAAAATCCTAACTTGACAAGATTTGAAAAGATAAAGTCGATTGGTAATATATTAAAAGATTATGTAACTATAAACGTTGACGATTTAGATTTTGTACTAGACAATATTTCTAATGAAGTTATCAATGATAATGTAGAAAATTTACTCCTAAACAATTTAATAACATCTGAAGTATTTGATCCAGAACAAATAACAAAAAGAAATACCGAATCCGTTTGGTTAAATCTAAATGATATCAAAAAGTGGTTTAAAAAGTTTACAAATGTGTAATATATTTAATTTTATTCGTTTTTAATTGTAATATTATTTAAAAACTAATAATAAACTAATATAATGTTGACGGATGTTATATCGGAACAAGATTTGACAAAGTATAATACTTGTGCAAAAATTTGTGGAACTATAATGACTGAAATAGTTAGTAAAATTCAATCTAGTGAATTATTAAATACACAGGCTTTAAATGAATATGGTGATAATCGTATAAAAGAAGAATGTTCTAAAATATATAAACGAGAAATTATAAAGGGTATTGCGTTTCCTACAAGTATAAGTTTAAATAATTGTGTTTCAAATTATATATACGAAAATGGTAATGATGAATTTAATATGATAAAACCAGGTGACGTGGTGAAAATTGATTTAGGTGTTAATTTAGGTGGATGTATAAGTATTTTGGGTGAAACAATAATTTATAAAAATAAAGACGAACAAGAACATGAGGATACTAAAGGACGTTATTTAGAATTATTAGATGATTTAGCAAAATGTATTCCTACTTTGATGATTCCTGGTAATATTAATGATGATGTAAAAATTATGATTGAAAGTAAGTGTACAGAATCTGGGTGTTTTCCGGTAGAAAATACAATTAGTTATCAACATTTGGATGGACAGATGAAATCATATGATTCTAAATACATAATAACAAATTATAAAAAGTATTATGACAATGATGATTATTTAACTGTAGAAGAAAATATATGTTTTGAATTTGAACTAGGTGATGTTTACACAATAAATTTGACAGTTATACCAAATGATTATGATGAATCAGATGAAACAACACATAGTTATAAACAATGTCACGAACCACATATTTATAGATTTAATGATGATTATAAAAGTTTAAGAGTTAAAATGTCAAGGGATTTTTATGCTATTACAAAAAAGGAAAATGGTACAAATGCATTCAATTGTATTCCATATAAAAACGATTTTAAAAAACGAGTTGGTATAAAACATTGTTTAGAAAATGGTGTTTTAGAAACATATCCAGTATTATATAGCAAGGACAAAAATCCAGTATTTACTAAAAAATTTACATTGATTGTAGGTGATGGTAAATGTGTATCATTAAAGTATAAAAAATAATAGGTTGTTTATTTTTCAAGAAATCAAAAGTAAAAATTATATTAAAAATTAATTTCTATATGATTAGTATATAACAATGGGTGGATCAGCTGCACCAGTTCCGGTTACTCCTCAAATTATTGAACAAGTATGTAAATACCAAAAAGATGATTTTAACAATAAAATAGATGTATTACGAGATGCACATGAGTTGATGCAATATTATGCCAATTTACTCTTGACTGAAAAAATGCCAATGAATCTTCCAGAATATAAAAATTACAACGCTACAAGTGAAGAGCATTTTAATAAGAAAAGAAAGGAAGAAATGCCTGACTTACTAGCTGTTAATCAAAAAATTAGAAATTATTACGATTTTTATAATGGTTTAAATAACTTGAAAGCTGAATATGAACGTAATGATATTACAGAAAATGAAAGAAGAAATAAAATCAAAGATGTTTTTTCTATAAGTTATGCTGTTCTTAGATTATTGATTGAAGAATTATGGCAATCTTGTGATGTTCAAAACCCTCCTCCACCTCCTGTGCCTCCAGTAGAAGAACAACAACCTTCATCATTTTAATTTATAAATTTATTTTAATATATAATTATTTTTTATATATTATTAGTAAGATGTTAGATAATAAAGAATTTTTATTATTAAAGACACGTAATGATATACAAATGTATCAAAATTTGTTGGATGCTTTAAACGATCATGGATTACACGGTATGTTTGATTTTATGAATTTTGCTAGTAAATCTCAATCTGGTGGTGGAATAATTGATGAATTAAGATCTAAAGTTGATAAATATTATGTTAAGGATATAGATTTTATGAAACCTGGTGGTATTTCAGATGAAGATAAACGTTATATAAAAACCTTGTCTGATAAACAAAAAGAAATTTTAAAGAAAAAGATTGATGAACAAAAGCGAAGATTTGCTAGACGCGTTAGCGATGAATTAAGACAACCTATTAAAATAGTTACAGGTAAAGAATTAGAAAATATCAAATTATCCGTCCGTGATAAACAAACATATGATAATATCATGGAAATGTATAAAACAATAAAATCTCAAAATACTATACCTGAAATAAAGGGAATTTCTAGTAAAGAGTTTGACGAACTAGAGAATATCTTTCAAAATTTCAAACTAAAAGATGATGTTACAGGAGGAGGTATTATATCTGATAAAATAATGGTTAAAACTTTATCAAAATTAAACAAAAATGAAAGAAAAATGTTATGTAATTTGGATAAAAATGTGAAAACTTGGTGTAAAAAACACGGTTACTAGTTATCTATAATGTTGATTCAGAATATCTATATTTATCATCAGATCCTTGTCTATGACTTTCCTTGAATATATTAAAAGATGAAGTATCAGAATCAGGTGATTCACGTTCTACTTGTGGTCTTTGTCTATGACTTTCTTTAAATATATTAAAAGATGAAGTATCAGAATCAGGTGATTCACGTTCTACTTGTGGTCTTTGTCTATGACTTTCTTTAAATATATTAAAAGATGAAGTATCAGAATCAGGTGATTCACGTTCTACTTGTGGTCTTTGTCTATGACTTTCTTTAAATATATTAAAAGATGAAGTATCAGAATCAGGTGATTCACGTTCTACTTGTGGTCTTTGTCGGTGACTTTCCTTGAATATATTAAAAGATGAAGTATCAGAATCAGGTGATTCACGTTCTACTTGTTGTGGTCTTTGTCGGTGACTTTCCTTGAATATATTAAAAGATGAAGTATCAGAATTAGGTGATTTGCCTTGTCTTTTATCAATGTAGTCGTTGTATATGTCAAAGAATGAATTATATGATGTATCTTGTTCAGACCCAAATGATGATTGTTTTGAAAAGTCATCTGAATATTTACTTGTTATGTCAGACATATCTATATCAGAATATATACTAGGGTATTTTTTTGCATAATTAAAACTAGTATACTCGCCGTCGCTATAAATATTACTATGATCTTTAAACTTTTGCAAGTCTGGTATAACATTCATTCTGCTTGGTACAGTAGCTGTTGTATAATCATTTTTATCGGTACTGTAATAAATTAATGATTTAGTATTAGGATCAGATCCAAATTGGTCTTTGTTTTGTTGACGTATAATTGTTTTTAATAAATTAGAAGAAACATCAGACAAGTCATCTGTATATGTTTGAACTGTTTGCTCTGGTAAACTAGTTTCGTATGATATTTTCATATGTTTAGGGATTCTAGTAAAAACAGATCTACCCTTATCAGTACTATAATAAAGTGCGTCTTTGGTATTGTCTTTAATATACATTTTGTTTGTGTTTTCTAAAGTTTTTTTGTTTGTATTTTGAGTATATTCTGTTGTAGTTATATCTGTATCCTGTTGTTCAGTAGTATCATCATATGGTAAACTAGTTTCATAAGATATTTTCATATGTTTTGGGATTCTAGTAAAAACAGTTTTACCAAGGTCAGTACTATAGTAAACGCCTTCTTTAGTATTGTCTTTAATATACATTTTGCTTTTGCTAGATTTTTCTGTATCTGATTGTTCATGTGATTTTTCTGTATCTAGTTCTGTATCTAATTTTAATAATTTGCGAAGTAAATGTTTTGACATCTTATATTAATATATACAAAGAAATAAAAAATGAATTTTATTTAAAAACATTATATTTTATGTTTAGGAAATTATTCAAGCGAAAGCATCTTAGTGATATCACTAAAGATAGTAAAGGAAAATGTTCGCGTAAAGGAATTGATATAAATAATGATGGTGAGAATGAAAAAACTAAAACAAAACCTATAATTTACTTTAGTACAGATAAAGGTAAATACGTTTATGCAAATGTACCTGATACTTTGAATATTGTAACAAATACAGAATACAACAATCATACTTCGATAAAGTCTTATCCTTTAGACAAACATAAAGCAAATAGTTTATATAGTAAGTATAGTGATCAATCTAGTTTATATAGTAGTTTAGAAGATGATTATAAAGATATCGAAGATGATTATAAAGATATTGATGATGTTTACGATTGTTATTTTTATGAAAATAATGATAACGATGATTACAGTGATTATATAAATGATGATTATAGTGATAGTAATTATATAATTGATGATGAAATCAATAAAGAATACAGAGGTAAGATGATGTGTTTAAATAACAATGATAATCATACCAATATGAAAAATGATATTCAGCATTATAGAGGTGATAATTGTGATTATATATCACAAAATTTCTGGTATGATAAACATAATGGAATATATCATTTAAATAATAAATATGATGGGTATGCTGAATCTTTGTATTCAAATTTGTAAAGTTTTTTAGTATTATTATTTTATATGTATATTAATAATAATGTCAGAGCCAGTTGATAAATCTTTATATAGTAGGGTCAAATCTCGTGCTAATAAAAAATTTAGTTCAAAAACAGGAATTTATAAATCTAGTTGGATAGTTAAAGAATATAAACGTTTAGGTGGTAAATATCGTGGTAAAAAACCAAGTGTTAAATCACCTGGGTTAAAGAGGTGGTATAAAGAGAAATGGGTAGATTTGAACAGACCAATTAAAAATTCATCTGGAAAAGTTATAGGATATAAATCGTGTGGAAGATCTTCTATTAAAACAAAACGTTATCCATTGTGTAGACCAAGTAAACGTGTAACGTCAGGAACTCCTAGAACTTTTAAAGAAATAAGTAAATCAAAAATTAGACGTGCAAAACGTGAAAAAAGTCGTGTAAGGGGATCTAAAAATATAAAATTTGGAGGAGGTGAAAAACGTAAATCACCTGCAGAATCGGTTAATGAATTTAAAAAAAAACGTGGAGATTATAAATGCGAGGAGTGTGATTATACTACGGATGACAATATTGATTTATATAGACATAATTTAAGTGAACACGGTGGTATAGATATGGAGAAAGCTAGTGAATTATTTGCAAAAACATTTAGTGGTAAAGAATATGAATGGTTATTTAAGGATAAAGGTATGTCGTGTAATGGTAAGTGTGGTCAAACGGGTGGTTGTGGAGGTTTAGTTTGTTTGGCTCCACTTCTTCTTTTGGGTGGAGGTCCGCAATATTATGGTAAACGTAGTAGTGTTATGATTAAGGTACCTGAAAACGTAAAACGTACGGCATTGTATTCTTTCAAATTGAAACGTTTAGAATTTAAAGGTGGTGTTGAAACAGGGTGGAAACGTGCAAAACAATTAGCTACAAGGGATTCTATATCAATACAAGATCTTAAATATATGAGAGCTTGGTTTGCTAGACATATAATTACTAGTTATCCTACATATAAAAAATGGCGATTGGCAGGAAGACCAAAGGATAGTTCTTGGCATAATAAACGTGGAATTATAGCTTGGTTAATTTGGGGTGGGGATGCTGCATTTAGATGGGTAAATTCATCTAAAAATATAAATTTATTGAATAAACACTACAATAAATCATATAAGCCTATGAGATTAAAGTAATTGATAATTAATTAATTTGTATTTCGATATCATTGTTAGTATTTTCTAGTGGGAGTTGTTGTAAAGTAGGTTGTATATTTATATCTGTATTTGCTAAATTTTGATTAGATGATAACAAATTTATAATTAAACGTTTTATTTCGTTTATTGAATCAGGATTATTGGCTAATAGGGTGTTAATAAAAAATAAATTTTTATCATAAGCTAATTTTTCTATATAAGGTATCAATTGAGGTTTTGAATTTAATAATTTAAGTGAATCAGTTAATCTAAAATTTCCTTCTAATGTAGATACAACATTTGCCATTTGTGGTTTTGTATCGATAAGTGTATGAGCTATTTCTGCATCTGTATTTGGTTTTGAATTTGAAAAACTATTTTTTATTCCTATTGCTAAACTGTGTAATATACCGTTTGCTGGTATAGGTAAAAGTGGAATGATTTCTGAAAATGCGAATAGTGCATAACCAATAATGGTTGTTATATTTGGATAACTTGACATTTTTTATATAAAATGTTTATTTTTATAAAAAATATTAAACACACCTTGGTAAAAAACTGATTTATTTTTATTTTTATATATTAATACAGCTGATTGTGTGAAATGGTTTTTACTAGAACCCAAAAACGCAAGATTGATGATTTGCAACAAACCAACGCTAGTGATGAAAATCTTGAAGTTCAAGATGATTTTTCAAATATACGTTTAACAAAGAAAAAACGTAAAACAAAAAAAACAGTAACCAAACCTGTAAGTACAAAGTCAGTATGTATTCAAACAGAATGTATTCAAACAGACACAGAAACAAGTGATGATAGTTTTATAAATGATGAATCTGAATCAATTGGTATTAGTGAGAGTGAGTCTTCTAAACATATAGAAGAAAATGAAGAAGGAAATGACGAAACAACTGAACAAACATCAAATGGTAGTGAGGAATTAGAAAAAATTCTTGATGAATCTCGATCTTCTAATGGTGAAGATGAAAATGAAGATGAAGATGAATATGAAAATGAAAAAATATCACAAATAAATTACATAGGATCTGTTTTATCGGATACTATTCAAAATGTTATAAAGCAAGTTATGAACAAACAAGATGAATCAGAAGTTACAAGTAAAGAAAAGGATGAATATGATAAATATATTAAAAATGTAAACTCTATTTATGAAGGTAAATTTTTTGAAAGAGTTCCTATAGATGAAAAAAAAAGAACATTAAAAGAAACTGTATCACAAGAAAAAGTTAAACAATTAAATGATGAACTTGAATTAATACGAGAAAACTATAAAACGAGTGCTCCAAGTATTGTTGATGTATTAAATATGGATATTGATATAACACAAAAACAAAAATTATTAGAAAATATTTATAAATTTACAAATTCTGAACTGTTGACACAAGAATATACATCTACATTGAAATTAATTAATGATAAAATTAAACAATTTGAAAACACAGAGTTGTTAGAATTAGAACGCAAAATTTTATCTAGTTCTAATGATTTGCAATACAGTGATAATTATAGAGAAAAAATATTAAGATCTGAAATGTCATTTGATAACAAAGTAATTGCTTATAAAAGATTAGAAGTAATGGATTCTTTTGAAACAACTGATACTTCAGAATATGCAAAATATAAATCTTGGATGGATATTTTATTATCTATACCTTATAACAAAATTGTAGGTGATACTTTTTCTACAGATCTAGATTCGTCAAAAAGAATTGTAAAAAATGTTCGAGAGGTATTGGATAGACGTCTTTCTTTTTTAGAACGTGCAAAAGATCAAATTATAAATATTGTAACTCAAACATCTAGAAATCCTAATTTCACAGTAAATGCTATAGGATTGTATGGGCCAAAGGGTACGGGTAAAACTAATTTGGTAAAAAGTATATCGGAGGCATTAGGTAGACCATATAGGACAATTAGTTTGGGAGGAGAGTCTGATTCTTCTTTGCTTACAGGTCACGGATTTACGTATGTTGGTAGTTGTCCAGGTAGAATCATAGAGATTCTACGAGAGACAAAATGTACAAATCCAATTATTCTGTTTGATGAATTAGATAAAGTATCTGAAACACACCACGGCAAAGAGATTATTGGAAATCTAATACATATGACAGATTCAAGTACCAATAACAAGTATAATTATGACAAATACTTTTCTGGATTGGAATTTGATTTGTCAAAAGTATTATTTGTATTTACTTATAATGACGAATCAAAAGTTGATCCAATTTTAGCTGATCGTTTGTTTAAAATTCGTGTTGATAATTATTCCATTAAAGAAAAGTTGGAAATTACGCAAACACATTTGATAAAATCAATCCTTGACCAATATTGTTTTACAAATGATGATATACAATTTGATGAGAATGCTATAAATTATATTGTAGAATCATCTAAAACCGATCAGGGTATGAGAGATATTAAAAGGAAATTTGAAATAATTGTGTCGCGTGCGAATACTTTAATGTTAACGGATCCTGAACAAGATATTGTAAGATTACAATACAAAAGTCTTTACAAAGATTTTAATAATACAAGTAGACCAGTAAAAATCTTACGAGAACACGTTGATACATTGTTGCTTGACAGTATTTCAAATAATACATTACAAAGTGACCCACCTTTTGGAATGTACATCTAAATAAATTATTTTTATTTTGTAAATATAATTTATACTTATAATATATAAATGGATATAACTATAATTATTGCTATAGTAGTTGTAGTACTTTTGTGCTGCAGTTCTAGTATTTATTTTTTTATGAGTACAAATTCAGAAGAAACACCAGATTCCACACCAGCGCCGGAAGAAGTCAAAAAGACTCCAGTAAAAACCGACACTCCATCTGCTCCTAGTCAATCAAATGTAAAGTGTACAGCAGATGGAACCTGGAGTATTAATACTCCAGTTGATGTAAATACTGAAATTACAAGAGCTTGTCCTGGTGGTGGTACTCAATATGCAAAATGTAGATCAGATGGTTCTTGGGATGTAGGTGGTTGTCCTCCAGCAAAGGTCTTTAGACGTGCATTTGAAAGTGATCCTAATTGCTGTGGTGGTGGTGGAGGAGAACCTAGTGAACTTGTTTGTCCAGATGGAACATTTGTAAAAGAGTTTTATGGAGGAGCAGGAGCATTGATTGATCGAGTAGGTGTTAAATGTTCAAATGGAACAGATCTTGGAACAAGAGGTGGAGGAGGTGGAGGACCTTTTAGTGTAGTGTCTGATAATGGATTTAATAAAATTCATGTAAGATCTGGTGCCCTCGTAGATAATATTAAATTTTTTACCGATAATGCAGAAAAAGGTGCGTTTGGTGGAGGTGGTGGAGAAGGTCCACATGATTTAAATTGTGGAGACGGTAAAATTATGGGTCTAAAATTACGCACTGGTGGTTTAGTAGATAGAATTCAAGTTATTTGTGGGAAAAATTAATAAAACTTATGACCAAGTTATCATAGGCATTGGTCTATTAATAGAACAAGCTGCTTCTTTTGAACCAGTTAATTCAATTAATGCATCCAAACTCATATCAACGTGATTATCTTCTTTACAAGCAGGACATTCATCCATAACCTTTAATTGAATACTATTACCATTATATGAAACTGTAATAGTCTCCCCACACCTACCAGCTGCATTTGCTATAGCTGCCCAATATTTACTCGTTGATGTATATTGTACACCAGACAAACCATCCTCACCATTACAAGGACCATAACGATTTCCATCATTAAATGTTTGTACAGCAGGACAACCTGAAACATCTTCACCTACTCTAAAATAAAAAGTAGCTTTACTTGTAATACCACCTGTATTTGTAAATGGCTTATTTTGTTTTTCAGGTTGTTGTTCAGGTTGTTGTTCTGGTTGTTGTTTAGGTTGTTGTTCTGGTTGTTGTTCAGGTTGTTGTTCTGGTTGTTGTTCTGGTTGTTGTTCTGGTTGTTGTTCTGGTTGTTGTTCTGGTTTTTGTTCTGATTGTTGTTCAGGTTGTTGTTCAGGTTGTTGTTCGGGTATTTGTTGTTCAGGTTGTTGTTCAGGTGCTGGTTGTTTACTAACTGACTGTGGTGGTAAAATACTATTTTCTACAGGAAATGAATTTATATCGTTAGATTTTTCATCACAGTCAATAACATTGTATTTTTTATATTTGTATAATTTAGAATAATGTCTAATATTTAAAGAATACACGCTAGTCGCAAATAAAAGGAAAATACTGGTTTTCATTTATAATATATTAAAAATAAATTTTACGAATAGAACACATCTAAAATTTATTTTTGGTTACATATGCGTTTAACTTGTGATAATTGATCAGGGTTGGAATCTTTATAATAATAAGTTAGGACTTTTTGGAATGGTGATTTTACAAGGTCATATACATTTTCAACAAATCCAATATGATCATCCATATTTTTACAACTAGAATTTACAATATCTAATTTATCGTCTATATTTTTTATTTTGTCTTGTGAATTTTTTATTTGGTTTTCTAAGGTGTTTAATTTTTGTGTTAGACCTGTTGTTTCTAAATTTAATGTATCTAATTTATTATTAATAATGTATAGTTGTTCAAGTATTTTTTGATTAATATTGTCTGAATTATTATTTGAAAACATCCTTTCGCTTTGTATAAGTATAATAGATATATATTATTAATAAAATAGAACAAATTATAATAGTATCCGAAACATGAATTGATCTGGTTATTTGATATTTATTTTGTAATTCTGGGTAAAACAAATGACTTAATCCAATTCCATTAGTTACAGCTGATTCTAGGGAAGTAAAATCATAAATGTGTTTACCATTATGTGTTCCTAAGCTATATAAATTTGGTATTGTTTTACTTTGTGGAGATAAAAATGGTTGTTGCGTGGTTGATATAAATGCTGTATCTTTTGATATCCAACGTTTTGATGATTCATTAAAGATTACTCCAGGGGATAAAATACTTACAGTAGGGTGTGGTAATAATGGATAGGATTGTTTTAATTGGGTATAAATTTCTTGTAATAATTCTTCTTTAGAACATTCATCTGGTAAACGATTTGTTTTTGTACTTTTGACATCTGTTATTGTTATGGCTGCACTTATAACTGTTTTTGATATTTTTTCATTGAAATTCATATAATCTGATAAAACAATAAATGCTACACCCCATTCTGTTTTAGGGAACCCCCATATTTTATCTAAATTTAGATTACTATCCCAATGAAAGGTTGCCGAAATATAATTTATATATTTTGTTTTGTTAGACCAAAGTTCCATTGAATCTATCTTGCCAAAACTATCTTGTACAATTTTATCAGAACGTTTTAATATGTTCATTAAATTATCAGGTGGTGTTGCTATAACAAATTTATCACCTGAAAATTTAATACCATTTTTAGACAAAATATAAGATACAACGTTATCTTTTTGATATATACCATCTATTTCTGTATTTAGTACAAAATCAACACCTTTTAGTTGTAATTGATCTTGCCATAATTTAAATAATGCTATATCATTTGGGACTCGGGGTTGATATAGTTTGTAAAAAGTTTGTTGATTAAACAATTGTAAAAATTCAAACAGTGTATAATTATTAGATGTTGCTCCATCTGTTAGACGGCATATTCTATCCACAAAATCCATAGATGCTTTAGAAAAATTATTAAATGTAACGAAATCCAAAACTGATATATTTTTTCCATAATCTGTAATAAAAACAGAATTAAAGAATGCAATTATGAATTTGATTATTTCCGATGTAGATAAAGTAGACCATATTGTTTTACCACCTATATTAGTTATATTGAAATTGTATTCTGTAAATAAGTCATTGAATGACAAATTCATATCTTGTAATAAATTGATGAATACTTTATAAGAAGAACTATATACTCTAGGACCATGTTCAGTAAATGCATATTCTATTTTATTGTTATGTTTAATTGGGACTCTACGGACTCTATGACACCCACCAATACTGGATTCCTTTTCTATAATTAGAATTTTTTTATTAATTGAACTACAAGCTTGTGCTAAAGCTAATGCTGAAGGGCCACCTCCAACGATTACTATATCATACTTTTTATCAGTCATTTATAAATAAACAATAAATTAATTTAAAAAAACACAAATTAATATATAAACAGGAATTACTTTATAAAAATGTCAATATCTAGATTTTTTCTTGTTGTAGAAACATGTGATATGAATATATATGAATTATACGAAAGGTTATTATCAATAATGATTCCTAAAATACAGTATATAGGATTTTTAAAAAATGATACATTATTAAATAATTTTATAGTTATTGAAAGTGATTTATTGGAAACTGAATTGTATAAAGAAATACAAGATATTTTACCAATAATTGGATATTATAATAAATTCTCTCTGTTACGTCCAATTGAAAATTAATGGTAACAAAAAAATGAAATAATAAAATTTTATTGTTATTTTAAATTTGATATGGATATAATTATTGAAAGAGCTATTTTATTTAGACGTTTAGTAGTGAATGATTTCGCTAAAAAATACAAGTTACGAACTGTAAAAAATCACACGTGTTTAAAAACTCCTAGTAATTTGTATTCTCAAAAAAATTATATGATCATTCATAACAAGGTATTAAATGATAGGTATAAATGTAATTTAGATATAACAAAATACACAATAGTATTTTTATTGTATAAAAATATAAATTACTCTAAAAAAGAAAGTGATTACATTGCGCGTTTAGATCGTGTTAGTAAACAAAACATGAAAATAGTTTTTCAAAAGTATCAACGTGTTAATTGTATTAGTAATAAAGTCTTTATTATTGGTAGAAAGTATACAGATATAAGTGATAAAAACAATAAAACAAATAATTGTTTTAGTATAATGTGTACATATGATATTGATAAAGTAATTTTAAATGACACGCTTTCTGATACACTTTCTGACACAATTTCTTATACACCTTCTGATAAATTAGATATTAGTGTATTGTCAAAAAGTGTTTTAAGAAGACGTTTTTTGTATAATTTACAGAATTTAGTAAACTGTGAAGTACCAATTCGGAAAATTATAAATAGTGGTGTATATTTAGATGTCGAATATACCAACGATATATATGATAACTTTGAAAAATTTCCAATTTCAGTTGATGAATCTATTTTGTTTATGATAGGTGCATATCATTGTTCACATTATTATAATTTTATTACAGATAATCTTACACAAACAGAAGAACATAAAATTTTAGACAATTTTTTATCGATATTATCTAATAAATTTGCAGAAAAAGACATTATACCATTATTTCATTGGAGTAATGCAGATAAATATATAATTGATAAAACATTAAAGAGATATCCTAATCTTGTAGTTAAGTATAAAAACCTAATATCACGTGTTGTTTTTATTGATTTATTAAAAATAGTAAAATCTACAATTCCCGGTTTACAATCTTATTCATTAAAATATGTTTGTAAATATTTGTTGAATATTGTATATGATACACAGTGTAAAAATGGTTTAGATGCAATGGGTTCAGTTATAAAAAATAATGTATTGTTAACAAATTTTGAAAATAGATATAAAAGTTTATCTTGTTTTACTGAAACAGAGGATGTAGTTAATTATAACAAATTAGATACAACTTTATTATATGATATGATTAGATATTTTTTAAATAATTAAAATCATTTATGATACTTGCATTTTTAAATGATTTGGCTTTCTTCCTCGTTTTTTTTTAATAACCTGTTCAGAATCTACATCTACCGATTTTGTTTCAGATAAAGTAATATTTTCATGTTCAACGTGTTGTTTTTCTTCAGAGTTTATTTTTTCTAAAGTTTCTTGTAATTGTTCTGTGTTAACTGTTTGAATTTGTTCACTTTCAATAGTTTGTAATTCATCTAATTCTTCCGTTTTAACTGGTTGTGGAATTATTTCTTCCATTTCTAGTTTTTGTTCTGTTTCACAATCTTCTGTTTCTACTTCAAAGTCTGATTCTTCTTCATTTGAAATAGAATCATCATCGGAATCTGATTCTTGATTGTTTGTGGTATTTGTGACATTTAATAATTCTACGTTAGGAATTTGTTGATAATTATTTAAATCATAACTTTGTTCACTTTTAGATGATGTATTAAAATAGTAAAATGTAGCTAGTAATAAATCAATACCTATAATATAAATTATAAATTTGTTGAAAAGTGATACGTAATCATTATTATAAAATAATAAGTACAAATATATGGCTGCGTATACAATCAACCCAGATCCAATGGCATATGTTGATATATTATCAAATTTACACATGTTTGATTTATGTAAGACAAACTGCGATATAACGAACATTGTATTTAAAATTATTAAATAAATAAAATGTTTTTTATAAACGAAAATAACTATGTGTTACTTATTATTTGATAAATGTTTAATGATACTTTATACAATGATGGTATAAATCGCAAATATGATCAAGAAGAGCACTCTTTGATCTATCTCTACCTTGGTATTCGCTTATAATTTTACCAGATTGGTCAAAAAATTTAATAGTTGGATATCCTTTAAAGTTTAAGCTTTGTTTTAGATTATCATCATCTAAATTTGCATCTTCAATAGATGTACAAGGGAAATCTTTTCCTAATTGTTGACACAATTCATTAAATGTAGGTTTAAATCTTTGACAATGTCCGCACCAATTAGCATGGATAAGTAACAATCCTGGATTCCCTCCAGTGATTGAATTATTTACATATACTCCATTTTTTGTTATTTTAAAATCTGACGATTTAAGTTTTTGTCCTTCCATTATTACTTTACAACAATAAAAAAAATATAAGAATATGTAGTTGAAATTCTTATATTTTTTTTCATCACTATATAATAAGTATAAATATGTCTGATAATATGACTAATGATACAACTGACAATACAGTCAATGATAAAGCAGATGTAAGTATGATTACTTTACAACAAGCAAATCTTCGTAAAAAAAGTACAGTTGATTTTACAAAAACATCATTTACAGACATTGAAAAGGAAATTATTAAAAGGGAAGTTTGTTTGATAAAGGAAAAATATCCTCATTATATTCCTATTATAGTAAGAGCCAAGGATGATAAAATTTTTTTAAAAAAACAAAAATTTTTAGTAGGAGGTGATATAACAGTTGGACAATTTATGTCTATATTAAGAAAAAAATTAGATAATTTAAAGCCACAAGAAGCTGTATTTTTATTTGTAAATAACACTATCCCACCTACATCATCTTTTTTGATGAGTATTTATTCTACAAGTAAAGATCAAGATACAGATATGTTGTTTATGACAGTTTGTAAAGAAAATACATTTGGATAAATGTAATTGTTTAAGTTTTTTGTATATATAAATTGTATTTATACAAAAATTATTTAATATATTTAGTGATTAGTATTTAGTGTTTAATTTCGTGATATAACCAAAACGCTCCTGAAGTCAAAATTATATTTAGTGTAAGTGAAATATAGTATTTCAAAGTAGTATAACGCTTTCTGTTTAGTTGTTCTTGTAACTTTTGTTTTTCAACTAATAAATTTGAAAACTCTAAATTTTTATAATGTTGAGTTTGTTCATTTGAATTAGCACGAATTCTCATTTTAAATAATTTGTTTTTATAAACATTGCATTCATTTTGAAGTCTTTCGTATTTTTTAAACATATACAACATAGTTGTTTCTTTTTTAGATGATAATTTTTCTACAGCCTTAACAGTAAATTTAGGTTTTTCAATATCAGAATCAGAATCAGAATCAGAATCCGATTCTGTATTTCCATTATCTGAATCAGACTCTTTTTTACTATCAATAATGTTTTTATATGTTTTGTGTAGTTTATCAAGTTCTTTAGTTGTAATATCGGTTTCATCATAATGTTGTTGAGAAGTCATTTTAAAATATAAAATATATTTATTACTTTTCAATTTTTTTATGTAGTTATGTTGACATAAATCAATATAAATTGCACATGAAATAATAAAAAAATTGAATATAAATTTAAACAGATTATATTAATAATATGCCGGCTGTTGATTTACAAACACTTGATATTAAAAATCTGAAATTAGGAAAGTCTGGTAGAGCAGTAAAACTTTTATATGACAAACAACCTTTGCAATTATGTACATCTACTATGTATATACCTTTTGGTGTAAAGTTTAGTGTTAAAGAATGGACTAATTATCCTGAATATTATTTAGATTGTTTTTTAAATAACTCAAAAAGTGACATTTCTATAAATTTTAAAGAATGCATTGGACGTTTAGATAGTATGATTTCTGATCTTGTTAAACAGAATTTAACATTATTTAATTCTAAAACAGAATCCCCACGTAGCGATTTTGACTATTCCCCAATTCTTAGAGAAAATGGTCAATATCCAAAATTAATGAGACTTCAAGTTAGCAGAGATCGTAATGGAAATTTTGAAAGTTTTATTTTTGATGAAAACAAACAAAAAGTTCCTATTGATGAAAATAATATTGAAAGTATTCTTTGTAAAGGTAAAACCTTTAAAACAATTATTGAATGTGTGAAAGTATGGTATTACAATGGAAAAGTCGGTAGTATTTGGAAAATTGTACAACTTAAATTCTCTGAACGAACAGTATCAAATGAACCAGAAGAAAATAATACAGGAGGAAATGTATATAATTCTTTGATGATAGATGACTAAAAATAATAAATACTAAAACAGATCTTTAATATATATAAAGTATATATTAAAATACATGTAATAAAATTATATATACATATGGTTTGGTCTTTGATTTTCTTCTGTATGTTCTAATTGTTGTCTTATATTATCAAAAAGTGTTGTAAATTTTTGTTTTTCTAATACAACTTCTTGTTCTAATACATAGGTATCTTGATTTAGTAAAATTTGTTTGTTTAGTTCTAGTAATAATTTTTCTATTACTCTATAGTATTCTCTAATACCACTTGTTACTGATTTATCTATAGAGTTTTTACAAAAATCTATAATGTATTCTATAGATGATTTTGGAAAAACTACTGTTTTTTGTATACCTATATTCGCTATTATTTCTGGAATACAATGATTTTCTAAAATTTTAACAATATCATTATCATTTGGTGTATTTACCTTTATAATATTTAAACGATCTAATAAAATTTTATCTATTTTGTGAATGTCATTAAAAGTAAATATGTAAAAAACTTTAGATAAATCAAATTCCATACCATAAAAATAATGATCTGTAAAACTATTATTTTGTGTTGGATCTGTTAAATAACATAAAAAAGAAAAAATATCTTTACCATTATCTGTTTCGCTAACTTTATCTAGTTCATCAAAGTACAAGATTGGATTACTTATTTTTGAATCTATTATATTTTGTAGAATTTTACCAGGTCCGCTTTCAACATATACATAACCGTGTCCTAAAAAAAACGAAGAATCCTTTATTCCACCAAGTGAGATAACTTTCATTGGTAATTTAAGTGTTTCTGATAAAATCTTAATAAATTTACTCTTACCTACACCAGCCGCACCATATAAAGCAATATTATTTCTATTACTAAAAGGATTTGTTATAAACTTGGAAACTACGTTTATAATTTCATTTTTAACACTGTTCATACCATGAATTTCTTCATCTAAACGTAATTGTATATTTGATAAAAAATTACTTGTATTTCCATCAGTTATATTTTCATTAATATTATATGATTTTGACCAAGGGTAAGATAAACTCATATCTACAAACAATTGATTTTTATAGTATTCTGTACTATTTGAATCTGTTCTTTTCATATTATTGTAATGTTTAAATATTACAGATTTGTTTGTATCATTTGTAGGTAAATCTAAAATCCTTTCCCTTATACTATCTTCTTGAAGTTTTTTGTTTACAAGTTTATTAATATGAATAATAGTTTTTGGTATATCACTTCCACCTATATTTTTTTTAGAATCTGGGGTTTTAGTGTTTTTATTTACATGTTTCTTACAAAACACGGTCTGTAAATGACACAATTCTTTACAAGATTGACCCTTTTTAGACCCCCTTTTAAAAATATATGCACAGTACTTTGTCATTACTATTATACAATAATAATTATTTCTACAATTCATAGGAATTATATAAATAATATTAATACTACAATAATGGATTTGACAAGTATAAATCTATATTTATGGTTTCATTATAGACATTTTTTTCTGGCAATGGAAAGGGCTATGGCTATACCTTGTTTGGGATTTGTAACTTTATAACCAGATGATGATTTTAAACTTTTGTTTTTGAATTCTTTCATTACAAATGCAACCTTGTTTTTAACACAACTACGTTTTTTATTACTCAACCTTTTATAATTAATACGTTTTACTTTTGTAGATCGCCGTTTTGTTGATTTGACCTTTTTAACGGATCGCCGTTTTGTTGATTTGACCTTTTTAACGGATCGCCGTTTTGTTGATTTGACCTTTTTAACGGATCGCCGTTTTGTTGATTTGACCTTTTTAACAGATGGCCGTTTTGTTGATTTGACCTTTTTAACGTATCGACGTTTTGATTTTGAATTCATTAGTTATAATAGGTTAATAATTATTTTTTACGAATATGGGTAAAAAATTGAAAATAAAATTCTTAGCATATGTTAACAAACATATGATCGTAGATTTTTTAAACGATTTGAAAAACACAATATCCCAATTTGAACCAAGTATTTATATTTCTAATTTTATAAATGATGATAAATCTTTAGATGTAAGAATGAGAAAAAATGTAAAACGACACAATGACAAAACGTATCATGGTTTTAAGCCATTTATAGTTTCACTAAAATCAAAGCAGTTATTGAATTATACTAGTCATGTTAAAAATGTAAATGATAAAATTAAGGAAGTTGAATTAATTCAAGATGTTTTGTTTGAGGTTGGTAAAAAAATATATGAGAAATTTAATCCTCATTTGATTTATACATTTCAGAATGAAGTAAATGTTGTATTTTATTATAATGAAAATGGTATTTATTTGTACAATGGTAATATTATGAAAACTGTTACAAGTTTGGCTAGTTTTGTTAGTGTAGAAGTTTCAAAACTTTTATATAAACGTGGTATTGATATAGATTTGCATTTTACAGGGCAATTTGTTGAATTTGATATTGATTATGAGGTTTTAAATTATTTAATTTGGAGACAAATGGATTGTAGACGAAATACAATTACATTATTGTACAAATGTTTAAATATTACGTCGTTTTTAAATGGAGAATGTATTATTGAAAAGGTAAAAATTGAAGAAATGGTTAATGATTTAAAAACAAATTCTATAGATGTAGAAAATGCATTTTATCACTTATTAACAGGAAATGTTATTAAAAAACGTATTTTCTATAGTGAAAAAGATAAAAATAAAGAATTGATTATAAGACGTTCTGTTGGAGTTGAACACATTAAATTTTCAGAAAATTTCAAAAGTAATTATCAAAAATATATCATTAATAAATTATGTTAATTATTTGTATAATACTTTTTCCTATACATATTATATAAATGTTATCTGCAAAACCAGTTAATTTAATAGCTATTGAGGCATCTGTTGTTGGTGCGTGTTTAATAATATTAGTGTACATTTTAAAACGTTATGTAGATTATATACCTGATTTTACAGGACGTAGATCAGATGTGGAATTATTATTTGTTGTAGGATTCGTTTTCCATATTTTATTTGAATATACTGGTATCAACTTGTGGTATTCTAAAGAATATTGCAAACTATTATAGAATTAAATGTTTCAGTTTAGTTTTTTTTATTATTTTTAATATATAAATTTGTAATAAAGTTATATGTTAACATTTATTAAACCAGATAATTGGATGGATCTTCCAATGTATAAGAAAATATTTTATTATGGTCGAGTATTAACAAAAGAATATTCGCAATATGTTGATAAAATTGAAGCAAAAAGATTAGTTAAGCAGTTATGTGGAGATGATGTTAGAGTTGCAAGGATCATTAAAATATTAAAAGATCCAGGTGATATATCAAAAGATGATTTGGACTCGAGATATATTATAAAAAGTGCTCACGGTTCTGGCTGGAATATTGATATAAATGAAAGTGTAAAACTTGATGATATAATTTCCAAGTTGTATAGTTGGAACAAATCTTATACTGGTAATAGGGAAAAACAATATGATTATATAAAACCAAGATTTTTTATTGAAGAAAAGATAAATGATTCTATTCTAGGTAATACTGGACAAGCACTAGTTTATATGATTAGATGTGTATATTCGCAACCACTTAGTATAAGTGTCAAGTATAAACAAGTTCAAAATAGCTATGATACTGAATGGAATTTAAAAAGTTCAAAAATAAATTTTGATATTCCCAAACCAGAATGTTTAGAAAAATTATTAAAAATATGTAAACGCTTATCAGAAAATTTTGAGTTTGTAAGACTTGATTTTTATATAGGTCAAAATAATACTATTTATTTTAGCGAGTTTACATTTACTCCAAATGGTGGATTTCAAGTTTTTAATGAAGAAACTGAGATACAACAAGGATTATTATGGACATGATTATTTTGTACAATTAAAGTACAGTAATTTCCAAGAAATAGTAATCTTATTACATGTATTATTATATGGTAAGTAATATTTTATATTATTTAATAGAAATTCATCATCTTTGCATAAATCTAACCCAAAAAGTAACTTGTAAAACTTTACCAAATCATAATCGTCTACAAACGTCCAATTGTAATTTTGTATAGAAGTATTAACATTAAAACAATTATGTTTTAATAATTGCGAATCTTTATCCGAAAAAAATATACCTCTATGTCCGTTGTTATTATACTTGTTTACAAATGTGTTTAACCAATTTGCTTGTGGTGAATTTTCTATAACATCTGCTATTACAAGCATACCCCCCTTTTTAAGAATTCTATAAAATTCTTTATATAAAATAGATCTTTCTGCATCATTGAAATGATGTAATGTGGCTAAACATATTATTTTGTCAACCGAATTTGATTCTACTGGAATTTTATCGATAGTATAATGTATTATATTGTTTTTTGCAAACTCCTTGTTTGTATCATATTTTAAATATTTTACATTTAAACTTTTATCTATATATTCATCAAGTGGAATTCCTCCAGAAAAGGCGTTTAATAAAATATCTCCAGATTGTAAATTTAACATTTGGATAGCTATCATCATTTCTTCATTTAAAGAATGATTACAACTTTTGATTGCATCTAAATAATTATGAGTTTGATTTTTAAAACGTGTAATATAATCCATTTATATAATAATATATATTTAAATTTGAGTAGAATTAATTTTGTAACTAAGTACGTTAAAATATATAAAAAATAAAACACTAATAATACTAATAATGGATGTTATTGATATAGATGGTAAAAAATACGATCCTTACTTTATATTGGGTGTTACAAAGGATGATACAGGTGAACGTATAACTAAAACATATAGAGAAAAAGTTAAAAGATATCATCCAGATAAATATATAGATCCAGAAAAAAAGAAAAAGTATGAAAAATATTTTAAAATATTATCAGAGTCTTATCAATATATTAAAAAAAAAAGGGAACAAAGCAAAGGAGTAATTAGATATAAAAAAAATTCAAAAGATGATAAACAACAAACTAAAGTTATGACAAATGATGATTTAAAAGAGTTTAATCAAACTTTTAAAAAAGAAGATCCAAATAGTCATGGATATGGGGATAATTATGATAGATTAACTAAAATGGAAGATTATGATAATTTAGAAATAGATATTTGTAATCAATTTACTGATAAAAAGTTTTCAAATGATGATTTTAATGATATATTTGAATATAATAAAAAGAAAGATGAAGACTATGACAAAGTGATAGAAAAGTCATTAATACATAAAACTACAGATGGATTTAGCGGATATAATTCGTCTGATTTTGGAAATTGTGCTTTAGTTAGTTCGTTTAATGGTTTAATGATAACAGGTGATATGCTTGGGGAAAATGGAGTAGGTTATTGGGGTTCTGATTACAGTGATTATAAATATTCATACAAAGGTGTAAAAAATCCAAATAGTAAAGTGATTGTTTCAAAACAAAATAGATCTATTAAAAAGGTGACTCAAAAGGATATAAATGACTATAAATCAAAATATAATAGTATTGGCGACGAAAGTGATTTTTCAAAACAAAAGAAAATAGACGATTTAATTTATGGAGAATTGGTTGAAAAGGAAAAACAAGATGAGTTTTTAGTCAAAAAATATATTGCGCAATATGATAAAGGAACAGTTGAAAAAGCATTACGTGGAGAATTACCAAAAAGTCAGACCTATAAAGATTTTTTACAAAAATATATATCTAATTAAATTAGTGAGTGTATAAAAAAAAATTAATTTAAAATAATAGTTTAGATTAACATAATGAATGGTGACTTTAATGAATTATATGAGGAGTGGGTTGATCATATTAATTCACAGCCTTTAACTACACCTCGTATAGATGAAATAAGTGATGTGATAAATATAAATCAACAAATTATAAATAGAATATATGGTATACGTAGACATTTAGAAATGTCTGACGATGTATTAGATGATGATTTTAACTTTAATAATTTACTTAGTAATCCATTTAATAATAACACTAATTCAAATTATACTACTACACGTAATTTTAACAATTCGAATACTAATTCCGTCGATTATTTTACAAACAATGAAAATAATATAATATCGAATTTATTTAATAATGGCGACACTGGGTTAGTTGGTAGCAGTGATAATTTTTTTAGAAACGGTGTGGTTTCAAGATTATTTAGTATTTTACTAGAGGGAGATATTCCTACAAATTATGATAATATGGAAGATGTAAAAGTAACATTAACTAATGATCAATTTAATAAATTATTTTCAGAAACAATAACTGAATCAATTGAAGAAAAGTATCAATCAGAATGTAATATTTGTATGGATGAATATAAAGTTAAAGATGTTATAGCAAAATTATCGTGTAATCATGTTTTTCATAAAGATTGTATTCAAAATTGGTTATGTAATGAAAGAGTAACGTGTCCAGTTTGTAGAAAGGATACAAGAGAAGAATTAAGTTAAAAACTATTTATAATATTATAGTTTAATATAAATGACAATAACTATATTAAACTCTGAATTTTTAGACAATATGATAGAAACTGAATCTTTAAAGATATTAAAAAAAAATCAACGTGTATTGGGTAATTGTAATTATTATTTCAATCCAAATATAGGTGTTAATCTATATAAATCAAAGGTAAAATTTTTGGATAAAAAATTTATTGTATTTGAATTTGAAAAATATAGTTGTTTAAGTTTGTTAAAGTTGTTAAGGCATACGAATATTACATTGAAAAATTTGACAAAAAACAAATTTAGTGAATTATTTGACAAAGAGATATATGATTTATTTAATGAAGATGATGAGAAATTTTTAATAAGATGTTATTTACCAAATTACAATGGAAAGTATTCTATAGAAACAGATTATGGAAGATTTAATTTACCTAGAGTAGGTTGTTGTTATGATATGATAACTGTAGAATTTAGAAATATATGGAAGAATGGAGAAAAATACGGGTTTAACATAGAACTTAAACGTGTAATTGCAGGGATATAATAAAATTGAATTAAATAAAAATGTGTAAAGCGAATAAGGGAATAAGAATATGTCTGTTATTAAATGTGATCCAAGCAAATTTGAGGAGCACATACATTTGTTAAGAAAAATCGCCACTTTTTCTTCATTAACGCATAAGCACAGTGCGTGTTTAATAAAAGGTGGTAAGGTATATACATTCGGGTATAATAGATATATTAAAAGAGATCGAGTAAATGACAAGTATATAAAGTATACTATTCACGCTGAAATTGATGCACTTTGTAAATTAAAATTAACAAAAGGTATGGATATCTTAATTATTAGATTAGGAAATCCAAAAACAAATAAATTGAGGAATTCTAGACCTTGTAATTCGTGTATTGATAAATTAATACAACGTGGTATTAGAAAAGTTTACTATAGTGATGAAAATGGTGATATAGTATATGAATTTTTAGAATCTATGGAGAAACTACATGTAAGTTCAGGGAATTGTCATAGATATAGTGTAAAAGGATAAGATTATCATAAATATTTACTTTCGATGTTGTTGTTTGTAATTACAATATGGAAATTTTTTGTTGTAATAAAAAAATTATTCGAAAACATCTTTTGTTGATCTCACAGAACGTTTTTTGGATTTGCGTTTAGTTGAACGTTTTTTAGACTTGCGTTTAGTGGAGCGTTTTTTGGACTTGCGTTTAGTGGAGCGTTTTTTGGACTTGCGTTTAGTTGAGCGTTTTTTAGACTTGCGTTTAGTAGAACGTTTTTTGGACTTGCGTTTAGTAGAACGTTTTTTAGACTTGCGTTTAGTGGAGCGTTTTTTAGACTTGCGTTTAGTGGAGCGTTTTTTAGACTTGCGTTTAGTGGAGCGTTTTTTAGACTTGCGTTTAGTGGAGCGTTTTTTAGACTTGCTTTTAGTGGAGCGTTTTTTGGTGTTGCGTTTGTATCCTTTTCCAATTTGGGTACTTGGGGAATTTAGGGATGGTTCAGATTTTGATTTTGATTGTAAACTGATGGGAGATGTTGGTGGGGTTAAGTCTGAAAGTGAAACTGATTTAGAGGCGAGTGAAGATAAAGTTGTTGGATTTTCTTCAGATGAAGCAATTGATGCGGTGTCAGTATCACTTAGTGAAATTGGTTTAAGATCTGGGAATTTAAGAAACCCTAGAACATTTAATATACTTGGACATTCATCAATTGTATCTGAATTTGTATTATTACTACTCATTATTACAATTCTTTTAGAAATTAATTTTAGTTAATTAACAAAAATTGAAAAAGTTAGAAATATATTAGTTAGTAACTCAATCTATAAATGGATGAATTAAACTCTGGTATTTCAAAAATAGAGATAACTGATAACGTTGAACCTATTGTAAAAAGAAAAAAAGGTAGACCAAGAAAAGATACTACTATTCAAAATGTACCAAAAAATCCAGAAGAAAAAAAGAAAAGAGGTAGAAAGAAGAAGGAAGTGGTAGTAGAAGAAGTTAAACAAAAGAAAAAGCGTGGTAGAAAAGCAGCTGTTAAGTATTTTAGTTCATCGATAAGGAAAAAAATACCATTAACAACAGTATTGCAAGATAATAATAATTATATTTTACATTTAGATGTGAAGGACGATCAAGATGAAACTGATATTGGAAATGAAAAGTTAAACAATGTAGACACTACCTTATGTTTTTCCCCATCTAATAATGATATTAAAAATGAAGTAGTTGATACTGTGCATCATATAAATAATATATTTGACAAAATGCAAAAGGAAAATGATATTAATTTAAATGAGTTACAAAAAGAATACGATGAATTATTAGAAAAGGAAGATTCTATTATAAGTGAAATTATTAATAATGAAAATGATTTGACGGAATTATATGAAAAGAGAATTGAATACAGAGAACACCAAGATAGTCAGTTAATAAATAAATTGGAAATACTTCATAAAGATTCCAATTTAATTGATAAAATTTTCGGAGATGATAATGAAAAGGTAGTATCAAATAACATCGAAACAGATGATCAACAAGATCAAAATAGAAAAAGAGGATTTTTTGAATTGTTAAGAGAATTTGTTAAAAACGAAGATTGGTTGCATAAAACAAATGTATGTTGTTGGTGGTGTTGTCATAATTTTGATACAGTTCCAATTGGACTTCCTGAAAAATATGATAGTGTTGTAAAAAAATTTCAGGTAAAGGGAGTTTTTTGTAGTTTTTCTTGTATGATGGCTTATAAAAAGGAAACGAGACGTGGTGAATTAAAAGATTATTTGGTAAAGTATTTATACAGTAAAATAACTGGTACTTTCTTATTGGATGCGCATTTGGAACCAGCACCACCTAGATGTACATTAAAAATGTTTGGTGGAGAATTATCAATAGATGATTTTAGAAACAGTTTTAAGGAAAATCGTATTTATAAAATGATAGAATATCCAATGTTTGTTTGTAAAGATTATATTGAAGAAGTTGATTTGCAAAATATCAAACGTGTTAATCAAAATGTATTCACTGAAAATGTACAACAAAAAGTATCTAACTTGGACAACAAACGTATTGAAGATGCTAGAATAAGATTATCTCAAATTGAGAAAACAACTATTACTTTAGGAAATACTATTGACAAATTTATAAAAATAACCTAAATAATGTGTAGAAAAATTCACTTTAAGAAAAAATTGAATTTTTTTTATATAATAGTGTAAATTATAAATTTGTGATCAATTACTTAAGATGTCTATTATTAATGTTTCTGATATTTGTCAATTTGTTAACGATTCTTCTTTTGAAGAAATTAAAACCAATTCTGAATCACTTGGTCTTTGTGTAAAGGAAAAGGAAATGTGTCAAGGAAATTTGTTTTTGCTTGCTAACACAAACGATAATTTTAAAAACAAAAAAACACAAAAAACAAACTTTGTTAACGTAGAAACTGTTGAAACCATTGATACTAAGAATGGTTTAGTTGAAGAGACTTGTAATGATATTGCACCTAGTTCACCAACAATGGAAGTTGATTCTGTTGTACTTGATATTCAAGGTGTGTCAGATCTACAAGAATCAATTGTGAATTCTGAAATGATAGAGCTTTATAAAAAGCAAGCAAATGGATTGATTTTCGAAAAGGATACTAAACGAGTAATTTGTATGTGTCAAAATCGTTTAAATGATATTGATAATTTTGAAGAAGTTATTAATTTGGTTCAAAATAACAGTCACGGTGTAAGAATTGAATATTGTGAAGATGGTACTATTATTCGTTTGTATAATTATGGTGGCGAATGGCATACAGCAACTACTAGGTGTATTACTGCGAATTCTAGTTATTGGACTGGTAACAAAGATTTTGATACGATGTTTTGGGAAACATTTGATAAAAATTTGTTGGAAACAATGGATACAAATTTTACATATGTGTTTGTTTTGCTTCATCGTGAAAACAGAATTGTTGTTAAACATAATGTCAATATGTTGGTTTATGTTTCAAGAATCAATAATTCTACTTACATTGAAGATTTTAGCAATCAGTTTAGAAATGTTTATGGAATTAAACGTCCTAAATTGATGGATGTTGAAGATTTTAGAAATCTAGGTTCTGATGTTAATAACTTTGATTGTAAATTTAAAAGAGGAATTTTAATCAAGATTTTTGATAAAGCAAGTAAGACATGGGAATTGTACAAGTATGACTTTGAAAGATATAAGATGATCAAATCTATCAGAGGAAATGTTCCTCAAATTAGAATGAGATATCTAGAACTTTTAAACAAACCAGAATCTCTTGTATTACTTGAAAAATTTTATACAGAAAATACTTTTATGTTTACTTACATTAAAGCAGCACTACTAAAACTAGTCAAGACAGTATACAGACTATACGTTGAATCACACATCAAACATACAGTCCAAGTTACACAAGAAAATCTTTATTATAGAACTTTACGACAACTTCATGCTCAATACAAACTTACAAACAAACCAATTGGATTTACAGATGTCCAAGACAAAATTTATAGTCTTGATAAAATGGTAATTAAAAAACTTTTAGCTTGGGAATAAAATATGGTAAGAAAATACGGTAAGAAAAATATGGTAAGAAAAATATGGTAAGAAAAATATGGTAAGAAAAATATGGTAAGAAAATATTGTGAGAAAAAATATGGTGTATTATTCTTTAATAAAAAATATATTAAACATTTTTTTTATTAGTCTTTGGATTTTTTATTATGGTTATTTTATTAAACTTTATTTCTTTACAAATTGTAATATAATTATGAGTGATTTAACATTTCCATTAATTGGGTTGACGACTTTAGCGGGATATTTTTTCAGTAGGGATGGGAGAAATCCTAGAACGCAAGAAACTGTAAGAGAAACAATTGAAGAATTTGATAAGCCAAATGGTAAGCATATTTATACATCAAATGTTGTAAATGAATCTAATGATGAAATTTTAAAAAGATCTTTGCAAAATTACAAAAAATCAGAGAATCCGTCTGAAAGTGGATATATTCCACCTCTTTTTAATACATATAGTGTAGTTGGGAGTGATTCTGTGTTAACACCTGCATTAATTCCTGATATATCTGGATTAACTTCGCAACAATTAGGTAAGTTAAATGATATTAATCGTTTAGAAAATGTAATAAACCCTAAAGCTGAAAAAGAAGTTGTAATAGACAATAGACCAATGTTTAAGCCTCTTGGAAAATATATTGGTCAAGATGTTAATTCTATTAACATGAGTTCTGATACAAGTTTACCATTTAAACAAACTGATGTTAATTTATTAACAGGTAAACCATTTGATAAATCTCATAATAATATGGTTCCATTCTTTGGAAGTAATACTAAACAAAATATAGAAACATTTTCAAATGAAGCACTGTTAGATCAACATACTGGTAATATATCCACTTTTGCTCATAAAAAGGAAATTTCAAGTTTATATGATAAAACTCCTGAAAACATATATGGTAATCCTGTATTTTCATCACAAGTTAATATGGATAGATATATTCCATCACTTTATAGACAAAATGAAAGACCTGTTGAACCAGAAAAAATATCTGCGCCAATATCTGGTACATTTGAAAATAATATTAGGCCAAGTTATAAAGATATAAATGAATTACGTCCAGGTAATAAACCAAAAGAAACATACGAAGGCAGAGTTTTATCAGGTAAATTGGGAGAGAATCGTGGTGTATTTGGGGAAATGAAAAAGAATCGTCCAGATACGTTTTTTGAAAATAATTATAGATTTAGTGGACCAGGTGAATTTGTCGGACCAAAAGTGAGAGAAGATTATTCTGTTAATATGAAAGCTAGTTCTAGACAAAGTTATAATATGGAATATTATGGTGGTCAGGATAGTATTCATAAAGCTACTAAACAACGTTTATCAAATGTAGATAATAGTGAAGAATTATCATCTTATTTCCAAAATCCAAAAAGAAACAATTTTAAAAATGATTTTGGTAGAAATTTAAGTGGTACAATAGTAAATAATCAATCTGGTCATGATTATGGTAAATCTGGATTCCAAGTATTTGAATCTGAAAGAGCTAGCACTGGTGATAAAGTACATTTATTAAATGTAAATATGCAATCTTCAGGAGTAAAACTTAAACCACAAGATGAAACAAGAACAACTATAAGAGAAACGTTAAGGGATGCGGATAATACAGGTAACATTAATACTTCATTTAACGTAGGATCTAATGCTCCTTATAATGCAGGTATTTCGAATGTTACAGCAAAACAAACTCATAAGGAATCGTTAGTTGATAATAAATACAAGGGACAGGCACATATAAATGATGGTATGGGTTATCTTGTAAATAAACACGAAGCTAAAATCACAGGTAAAGAAATTATTACAGAGTCAAGTAAAGATTATATTTATAATGCTGATAAAATTGTTAAAAATCATACCATTCAAAGTACGTATGCAAATCCTGAAAAGGTTAGAAATGCAATTCATCCTGAATATAAAGGTAATGCAAAATACGCATCTGAATCTGAATCTAGAGTTCGTTTTGATAATGTAACAATTCGTGATCAAAAACAAGAGTCTTTAATGGGACAAAGACCTTCTGGCCCACAAAACTTTCAAATTTCATCTGGTAAAGATTCCTTTGCAGACATAAAAGTAACTGATAATATGTTGCTAAAAGAAGAATTAGACAACAGACCAAAAATTATGAATGATTACAAACACATTCCTAACAAAGATCAATTAGGTATTCCTATTAGACACCGTGACGACAATGATGCTATGGATACAGTTGTTGCTGATAGGTTACAACCAGATTTAGTACACGGACAATTAAAAAACAATCCTTATTTTATAAATACAACTAAACATCTTTAGATGTTTAATGCAAAATGTACAACTAAACATCTTTAGATGTTTAATGCAAAATGTACAACTAAACATCTTTAGAAAGTAAACTGATTATTTTTATATTTATTATTTAAAAATAAAAATATATGGTTATGATATTGTTAGTGTGCAATGAAAAGTGTTGGTTTTAATTTAGAAAACAATACAATCTATTCAGTGTATTCAAGAGATGAATATGACAGAATGCAAATTGATTCGACATTGTATTTAAAATGTTATAATAAAATTAGTAAATCTGATTGGCATAATATACAAAACCAACTAAGATATTATAAAAAAACACAGATGATAGTTCATTATAAAAGTATATGTAATACAAGATTTTAGTTTATAAACCTACTAAACCTCTACCAATACCTAATCCAGCGCCTAATCTTACACCAGTTGCTGTTTTGTTAGAAAAAAAGTCTAAAACTATCATTGTTAAAGATGCTGTTAATCCAATTGAAAATATTTCATTAAAAGTAGGTGTTTTTAAGGATGTTTTATACATAAGTGGTATATAATAAGCAGCTATGGCAATAATTAAACCTTCAAACGCATATTTTAATATTAAACGGATAAATGTAGTTAAAATTATGTTTTTTCGTTGTTTTTCTTCGGATGATTCCATTATTATTATATATTTATAAAAAAATTATAAATATATTTAATGAAATATACAATGTTTAATCAAAATGCCATTTTGAATCTGGATAATTTTCATTTATATAATTGTTAACTAATTCTTTATTATTTAACTTGGATTTAAATGTCTCTATTTCCGATTTGATTTTATCAATTCTTTTTACAATTGTATCATAACCTTTAGGAGAAGCAGTTGAAGATAATGAAGATTTAAATGTTTCAAGTTCAGTTAACTCATCTTCTAAAGATTGAATTTTTGAAATAATATCTTCAATGTTTGGTGGTTCATCAGTTCTAGTTAATTCATTTTTAAATTCAGATTCTAATTCTTTACGAATATCATCAACAGAAATAGGTTTGTCTTCAATTTGTTTTACATTATCCTCCAATGCTGTTTTGAATTCTTTTAGTGAAATTTCTCTTTCTTCCTCTGTATAATTGTCAAATTTACGTCTTGCTTTTTCTAGTTCTTCTTTAAGAGTTTCTAGTGAACGTTCTGTATCAGAAATATTTTCTTCATAATTTTTAATTCTGTGTAAAACTGATATAGGATGTTCTGGTTTGTTTGCAAATTCCTTTTGATTTTTACCTTCTTTAATAGCTTCATCAATTAATTCGGTTTTTCTTTGATTCCATAAATCATTTGCATTGTCTCTATTTTCAAGATAACTTTGAATTAAAGAATTCAATTGATCATTTTGATATTCTACATTTTGAACTTTTAATGGGTCAATTGCTAGAGGAAAAAACTTACCAACATCAACTGTATAAATATCATAATGATTATCTATTCTTAAAAGACGTTTACATAAAGCCTTTGCATTTTCTAAAGAATCAGCCGTTCCTCTTACTTTTAAACCCCAAACGTCACATTTTTGTGGCATATGTGGTCCGACTATACTAACTAGAGCGTATTTTTGGTTAGATATTTCTGGATCTTCAAACAAATAATCAATAACTTTTCCTTTGCCTTTTGACATTTAGTATTTATTTATAAAATATTATATTCTATTTAACGCAAAAATCAGAATTGCATACGAATTTATTCCGGTATTACGTTAAGTTGTATAATAAAATTACTTGTGTATAAATAAAACATATGTTTAGAAAGGTGTCAAATGCAGACTTAATGAGTCGCTTGGTAAACTTGGAAAACATGATTGATATTGTTAATATTAAAATTGATTCGCAGTCAAACTTATTACAAGGATGTTGTGATTGCAAAAGTAGGGAAGTTTTAGTTTACAAAGAATTAAAAGATTATATTGAAGATAAGTTTGCAGAATTAACAACTGGTATAATGGTTGAATTAAATAACAATAAAGAAATTAATAGTAATATGCACTTGGAAACATTAAAAATATGTGATGATGTTTTTGAAAAATATAAAGTTGATATAATGAATAATTTACAGGCTATTATTACAAATATATCAATATCAAATATTACAGGAGGTGATAATTCTGAATTTTGTACTACATTTATAATTGACAAATTAAAAGACGAGTTTTCTATTTATAAAACAGGTATAGATGTTAAATTGGCAGATTTAAATAATCTGTTAAACAAATTAACACAAGAAACATGTAATAGATTTACAAATGTTGATAAAAAACTTGATTCTATGTATTTTGAAAATGAAGTAATAAAACATCAACTTAAATTAGAAGATGATATAAGAAACACCATAGAAGAAGTAAATAATCTTAATAATATTATAGTTTGTGCTATATCACAAATAGACAAGTTTATAGGGTAAAGTGAAATCTTTAAAAAAAAACTAAATAAAAACATTATTTGTATTAAAATAATTGGATATGTCTAGTATCAGTAATAATTTATTCCACAATTTGATGGATGATAACATTGATACAATTGAGTTACAAGAATATACAAATGAGGATTATAAAAGAAAATTACGTAGTTTAACACAAAGAATATTATTAATAGATACTTCAGTTATTTACAATGGTGAACAAATCAGTAATATTGATGAAATCTCAGGGTTAGATTTTAAAGTATTAGGATCAACTAGTAAAATTTATATGGTACAAGTGTGGAGAGAATTATATAATATAAACTGTTCTTGTTCGTGTAAGGATTATACTATGAGACGTCGTAATTGTAAACATATTTATTGGTTAGGATCTAAAAAATTCGGAAACATAGATCCTATATATTGGTCAATAAATACTTATAAAAATATAATTGCAGATTGTTGGATAAAAGAAGAATCTTTAAAATATAAAGTTGGCAGAAATGAAAATTGCCCAATATGCCTAGATATTATAGATTATGAAAATGATATGACTATATGTTGTAAATACCAATGTAATAACGCAGTTCATGCTATATGTTGGTGTAGATTTTATAATGTATCCGGTAAAACAAATTGTGTCATTTGTAGAGAAGATACAATGCCCGTAATATCTGACTACTAAATTTTATCATAAATCTAATTTATACATTTACGATAATTATATTTTCTAAAAGATTTTTAACTTTCGTTTTTCTTAATATGATTGATTAGAACCATAATATCATTAAGTTCGTTTGTAATATCATCTATAGAATTCATATTTTTTTCTTGTTCTATATTTTGTTTTAATTTTTGCAAGATGTTTTTAATATCTTCTTCAGTTTCTACTTTATTTGTATTTTGACCAGGTTCTTCGTTTTCTTTAGTATTCTGTATTGGTTCAGTCACTTGTTGTTCAGTAGTTGTTTTATTGTTAAAAATTTTTTTAATATCTTCAATATTATAAATTCTTTTTCCTCCATTTGGTCGTAAACATCTAATTTTACCTGCCTCTGCCCATCTTCTTAAAGTACCTGAAGTGATATCATATTGTTTTGTAATTTTATTAGGGGAAATGTAATTTTCATTATCCATTGTTATAATAGTTAATATAAACAAATAAAAAAATATATATATTAGTACGCATATTTATCGTCTAATAAACATATTTTAAGCCAATAAAAAGCAAAATGTACATTAAGTAAAATTTATTGTATTTTTTGTTTTTAAATAGTAAGTGTAAAAAAAATAATAAACTTGAAAAGTATTTTTTGTTCATTTTGTGCGAAATTTCTATATTTTTTTTTTCTTTGGAAATAGTATAACAATACAAGTTATAAAAAATGGACCCAGCTCAATTAAAAGCAAGTTATGACCAAATGAACTATTTATCTGATAAACTATCAGGTATTGACAAAGATTTACTTCAATCTCAGAGTTTTCAAAACATTGAAGGTTTAAAATCTCAACAACAACAAACACAAAATATTCTTGATACACAAGAACGCGCACAATACGCAAATGAAAACCGTCAAAATCGCAATTTTACATTATTAAACGATGGTATTAAGGATCAAGGTTCTAGTGTTAGGGACACTATTTTCAAAACATCCGCTATTACCAATGATTATATAAACAAAGGTGCCTCTGATAATCTTCTTGCGACAGAACGTATAGGAGCTCACGTTGACGATAATATTTACAGAACAGCAGCTGGTATTGACCAATCTATTTACAGATCTCATGAAACTACAAATGACCTTATTAATTCAGGAAGAATGGATGGTCAACGAAGTACAAATGAGCTTATTGGTTATTTAAAATCAACCAGTGATCAAAATTGGAAAAATTTTAATGAAACTCAAAAAGATATTTTACAAACAAAAGCTGCAATGTCTCTTCAATCATCTACACAATATGCAAATTTGATGAAGTCTGCTAGTGATAACACTGCATCTATTCAAATGGAAGCATTGAAAAATAAATCAGACCTTGCCAAACAAATGGCATTCGAATATAGCAGTCTTAAAGACAAAATTTCTGATTCCGAATCTAATATTAAAGAAGTTTTACGAGCACAAGAATCAGATCGACTACGTGATGTTTTACGAGCAACTGAACACAAAAGTCTTTATTTCGAGTTAAAAAATAACCACCACCACCGTAGACATCACCATTAGGACAGCGGACGATCTAACAGTAAACATATAAAAGATCAAAGTAAACATAAAAACAAAACTCAAGATAAAAAAAAGAATAATCAGGCAATAACCACTCCAAATAATTCAAGTTTTCAATCCAACGTATTGTTAGATCGTCTAGAATTAAATGATAATATAAATGAAGATAGTAGTTATTATAACAATCCATCGGTAATATATCAAGAACCTGAAAATATAGCCCCCACCCAAATAACAAATCAAATTACAGAACCCGTCGAAATAACAAATCAAATTACAGAACCCGTCGAAATAACAAATCAAATTACAGAAACAGTTGACATTGGGGGAATACAAGAAACAGTTGAAATAACAAATCAAATCATGGAACCCGTCGAAATAACAAATCAAATTACAGATCTAGTTGACATTGGGGAAATACAAGAAACAGTTGAAATTGAAGAAATACTACAAGAAAATGTAAACAATACAATCAATGAAGTTTTCTATCAAAATTTAATTAAACCCTTTGAAAATGTACAATATATATTAAATACAATTAATCACGAAAATAGCACAAATATAGTAAGTAGTGTAATAGATGATATTATAGAAAATGTAGTAAACGTAAATGATACAGTAAACGATATAGTAAACGATATAGTAAACGATACAGTAAACGATACAGTAAACGATACAGTAAACGATACAGTAAACGATACAGTAAACGATACAGTAAACGATATAGTAAACGATACAGTAGGTAATGTGATAGATCAAATTACAGAGACAATAGATGAAATTAATAGTGATATAGATATTGGTAGCTTATATAAAGAAGATGCAAAAAGTATATCAGATAGTGTTATAGATATTAGTAGCTTATACAAAGAAGATACTAAAAGTATATCGGATAGTGTTATTAGTAAACGTAGTAAAAATCCATTTGATAAAATTATAAAAAGATTAAAAAAAAATAAAAATTTAGATTAGAAAGATAACAATTTTATAAATTTATATATCTAAAAATAACATATATAAGTTTAAATTTTAAATACTTGGGTAAAATACCCATTTTGTTATAGGATCTTTTTCTGCCATAAAAACAACAATTTTTTTAAAAATATCATCTTGTTGACGTAATTTTTCAATACTTTTAAGAAGTGGGAAGTATTTGGCAAATTCGTGTAATCCAAGTATTTGAAAAAATTTATGAAGTGTATAACTATAACTAAGAAAATTTTTTCTTCCAGCTGGTTTAAACTTTTCATATGGATCTTGGATTTGCTGAAACATTGTTTTTATTTTATCTTCTATCTCAGATGTTAATGTAAATGGTGGTCTACCGTTTATTCTATTTATTATACCAATAACATTATCATAATATTCGTTCAAGTTTAATTTTTTAAGGTATCTTTTAATTTTATCCTCTGTTAATGTATTTAAATCTTGAATACGTTCCTTATTTGCTTCTAATAATACTTTATCTAATATTTCTTGTGGTATACTACGATTTTCCTTAGCTTGGAATCTTCTTAACCAATCGTCCAAATGAGTCATTTTATCATATGTAAACTGAGGTCTATAATCAAAGTCTTGAAGTTCTTTGTAAGACAATTCTGTTGCTTGTTCAATTGTTTGTAAACAAATACCACAACTAGGACAAACTAGAAAACTTTTGTCAATTGTAAAATTTACATTACATTTAAAACATCTGGTTTGATCTCTATACAAATCGCGTTTGTGATTATAATGATTTGGTTCAAATTTAGTAAGATACTCTTCTATTAATATTGTTTTCTTTGAATGCAATTCATCCAACTCTGTATTATTTTCTTGTGACATTTCATTTATAGATAACAACGACATTTCTCTATCATCTAATTTCATATATTCAAATATAATACGACTTGAATCTAATAAATATTCTATCTGATCTTCACCAGATTCTACGTTTTGCCTATCTGATTTTAGCTTTTCTAAATCTACTTTATTTATTCTAATTGTTTCATTTAATCCATTTGTATCATCTCTATTTAATCTCTTTCTTAAAAACTCATCATTTTGACGCTTTAATGTGTTTTCTAATGTTTTTATTTTATTATCAATCAAACGCAACCTTTCTGTTTTATTATTGAAGTCTTTTAATCGAATTTCATGTTTATGCATTATAGAATGTTGGCTTTTTGACTTATGTTTATTATTTGTAAACTTTTTAGAATAAGTTGGTATACCAGGAGTATCTTTTTTTTTCCTCATTTACATAAGATAAATATTATTATTATTTGTTTTTAAATGAAATAATTAGTGCGTTTACGGCTATATCCTTTATTTATTTTAAATGTGTAATTTATATAATGTTTTATAACAAATTGTTGATTAAATTTTTGATTAAATATTTGTTTATAATGAGTGCCGCTTCACATGGGTGGAGAATATGTTACATAGGTGGAAATCGTTTTGAATTTCATAATTTAGTAGAAAATGAGATAATTTGTGACGAACCATTTTTAATTAAACACAATAATGATAATTTATATAATATCGATTTTTTTCATAAAAATTAATTTGTAAAAAAACTAAATTATTTTTTGATTTAAAGATAACTTAGTTTAAGATAATAAACTTGTAAAATGACTAAAATGGCATCTGTTTTAATATTTGCACTCGTATCAAGTGTAATGGCTTGTAATGAAAAAAACTCTACAGTATGTGATGCAAAACATCGACATAATACAACAACAGTACAAATTCTTCCAACTACTACAAAAAATAGAGATGTAACTATATTACTTCCAACGTCAACTGATATTTGTACAGCAACAATTACGTCTATTGTAAAAGGAAGAAATTGTTATAGAACAAAATGGAAAACACATACAGTTACAGACACTATTACTACTACAGAAACAGTTACAGACACTATTACTACTACAGATACTATTACAACTACTGATACAGTTACAACTACTGACACCATTACTACTACGGAGACCATTACAGACACGTTAACTGAACAAATTTTCTTTACAGTTACTGAGACAGCTCCTTGTACAACTGTAAAAGATAGAGAAATCACTATTCCTGAACCAACACCTACAGAAACACCACCTTGTGTTGAGTGTCAAACTCCAATTGAGACACCTTGTCCAGAGGAAGTTACTCCAACTCCAGAATTAACTCGTGATGTTGTGATTCCAGAGCCTACAGAAACAACACCTTGTGTTGAGTGTCAAACTCCAATTGAGACACCTTGTCCAGAGGAAGTTACTCCAACTCCGGAATTAACTCGTGAAGTAGTAATTCCAGAGCCTACAGAAACAACACCTTGTCCAGAGGAAGTTACTCCAACTCCGGAATTAACTCGTGATGTTGTGATTCCAGAGCCTACAGAAACAACACCTTGTCCAGAGGAAGTTACTCCAACTCCGGAATTAACTCGTGATGTTGTGATCCCAGAGCCTACGGAAACAACACATTATTATACAGGATATAATACTACAGAAACTTCAACAGAAACTTCAACAGAAACTTCAACTGAGACACCAATTGAGACACCATCTTTATTTAAACGTAAATTTAGATTTTTTATGTAAACAAATCACAAACTAAAACAAAAACAAAAACAAAATAAAAATAAAAATAAAAATAAAAATAAAAATAAAAATAAAAATATTATAAGTTTATTAATCAACATAATTTTAATGTTAATTAGTAAATGTTTTGCAAAATTATATTGTTTACGATAATTGGATTATCATCTGGTAATTTTATAAATTATGATTCAGTGTATGAATTTTCTAAAATGGCAAATAATGCATATTATAGTATAGGGAGTAAATATTGGTTAAATACAACATTAGATATTGTTGAAAATAGAAGTATAGAACCAGATACTGTAAAAGCATATACTTTTAGAAATATTGCAAATGATAAAATTGTGATAGCTTTTAAAGGAACTAGTGTATATTGGACAAGTTTGAATACAATTTCTGATAAAACTTTTAACAAATATGAAAATATGTGTACATTATCATCTTCATCAAATGATAAATATAATGATAATTTATTTTTTTCGTGTTGTTTTTACAAACAAAGCAATTTATTTAAAACGTGTGATAATTGTGGAGTGACTGAAGGAACAGAATGTTGTCGAGGATGTTATAGTAATAGTTTATCTTATAAAGAAAATTATATAAATATTGTAAAAGAAATAGTTGACAATATAAGTTTGGATTACGATTTTGATAAAACTGAAGTTTATTTTACAGGGCATTCGTTAGGTGGGATGTTAGCGAGTGTTGCTTCGATTATATATGATAAACCAGCAGTAACATTTGAAACACCTGGTGATTTACATTATATACAAGTATCTGGATTAAGTGATCGTGGATCTGATAAGATATATCATTTTGGTCATAATGGTGATCCTATATTTATAGGTAAGTGTGGGTCTACTTGTTCTGTTATTGGTTATAATATAGATACAAAATGCCATACTGGTTTTACATGTTCTTATGATGCTAAAAAGAAATTAGGTTACAGCGAATCTATATTTAATCATAGAATAGAATATATTATAAAAAATGTAATTTCTAAATGGAAAGATGACTTTCCAGAATGTATTAGACAAACTGATTGTTCTGATTGTGACGGATGGAAATTTACATAACTTTTACTTTACAAGTTGACGAAAAATATTTGGCAACGTAGATTTAGAAAATTTTTTATCTAATGAATAAGTTTCTATACATTGTTGTCCTTGTGGTTTAGTATATCCAGGTTTATTGTAAAAGTTTTTGAATATTTTATGTAATAGTTTGTCTGAAGTTCGTTTGTGTAATTTATTATAATTTTTTATAATCATTTTATAAACTCCAGTAATCTGTTTATTGCGTTTATCGTTACGTTTTTCATTATATAAGTTTTCATAAAATGCTTTTTTAAAAACGATAAAATCTCCAATTTCAAACATTGATTTTATTACTGTTTTAATTGTATCAGGTACACGTTTAGTGTTTTGTAATGATTTAAACAATGTAATAAAATCATATAAATCTAAACCTGATTTTGTAATATATTTTAACCTAGCAGTGTAATGCCAGGGGACGGCCATCTTATTTGGTATCCATGAAAATCCAAAGTCTGATAGTAAAAATACCCATCCCAAATTTGGAACGTAATATTTATGTTTATCTATTATATATATCCAATAACCACCAGGTTTTACACGATGTACTAAAATATTTCCTATATGTAAATCAGTATGAACCATATTAAAATAACGTCGCATTGCTAGTAAACCTACCATAATTTGAAATAATGCATTTAACCAAACTTTGTCAGAATGATGTTTTCGTGACCATTTTGTAAAATCACCATATGTGGCATATTCGTTATATAATCGAATAGTACTCTTTTCATAATTCCAATCGTAATTTATGTTAAAATGAGGACATATTTTTTGAAATACAAGTTGGTTTGTTAATGTTAATGTTATAACTTCTATTAAACTTGGTTTATTGAATGCTTTATCACTATAAAACATTTTTTGTACACTTGAGCTATTTGCATCAATCATTTCTTGTGTTATCATTTTTTTTTCGGCTATACGTTTTAAATATAATGCTTTTGTTATAAAAACACCTACTCGAGATCTTATTTGTTTATATTTATACTGGGTTTTATTTGCGAATGTTGTTTTATAAATTTTCCCTTCAACACCAGATGATAAAATACGTTTTGAAAACAAAGATTGTGTTGTTTTATATACTCGTTTGCCAGATTTATCATTTAATAAAGACAAACGTTTATAAAAAAATAACCAATCTCTAAATCGCTTTGTTCGTGATTCCACCTTTTCCATTATTTATAATAAAGAATAAAAATAACAGAATAACAGAATAATAGTATTTATTTAATCTGTGACATTTTGACTGATTACATATTTCAAGTGATAAAATAATATAAGAGCTAATATTGATTGTGATCTATTCTGTGTTATACTGTAAGCCATACCAACACTCATAACTATAAATAATGTTTGAGTTTGTACAAAACCTGTTTGTAAAATTGCAGTTTTTAAACCAGTATCCTGTGCAAAAATATGAATAATAGCATATGAACCTAATATATTTAAGAGTTGTTTAATTGTATCATTGTAAGCAGGATCGACACCCATATTTTTAAATGAAAAACTACTATATCTAACATCATAATAAACCATTAATAAAAATGGTATTGTTAATATAACTTTTTTTAATTGCTGTTTACCAGGGTGTTTAGGATCAAAGTATTGATCAAGGGTATCATTCACATATTTATAATTATAGATCATATAGACCTGTAAACCTAAAATTATCCATTGAAATGCATAAAAAGGAACATATCCATAATTTTCTATTAACTTTTGATCAGACATATGTTGTATATATTATATTATAAGAAAATTTTTATAGTATATTAATATATATGAATAAATCAGATCTTTTAAAAAAGTATTATACAAATTCTATACAAATTCACACAGGAGTTATTGATGATATAATTGATACTTGTTTACATAAAAATTTTAAAATTTTAGTATTTGGATTGGGTTATGATTCTAATTTATGGTATAATTTATCTGATAAAAATACATTTTTTATAGAGGACAATCAGGAATATATAGATTTGAATAAGGATATTCCTAGATCAAATATAAAAAAATATAAATATAAAACAACAGTTGAACAAAGTTTTGATATATCACAAGAAGATCTTAATACATATAGTATTCCAGATGATATTCTGCAATTAGCACCATTTGATGTTATTATAATTGATGGTCCTGCTGGGTATGCCAATAATCGCCCAGGTCGATTACTTCCTATTTATTGGTCTAAAACTTTGTCAAAACCTGGAACTATTATTTACGTTGATGATTGTAAAAGACGTTTAGAAAAACATTGTATAGACCGTTTTTTAATTGATTATCGAATAAAACATTTTTCAGAAAGAGGTGGTTGTGATAAATTCGTAATATCTAATTAATTTTAAAAAAACGTCGATATGTAGGTTCAAAGTTAATACGCAAACCATATGTAAAAACTTTACTTCTTTTAGATAATATAAAATTATAAATATAATCTAATTGTTTATTTTGACTTTCAGTTTTAGGAATTTGATCAATTTTTATATAATCGTGGTCTAAAAGTACTTTTAACAGTGCAGCAACTACTATAGCACTTCTTTGTTTTCCAGCATGACAATGAATTAGTATTCTTCGTTTTTGTAATGTATATTTTTTAACTAAAAGAGGAACAACTATTTTAAAATACTTTTCCATCAATATAAAATCACGTTCTAATAAACTATCATTTACTGGAATTCTATATGTTTCTATATTATTTATTTCGGATGGACTATAAATTTGATTATAAAGTGGCATATTTGGAGTACAATTTAAAATAAAATCTATATTGTTTGTTTTTAAAAAATCCTTATCTATAGCTGCTTTATAATTTCCTAACCAAAGTCTTGGTATAATTTCGTCAACGCTAGTTTGTGCATATAAAAAAGTAGAAGCCAAATCATAAATCATACTATAAATGTAATAAAACATCTTTTATAATATATTAATAAAATAAAATTGAAACTTTTATTTTCTGAGATAAAAGTAATGAAGGGTAAAGGTCTTATCGTAGAAAAACAAAATACAGAAACAACAACTGATATGGTAACTGCAACTGATATAACAACAACATATGAGTCAGATGATGAATACTATTCAGAAACAGAAGATACATCTACTCAAACTGGTGGTAAAAAATACATAACAGTTTCGCGTAAACAATATAAAAAACCACCACAAGGTAGTATGCAAGATAATTTTACAAAAGAAGAAATATTGCGTCGTTTGCAAAATTGTATTCCCTTAAAAACAATGCAGGAAAAAAGCATTCTTAACGATTTGCCTATATTTAAAACTTGGATAAGATATTACAATGTTGAAAAAAGATTATTTAGGGTAGGTGGTTTGTTGTTAAAGTCCGGATATCCAGAGTATATAATGTTGATAAATCCTAACCAAAATGTGTCTTGGAGTGTCCAGTTAAAAGATAATATTATTTATATACAAGACCCTAGAAAACAAGAAATGACACGTAAACAAAAAGAAGAAGAACGTAGGGAGAAAAAGGAAAAAGAACGTTTAGTAAAAGAAAAATTGTACGAAATGTATCAAAATGGTAGACTTGCTGTTAAAAAATAAACCACTTTATGATAAATCGGATTATATTAGTAATTATTTAATTAAAAAATGATTTAAACTCTATTTACTATAATGTTTAAATGAATGTTAATAGAAGATTTTTAAAGGAAGTTCGTCAATTATATATACAACAATCACAACGTGAATTATTAGACAATGATTATTTAATCAGTTATAATGAGACGAATATGAATCGTTTACACGCTATTATACGAGGACCAAATGATAGTGTATATAGGCATAAATTTGTAAGATTGGATTTCAAGATTCCTGATAATTATCCTCATTCTCCACCAGAAGTAAGCTTTATTAATTATGATGGAGTTAGAATACATCCTAATATGTATGAAAGTGGGAAATGTTGCGCAACCATTTTAAATACTTGGGGTGATAGTAAATTTGAAAAATGGACTTCTAGTATGGGTATTGAAACAATCTTAATAACATTTCATTCGTTTTTAGATAATAATCCATATATGTATGAACCTGGTGGTAGAGACGATCAGAGTTATACTGATTATGTTTTATATCAAAGTTGGATTTCATGTTTAATTAGATATTTACAAAACGAACGTATAGAATTATTTAGTAACTTTATACATAATTATATGTTGACTAATATAGATGGCATTTTTAATGATTTGTATAATTTACAAAATATATATCAGTCTGGGTATTATGAAACAAGATGTTTTGAAATAGAGAGATTTATAGTTGATTATCCTAGATTAATTGATACGATACAAAACTATTATAATTACATTGATTTTTCAGAAAATCATTCAGATGAAAATATTGGGTTTGATGAATATGTAAATCGTGAATATACATGTTGTATATGTTATGATTGTGATGAAGTTATTACTGGAACAAATAGTGAAACAGGTCTTGAAACATTTGGTTTACAAAATTGCAAACATAGTTTTCATAAAAATTGTATTAAACAACACGTTGAAACAAATACTAATGTGTGTCCTATGTGCAGAACTGAATTGTCAGATAATGATTATGAACTCTTGACAACAGTTAATGATAATATACAAGAAACATGGATGATAAATCCATTAACTAAAAGAAGGATTAAAATCGGTGGAAAAACTTGGTTGTATTTGAGAAATTCTGGTACGATTTAAATCGTCATATGATGTATTCATTTCTTCTATGAATATTTTATCAAAATTTGGTATATTTTTATAAGATATGATTTCTTCAAAGACCTTTCTAAAATCATTCTGGTAAAAAATTGCATTTTTAAAATATACTTTAATCAAATAACGTAATCTTGTTTCTATATATACTTCATTTTCTATATAAGCTGATATATCATATGTATTATTAGCATTTAGGAATTTAATTGGTAAAACTACTATTGAATCTATATAAGATAGGAATTGACGTATTGTTTTATCAATAGTTGTTGGATCTTGTGATGTAATAATTTTATTAATTGTTTCAAAAATACTTTCTTGACCGTATGCAAAATATATGTTTAATAATCTTACCATTATAAAATATAAACTCCAGGCAAGACAATGACCAGATTCCGGATTTATTAAAGATTGAATGCTTTGTGCACCTATAGGGCATCTACTTGATATATTTATAAATGTATAGTCAGTTAATCTAAATGTATTTTTTACAAACTTTTGTATTATCGATTCTATATTTAATATATTAGAATAAGCGTGACCAAGTATGATACCATGTGGTTCAAAAAATTCGATAGTTTTGTGTAATTTATCAATTATAATCAAATTTGAATGGGCAGTGTATAAATTTTTTGAATCATCCATTTGTAATGACATATCATATTCTGATTGTATATTAAGAAAATCTAACCGTACAGGAAGTATTACTATAGGTAATTTTGAAGAATTTAAGCAAGTATTAATTTGAGAAACTGTATCTACAGATATTGATATCTGAAATGTTGTCAAATTGATTCTTAAAAAATATTCTTCTATTTTATTAAAAAATGTATGACAAACTCTATCAGAAGATTTAGAAAATATATTAAAGTTGAATAATATATTATCCAAACATTCAGAAAAAGTAGTATCGTCTAAAAAAAATCTATCAGATAATTGAAAATTACTCAAGTCTGGTAATATTATAGTGTCTATATCATTTGGAGAAATAGACGAATATGGATCGTATGGATTTACATATTTTATATCAATATGTCTATTAATTGAATATTTATCAAACTCACTTTGTAATAATTCAGTTATTCGATCGTCTTCTATTAAAGAATCGTTATTCATTAATATATCATAATAAAAAAAGATTCGTAATAAAAAAGATTCGTAAAAAATTGAAATATTTGTAATTATTATACTAAAATAAGATGATTACATTTATCAAGCGTACGAATTTGCAAGAGTTGGATAACATTGTTTCTAAAATGGATAATAAAATATACTTTCAAATTAAAAAGTATATAGCAAAAATAAAGAAAAGAGATATGGAAGAATATAAATATGGAAGTAGTTGGATTGATAATTGGTTGACGAACAGAGATATTTCTAAAATCAATCGTCTTTTAAAATCTTTTTCAATAGTTGTAGTTTGAAGATTAATAAATAGTATTATATTAATCATCACATTTTTAAATATTTTGATATTAATCATCGTCGGATTTGTAACCAACTATTTCACCTTGTCTTGAAACAATAACTTTAAGTTTTCGTGTTTTTGCAAATTTCTTTTTAAGTTTATCCAACTGTTCCTTGTCTTTATCGTCCTGTTCTTCATAGTTTTGATTATAATTACTCGAATGATATTTCCAAAATTTCGGATGTCCTGCTCTAAAGTTGCTATGCGCTTCTGCTTTATACCAAAATACTTGTTCTCTTAAATCAGTTGTATTTCCAGATGTTTTTATTACTAAACATTCGTGATCTTTTGTACAAGCATCTAATATGTTACAAAAATGATCAAAACTAGGTATACACCCACCATACGCATCATATATTCTTTTTCTATTTGCAATAGAAGGTTCATTAAAAATAAAAATATAATCAATATTGCTCCTTAATTCTGGAGGAATACCTTGTGCATATTGCATTGTTAAAATAAATAAGAAATTAAAATGTCTTCCGTTAAAAAAAATACTTTTTATAGTTTTATCTTTTTTCCAATTTTGAGCATCGTGTAACATATCATCTAATACTATAAATAAATTATTACTTGGATGTTTTCCTGTATCTGACAAACCTTTACTCTTTGCTTCCCTAATTTTTTTCTTTTGACGTGTCATAATACTGTCAATCAACTCTGCATCATATTCAGAATGAATAAAGCAATCTGGTATAAAATCACCAAAAAATGGAGATGCTTCCTCTGTTCCAGAAAATACTATCCCTGATGGAGTATCTTTGTGATGGAAAAAAATATCTCTAACAAGCCAACTATTATGAGTAACAATAAAATTTCCTAATACATATCTGTTATTATCATCTAATTCAATTCCAAAATATTCACCTTTACCAATTTCTTCTATTTTAATTTGACTAGTTAATGTATCAACACATTCCTTTCTTGGCTGTGCCTGTTTCCTCTTAATTAAAGTAGGTATTTCGTGTATACCTACGCCATTAATATTTATTCTAAATGCTTTTCCATATTTTTTAATTCCATTGTTTGTCCACGATGTATTTTTAACATGTTTATAAGCACTAAACCCTAAACTACGAGCTAAATAAATGATATCATCGATTAAACGTTCGTGTTTTATTTTTATTTCAAACTCATTTCTATTACCTAAATGACCATCCGCATCTATAAATCCAGCTAATAAACGTAATCTAGCCTCTCTAGTGTTACATTTATAGATATGAGGAATATGTTTTTCTTTTGTTAGACACAAGTCTCTAATCGTATTTAAAAAATAATTAGTCATATTCTTACAACCACTTTCTTTTATACCATTTATCTCGTAATAAAATTTGCTTGATTTTATATAATTCAAATAACAACCTATTAATGGAAGATTGTGAGCAAAATAATGTAAAACAGCTGAATCCTGACATGTTATTACTGCTTCTCGAGATGTACCGTCACCTAACCAATAGCCAAGCATATAAGGATCTATTGGTAAAGATGTTATTTGTTCTGGAAATGTTAATGCCGAAACTTGATACCCTAATAAATTATCACGATATTTCTTAGACAATTTTAAATAATCAAGAATAGGAATATCAACTTTACGATTATCTACCAAATTATCTAAAAATTCTTTAGTTTTAGTATAAACATCATCTTTACTTTTATTCTTATAAGAAAATGTTTTATAATTTAATTTATATTTATTTTTATCAAACCAGATAACTTGATAACTTTGACGTTCACGTCTATCTCTTATATTTTTCTTTCCTGTATAAATCAAAGATAAAATGTGATGACTATTTACTGTATAAGTTTCTCCCTTACGGTTACTTACTTTATACATTGTATCCGTTCCCGAATGTGTTTCTAAAACATTTCTAGGTGTGCTGTCATCGCCCATAACTTGATCACCAACTCGAATATCCTCTACATTTTTAATTGTACCATCATACATCAGTACTTTTGTACCGCGTAAAATACACTTTCCACTCCTTCTACGACCTAAGCATAATATGGTAGCATCTGGAAGAATACTTTTTATTTTAAACTTTCTTAAAGATAGCTTTTCAAATTCGTTTATTAACATCAATGATATATACGTCTAATTTTTTTACATCTTTTAAACGTGTTAAAAACGAAAATATAATATAACGTATACAATTAAGGATGACCGAATATAAAATCATAACATCTGTATACAAAATACCGCTAAACTCACATAATATATCTTACCCGCATATACCTAAACGTATTCGTTTTTACGAATATGTAGATTGTTATATATATGATTATAAACCACGACAATTCTCCACTGTACAATATTGTATACGAACATTGTCAAAAATTTTAGGCCTTAAATATAGATAATTTATAAAAACTTATTTTATACATTTACCACGTTTATCCGTCTTTTGTTTTTTGGGAATACCGTATATTGCGTTTATTGTCATCAAATACGTATCACCCATATCATCTTTTTTTTTATGATTTAAGAAATGTTGTAACCAGATTTCATTATTTGTAAGGGAACGTTCTAAAAACCAACGTGTATATTGAACACTTAACCATTTACGTTTAGCATAAGCTCCTTTTAAGTTACATACAATATCTGGTCCAGTATAAGCTTTTAATTTTTGAGCAGCTCTTACAAAACGTATAGTGGTAGTTGTATTGTAATAAAGTTCTACTAATTTACCATATATTATATGAGAAATAAACTTCATTTTTTGATTTATTTTTGGTTGAAGTTCTATAACAATAGACTTTATATTTATAAAAATATCAACATTTTCATCATATATTTTTTGTAAACGTGTTAAAACTATCTTGGCAATATCTTGTAGTAAATAATCATTAACTAAACGTTTTTTATATATGTTTTGTGGTTTTATAGTAATGTCTTTAGGAAAATGTGTTTTACAAGAGTATATCATATCAGTTTCACTTTTATATTTATATCCGCAACGTTTTCCACAAGCTGTACCATCACGTTTAGATGATTGACAAATGTGATCTTCTGTGTCTAATGTATCATATACATCCCATAATTTTATAATATAACTAGATAAATCTTTATGGTCAGTATAATCCATGCAACATAGGGACAAGTTTTTAATACCAATATCGATAGATAATATCATTGTATATAAGAATGATATTAAATAATTATTATGATCGCGCATTTATTTGTTCATTTCGTATTTATCAGTTAATAAGTAGCAAAACTGTAACCAATCATTGTATTGTAAGTTAAATCGCAGTGTTTGTTTTGCAAAATTGAATACGATACGATAAGATATATCTAATTCTTTTGTATAAAAGGTATCAAAACATGTAATAAGATTTGTTTTAGTAAAAACATAAAGGTTAGGATTTCGTAATACTAAATCTGTAAAAAAATTTGTTAAATCGTGATATTGCATATCACATATGAAAAAAGGTGAGAAAGCACCGAATCTATGTTTTAAATCTTCATACAAATAATAAATTTTATCGGAATAATTAAATAAAAATTCATCTAGATGATCTATTTGCATAAAATTATCATCTATAAAGTCATCTGAATCAAAGTCCATTGTAATTTAGTTGATTTAAGAGTTATTGGGCATAAACTTGTAGTAATTGTATTTTTAAATTAACGGTTCGTGGGTTTTTTTTTAAATTTTTTAAAATATAAAATTATTTTATTTTATTATAGTATATTAAAACAAATCCTATGGCTAATATTTTAGAACTTATTCAACGAAACGATATGCTTAAAGTTGCACTTATTCTACTTGGTGTTTATCTTTTAGTATCTTATATGCAAAAACCTCGATCTGAAAAGATGGAAAATTATTATGGTATGATGCCAGAACAACTTGAAAATGTAGAAGGAGAACAAACAGCTGAAGAAAAACCTATTGCTCAACCACCAGTAGAACCAACGCAACCAGTAGCTGAAGTAATGCAATCTCCACAAAAAATTCAAGTTGATAAAATTGTAGCAGGTAGTGAACAAGTCAAACCTGAAGATCTTCTTCCAAAATATGGAGCTGAAAATGAATTCGCTAAAGAAAATCCTGTTTCTAAGCTTTTAAAAGAACAAAACTTTTTAATTAGTGGATATCATGTAGGTATTAATACTGTAATGCAAAGTAATAAAATCCCATACCAAGACATTCGATCTCTACCTCCTATCCCTAAGGAAAATGTAGGACCATGGAACCAAAGCAGTTTTGAACAAAGTCCTGCTCAAATGAGAAGATTCTTTGAAATTGGTGTTTAAATAAATCAACTTTTAATAATATACTGTAACACTTAATAATATACAATACATATATTATTATAGATTGGTATGTAATGTTATAGTAAAAGTTATTTTTTATCTGGTAACGCGCAAGTTTGTGCTTTAGTAGAACATACTGCTCTTATAGATTCGTATTTATCTAAAACTTCTTGAAAGCTAGGTGCTGGTTTAGTTATAAATGTTTTCTGTCTAAATTCTTCTAAATTTTTATAGTAAATTCTTTTATCATCATCATTCTTTTCCCCATTATGATATATTGTTTTAAGGCGTTTTTTTTCATCGTTATAGCATTTTTCTTCTTGTGCTATTAGTTTATTGTTAACTTTATTTCTTATTTCATAAAGCCAACGCATAAGTTCTATTCTTCCTTTCATAAAATCATCAATAGGAAGGTCTTTACAAAAACCTAAAAATGATTGTCTACAAAATATACAAGGCATTGTATAACCTAAACTTAATAGCATATTTTTAAAATGACGTTGAATTTCTTTGTGTTGTTTATTTCTTTCATCTATTTTTACAGGATATCCACCCATTATACAAGAGAATAAAAAATACCATCCATTAGGACCCCACGCTTTAGTAGATAATCCTGAAGTACCGTGATATTTTGAATAATCTGTATTGTCGTGTAAATCTGGTTTTGATTTCATTATTAATATATACTAGTAAAAAAAGTTTAACAATTAGGTTTGAAATTTATATAAAAAAACTTTTAGTATTATAAGGTAGATAAAATGTCAGTTAATTTTTGCTCTACTAATGATAAAAATAATTCTCAAATGGAAAGAAAAATATTAGATGTATATTATTATTTAGATTTTGATGACAAATTTACAGATGTACGTTTTTTAGAACGTTGTTTACAAGTAAATATAGTTGTTAATATGAAAGATTGTCAAATTAATCGTTTTGTAAATTGTAAAAATGAATATATTATTACTGACAAGATAGGAACTGATGACGTTGTAAAACGTGGACTTTTAATTTTCAACAAAATGTTTAGAAGATTAAAATTAAAAACTACAAATGATATATGGTTCATATATTTAGCAAATGGTGATATAAAAGACATCCATAAAAACATATTCATTACTTTACTCAATAAAAATCCATGTATTAAAACATGTTCTTACACTATAAATAAAAACATTGTCAATATAAGAAGCGATCAGGAAAAAATAATAAAATTGAATAACATACAGCAAGTTAATGAAACCTTAAAAGAATTATTTGTAACAGATAAAATTATTACTTATACAAATCTTATAGACTAGTAAGACTGTTAAATTTTTATATACTAATTAGACTTACGAAACGGATCAATTTTAATAAAATGATGTAAGGGGAATTTAATTATAGTTTGATATGTAATTGGATGTAAAAGTATCATTGCTGAATCCTTATCACGTTTATAATCTCTTACTTCACCTATGTATCCTTTATAAAAGTTCAAAACACTATCTTTTACACCAATAATTTTAACAAAATCTCCTTTATTTATATTTTTATATACTTCAACTTCCTGATTATTTAAATTTGTGTCTATATTTGTATTTGTAAATGTTTGTTGATTTTGTTCATGTGGTTTTTTAACTGTTTTATTAGATGTTTTTGATATATCAACAGAATCTTTAGAATTTTGTAAAAATTGAAAGAAATCCATTTAAAGCTAAAAAATTATACTTTTTAAATAAGATGTTTTATGTAATTTTAATTACCCTTTTAACAACAATATTATTGTATTATTATAGACGTATTATATTCTTAAAGACATTTTCGTTATTTTTACGGATTTGCAAGTGGAAAATTGAAAGAAAATTGAAGAGGATGTCACGACTGATAAACAATATTAGCAAGAAACATTGTGTAAGTATAAAAGATACCACGTTTACAGATTATGATGTTGTTTTTAACGAGAAACAATACAGTTTAATATTTTTTTCTGAATCTGATGTATATGAATTTAGTAATTCAATTAATTTAGGAGATAATAGATGTACTACATTTGATAAGCGTAATTTAATAGTTCATGCTAGTATTACAGATAATAGCGGTGAAATATTATTTGATATAACACATGATATAAGACGATTTTGTTTTTATTTTGATAAACGTGTTAAATTAGGTAAATTATTTGACTTTTTAGAAATAAAAAAATCGAATAGTTTAAGGTTAGTAGATTATAATTTGACGTTGTATATGAATGATGATAATTTTACTGAAAAAGTGTTTAAAATAAACACGATTTATAATACAGATTTTAAAACTGTATTCATTGATGAAAAACCAGACGTAATTATGGAAGATCTTGATTAATTGATTGTGTAATTGATTGTGTAATTGATTGTGTAATTGATTGTGTAATTGATTGTGTAATTGATTGTGTAATTGATTGTGTAATTGATTGTGTAATTGATTGTGTAATTGATTGTGTAATATATTTGTTATTATTTTCTAGTAAAAAGATAATAAACGATAAAACAATGAAAAGTGTAATAAAAACATTAATTTTGAGTGGTGGTGGTGTCAAGGGTATAGCGTATATTGGTGTTATAAAACGTTTAAATGAATTAAAACAAAGTGGTGATGTTAAATTTGAAATAAATGAAATGTGTTGTGTTTCTATAGGTAGTTTAGTAGGATTATTGTATTTAATAGGATATTCATATGATGAATTATATCAGGAAATTATGGCAATGGAAATTGATAGTTTAAAAAATTTCCGTATGAAGAATTTATTAGAAAAATATGGTATGGATAATGGTAAATTAATAACAACATGGATAGAATCACTTTTATTAAAAAAGGATGTTTCAAAAGATATTACTTTACGTGAAATATGGTTAAAATACGGTATTAATTTCAGGGTGGTTGTAACAAATGTAAATAAATATGGTGTTGAAATTTTTGATTATAAAAAGAATCCTAATTTAAAGGTTGTAAAGGCTATACGTATGTCTACAAGTATACCGTTTATTTTTTGTGCAGAAAAGTATAATAATAATATATATGTTGATGGAGGAGTTTTAAATAATTATCCTATAAAGTTATATGAAGACTATGAAAATATGGATAATGTACTTGGTTGTAAACTTGTTACAAGGGGAGAATTTCAAGATGATGATATAAATTACGATATAGATTCATTTGAAAGTTATCTTTTACATTTAATGGGTTGTTTGTTTGCAAACAAGGAAAGAGATACTACTTTAGCATACAAGTATACAGAACATACAATTTGTATACACGCATATAAAATAACACAACCTATTAATTTTATATTAACGGATGATGAAAAACGTGGTTTAATTGATATGGGTTATAAGGCAGCTTGTGAATATTTTGACAATGTTAAAAGTTAAATTTATTTTCGTGGCCTATAATAGAATGAGTCAAGGTATTAGAGACTATGAAGTTATCAAACATATTGGTAAGGGATCGTTTTCGAACGTGTATTTGTGTAGAAATGAGATACCTTTACATATAGGTAATATGGAATCCGATGAAGAATTCTTTATAATAAAAGAAATAAATATAAATGAGTTGGTAAAAAGTTATATGATAAGAAGAACAGGTGGTAGTACGGTTAGACGAGTAAATAAAAACAAAAATGAAACAGGTGATATACAAGTTAATATAACACCGTATAAAAATGAAAGTGAACTTGTTAACACTGAACAAGATTATTATTTTCAACGTTTACAAGAATTGATAGAAAGTGAAATAGAAATATTATCTGTTTTAGATCATCCTAACATAATAAAATATTATGGACATACTAAGGACAATGGTATATATTATTTAAGAATGGAGTATTGCAATGGAGGAGATGTGTATGATTTTTTAAAAAGTCAAACATCAGAACGTTTTAGGAATTCATCAGGTGGATTTACAAACTCTTTTTTATATGAATTCTTAAATCAAACTATAAATGGATTAAAATACATACATGATAAAAATATTATACATAGAGATATAAAGTTACATAATGTTTTAATAAAGCATACTCATCAAGGTATAGAATTTAAAATTTCAGATTTTGGTTTTGCGTGTTATGATTTATGTGGAATGAATAATAAAGATATTGATTGGGATGACATATTGTGTAAAAAATATTACAAATTATGTGGTACTCCTTACTATATGGCTCCGGAAATTATATTAAATATGAATAAAATGGAAAATATAACTATGTATAAACAACAAACAAGAAAATCTAATGTTTTGATATACAATAAACGAATAGATATATGGAGTTTAGGGATATGTATTTATGAACTAATGTTTAATTTGTTACCATTTTCAAACATTAAAAATATAAATGACTTGGAAAGATTTTATAAATTGGAAAATATTCAAGATATTATGAATAAAAAGATAACAAGACGTATTGGGTTACGAGATGACTTTAAAACTATAATGTATAAGATGATGACAGTAGATAAAAATGAACGTTGTTCAGTAAATGAAATTTATAATTTTTTACAAGAGACAAGATGTGTTATTGATTTAGTTAATGATGCAGATGTTTCTGCAAATGTAATGGATGTAATAAATTGTAGAGAAAATACATATATTAAGAATGAAGATATGAAAAGAGATATTGTTACAAATCCTGTCAAGGAAGAGTATGGTCAGTTTGATTTATCTTGGGAAAAAATAAACAAATCTAGCTCTATAATAATGAAAATGAGTGTACAAAAAGGATTTTTAAATTGGTTATTTAATAAAAAATAAAATGACGTTATATAATAATATGTATTATATAATACCATTAGCAGTTGTGTTACACTTTGTTACTACACGTTTTGTGTGGACAACAGGTACCACACATTATAGTGACAAAGGTCTACTTACACAAGAGAATAATCAAGGATTAATTTATGATATAGTTCATAATAATACTACTGATTATTCTCAATACAATTACACAAAAAATTGGTTTATGATGTTTTTCTTGTTACCTATTTTTATTAATTTTGATAAAGTATCAAGTGCATTTTTAATAGAATTAGTTATTAAATTTTGTTTAATTGTTATCATAAGAAGTTTGACTATGGCTTCAACTATTTTACCAAGACAAAATGGATGTGAAGTCAAAAATTTAGGTTTGTTTAACATGACAATAGGTGGTACGTGTTATGATAAAATGTTTTCTGGACATTTTGCTCTAGGGTTTTTGATAACATTAATGTTATTTAAATACAACATAGTTAGACCAACTACTAATAATCTTATATATTTCTTTGTAATTAATGCTGTACACGCTTTAATATTAACAATAACTAGATCACATTACAGTATGGATGTAGTGGTTGCTTTTTTTATTACATTTTTAGTTAATGATTATGCAAATTCGTTTTTTAAAGTTTTTTAAACCGTTTTATCATTTTTTTCAAATCATTGTATGAAAAATGTGATGTTTGTATACAATAAGCTGATCGTATACCATTTGATGGACTTGTAACAGAGTGTGGTTTCTTTACATTTAAAATCCATGCTTCATAGGGTTTTGCAGTAAAACTATCAATTTCATCTAATTCATCTGGGTTGTAAACAGCACCGTTTGTTTGGTTATCTACTTTTATTGATTTAGAATTTGATCTAGTATTATAGAATACAGTAGTTGCTGTATTTGTTTGAACATAAATATTGATAACTGTATTTATATCACTGTCTATATGTGGAGGTATATAGTCATTGTTTATTTCAAACCAACAAACGTTAAAATAACCCCTATATTTATCAGGTATAATACGTTTTAAAATATCATTAGATACATCTAGTGGTATATCGTAATAACGTATTCCTATAAATTCACCATCTATAGTTTTCCCATAACTTGTAGTTAATCTTTTTGTTATAGGTGGTAATACATATAATCCAGTCATTACTCGAGTAGCCCCTAGACCACTTTTCATTTATTTATGATTTATAAATAAAATGCAAATTTTTATCGAAAAAGTTTTTAGTAGTTTATAATTATTTTCTTAATATAGTATATGTTATATAAATTACCGACTGAAATTTTGTGTGAAATTGGTAGTTATTTGGATTATAAAAATTTAACAACTTTGCGATTTGTTAATAAATATTTTTATTTTGTGTTTGGATATGTTGCAAAATCACGTTTGGTGACTTATTTGCAAAATTGTGGTATTAAAACTAATGGATTCAATAATTTGTCAAATACTAGTATTTGTATTTTATTGAATATTTTGTTTTTTGTTAAAAAACATATGATGAACAATTCTCTTAAAATGTTGACTATTAATATAACTAATACATTTTTTAAAACATATTATTTTAAAAGTAATTTGTGTAGTAGTGAAAATACTTTAGAAAAATGTATCTTTTTGTTATCAAGTGATATGTTTAATGATGTTGAATTTGACAATTTAGAAACAATTTTTTCAAACTTAGTTATAGATGAACGAGTTTTTAAAAAAAATGTTATAACATCTAGTTTGAATAATATGGGGAATTCAGAAGTTGTTTTTATGAGAACGGATTATGATGTAATAAGCGAAACTCGTCAAACATCATTGTTACATGGAATAGATAATAATTGTAAAAAGTATATGGTAACGTTTCATTTTTTTATATAATATACAAATATAGATATATATGCGATTTGATTTGGGATTTGGTGAATTAAAATCGCCAGAAGTTGTTTATTATGATATAATAACATATGTATTGCAAAATATTAATACACGTTGTGATTGTGATGAAATAATTGCGACACATCCGGTGAATTATTACAAATATTGTAATTACACTGTTAAACCCTATGTATATACAAGTGACATAAAATTATCACATAATATACATTTAAACTTTTACTTTTCATATAAAAGAAGTTATATATCTATATATAGGGAAAATGATAATGTAGAATTAAATACAGAAACTGAAGCGACTGATTTTGCAAAGTTGCAATATTTATTATTAATTTATTGTGATAAAATCTTATTGAAATATTGTTTAGGAGATTTCATTTATAATTTGGGTTAAGTGTGTTATGTGTTAAATATTTGATAAATACAAGCATATATTTTGTACATTGTGTGTATATAAAATACGTATGCGATTTATTAAGTTATTTATAAAAATTTTTTTTCTTTTTGTATATTATAAAAACAATAAAAAATGGGTGGTGGATTAATGCAATTAGTTGCCTATGGCGCTTTAACCACATCTTGGGTGCCAAGAGTCAGCTACTTAGGAAGTTCCGTATTCACTTCTTAAGAAAAATAGTATAAAATACGGATGTGATAGTTTTTTTTATCAAATTCCACCCTATTATCACATTATTTAACTGGCTAGTAAATTAAGAATTATAATACTTCTTAGTTTGCAAAATCTCCAAATTGCGGGAACCTCCTTAGAGCCTTAACTACCATTTCTATATAGTGATATAATAGAAAGACCACGGTTAATAGCCGTACCCAATGGTAAAAATGTTAAGGATTGGACAATCCGCAGCCAAGCATCTTTTATTAAAAAATGAATATAAAGTATTATATGTATGTATATTATGGGTGATATATATTGTTTAACAAGTCCATCCGATAAAAAATATATTGGACAATCTGTTAAATTTTTATCTAGTGGTAAAAAGTGGGGTTATTTAAAAAGATGGCGTCAACATTGTTATGAAGCAAAAATAAATAAAGGTTTTTGTAGATTACTAGATAATGCCATAAGAAAATATAATCCTGATGCTTTTAAAGTAGAATTATTAAAAGAATGTTCTATAGACGAATTAGATTATTATGAACAATATTATATATCTAAATATAATACATTAAAACCTAATGGTTATAATTTAACTACTGGGAAATCACAAAGTAGGCAATCAGAAGAAACAAAAATAAAAAGAAGTGAATCTATGTTAGGTAAAAATAAGGGTAATTCTCTCAAAAAAAGAATTAGACAGAGAGATAAAGACAATAATTTACCTAAATATTTAAGATCATACAATGATTCTTCTGGTAAATCAGGTTATAGAGTTAGTAACCATCCTATTTTAAAAGATAAATCTTTTTTAAGTAAAAAATTATCCGATGATGAAAAGTTAAATTTAGCATTAGAATATTTATCTATGGTAGATAAAAGATGAAGGTTCAACGAGTAGACGGAGATTGGAATTTTATGATAGTTTACCAAACTTGAAAGTTCTTAAGGTGTACTCTGCCCCCTATAGAAATATAGGGGAAAAAGCAAGATATTTACCTTACAGGTAATCCTTAATAAAATGGGGATGAAAAGTGGTCAGCTATAACTATTAGGATATGTTATAGAAAAATCTGTAAGAGTCCTATATTAATTATTTATTGATTAATAATTCAACTGCTAGTGAATTAATTTTATATATAGATTAATTTGCAACACTATCAAATTGCGGCGACGTCCTAAAGATATTAAAAAATGATTTAAATATTTATGTATAGTATAATAAATGTTATGTAAAATTTGTAAAATAGTAAAGATTTTAGCGAATTTTATTTTCGTTTAGATAATCAACTAGTAAAATCATTTGCTACTAAAGTAAATTTGAAAAGATTTACTGGCTCAGAATAAACTGAGGTATAGTAAAAAGGCAATATATGATAGAATTTAAAATTCTTGAAATGGATAAGCACGCAGCCAAGTCCTAAGTGTATATAATACATATGGATGCAGTTCAACGACTAAACGGTAGTGGGGAAAGTGATATACACTTTTCTTAAGATATAGTCTATTCCCTATTATACTTATTGTATAATTAAATATACCGAAAGGTAGGGTATTAAAGCAAATTACTTTTTTCAAAGTCGTATACAGACGACACACTAACTTTGCAATTGAAGCTATTGAACAGACCTTTAACGGATCTGTAGACTTTGGTCGAAAAGTTTCTTGCACTGTTTCTCGCAACGGTGATCTTATTCACAAGGTCTACCTTCAAGCAAAAGTTGGAGCTATTAAAGCTGCAACTGGAGCTAATACGATTAAATGGGTTCAAAATCTTGGACATAATTTGATCGATGAAGTTTCTATTGAAATTGGTGGTCAAACTATTGACAAACATTACGGTACTTGGTTAAATATCTGGAATGAACTTACTCAGACTTCTGAAAAGTCATCTGGATACAACGATATGATTGGTAACGTTGGTGGAATGACTGATGCCAAAGATGGTGATGATGGTGAAATTGGAGAATATACCATGTATATCCCTCTTCAATTCTGGTTCTGTAGAAATCCTGGTCTTGCTCTTCCTTTAATTGCTCTTCAATACCATGAAGTTAAATTTAACATTAGCTTCAAGGCTCTTGCTGATCTTTATGTAAAGACAGGTTCTTCTGATTTAGTTAAAACACCAAGTCTTGAAGCTTCATTGTTTGTTGATTATATTTATCTTGATACTGATGAACGTCGTCAATTTGCTCAAGTTCAACACGAATACCTTATTGAACAATTGCAATTTACTGGAGCAGAAGCTGCTTCATCTGGTGCTTATAAGAGCAAGCTTGCTTTGAACCACCCTTGCAAGGAACTCATTTGGGTTATTCGAAATGGTGAGAAAGCTGGAGCTACTGCTGGTGATTATGAACTTATTAACACAGCAAAACTTCAACTTAATGGCCAAGACCGATTCTCTGAAAGAAAGGGATCTTACTTTAACTTGGTTCAACCATATCAACATCACACTTGTATCCCAGGTGATGGTGTATATGTTTACTCATTTGCTCTTAACCCAGAACAACATCAACCTTCTGGTACAGTAAACATGTCACGTATTGATAACGCTACTCTTCATCTCAGTTCTGATGATGGTGGTAACCTCCATGTCTATGCTGTTAACTACAACGTTCTCAGAATCATGGCCGGTATGGGAGGTCTTGCATACTCCAATTGATCGGACTGTATGCTTAATATTTTTGCTAGTCCTCCTAATTAAAATTGAAAAAAATAATAACTATTTTAATAAAAATCATATTAAAATGGCAGAAGATGATAAATTTCAGTGTACAAACTGTAAATGTTATAGAATTCAATCAGATTTTATAGGAAAGTATGGTAATGTTGTTAAAAGATGTTTAAAATGTCGCGAGAAAGATGCTAAACAAAAAAAACTCCCTGACATTATTGAAAAAAGAAATAAAAGACAAAATGAAAAAAAATATTATATTAAACATCGTGAAAAGAAAAGAGAAGAACATGAAGAAGAATATTTAAAACATAATGTAGAAATGGCTAAAAATTGGAGAAGCAAAAATAAAGAACATTTAGCACAATGGCAAACATTAAATTTTGCAGCTAGGTTTAGAGCTATAAAGCATCAAGCGCAGAAAAAATGTATTATTTGGAATGAAGATTTAAGTGATGAAATATGTTATAAAATGATGACATCAAATTGTTTTTATTGTAATTTAGTACCAATTAAAACTCTAAATGGAATAGATAGAATGAATGGTATGGGTGCGTACGAAAAAAAGAATACAGTGAGTTGTTGTAAAAATTGTAATTTTATTAAAGGTAGTTTAGACCCAGAAACATTTATAAAAAGATGTCAACATATTTCAAAAAGATTTGGTGGAAATGGAACTTTAAATAAAGATATATGGCCTAATTCAAATTCTGTAGCATATAATAGATATTTTTCTAGAGCAGCAGAAAAAGATTTAGAATTTGTTTTAACAAAAGAACAATTTATAAAATTTACACTTGAAAATTGTTATTATTGTAACAAAGAAAATTCTGAAAGTCATAATAATGGTATTGATAGAAAAGACAATAAAATAGGGTATATTATAAAAAATTGTGTAAGTTGTTGTAGAGAATGTAATTATATGAAAGGGAGTTTAACAGAAGATGAATTTATTGACACTTGTAAAAGAATATCAGAATACAATCTTAAAAATAATGTTGAAATTCCTAAAATTTATAAATGTGAGGGTAAAATTACAAAAAGAGAAAAGCATGACATTCCAAAAGAGAAAATTGTTATTACAAAGCAACAACCAAATAAAGAAAAAGAAGTTAAAGAACCAGTTAAAGAATATATACCTAAGAAAAGAGTTTATACAAAAGGTTCAAATTTACCAGACGACTGTAAAATTAAAGCAGAAGATATCCCTAAATATTGTTATTATATAAAAGCAACAAAAGATAAAGGTGATGCGTTTTGTTGTACCAAATTACATCCAAAACAAAAAGAATCAGGAAAAGATTGGACAACAACAAAATCTAAAAAAGTTTCGATTGAAGAAAAATATAAACACTTATTGGAATATTTATACAATTAAAATTTAATATTTAACAAATCGAAAATATTTATAATAAATTATTTTCGATTAATTTATGTAAAATCGCAAACAATACTCTCACCAGATGTTTTACATGATGTTCCACTTGCACACGATCTGTATATCCAAGAGTTATTAACACAAGTATCAAATCCGCTACCATTACATTTCATTTCACCAGTTACACAATTGCACTTATTACCAGAATTCTCTTGTTCAATTTCTTGTTCTTGTTCAATTTCTTTTTCTTTTTCTATACGCTGTTGTTCAAATTTATTGTTATGCTGTTGTCCAAATTTCTTTTTATGCTGTCGTTTTGGTATTTGTTTTAGTCTATTTAATTTTGTATTTTTCTTGTTACTTTTTCCTTTGATATCTACAACTGAATTTAATAGGTCTCTTCCGTCTACACTTGAATCAGCTCCTACTTCCCATTCTGGAACATTAGGATATCCTGGTAAATTTACAACTAATAATTCTTTACCACTTATATCTATACTATTTCCATTAGTATTAACAGTTACATCAGCACATTCCATATAATATTCTCTATTTCCTATTCTGTTAATCCACGTCCAAAATACAGTAACATCATCTCCTTTTGCATTTTCAGGAATATCAAATGAATAAGACATAGAATCTAATAAACAATTACTAACAACTGTTTTCAATACTACAAAATTTCTATCATCGTAAGATATACCAAATTGACAATGACCACCCCCATGAACAGCAGTTCCTTCTAAAGTTACAGTAATAGTATTTGTATCATATGTTGTAACAGATGGTCCCTTTGGAAAACCTTTACATGGAAAACTAAAACGATCAGGTTCTACATTTAAAGGTGATCTTAAATTATAATTCACTAATCCATTTTCTCTATAATATTCTGATAACTGATTTCTTCTAGATGGTGGAAAACTCATCGATATATGTGCTAAACTAACCCCGAAATAAATCCATAAATTTAAAAAAATTTTATATAAACACATTTTGTTAATAATGTATATAAAAACCGTATCTTTAAATTGATTACAAACACAAAACAAATGGATCGTCTGTTAATACGTATTTAGACCCTTCTTTATACCCAACTCTTTCTAATGTATTTTTATCGTAAACAAATGAATCATCTTCGTAATAAAATGTACCATCAATTTGAATACAAGTATGATTTTTAAATTTATCTAATGATTTTGGTAAATCTGAATTTTCAATAACAAAAACATCTTGGCTATTTTGTTTTTCAACAATTTGAGATTTGTATTCTAAATATTGATGTGTTTTACAATAATTAGATCCTTCGCGTACTCGTCTACAACATTTATTACCATTTTGTGAAACCCCAATGCATATTTTTTGTTCATCTTGTGAATTGTCAAATACTGATAAAAATTTTCTTAATAAAATATCTTTGTTAACCTTTTGATCAGTTTCTTTATAAACAATATCATATTCAAAAAACATATCATCTAAAATTTTTGTAATATCCTTTGTATATGCTCTTGAAATACTATTTGGAATGTTTGTAACTCGTTTACATAATCTTTCTAGTTCCATTTAAACTTAAACTTTCTTCTTAATATTTGCAAAAATATTTTGATTTTTTATAGGAAATATAGATAAGGACAATGGTGTTGGTTTATCTTCGTTCATATGGAATTCACCTTCATTCTTAAATAATTTTGTAAAGCCACGTGCCATCAAATCCATATTACTCATTGTATTTTCATTATTATTCGTATCTGAGTTGTTATTAGTATCTAAGTGATTATTAGCATCTGGCTTGTTATTGTCTAACCGATTTATATAATAAGAATAACATACATCTTTATTATCAAAAACGGTAATTAACAATATAATTATATTATTTGTATTATTTGTATTATTTGTATTATTTGTATTATTTGTAAATAATTTTAACAAGTTTTTCTTTTTTGAATATTTTATCTCCATTTCTTCACATTCTAAAACCCCGTGATTACTATAACCATTTGATTCCATTTTAACATAGTTTATTTGTTTAAATTCTACATCAAAATACACGATTAAAGAATCTTCAGAAAATGTAAAATTTATAATCTTCATATTAGTTAAAATATCTTGTGTTTAAACTAATAAAATTCATCTTAAAATTTAACCAATTACATTTTTCTAAAATAATTATTACGTTCCAAAATTTCAGATAATACTCTGTTAGGTAATCCTAAACTACGTTGTAAATGTGATAATGCTAATGTTTCTTTTGGTAAACATTTTCCACCAAACCCAAAAGAACCATCGTGTCCAGGAACATCAATGTGAGATTCTCCAATACGTGGTTCTAAATGAAACAAATCTTTTAAATCATTATAATTTACACCAAAACGATCACATACTTCATTTATTTCATTAAAATACCATACTTTTACAGCCAAAAATACGTTGATAGTATATTTAAATAATTCGCATTGTTCATAACTTTTATGAATAACATCTATAGTCTTGTGAGAATAAAGTCTTCTCATAACATCCTCGACTAAATTACGTGTACTAACGTCACAGTTAGTTCCTAATAAACAAAAATCTGCATTGTACATATCTTCTGTAAAAGTTTTTTCCTTTAAAAATTCTGGACAAAATACAATATTTAATCTTTTACCATATTTGTTGTTTAAAATTCTTGATGTACCCGGTTTTACAGTTGATTTAATAATAACTGATGTTGCACGTGTAGTCTCGCAAAACAATTGGTCTAATACATGTTCTACAATTGATGTATCGCATTCTCCAGTGTCATCCCTTGGAGGTGTAGGTACACAAATAAAATAAAAGTTATGTTCATTTGTATCTTCAGAATGTTTAATTAAACTAGAAATATCATTGAAATTTTTAACTGATTCGACTTCATCTTTTTTTAAAACATCATATGTACAATATGGTACATTGTTTTGTTTACACAAATAACCAATAGCTCCACCTACATACCCATAACCAATAATGTTAACAAAATCGTATAAATTAGACATATTAATAATTATTTAATAAGTTTTATTTTTAAATAAGTATTTATAAATTCAATATTTTCTTGATATTTTCGTCTACCATATTATTCCCCTTCCAAAGAAAATGTTTAAAAGATGATTTATCATCTGGTTCTTGAGTATGTGAAAAAACGTGATTGAATTTTATTTCTATTTTTTTGTTATCCGAATTGATATTGTCTTTAAATGTTAAAATATTTTTAATAATATCTTGATTTTTTACATCTTCACCCTTTGCATTTTTCCAATCGTTTTTAATCCATCCTTTATACCATTTTTCTAGACAGTTAATTGAATACATACTGTCTGTACATACAATAACTGTTTTATTTTCGAATAAATCTGAGTTTTCTACAATAGTTTTAAATACATATCTTATAGCCGATAGTTCAGCTTTGTTATTAGTTGGATCTTTTACAACCAAACGTGTTGTATTAAATTCATATAGGATTGAATCATCGTCCATAGAAAACACAACCGAATATCCAGCTTTACTATTAGCTTTACCATTTTTGGAACAACCACCATCTGTAAATACATATATTGTATTTTCATCATTGTCTACTGGTTCTGTTTGTTGAACTAAATCATTTAAAATGCTTGTAATTGTTTTATTTGAAAGACTACCTGCTATATCAATTAGTGATTTTTGATTAAACTTGTTTTTATATAAAAAAATCTCAAAATCTTTTCTTGATGAAGACATCTTTAAATACAAGTTATTATATTATAATTCAATTGTTTTTAAATAAACTTATTTTACGATTACAAGATTTTCCATAGCCTCGATATGATCACCAGGTTTTACTAAAATTTGTTGTATATTTTTATTTGGTATAATTACATCTACACGTGAACCTAATAAAATAAATCCTAATCGATGTCCAGGATTTAAAATGTCATATTGTTTAGATTCTGATTGTAAAAAGTTTAAAATTCTCCTTGTTAATAATCCAGTTATTTGTGTAATACTATATTTAAATTTTAAATCTGGATTATACAATGTTGTTTTAACTCTTGTATTATTAACTGAATGTTCTAAAAACGCAGGTAAAAACAAACCACTAAATGTTTCAACGGAAACAAGTTTAGAACGTGTGGGGATATATTGAGTATGGTTATCAAATATATTTAAGAATAAAGAAACGCGTGTGTTTTCATTTTCTGTTACTATTTCTCTAATATAACCAGAACTTGGTGCGTAAAAAACTTTTTCTTGTATGTTTTCCTTTATTATTTTTTTGTCTGGACTGTTTAAAAATCGTAAACAAAAACATAAAACCAAAAATGTAGTCGTAACATTGTTTGTTATCATATATATTACAAATGGGATGAATACTAATGATATAAAATCTAATACTATCATTGCCTTATAATATATACAATAAAATTATTTTCTAGGTACAGCTGGTGAGTTAAAAACATAATGTAAATATCCATAATTAATAGACTGTTGACTACAAGCTTTGTCTATTTTTTGTTTTTTTTCTTCTTGTTTTTCCTGAGCTTGATCAAAACGTTCCTTTGTTTTAATAACAAACATTAATATATATAAGATAGCTACAAGCATTATCAAATGCTCAAATGTAATTTCAAATTTCATTTTAATATATATTATATATTAATAAAAAATTTTTTTTATTAGTTAAAGTTATAACATAATAAATGAAAACACCAAAAAGATCAAGAAAACGAACAAGTTCAAAAAGATCTAGAAAGCGTAGGACTTCCAAACGTAAAAGTAAATCCAAGTCAAAAGTAAGAATACCTGTTACAACACGTGGTGGATTATTTGGATATCATATTGATTTACCAGAAAAAAAGAGAAGATCATTATTAAAGTTTTTATTAAGTAGAAAATTAGCAAGTTATTCTGAAATAATTAAACGATTGAATGTTTTATCAATATATAATAAGCGAAAACATCCAGAATCTACACGTAAAGTAAACCGAGATATTACATTTGTACATAATCACTATCAAAAATACAGCTTAACATCGCAACGTAAGTCGAAAAAGAAGTCGAAAAAGAAGTCGAAAAAGAAGTCTAAAAGAAAATCGAAAAGGAAATCGAAAAGTAAATAAGTATATTTAAAAATAATAGTTGAAATATATTTTATTATTCATTTTATATAGTGATGGAAAACAAAATAGTTATGTTTTCAAAACCTGGTTGTAAATATTGTGAAAATGCTAGGTCATTTTTAAACACATTACAATTACAATATAAAGAAATAAAGTTAAAACCTGATGAAAAAAATTATGAAAAGAAAAGAGATCAATTATTTAATTATTACAATCACCATTCGTATCCTATTATAGTAATAAACAATGAATTTGTTGGTGGTTATAATGATTTAATTAGATCATATGATACTTTAAAGTTACACAATATGTGTAGTAGAATAGGTATAGATTTACAGTGTGATTTTTAATAAACACACATTCGTTTTTATATAATAATTAGCTTTATATAAAAATAACGATTTATATAGATTTGATTTTATTAAAGAAATCTTCATTGTCAAGTATCATTCTAATAATTTTTATAATTGTTATTTTATCTTGTTTTGATAAATGAGTTTGAATACGCTCTTCTATAGCTTTCATAATCTTGTTTAGTTGAAGCTTTCCACATTTAAGTTCTTGTGCACAAATATCCTTAATATGATGTAAATAAAAATTATGTTTATCTAAAAAACGTTCTATTTCTTCTGGTAGTTGTGCGCGTTTAAATATTGTTATAACTCGTTTTCTTTTTGTTTGTAAACCAAGTGTTTTATAATGTTGTTTTGAACGATCAAAAAATAGTAAAATCATTTTGGGGTGTGGTTTATCACCATTTGTTAAATCAGTAATATTGAGATCTTCATCTAATATTACTATATCTACGTTTAATACTTTACAAATTAATGATAATGTGATATTATCTCCTTGAAAATTAAATCCTGGTTTTTTAAGTTGTGATGTAAAATCACGTTTATTTTTTATAGTAAAGGGATCCCACTCTCCAATAAATTCACCGTGTTGTTTTTCAAGTCTATAATTTTGAATAATATCAAAAAATTCTGAATTTTCTAAACCATTAATGTATTTACATAAAGATTGTCTTAAACGTTCGTGATTGGTTTTGCATCCTGCATTTGTTAAAGCCGTTTCTATAGATCTAAATTGACAATTACCATCACCTAAACAATTTTTTATTACAAAATTTTCAGATGCTAATTTTTTTCTCCAAGATTCTGATAATGGTTCCCATGTAAAAACATCTTCATTTTGTTTTATCATATCTTTTTCAAAATCTATATCATCAATATTTAATTTTCTATTATCATTGGTAATCCCTATAATAGGTACGTCTACATTTTCAACAAAACTATCGTTCATTATATATATATTATAAAAAAATAATAACAAACATCCAAGATAAACAGTAAATTATTTTAAAAGTTAAAATATTTCAATATTAAATTATAAATCATTTACAAGTCGTCATTGTCAAGATCTTCACTGAATGATTGTTTAATTTTAATATTAAACCCATAATTCATACATCCATTGATAACAGATTCTTTTTCATTTCCATATTTGATTTTCATAGCACGACGTAGATCTTTAATATCTGGAACACGAGAATTTGGATAATTATTTGACCACCAAGTAGAAAAATGACTGTAAATTGTTTTGTTTGATTCAAACTCATTTTGAACTTCTTCCAATGTTTGATCAAAGAATTCGTTAAACTTGTCATTGTCAACCTTGTATTTAGCTGTTGCTTTCTTGACTTCATCTGGTTCATTCATTCCTTCTTCTAAAAATTTTTCATACCAATGAATAAGAATACTCATAAAATATGGTCTCCAAGATTTAATTTTGTATTTAATACTTGGATCAATTTTAAATTCGTTTTCTTTTGTTGGATTATCACAAAATCTCGACTTAAACTCTACCACGCGTATTCTTCTCCAAGTCCCACCATCAACACTAGTTACAGTTGGTAAATCATTACAGCACATAATCATTGTTCCTTGTAATTTAAAAGAAATTGGTGCTTTAAACAATTCTCTAGCAACAATTGTATCACCTCCAGTATATTGTTTCAATATACCAGTTCTAAGTTTATCATCGTGTTCAGGTTCTTGAAATGTAAAAATACGTTTACCCCTAAGTCTTACAACATCTGGTGATGCATTACTTGCATTACCTCTTCTGTTTGTTAAAAGAGATACATCAACACCTGTAATATAATCACCTAAGGTATTTTCTAAAAAATTTACCAAAGTTGACTTTCCATTTGCACCAGATAAACCAGTCCATATATAAAAACGTTCATCTGGTGCACCTATTAATGATTTACCAAGCACTTTTAATGTATATTCTAATACACGCTTGTTCGGAATAATTTGACCTAGAAATGTATAAATATCTTGTGTATGTGGACACATTTCATCGTAATCAATATACTCATATCCTGTTGAAAATGTCAAGTAATCATTTTGAGTTCCATCTCTGAAACGTTTTTCATTAAAATCATATACTCCATTTTTAAAACCTAGCAAATGAGCTGTTGAATCTAAATTTGTATAAAAATCATTATCATATGTTTTGAACAAATATATAACTTGTGAAATAATGTTACTTTTAAAACTAACATTTTCTAATTTGTTGATAATATTATCAATCATCTGATTACGCATGTTGGCATCTATTTTATCAGTATTAACTAAAAAGTCTTGTAAATTCTTGTTTTGGATAGATGTATCACTGATCTTAATACTTCTATAATATTTAGGTAATTCTTCTGAAATCAAGATATTCATTAAATGACTACGTTTCCATCTAATTCCATTAAATTCATACCATTCTGTATTTTTAATATCATCTACTCTAAAACGATCTTTATAAATCTGAAAAACAGCTTTTGCAATAGAATAATGTGAACCAGATAAACTAGATTCTAATGAATGACGAATGTCATCTGATAAAGTCACTTCTGACTTCCAGAATTTCGTACTCATACTAATATACATCTCAGGATATTCATTCTCAAAATTATCTGGTAAAGCAAATCCATTGTCTGGAAAAATTCTTCTTCTACATTCTTCATCGTGACATTTCATATAAATTCCATTAATGCTTATTTCAAAGTAAATAGGACTAGTTTCTCTTTCATGTTCACGATTTTTGAATGGGCAATATTTTCCATTAATAGATACATAATAACAAAAAATACCAACCCGATTTTGTTTGGCATATATCCTTTGAACAGTTGTATCATAATTTGACAAAACATCATTTTGTGTTTTCAAATTGAATAATAAACTAGTTATTTCTGTTTTAATTTTATCATTGTTAATTCCTTTGACAGGTATCTGTTTTTCAACAGCTTTTTCAGATGTTTTTGCAGTTACTTTTAATTCTGATAATTTTGTTGTTGATATTCTTTTAACTGTAGTTTTTGCAAATTGTTCAAATGACAATTTTTCTAATTCTATAAATTCTCCAGTATTCATATCATAAATTTTATATACGGAATCAACTCCATTAGTATCTTTTTCTAATTCATCTGTCTTTGACGATTTCGAAACTTTTTTAGAACCCAATAAACGCATCCCTGTTCTATATACAGATACGTCAATAGATTCCTTTAAATCTTGATGTAAAATATCTGTTTTTTGTAATACTTCAGTGATAAGCTTTTTACCAATTGCATTATTTACAATCAAATTATAAAAATTTATATGATAATTACAACCTCTTGTTGTCATTCTTTTTGAAACAATTGTCTTTAACAAATTTTCATCTTCTACAAACATATCTCTTATAATAGTTTGTGTTGCAGCTATAACATCTAAAACATCATCATCTGATAATTTATATCCAGAACGTTTTGGAACATCTAAATCAATAAAAAATGCAAAAGTAGAATTATATACTTTTTCAATAAGGTAAAGTGAATTTCTTTCATCGTTTTTAACATCGGAAATAACATTAAAATAACGTTTGTAAAATTCATCTAATTTTTCATCTGGTACATTATATTTACCATTATTAAATGACAAATGAGTTTGTTCAGAACTTGTGTTTTTAGTAAATTGCAATAAGTACTTTGAAAAAGACATTTGTACACGGTAATCTTTAACTATATCAATACGTTTTCAATTTTTTATAAACGTCATATTGCTAAATTTATTTTATCTGTTAATATTAAAATGAGTAACGAACTTGTTTATATAAAAGATAATATTGAAAACACTCACTATGTTTATTCAAATCAATTAAATGAAGATTATAGCTTTGTAAAATGTTACGAATGGTTACGTGATAGATACCAGGTAAAATATCCTGAATCAATTATAGATTTACGTTATACTATTCGTGATGAAAAATGTGATATTTTTTGCGAAGAAGAATTTATTGATAGAGGATGGGTATGGAATTCCAAAGATTTTAAAAAACGTACTATTTATGAATTAAGTAAAATTCCACTTTGTGTTACTGTCGAAAATAAATCAGTTTCAATACAAACTACAGAACCAATAAAATGTCTTCAAGAAACACAAACTGATGTTGTAATATACACAAAACCACTGCAAATTTCATCATTTGTTCAAACTAACGATACTATTGAGAATTCTCAAAAATCATTTCTAAATAAAGTTTATAATCAAGAAAGTAATAATATATTTGAATATTTTGATAATAGTGCTAATGAAATAGTTACCGATTTTTCAAACTGGTATGCAAAAGATTTAGAACCGGTTATCACAAAAATTAGCAAATTAAACTTGGGAAATGAAGGATATGCACCTAATCCGTTTTCTCCTATAAACTCAAAAAACCCTTTTTTATCATATAACACAACATCGACTAATTTAGAATGTAATAATATTGAAAACAATCTAGAAAAATATTATTCGGCATTAACTATTGAATTAAAAAGTAAATTAAACCAACCAAATTATGGTTTGCGCTCAAAAAAATACGACTAATTTGTTTTTATTAATAAATTATCTATATCACTAAATATAGATTTAAATAAGTCATTATTTTTATTCCATTCTAGGGAATCTTTTGCTAATTTTATTTTTTCTTCTTCTGTCGTTTCAATTGACCCAATACCTTTATCTGGATTTTTATCTGTCATAAATGATATCATTCCTTCCATCATTGACATAATATTCCATGTACTAGTATAAGTTTCTTGATGATAAGCTGAAAACGTGGTACATATTTTTGTATTTGTCTTAAAACGACCATTTGGAGTTAAAAATATAAAATTAGGTGGTTTTAATGGATATTCTTGATTTAATAAAATTTTACCAAAGTATACACCTCCATCAAAAGGTGTTTCTTGTAAATCATGAACTATAAAAAACCACGTCAATATATCATTTTCCATAGGGCGTAATATTAAATTGGGAAAACTAAAATTTTCTTTTTGATACATAGCAATTTCTTTATTTAATCTTTTTAAACATAATCTTGATACCATAATTATATATTATTATATAATTATTTTTAAGTTCATAAATTTCCGAATATTTACTTTTTATATTGTTTTGAATATTTTCTAGACTTGCTCTTACGTCCTTGTCCTTGTATTTGGACCTCTTTTTGTTCTTGTTCAGTTTCAACAATCGAACTTGTTTCTACTTGTACTTGTTGTAAAGATACTTCTTCTTGTTGAATTGTAGTTTCTACTTGGATAATTTCTACAGTTTCACCAATTACAATTTCTGGTGTCTCTACTTGTACTTGTTGTAAAGATACAAGTTCTTGTACTTGTGGTTCTTGTGGTTCTTGTGGTTCTTGTGGTTCTTGTGGTTCTTGTGGTTCTTGTGGTTCTTGTGGTTCTTGTGGTTCTTGTGGTTGTTCTTGTGGTTGTTCTTGTTGTTCTTGTTGTTCTTGTGGTTCTTGTTGTTGTGGTAAAGGAAATTGATGTTCTAGATTTTGCATGTTTATGGTGGTAGTATTATTAAATACATAAATTCTATACCACGTTTTAGAACTTTTGAAAAGTATAAAAGCCCAGATTATAAAATTAACATATGAAAAAATCATTGAAACAATTTCTCCATCGCAACTATAGTTATAAGGATTATATACCGACTTCAAATCATCATTTAGAAAATGTGAATATGTATGTTTAATATCATTGCATTGTCTAACGACTACTGAAATGTTTACTGCTGAAATAAACCAAAATAATGTATAAAGTCCACCTATTAATAAAACCGATACAATATGAATATATATTAAATTTCGTTGTTGAATTACATCAAATACAAATGAAAATGTATGGATAATATACGCAATAACTGAAACTAATAGTGATGTAACTGACACGAACCAATGAAAATCGTAAATTCCAACTAAAGTAAAAATATCATTAGAAGCTGCCCATATTCCGGCACCAACGATCGATGGAATAGCTGTTAAAGATGATGCTATAAAATAATTTGAAATCATTTATTGATTAATCTTTTTAATATTAAAAATGTTATTTTTAAATCAATTTTTCTAGAATTGATTGTTATCTATGTATATTTGGTTAAAACGTCGTAGTATATAGAAATTATCACTTAATTTATAAACGTTATATCGTTTTTGTGATTCCGATAAAACCCCATTATATATTAATAAATCTGTTATTATATCACTTGATAAAAACATGTAAGTAAAAATAAATGTATAAAACACAATTATCTTTTTAAACGTTGTATTATTTATATTATAACTTTGTAAAAGTCTGTATGTATACAAATATAATACATAACTCCAAATTGATACATTTATCCAAGACAACATTAAAAATGAAAATTCTCTAGAACATGAATTTTTATAATAATCCAAACTAACATGTTTGTTCAATGTTGAACATTGTAAAAATGATACAGGTATATGTATAGAACAAATAAACCATAAAATAGTATTTGTAAAAACAGTGGTCAATTTTAATAACGTAAAACGTGATGTATTCAATAACCATAAAGATAACACAACTGATAAAAACGATGTGGATGTATAAAAATCATTAACTTCTAATATTGTAAACAAGTCATACGTAGTATACCAATATTGCCAAATAGAAACTGCTAGAAAAGAAGAAGCTAAAGATAGTAATAAAGTTTGAACGGGTAACACATTCATGATTATTTATTAAAAGTTGTCAGTATTGTTTTTATTTTACTTTTTTTTTATTCAATATTATTAGTATAGATGTCACCAAGTATTTTCCAATTACAAGCCCTTGGTATTCAAGATGTATATTTAACAAAAGATCCTCAAATTAATATTTTCAAATATAATTATTACCGTTATGTTAATTTTGCAACTGATACCGTCAAACTTGACTTTAACTCTAGTCTTACATTTGGACAAAAATCCACGTGTGAAATTCCTAAACGTGGACATTTATTATCAAAATTATATCTTCACATTCGATTACCTAAAATTGTATTTTCTACAGGTGATTACGCATCTTGGAGTGATACCATAGGTTATGGTATATTTTCAGATGCTATTGAATTACAAATAGGCGGGGTTACAGTTGATAGACTTTATCCACAATTTATGGATGCTTGGGATGAACTTACCAATAATAATAAACAAATAGGCAAGAATTTTATGTTATTAAAATCAGATACATATGTGAGTAATATTCAAAATGCATCAAAAGATGTAGATTTAGTAATCCCATTAGATTTTTGGTTTACAAAACGTTATAATATGGCATTACCATTATTAAGTATGTTTAAACAAGATATCAAAATAAATTTCAAATTAAGAAATTTTTCTGATTGTATAAATTACGATGGTGATTTACCACCACATCATGATATAATAACTTCTAATATTTATGCTGAATATATATTTTTAGATGATATTATATTAAAAAAATTTCAAGAACAAAAACACCAATATGTAATAGAACAAGTTCAATATAATGGAGATGAAATCATAGCTAATTCTATTAACATATACAATTCTGATTTAAAATTTAGTCATCCTTGTAAAGAAATTGTATTTTTTGCAGTAGAAACTGATAACATTAATACAAATAATTATTTTTCATATAGTAATAAAGAGGATGATTCTCCTCTTATAGAAGAGGCATCTTTGTTATTAGATGGTAAATATAGATTTGATCATTTGCCAGAATTTTATTATAGGACAATTTTTCCAGATAGTGTACATTCTGTTATACCAATGAAATATGTATATAGTATGCCATTTTGTATTCGACCAGAAGATAATCAACCAACTGGATCACTTAATATGTCTAGGTTTAACGATATTACTCTTGCTTTAAAACTATGTCAAAATAATCCACAAATGAAATTATTTGTATTTGCAGTTTCATACAACATATTAACTATTGAAAATGGGTCTGTTGTTTTAGAATTTGTACTGTAAAGTAATCAAAGTTCGTGGGAATATTATAGTAAATAATACATATATACATTAATATATATACATTATACATACAATACATTAATATTATTGTTTTGAAAAATAATAATTTCCACCATCTAATTTTGTATGACTAGGATTAGTAAATTTAGCTGCTTGATTACCATGATAATAATAACCTTCATTAGCAACATACTTTATTTTAGTTGTACCTCTGGGTAATTGTTGTCCTGGTGTATCATTTCCAGATGTTGTCACATTCCAATTATTATTATCTATGGCTGTAATTTTTGCTGTTCCCATATTACCACCATACATCATTTGCCAATCTCCACTAATATCTATCAAATCAGCGTTTCCAGAAGAAACACATTGATTATCATCAATCCAAACTCCTTGAGCAGTACATTTTTTTATTAGTTTACCAGTATAAGATGGTCCTAGTGAACATTCTCTTTCAATTATTGTAACCCCTGGTTTACCAACACCCCAACCTACATTAGGACAGTCTGGGACTGGACAACCCCGTACATCCCAACTTCCATCTTCTTTACATATTGCTATTTGATTACCACCAGATGAACATGCTCTTGTAATATTTGTACCAGGTGTTACAGGTGTATTAATACTCCAAGTTCCATCTGCTGTACAAGTTTTAGGTGCAGGAGGTGCAGGCGATGTAGACAAATCATTTTTTACAGGAGTATCTTGTTTAGATTCTGTTGGTGTAGATTCTGTTGGTGTAGAATCTGAATAACTCATAAAATACATAGAACTTGAACAACATAATACTAGTACTAAGACTAAGGCTATTATAATAATGGTAGTTGTATCCATTTATAAATATATATTATATAATATACATATATTTAATTTCTATGTTTATATTTCCAAAATTGAAAAAATAAAATTGTATCAAACAATATAGTACCAGATGATCCAACTATCCAAGGTAAATTTTCCATTACAAATTTTAATTTTGTTTCATTTGAATCGAAGTCGAGTAAATTTATAAGAACTGATATCAAAAATAACTGGTTAGCAATTGCTATATTAAAGAATGTGATAACTGATAATCCAATAACGTGTTTTCTTCGATTGTTTAACAGAATTTGGGGTAATCTAGAAGTTAAAAAAATAAATGTTGAAAACCACGCAAGAAAATTTCCTACAATAACCCGTGGAAATAATTGTAATGGAAGTTGTGTTATTATTAATACAGAATTATATACTAGAAATGTATAAACTTCTGGCATTGTCATGACATCCTTTGTATAATACAAAAGATCATACTTGTATGAATTTTCGTTCAATAATTGAGGATATGCTTGTATTGCTGGTAATCTATAATATATTACTTGACATATAAAGATTAAATCAAAAATTATATGATAAATACCTACATATAATAAAATATGACTTGTATTTTTGTATATTACAGATATTGATGAAAATGTGTCACCTATATACCAAAGTAAAATTAAATAAAAACTAATTGCATCTGATGATTTATTTCGTTTGTTTTCTAATATTTGTGGAATAAAAACAAACAACCACGCTACATTCGATAACGTACTAATTACCCAAGATAATTGTTCTCCAAGCATACTTGGATTAAATAAGACGTAATTTTTAAATAAAATATTATTCAGAACAATTAAATTTTAATTGTTTTTGTTTTTACTGTTAATACTTGACCTGGCGTTTTTGTTAATTTTACATTTTTAAGTTCCGTATAAATAACAGAATATTTGTTTGGCAAATTGTTTTTATACTCCCTAAATAAACTAGCTATTTGATTAAAATATCTTTTGGGAATGTTTTCCCCACCATTTTGTAATATAAAATGTGGGCTGCTATCATTTTCTAAATGAAACCACGTATCATTTTGTTCACACGCCCGTAATATTTGGTCATTTTCTCTTTGTGATTGACCTATTAACAAATCATATGTTTTATCGTTTTCTTCTACATGAATAGAAATCCTTTTCATTCTAATTTCGTAAACATATATTTATAAAAAACTTCAATTTTTAATAATTATTTTATTGTAAATTATTAATAATGTCTCCAGTTAGAAAGATACGGTTGCTTAGAGACCAACTTCTATATGTTGGTGATATTGTAGTTTCTGTGAAAATGAATGACAAATATGAGTCATTAACAATTGATAGATCTAAAGCTACAAGTTCATCAGTATTTACATATTGTAAACAGATGGGGTGGTTTAGAAAATGTGAAACATTTGAAGCAACTAAAAATCCATCAGTTACAGGAACAAATGACGGATGGTGGACACTTGATTTAGGAGCATCTTATGAGAATATTTATGTAAACTGTTATACAAATGCTAGCAAAATAGAATTGTTAGCTGAAAATGATGGTGTTTTGGAAAGTTATACAATTTGTCCTAGTTGTCCACGTCTTTCAGTAGATTTAAATGCGCATCCTGTAACAAATAGTAATTCGTGGGGAGCTAGTTGGCGAGAATATTATAGTGAAGTAACTGATCCAATTATAACTATAAATTGTATACAAGATGCACATTGGTCAGGGCATGTACAAGCTTGTGTAAAAGGTACTAATTCTGATAGTTGCAGTGGGTTTACACCATTTGCTGCAATAAATAAACCTTATCGTAGTTTGGTACCACAGTTTAATAATAATCGTCAAGCGTATTACTATAAAATAATAGATGAAACTCCTTGTGGATATGATACTTTACCAGGAGGTTTACAAGTCGGTGATAAAAAACAAGATGGATGTGTTGTAACATATAATACTTGTATTGGTGATAATTGTTTTAAACGCCCAGATGGAACAAAATTTTATCAAGAAAAAATTATAGGGTGTGTGGATGGTAGATTATCAAACTGGACTCCTTGGAAATGCGATAATGGACAAGCAACAAGAAAAAGAGAATGTGTACAACCACTTAATGGTGGTAAACCTTGTCCAGATCAACCATTAGTAGAAACTACTACTTGTTCAGATGGTAAACCTGGTGAATGGGGTGCGTGGATATGTGATGGGAAAAATGCAAAAAGCACACGTACTTGCGAAGCTCCTGTTAATGGAGGTGCACCTTGTCCTGAATTAGAAAGAAATCATGAATGTTCACACGGACGTTTGACAGAGTGGGGATCATGGATATGCGATGGGAAACAAAGTAAAAAAACAAGATCATGTATTCAGCCTACATATGGTGGAAATCAATGTCCAAATGAACCATTAGAAGAATTACAAGAATGTTCTCATGGACGCTTAACAGAGTGGAGCAAATGGACAGATTGTGACGGGAAAAATAAAAATAGAAAAAGAGAATGTATCCCACCTAAATTTAACGGTAATCCATGTCCAAATGAATCTCTTGAAGAAACAGAAGTATGTTCAAATGGAAGCCTAACAGAATGGTCAGATTGGGAATGTAAGGGGGTTACATCTAAAAGATCTAGAACTTGTGAAGCTCCAACTAATGGAGGTAAACCTTGTCCAGATGGACCTCTTGAAGAATCAAAGGGCTGCGTTGATACAAATATTACAATAGTTTTAATATTGTTATTTTTGTGTTTATTAAGTAGTTCTATATTCGTTATAAAGCGATAATTGCAAAATAATTAGAATATCTAATATAATTATTTTGTATAACTTTTTCAACTACTTTTTACATTTTGTGCAAATTGTATTGTTTCCATTGTTTGGTCACAATATTTTGCTTCTTGTCTAACACAACAAATAGTAATAAATTTAGTTGGTTTCCAATCCTGAGTACTAGTTTTTTGTTTACTGCCCAAGTTATCTAAGAATTTAAGTATAGGAATCATTAAGGAATTATTGCTTCCATCTATACCATTTGATTCATCTTGTGGTTGTACAAAATAATTTTGTACTTTATAAACAACGTTATATCTTTTATCTACTTTTTGTTTAGGTGTCTCTATAGTTTTTCCATTTTTCAAATTAAAATAATAAACTAAATGATTAATAGTTTCGTTTATATAAAATCCCTCGTTTAAAATACCAAATACTTGTTCTGGAGTATATTTGTCTTTATATTCTGGTTTTAAATTTTTAGCAATATTTACAACACCTCCAACTGGTGGAGGTGCCATAACACTACCTATAGAAGTTGTTGTAGTATCTATAAAAGTATTAAAGATGTCAACTGGAGATTCTCTACCAGCTGTATCAACTATAGTTACAAAACCTCGTTTACCACCTTTAAATTCTATTTCAAATACAAAATATAAATGTGATCTACTTGAATTTGGATTGTTAGGTGTTTGTTTTATACGTTTTTTTTCTACACGATATTTATCAATGGTTTCAGTTAAACTATATAAATCTTGTACTCGCAATGATTTTGTATTAATAAAGCTAGGTATTTGCTTTTCAAATTGAATTGTTTCATCTATAGATAAATCATTTAGTTGTGGTATTTTACCAATTAAATTATGAATTCTTCCAGAGACTTGACGATTGTTAAAGTTTATTTTGTCATAGTATTGTTCAAATAAATGTTTTAATCGAATGTTTTCCACACCTTCTAAATTTGCTAATCCGTAATGTAATATACCAGGACCCCCATTTAAACCTAATAATGTAGCTGTTTTACCACTCCCACTTAAACCATATCCAAAAATAACAATCGAATATCCATCTTCAACCTGTTTAAATGTGGTATATAATCCTGGACTTGTTGATTCAGATGATTCTATAATATCATTTGTATTTATCTTTAAACTATCATCAGATATTGTACCTCGTTGACCAGTATATACATCTGCATTTATAAAATCTTCTTCAAAAATTCCATAGAATTCACCAAAAACAGAACGTTCTTTGTATTTTGTATTTGGAACAGATGAACAATCTACATATAAAGATTTTGTTCGTTTCTTTTCAATCGTCTGTAATTCTATAACATTTTCATTTTTTTGATTACTAAGCAATGGTCTTATTCTAATATATATCCTAACAGCTCCAGCTAAATCTTCATAAATATTTGTTAAACGCATATCTTGTTGTCTATATTCTATTTTATTAACTTCCCAGTAATCCAATAGATTAACAAGACCCTGACAATACGATTCAGGAACTCTTGATCTTGATGTTTTTGATTTCAAATATTCAAAATTTGGACTACTTATATAATCCGCCAAGTTTAAAAATTTAATATGATTTATAATTTCTGTTTTTACTTTTTCAAAATCTGATCGTATAGTCTGTTTCATTGTATCACTAAGCTGTTCAAATGCCCCTAAATTATTTGTTATAATATCATCTAATTTCTTTATGATTTCTTGTTTTCTATAAAAAATATTGTTTAGTGAAGCAAAATTTGTAACTATGGTATAACAATTATCATAATCTACTATTTTTTGTATAGGAGTATTTCTATTTCGTTCTAATAATCCCCTTACTTCTGCAAGTTCTTTTTGTAATTCCGGTATACGTTTATTTATATCCTTAAGTCTATCTATTTCAGATTGCATCTTCACAATTTGACTACCCCTTTCTGATATAGTTCTTTCTTTTTCCAATATAATACTTTCTTTTTCCGATACATTCCTTTGTAAATCAGATTTTTCAGATGTCATATCAGAAATACTTTTATCCTTTTGTTTAATAATATCATCCTTTAAAGACAATTGTGTTAATTGATCATTGATTGTCTTTTTAAGATAAGATTCTACGTCTAATATATTTTGTTTTAAGCGTTGAATTTCTTTATTAGAAACATTTGATTTATTTAACTCCGTATCTAAAACACTTTGTAAATTACCTTTTGCTAATTCAAAATCTTTTAATAATTTGCGTTTTTGTTCAGATACGTCAATCCTAGATTTTTCAACCCAAGATATCCACTTTTTAACATAATCACGTATCGCAGCTATAACTTGATCTTTTTCTTGTAATAACTTTTCCTTACATCTTGTTTTATACCCATCTAATAAATCTTTCTGTAAAGCAGATTGTTTTAATTCCTCCTTAGCTATTGATAATTCTGATTTTATTCGCTCAATTGCATTTGTTAATTCATTAGCTCGCTTTGTACTTTCACTTAAACGAACTTCGTAATCCATAATTATATCCTTGTTAGATTTCAAATTTTCTAATGAAGCCTGTTCACCTTTCAGCATATCATCTAAACGTTGTTGTAACTTGTGTCTTTCCTCTACATCTTGTAAATGAATCCTTTCTAAATCTTCTATTTTAAGATCTTTTGATGCTATAAATTCCTTTAAGGATTCCTTGTGTTTGTTAATACCGTCCAATATAGATTGATTTTGATCTACTATTTGTTTACGACATTCATTTACTTGTTGTAAAGCATCATTGTATTGTTTAGTAATAGATTCAATCTTGTCTTCATATTGTTTTTTAATTAAAACGATTTGATTTGATTGACCATCGTACAACGTTTTGTATTCTAAAATAGATGATTCTAAACCTATAGTTTTATCTTTCAATTCAGCAACTGAAGATTCTAACCCCCTATTCTTACCAGTTAATTCTGAAATTATAGAATTCAAATTTGAAATAGAAACATCTACATCTTGTTTTTTACCTGATAATTCAGAAATAGTAGTGTTTAATGTTGATATAGAAGATACCAGATCTTTATTTTTATTAGTTAATTCTAAGACAGATGATTCTAAGCCCCTGTTCTTACCAGTAAGATCTGATACTGATGTATTAAGATTAGAAACAGATGACTCTAAATCTTTGTTCCTTGATTCTAAACTGGTACTTTTACTAGTTAATTCAGAAACAGATGACTCTAAATCTTTGTTCCTTGATTCTAAACTGGTACTTTTACTAGTTAATTCAGAAACAGATGATTCTAAATCTTTGTTCCTCGATTCTAAACTGGTACTTTTACTAGTTAATTCAGAAACAGATGACTCTAAATCTTTATTCCTTGATTCTAAACTGGTACTTTTACTAGTTAATTCAGAAACAGATGATTCTAAATCTTTATTCCTCGATTCTAAACTGGTACTTTTACTAGTTAATTCAGAAACAGATGACTCTAAATCTTTATTCCTTGATTCTAAACTGGAACTTTTACTAGTTAATTCAGAAACAGATGATTCTAAATCTTTATTCCTCGATTCTAAACTGGTACTTTTACTAGTTAATTCAGAAATAGTATTATCAATATCCCTGGCTTTATCTGAAGATTGTGTATTTATAGTTGTCAGTAATGCCTTATTTTCGTCTGTTAATTCTGAAATACTTGATAATAATGATTTATTTTCATTAGTTAATTCTAAAACACTTGATTGTAATAATTTATTCTTGTCAGTTAATTCAGAAATAACTTTTTGTATATCTGGATGTTTATCCTGTAACTCTGTTAATCGTTTTTGTAATTCTTCTATAGCTTGTATATGTTCGGTTTTTGTAACAGTTTCTTCTTTATGTTCAAACATTTTTATCAAACGTGACTTATCTTCATTTGTAAACCCCTTTACAATAGGAATATGTTCGATAATAGTTTTTAATGTTTCAGAAGACAGGACACTTATATCAACTGGTTCTATTAATTTACAAAGTGATCCATTTGAATTAACAAATCCTATAACTAAATTATTATCTGAAATGATGAATGCTAGTGCTTTGGATTGTTGAAATTTGAATGGTGTAAAAACAACTTTTGGATATGTTTGTTTAATGTAATCTATAATAGATGTATAATCCATTCTTATTATAGAATACAAAGAAATTAATTGTATAAAAAAACTTTTATTTTTCAAGATATCCAACTACATTACCCTTTTCATCTGACATTATGTCTAATTTATTTAAAATGAAACCATCAGATAATAAATTTTTATCTTGTTCTTTTAAAATTTCTTCTTTTAACATTGTTTTACACACCTTGTGTTCAGGATCCCATACTAATCCGTAATGAGTACAAGGTAAACATCTATTTTCATTAGGATCTAATTGTTCTCCATCCAAACATTGTAAACCCTTTATAATTTCATCTGTTTCTTGTTTTGAAATAACAGGTGATAGTTCTAAAACTTTATCTAATACAGAAGAATCATCTTGTTTTATAACTGTTATACTTGGTAACGTATCTACTATACTTTTACTTATAACATTTTCAATTTGTTCTTCCTTTTCTTCAGTTGGTTCAGATACTGTTGATTCTTCTTTTTCTTCAATTGGTTCTGATACTATTGATTCTTCAGTCTTTATTTCTTCAGTTGGTTCAGATACTGTTGATTCTTCCTTTTCTTCAGTTGGTTCTGATACTGTTGATTCTTCAGTCTTTATTTCTTCAGTTGGTTCAGATACTGTTGATTCTTCAGTCTTTATTTCTTCAGTTGGTTCAGATACTGTTGATTCTTCCTTTTCTTCAGTTGGTTCTGATACTGTTGATTCTTCCTTTTCTTCAGTTGGTTCAGATACTGTTGATTCTTCCTTTTCTTCAGTTGGTTCAGATACTGTTGATTCTTCAGTCTTTATTTCTTCACTTGGTTCTGATACTGTTGATTCTTCCTTTTCTTCAGTTGGTTCAGATACTGTTGATTCTTCAGTCTTTATTTCTTCACTTGGTTCTGATACTGTTGATTCTTCCTTTTCTTCAGTTGGTTCAGATACTGTTGATTCTTCAGTCTTTATTTCTTCACTTGGTTCTGATACTGTTGATTCTTCCTTTTCTTCAGTTGGTTCAGATACTGTTGATTCTTCTTTTTCTGTTTCAGGTAAAGTTAGGGAATCTGGTATAGATGGTTCAGATGTTGCTGTTTCACCACGTTCACCCTGTGGTCCTTGAAATCCTGTTTCACCACGTTCACCCTGTGGCCCTTGTGGACCTGCTTCACCACGTTCACCCTGTGGCCCTTGTGGACCTGCTTCACCACGTTCTCCTTGTGGTCCTTGTGGACCTGTTTCACCACGTTCACCCTGTGGTCCTTGTGGTCCTTGAAGTCCTGTTTCACCACGTTCTCCCTTTTGAGATGCTTCACCACGTTCTCCTTGTGGTCCTGTTTCACCACGTTCACCTTGTGGACCTTGTGGACCTACTTCACCACGTTCACCCTTTTGAGATGTTTCACCACGTTGTCCCTGTGGTCCTTGTGGACCTGTTTCACCACGTTCTCCTTGTGGTCCTGTTTCACCACGTTCACCTTGTGGACCTTGTGGACCTTGTGGACCTACTTCACCACGTTCTCCTTGTGGTCCTGTTTCACCACGTTCACCTTGTGGACCTTGTGGACCTACTTCACCACGTTCACCTTGTGGACCTTGTGGACCTACTTCACCACGTTCACCCTGTGGCCCTTGTGGTCCTGTTTCACCGCGTTCTCCACGTTCACCACGTTCACCTTGTGGTCCAGGTGGTCCAGGGATTGGGTGTTCGTCTATAATTTTGATAGGTTCTGGAAATTTTTGAATAACATTATCTTTATTGATTATACCGACAATAGTATCGTATTCTTTGATAATACCTGATATGTTAGAAAACATAGTTATTGGTGGTAATTGTGTTGGTATCAATTCTTTATTAATAGTATTGATAATTTCTCGTTTTTCATCATCTGCTAATTTTGTTTTAATTGGTATGAAATCATTTTGGATTGGATTAAATAAAATGTTTATATTTTTTGATTCAGTTAATGGTTCACCTTTTATTATTTGTTTTTCTATAGTTTTTTGATCTTTTTCTGAAATCTTGTCTTGTTTTTCAAGAATATCAGCCAAAACATTGAAACTATCATGTACAACTGGTATAGGTCTTTTTGTATGTATTGGTTTATATAAACGATGTTTATTACCAAATTTATCAACGTATCCTATAACTCTTTTTTTATCCTTTATAAACGCTCTAACATTTCCGTGCTTGTATGTTTTAGGAATATCTATAAAATTAGATGAGGGGTGTACAATGTCAGGGTATAAACGTAATAATTTATTTAAACATTTATGCGCAGATCTTACATTATATAAACAAGGTTCTTTATCAATATTGAACCGACGTCTTTTTAAATCATCGTAAGTTTTTGCATTTGATTTAATTAATCTACCGCTTACAGGACTTATATAATATTTAGGAGTAGATTTAGTCATTATATAATAATTATATATAAAAATAATTTAATTATTAAACTTTTAATCATCAATTAAACAAACAACATTATTTTGTGGTTTGGTTATTTCCATTGGTGTATCTGAGTTGCCAATTTCTGTATCTACATTGATCATTTGTGTATCAGTATTATCAGTATCCTGATTGTCTTCAAACACAAATGAAGAAATGTCATCTTCTATTTCACAAGTCGTTTTATTGTACAACTCGAAAAATGCTTTGCTTTTTATAAGATGTATTGATTGTTTGTATTTTGTAAAATTTTCTTCACTAGCTTGTAAATGCATAATTGTGTTCCACGCATTTTTAATATCATCTTTTACATTTGCAAACCACGTTTTACTTCTTGCAACTCTTTGATTGTTATATTTTGAAATAAAATAATAAGTAGGAATCAATGTAGGATCTTGCTCTATTAATTTGTTTTTCCAATCTATATATTGGTCAGTTTCTACAATTTCGATTGGTGGATAAATAAACTTTGGATCAGGACCACTATTTGCAATTTGTAAAAGTATACCCTTTGCCTGTTTTCCAACTAATGGTTTTTCTATAAAGTCTTGTTCTGAATCAAATTCTTCAATTTCACATTCGAAAAAGTCGCAAAAATCGAGGTCTGTTACCTCAAGTTGTATCTGAGTCTGGACCCAGTAGTGTATTGGCACTTCATTTTCATTTATTTTACGACTTTTTGGACACTTTATTTCCAACATAATACCATCTGGTGTAATACCGTCTGGACTTGCAGCTAACCATTTCAAACGAGGATGTGGTAATAAACCGAATTCTATAACAGTCGTATTATTTAATTGACAATATACTCTATTTGCTACTTCTTCATATTTTTTCCCCCATAAAGTATAAATCGAGTCTTTAAAAACATTTTCTCCATAAAATGATGCACATTTTTTAATAATATAATCCTCACGTGTTTCATAATGGTTTAATGATTCAGTGTCTTTATACTTGAAAGATTTGATATCAAATGCTTTAACATATTCTTCACAAGTACGTTGCGACTTGAATAAACAACTAGCAGCTTCACTTGCTGTTACACGAGTATGTCTAGCAGCATACCATTCTGGTGTCCTTTGTTCAGGTTGTGGTTTCTTTTGAAGTGTTTTTACCTTATTTCTAAAACGTTTTAGACGACGCTCGTCGTCTACATTACCTTCCATAATAATGTACTGCTTTGTATTATATTCATTTTGTTTTTAAATACGTTTCGTTTAGAACAAGAGTATATAACCTACACAATGATTGAAGAAATAAGACAAGATAATAATTGTATCGTAAAAGCTTTTGAAAATAATCCGATTTCTATATTACAAACGCGTGGCAATATGTAAAGTACACAAAGACAATCAAAAAACAATATTGCAAGAATGGAGCTCGCAAAAAGAAGCATCTAGAAATTTTAGGTATTAAAACAAGTACTTTAAAATATCGTCTTGATAACAAGAGTATATTTAACGATGTTTATATATTGGTAAGAAAAGACTCTATTGTATAAGATTTATTTTAATAAAAATTGAATTTTATTTAAAGAGATTAAAGTTAAATTGCTTACAGGTTTTTAAAGCTAAAATGGTCATTTCGCATTTTAAACAGAAATTAATAGTTTTTTCTACTTGGTTTTTTATAAACATTACTTTGATTGTAAATAGTATATTATATGCTAATCATTGGTATATTTTTATTGTTCCATTGTCTTTGTCTACTTTATTCAATTGTATCTCTGTTATTCTTATCGTAATTTTCTCGATTAAAAATTTATTTATAAAACAAGATAAAGCAAAAAAGGACGACTATTCTAAACGTTCAATTGCTTTCTTAGTTCCTTGTTATAATGAAAACGAACATGAATTAACCAATACTATTAACAGTATTAAGAGTCAATCTGACCTTGAAATGAATAACAAAATGTTGTTTATTGTTTGTGATGGTCGTATTAAAGGTCCTGATTCTAATATGACAACTGACAATGTATTGAAAAACATTTTCAAAGATGAAATTACAAACACGATTTATTATGAAAATGCTTATACAACATGGACTGGTGAAAAAAATAGTTTAGAAATACTTTATGGTTGTAAAGATAATCTTCCTTTCATAGTTTTTATAAAGGACAATAATGTTGGCAAACGTGATAGTTTAGTATTAATTAGAAGTTTACTTTACAATTACAATAATAATATTTCAAATAATTCTTTATCTGCTGATTTTGAAAATTTTTTCAAGAATTATATTGATATTTCTGGTATTAACAATTTTGATTACATTGTTGGTACTGATGCCGATACAGTATTTGATAATGCTTGTACATCTAATTTGTTAAGTGAAATTGATTGGGATCAAAATACACACGGTGTCGTAGGGTTTGTGCACGTATCACCTGAAGTTAACAAATGGTCTTTATGGGGTATTTATCAATTCACTGAATATATTATTGCACAATGTTTACGAAGAGTTCAACAATCAATTGTTACTAACAAAGTTAGTTGTCTTTCTGGATGTGTACAAATCCTACGTGTTTCTAAAGAAACGTGTGGAGAGGATATTTTATCAGCATTTAATTCTTGTCCAAAACAAGAAGATAATGTTTGGAGACATATTTTGTCATTTGCTAGTGAGGATCGTAATCATGTTTGTTTAATGTTACATATGTATCCTCACGTTAAAACACGTCAATGTTTAAATGCTAAAGCTTATACTATTGTTCCTACTAATTTAAAAGTTTTTAGATCACAAAGACGTAGGTGGTCACTTGGAGCAACCAGTAATGATATTCTACTTACTTTTAAATCTGGTATTAATCTTTATGAAAGAATTGGTGCTATATTTAACGTGATTACTTATTCTTTGTCTCTTTTTATCTTTGTAGCAACAATTTTATTTTATTATTCGATCTTTGTACACCCTTCAATGCTGATGTTATATTTATCTAGTGTTATCTTTGTACCTATCATATATGAAATATGTATTATTTTATGGTTCCCATTTGAAAGTAAAGTAGATATCCTGAGATTTTTCTTAGGACTCTTTATTTATTTAATATTTGGTTCAGTCATTAATATTATGATAGGAATTTATAGTCTGCTCAATGTGGATTGCTTTAAATGGGGTAAAACAAGAATGCTTAATAATAATGAAGTTGAAGAATAAATTTTTAACTATTTTTTTGCAAAAGAAATGAATCTTTAATCGACGCTAGTGTACTTATTAATTTATCATAACAATAAAAATATATTGTTACGTTAAAAAATCTTAATTTAAAACTTTAATCTTATTAAAAGTTAAATGGGGGAGGTTGAAAAGGTTACATCAATTGACGAATTTTTAAATGAATACAAACAGTTAACAAGTGTTTATAATAGTGCTCAGGAGATTTTAGCAAAAGAACAAAAGACAGACAGTGAATTATATATGAAATGTATAAAGTTGGCAGGTAAATGTATTAGATATTTGGATGATATTAATCCATTTGTATCATATAGACATAAACCTGAAATTTGTACGACTTATTATATAAGTGCTGAATTATTAGTAAGAACAGTAGGATTACATATGAATAGAAATGGATTTGATGAAAAAGAGCGTAATACATTGTATATGGCAATTGCTCATTTGAGAAAAGTTTTGGGGTTAGAACCATTTAATAAACGTGCAATGGAAATGTTCAAGTTAGTTTTTTTATATTTGACTATTTTCAATCCAAATGCTGAAGAAAATTTAGTTTTGTTAAATCAAATTTTGGTTGTTGATCCATGTGATTATCAGTTACATTATAATTTTGGGTTTATGTATCATAGGGCAAATAAATTGGATAGTAGTGTTTATCATTATAAATTGGCAATTGGGTTAATTGATTTAGTTATGAGAAACGAAAAGGAAGAACCTCAATTGTTAGTTTTAAGACAATTTAAGATTAAATGTTTAAATGGTTTAGGTAGTGTTTACTTTACTATTCAAGACAGAGAAACTGCAATGTATTATTTTAAATTGGCTTATGAAATTGATCCTAATGATCCTGATGTAAATAATCAAATAGGTGTTGTTTATACTGAACTTCGATTTACAGACAAGGCAATTGAGCATTATATGCGTGGTATTGAAAATTACAAACGAGCTCATATTTCTGTAGATAAGGAAATGTTGATTGCTAGTATGTATATGAATATGGGGTTAGCAAAATGTTATGAATGTGATTTTATTGGTGCAATTGATGGGTATAACCAAGCATTAAAATTCAAACCTAGATTGTCATTGGCTTATCAAAATAAATTATTGGATAGTAATTATATTTCTCATTTAATTGAAGATCCAATGTATATTTCTAGAATTCACAAAGCAATTAATAAAATTTACCCACTTGTTGTTGATGATTACAAGGTATCTTGTCCTGATTATAAAGTTAAACAGGATATTGTAAAATGTAAATCAAAGGCTGAATTGATTAAGCGTGGGACAAAGATTCATATTGGGTTTGTATCAGGTGATTTTATTTGTCATCCAGTTAGTTATTTTTTGCATAGTATATTGAGTCATATTAATTACGATTTGTTTGATGTGACGTGTTATTCTGTAAAGGTTGTAAAGTTGGAAGATTTGTTTCCTAGATGTAAATGGGCTGTTGTTAAAAATATGTCAAATGAAGATTTTAAAAAGAAGATTCAACAAGATGGAGTGGATATTTTGTTTGATATGTCAGCACATACTGGTGACAATAGATTGGATACATTTGTATTAAAACCTGCACCTATCCAAATTAGTTATTGTGGTTATCCTAATTCTAGTGGTATAAAATCTATGGATTATAGAATTACAGATAAATATTGTGATAGCGATCGGAGTCAAAAATATTATCAAGAACGGTTAGTATTTATGGATAAATGTTTCTTGGCGTATACTCCTAGTATGGGTATTTCTAGTATTCCAGATATTGACAAGGAACAATTGTGTATTAAAAATGGATATATTACATTTGGATCATTTAATAGATTTAATAAAATTAATGAAATGGTTGTTGATGTATGGGAAAAAATTTTACAAAGGGCTCCTACTGCAAGATTTGCAATTAAAACAAAAGAATTTTTGACACCCAAATTAAAACAAAAGTTTTTGGATAGATTCAAAGATAAATCTGTATTGGATAGAGTTATTATTATGCCATATTCTGATACTTATACTGAGCATTTACCAGATTATAATAAGATGGATATTTCATTAGATACGTTTCCTTATTCTGGAACAACTACAAGTTGTGAAAGTTTAATGATGGGTGTACCTGTTCTTACACTATTTGATAAAGTAAGACACTATCATTCACAAAATGTTACAACTAGTTTGATGAAAAATTGCGGTTTAGATGAATTTGTAACAGATTCCCAAGAGGCGTATATTGAAAGAGCTGTTTGGTATGCTAACAATTATAAAACATTAAGTGGTTTAAGAACTAAAGTTAGAGATGCTTTTGTCAAAGGGCCAATTTGTGATTATTCAGGATTCACAAATGAATTTGAAGACAAATTAATTAGTTTATATAAAAATCACAAATGGTAAAAACTAAAAGTAAATGAATTAAATAAATAAATTAGAATATATATTTTATTTATTTATAGTAATATGTATAGTTTAATTACGTATTTGATTGGTTCTAGAACTAAAGATTCAGAACAACAGCCACCAACTCAACAGCTACCAACTCCACCAGAAAATCCATGTATAAATCCAACAAGACGGAATAATAAATGTAATAAAAAATCTACAGTTTATCTTGTAATTGAAAAAGAAACGCAAAATCCACTAGGTATATTTGATAGTCTTGAATTGGCAAAACAAAATGGACAAAAAATAACCCATTATAATTGTATAATTATTCCATTTAGAATAAATGATCCATGTAAATATTTATTTACTCCAACATTTGAAGATCTTTAATTAAATAACTTGTAATCTAGAAATTTACCAGAAGTGCTCGTTTTATATCCTGTTATAATTAGTTCTCCTGTATCAATTTTTTGATGACAACTTTTACACAGACTTACTAAATTAAAAGGATTGTTTTTATGAAAATGTTTACCATTAACAAACCCCCGATCATCGCAGTTTTTTTGTTCATTAATATGATGTGTATCTAACGGTACTTGTCCTCTTTTTGGTTTATGGTTACATACTTCACAATGATCTACAATTTTTTTTTTGTTATATCTACTTCTACCCGTATCTATAACATTTGTATTATTTGAAGTTATTTCATTTCTAATATTAAAAGCAATATCTATAAATTCACTGTTTTGAATTATTGATTTACACACTTCTAAACCATACAGATCACTGCCTGATCCTGTTTGTAAAGTTCTTTGAAAAATAATAGTACCATCATCCATTGTAGTAACACTAATATGAGACGTATTTATATATTTTGTATCAAGTTGTTTTATACCAGAAAGTTTATGTAAATGTGTCGTAAAAAAGAATTTTGTACTTGTTTTTACAAGATGTAATAGTGTTGTTGCCACTATTGCACAACTACTATTAACTTCTGTACCTCTACATAATTCGTCAGATAATACAAGTGTATTTGGACCACTACAAGCCAATATACGTTGTAAACCACACATTTCACTAGTAAAACTACTTTTGTTTGCAAAAAGATTATCAGTTAAATCAACCTGAGAAATGACAGTCTTGAATGGTGTATAACTAAAAGTGTTACACGGTACATATAAACCAGATTGTGCTAAAACAATACAAATACCCACAGATCTTAACAAACTAGATTTACCACTGCTATTAAGACCATATACTAACATTCCGCCATTATCTTCTGTCAATGATATATCATTTGGTATATATTCAGTGTCATTGTTTATCAATTCTAAAATAGGATGTCTTAAACCTTTTGCTATAAAACAACTTTCTGATGATTTTATTATATGTGGTTGACAGTAATTATTTTTACGAAAACATTTTACATTACTCACTGATACATCTAATATTTCTATAAAATGTGATAACTTTTGGAATAACACATTGTACTTTTTATAATATTCTTGTAATCGTTTTATATAATGTAATTTTACACGTTTTAAAAGTAAATCTCTTGTTGCAATTAATTTATTCGACAATTTATTAGATTGGTCAGTTGAAAATTTACACATATTACTTGTTTGACGCATTTCAAATTGTGTATCTTTACATTCTTTTAATAATTTCTGATATCTGATTTTTGTACATGTAAAAAAATACCCATCATTATCAGTAAAACCTAATTTTACAGTTTGTGTAGAGGTTTTATTATTAGGCTTTTCACTTAAAATTATATTGTCATATTTTTCTCTTATTGTTTCTATATTACTCTCTAAATCTATTATATCTGATTTTATTTTGTCTATTTCTGATACAACACCATTATTAAAAAAACTAACAAAATCCTCTTTGGATGTATTTAATCCTATACGCCTCATATCATCTAAACAAAATGTCGTAGTGTAATCCTGTATATATTCAAAAAAACTTTTTAGATCATCTTGTTGTAATAATAATTTTGATAAAATATCCTTTGATTTTACAAAATCAAATAATTGACTAATATTAATATAACTTTTATGTAATTTTTCAAATTCATATGGATGCAATGAATCTAAACCCATTTTTCTATGTAATCTACTAAAATCAATTGTTTGTAATAAAGTTTTATCTAAAATATTAAAATCATCATTATTTAATTTATCTATACTATTACTCAAATCATATCTAAACTCAATTTCTTGATTTTTTAACAAAGGTTTAGCTAACAAATTTTTTAAATGACGTTTACCAATAGCAGTATTTGTATAATTAACAACGTCAAAAACACTTGTTATTTTATTCGTTGTTATACTCCGATTTGGTAGTATATTTAACTGATCAATAGTATTTAATTCCAATGACATATTATCACCACCCGTAATAATATTTGGAAGAGTAAGATTATTTATATATTTCAAATCGTGTTTACCCATAAAATCTAATAAAAACATAAAATTTAATGACGATATATGTTTATCGTGTAAATTCAAATATTCTAAAGGATCTATTAAGCCAAAGTCAATGTGTTTATAAATTCGTCTAAAATATTCATTTTGGTATTCGTGTTTGTTGTAATTTTTATATTTTGTTGACTGCTGTTCTACGTATTCTATTTTAAATGTGTAATTTTTAAAAACAGATTGTTCATCGAAATACTTTGAAATAGTGTATTTGTATTTATCGTAATAAGATATGTTTTCAGAATCGACTATGAAATATATCCTAATCTCCCGAGAGTTATATCTTGATAAAATTTTACCCATATCATCTAGACAATTTCCAAATTCTAAAGTTTTAAATTCTGTAATGTTTTCAGTGATATCTATTGTATTAGTAGTATTATTAATACTGCAAACTGAATAAATTAAAACATTGTTTACTTTAGTTTTTGATTTTGGTAAAACAATTTCCAATGTAATACCTAATAAGTTTGTATCAGTGTCATTAAATGTTTCAAAATCACAACCTTTTAAACAAGGTGAATGGACTGCAACAACACCACGTTTTACTAATTTCCCCCGTTTTTCATTACTTGTTTCTAATTGATCAACAATGACCACCGTATAATTATTTTCTAATAATGGTGTTAAATATTTTGCTAAATAAGGTATGCCAAAACCACAAAAATCAGGAAATGCTCTTGTACTACCAGATTCGGCTCTTTTAGATTTGTTTTTATTTGAAAAGTCACATCGAATTATTTCTGCTATAATATCTGCATTACCAATTGTCTCACTATTATTTTCTATTTTGTATACTTCATAAAAACTCCCACAAGCATAAAAAACACAAGTTTTTTCACCATATTCTTCTATACTACTTTTATAAATTTCAAAATATTCATCAATCATATCATGTGGCATAATATCCCAGTTATCTAGTTAATTTAAGTTACTTTTAAATTAAATAGTTATTTTGTTACAGACGGTGTTATTATATTACTAACTGTACTTGTATTGTTTGGTGGAGAATGAATGGCAACAATTTCCATGTTTGAATGATTAGAGTCTTGTATTATTTTTTCAACTACTATAACAGTATATAATTTTTCAACAAGTGTTGGAATTTGTATATAAAATTCAGTTCTGTTAACAGTTGTATTAATAGTATTATCTAAATATCTTAATTGAAAAACATCTTTTGATATTTCAAAAAGAATACAAGTGCGATTACCATAAATATCTAAAAGAGGTTTATCAAAAATTTCATCATTATTATTGTTTTCATTTTCAATATTGTCATTATGTACTTTACTATTAATACTATTATTAGATTGTTTTATAAGTTTATCTTTTTGTCCTTTTTTAGTCTGGCTATATTTTAGTGCCAAACGTATATCAATAGATATATTATTTTTTAAACTATATTGTATAGTTTCCATAAATAGTGATAGTAAAATTATATATCAGTTTAAACAAATACATTTACTATTAATTTTAATAAATCCTATTTTTTTTTTATTTGTGTATAATATAAATAATTATGGAATACATTCGTCAATCCACGCAATTTCTTGAAAATCAAATAGCTTATCCATTGTCAAACCCATATATAATGGCAGTTTTAAAAATAACTCTTGCTTTATATGGAGCTCAAATTGCACCTAAGGCACCAAAATATCTAGAGGATTTGTTTAAAAATACATTTGTAAAAATTGCACTAATCTTTTTAATCATTTACCTTGGTGAAAGAGATCTTCAATTAGCTATCTTATTAGCAGTCATTTATGTCATCGGTATGAATGTTATCTCTGGTAGAGGTATTTTCGAATCGTTTTCAAACTACTCGTCAGAATATAAAGGATCTGGTTCTAAAATGCTAGAACCAAAAACTATGTTATATCCTGGATGCAGTGATGTTACAATGGATGATTTAGTTAAAATGTTCGAAGGAGACAGATCAAAAATGCAAAATTCTGTTCAGTACGTCTTCCAAGAACTTATGTTACGAACAAAAACTAAGGACTCTAAAGAATTATTGATGAAATTAGCTTATGCAGCTGGATTACCATATAATCTATCATTTGACAAACCAGAAACCGCACCTTATATTGCTACATTATTGGTTAATTATGGGTTCGAAGTTAATGACAAATGTCATCCACCTAAATAAATATAAACATAACTAATATCTTATTTAAAAAAAAATGAAAATGTATAATAATATTTTCATTTCAAGTATACTTACTAATATGTATGTTGGATTTTGGAAATCTGGTCAGTTTTATAATAGAGGTGAAATTGTATATGTTTATGAATTAAAGGAATATTTTATATGTATTTTAGAACATGTATCTGATGATGTAACTTTACCATCAAAAGATGATCTGTACTGGGTATATGTATCTTCAGCATTTTTATCACAAATTGGAAATGTTAATTATTCTGGTATGGTGAGTAGTAAGCGTAAACCAACCAGACAAAAATTAAAGATAAAAACATCTGATATAAAAAATAATGCACAATCTGATGATGAACCAAATGCACCAACTACATCAAATCTTAAAATGAGTGATTTTGATTTAGATGATAATTTACAAAATAGGGGAACTTCTACAAATAAAATAGAAAATACAGAAAGTAAACATAACAAAAAGATAAATAAATCATATTCTGATCAGGAAGATTATATTGAAAATGTAAAAAGAAATGATTTAAAAAGAAAACTACGAATTATAGAACAAGATTTAGATGATCATAAAAAGAAAAAATGTAAACAAGAAGATGAAATAACTAATTTAAGAGATAAACTACTCTTGATGAATATTGATTTAGAAATGAAATCATTTATAATGGATAAGTATGACTCTACTAGAAAATTATCAGGAAGTGATTATGCAAAAGGTATGAATTGGTTAAAAACTGTAAGCAATATTCCATATGGAAAATATAAAAATATGCCAGTTACAAAAAATGATTCTATTGAAAAGATTAAAACATTTTTTACAAATGTAAAACAAAAGTTAGATAAAAACATTTATGGTTTAGAAGATGTTAAACAAGAAATTTTAGAATTTGTTGCTAAAAAAATAACAAATCCAGATAGTAAAGGACATGTATTAGCATTGTATGGCAGTGCAGGTCTTGGCAAAACAAAAATTATAAGATCTTTAGCAGATGCTTTAGAATTACCATTTTACCAAATGAATTTTGGAGGTCTTAACGATGTTGCAATTTTAACAGGGCATAGTGAAACATATGTTGGATCAAAACCAGGAAAAGTTGTAGAAATTTTGACAACTTCTGATTATATGAATCCTATTATATATATGGATGAGATTGATAAGATAGGAGAAAATAAAGCAACTGAAATTTTCGGTGTATTAACTCATCTGTTAGATGAAGAACAAAATAGTGCATTCCAAGATAACTATTTGTCAAATGTGAATATAGATTTATCAAAGGTGTTTTTTATATTGTCCTTCAATGACATAACTAAAGTTGATGAAATTGTGTCAGATAGATTAAAAGTTATATATATTAATCCACCTACATTGGAAGAAAAAGTAATTATATGTCAAGATAAAATGATACCTGAAATATTATTAAATGTTAGTATTCGGGATTATAGTGCAGTAATATTGGATAAGGAAATTATAGAATATATAATTTCATCAAAAACTCAAAAGGAAAATGGTGTAAGACAATTAAGAAAAAATATAGAAAAAATTATTAATAGATTAAATTATGATATTTTAGTAGAAAACTTAGACAAATTATTTATAGAAACTAATAATGAAAATGAAAAAACAATTGTTATAACAAGATCATATATAAATGATGTTCTAAAACATAAAGAAGATGCTAGTTATCTAAGTATGTATGTATAATATTCTTAGTTGTTATTTGTAGTATCAATAACAAATTATTTTCTTACAGCCAACATGTAAACTGCTATAAAAATACATAAAACTCCAATATACGTATAACGTTGATCCCTTTCTAAAATCATAGGTACATAAATTCTCCAAGGCATATCAGCTGGTTTTAAAAAAAGATCATTGAAAAATCCTATGAAACTACTTGATATATTAGTATTAATATCACGTAATGATAAATTAAATATACTTGATGTTTTATTTTTATTATATTGTTCTTCTATAATAAGATTTGCTGCTTTATCTATTTGTTCTAATTCCATTGTTCGTTGTTCATTTGGTATAAATGGATTTGTCGTTATATTACTACGTTCTTGTTGTAAAATTGGTATGGCATTTGATATGTTAGCAATCTGGTTAACTGACATGTTAATTAATATATATTAATAATAAAAATTTATTAATATAAATGTTATTAAAAGTTTATTGTTTATTTAATCATCAATATTTTGCATTGATACTTGGTCATCTTCTTCACCGTTTTCAATTTTTACTGAATGTAATTCCTGATAAGAATTCTGATATGATGTTGATGCTAAATTAGATGATATGTTGTCGTAAATACCTTGTCCTTGTAAAATATTATGGTTATGAATAGGTGATCCATTTTGTGTATAATATTGAGGAGTAATTGTACCATTATTTTGTAAAAATGATTGAAAATATGATAATTTATGAGAAACATCTTTTATAGTAGTATTTATTTTTAAGATAAGAATATCTATTTGTGAAACTGTATTTGGATCATTTTGATATGTAAACTTGAGGTTATCAATACCCTGTCTAGCATTTTCCAGTTCATTTAAAATTAAATTAACGTTTTCACAATTTTTAATATATTCGTCAGATTGAAAAAAATTCTTGTTCATGTATTTAGAATTAAGTATGTGATGTAAAATATCAATTGATTCAGATATTACACTGTTTATTTCAAAAACAGCTTGACGTCTTGAATCACTTGTCATAAATCTTTTTATTGATTGGTAAAAAACATCATTTTCTAATGAAATTATACCATCATAACTTCTTGCAATTCTTCCATTTTTTTGAATTTTACTAATAATTTTAAGATTGATCAAAAGTTTATCTGGAATCATTCTTATTAATATACTATTAGAAATTACTTTTTAAAAAATAATTAAACATAAAAATAGAAAAGTCTTTTATTTTGTGTATACTAAGTGTATCAAATATTTTGTGTACATTATAACATGAATTTAAAAGTAAAGTTTAATAAAAAGATTAAATGCAAAGACCAACTTGGGATGAATATTTTATAAAAATTGCAGATTTGACAAGTCAAAGAAGTAATTGTATAAAACGTAAAGTTGGATGTATTTTAGTAAAAGACAACCGTATTCTGTCTTTAGGTTATAATGGTACACCAGTTGATTCCTTAAATTGTTATCAAGGAGGGTGTAAAAGATGCTGTGATCAATATTATCAGCGACAATCTAATTCAGCAGGAGAATCATTAGATCTGTGTATGTGTTTACATGCTGAGGAAAATGCTATACTATTCAATAAACGTGAAGATTTAAGAGGATCTACTATGTATGTTACTTTAATTCCTTGTATAAGTTGTGTTAAAAAAATTTTACAATGTAAAATTAGTCGTGTAGTTTATGTTAATAATTATAACAAAACATTAGATGAACAAAGTAAAAGTATACTAACTAATAATAATGTTGTATTGGAAAAATTTGTGTTGGATTAAATATTTTTTTAGTTTAAAAAATTGAAAAAATATACTGGTTATTATTTAGATAATAGAGTATGACTGAAATAAATCAAAAAGTTCAAGATCCTATATTTATAAAACAACATCTTGTGAATCAAATTGATAATATTAAAAGTGATATTCAAAGTTTAATAGATAAAAAACGTGAGTTAACTGATAAAACAGAAATAGCACAATGCGTAGAACAAAAACAAAAAAAAATGACTACATTAAAATCTCTTAATGATAAATTAAAAGAAATAAATAACAAAGAACGTATTGAAAATCAAAAACGTTATGAACTCCAGTCTGTTACAAGAGCTATTGATAATATAGAATTTGGAGGAGCAAAAAAACGAAATAATAGTTTAGCAATGGATAAAGCAAAACAAGCAAAAGCTGAGCGTGAATTAACTAGAATAAAATTTATGGAATATGAAAGAATAGAACAAGAATATATGAAATATGATTCTAAAAGTGTTCCAGGATTTTTGTTTTTACATAAAAGTGTATTAAAATCGTATGGACTATGTCCGTATATAGATATAGATTTAGAAAATCCTTTAGATAGTATTGATGTAGAAAAAAATAGATTGGAATGGTTATCAAGTATGGATGATAAAGGATTGGTTTATTTTTCTTTATGTAATGATTTACTTATGAAAAATGTAATTAAAGAGTTATTATTACAAAAACAAAATTTAGAACAAGATATTTTAAATTTCATATCAAGTGTACTAACTCCATCTCAATTTGAATATTATAATAATTCAGATATGTTTATACAAGAATATAATTTATGCAATGTCAAAACAAAACGGTTAAAAGAACGTTTCAAGACAATGATTAATTGGTTATCTATTTTGTATTCAGAAACAGATATAGAATTTCATAAATATTTATCAAATCGTTATGATTTACAAATTGTTGTAAATTTAATAGATTCTAAAGAATCTGGTAAAGTATTAACAAATGTAGAAAAATTACAAAGATCAATGTCGTGTGAACGGTTTACAAATTTTTTAGAAAAATACAATACAATTAAAGAATCTATTGATACAAAACAGAAATTCTGTAATAATACTTTGAGAAATTTAAAACTTGACTTTTACTGCTATTTAACTGATAAACAAAATTTTTTAAGTAAACAAGAAATTCCAAGCATTAAAAAATTAAAAATATCTCAAGAAGGAAAATATTATAAAAAATGGTCATTGTTAAACGATGATGAAAAATTTGAACGTTTTAAGTCGTTTTCTATATATTATATTGATAAAAATTTAATAGATGTGAAACTATTAGACAAGGATTTACGAGAAACAAAGATAGATGAATTGGAAAAGTTGTTAATTGAATCATTTCAATCAAAAAAGTTATTTTATAAAAATATTACATGGAATGTAAAACGTGGTATTATAGAAACTATAAAAATATTAAGATATAATGATGATAATACGTTTTCTTTATCAAGGCCAGAACCTGTAAAAATAAATGAAACAACTAGTACATCTAATACTACTGATAAAACTAATTCCACAATAGACATGAATTCAATTAAGAAAAAAGTATCATCAAGAACAATTATAACAAAAGAATCTGAGAAAATTATAAACGAGGATTTGCTATATTTTATTTTAAAAAGGGTTCAAAATGGTACACTTGAATCTGCAAAAGAAGACAAGGAAAAGTTTGCTGAAAGAATTAAGACTAGATTAAAAGTTAAAAAGATAACCGTCAATGATAAAATGAAGATTTTTGAAAAATATGATGAGATTTTTAATGTTGTTATAAACAACAAATAAAACATCATTCAGTTTAGTGAAACATCATTCTGTTTAGTGAAACATCATTCTGTTTAGTGTAAACATCATTCAGTTTAGTGAAACATCATTCTGTTTAGTGTAAACATCATTCTGTTTAGTGTAAACATCATTCAGTTTAGTGTAAACAACAAATGAAACATTTAGTTTAAAATTAGAAAATAAAACCCATAATAATTATAACTATTTATTATGGGTGCAATTTGGTTAATATTTTACAATATGAAAAATCCTCCTATAAATATTGATTTTTCCAAGTCATTTATGAAAATGAAATCAAGGGGAGAGGATGATACGCAAATAGGTATAGAAACGACACCTATTTTAACAAGTATAAACAAGGCTCAACTATCGAATTATCTTAGTAAAAGAGAAATTGCAGAATATAGGCCAATTGTCTTTCAATATGGTTATCATAGAATGAGTATAAATGATGCATCGTTAGATGGTTCTCAGCCATTTGAAGATCCTATATCTCATAAGTTGATAAAATATTCTGATTTAAGAACTAGGCCTAAAAGACGTTTGTTATGCAATGGTGAAATATATAATTATAATAGCTTGGTATCTGATAATAAATTTACAGATAAGAATTTACAATCTACAAGTGATGTAGAAGTAATTTTACCATTGTATATAAAAAATGTTGAAGAATGTAGTAATCCGGAAACTGCATTGCGTAAATGTTGTACACAATTAAATGGTGATTATAGTTTTGTGATAATGGAAAATACATCTAGTTTTATGTTAAAGGATATTAATATTTTTGTTGCAAGAGATTGTTTTGGTACAAAACCAATGTATATGGTAAAATATGTTCCAAGTAAGCCAGAAAGTAATAAAAATGATATGTTTTATATGTTTGTTAGTGAAATAAAGGGTATTCCTTTACATATATTAAATGATTCAGAGTATATTATATCGGAAGTGCCACCTGGTACATTTTGGTCATATCAGAATTCTATTATTAATAAATCAACTGAAGATTTTGTAAGTTTTTATGATTTTAAAATGTACAAAACATTAGCTAATTGCACTATAGACAAAGCAGATCCGGAAACAATATCAAAATTGTATACTAATATAAATACTATGATAAAACAGAGTATTATAGATAGGTATGAATTATCGTGTCAAAATGTAGGTTTGTTATTATCTGGTGGATTTGATAGTTGTATAATGTTAAGTGTATTAATTGACTATCTTGTAAACAAGTATGATTATAATAAGCCATTAGAAGTATTTACTATAGGTGATCCTGATAATTCAGATGTAATTAATGCAGTTTATCATGTAGAGTATTTAGAAAATCATTATGGTATAGATATTCATCATCACATTGTGCAAATAAATGATATGAATTTAATACAATCAATGATAACAGATGTTGTTTTGAGATTGGAAACATATGATAGTGTCACTGTTCAAAAGGCAATACCTATGTCATTTTTATTAAACTATATTAAACAATATACAGACGTAAAGGTATTATTAACAGGTGAGGGGTTAGATGAATTATGTGGTTATTATGAATTATTTGGATTGTCAGATAGCGATTTTCAAGAAAAAAGTGTTCGTTTATTGGAAAACTTGAATAAATATGATTTGTTAAGATCTGATAAATTAGCTGGTTCTTATGGATTAGAAATGAGACATCCCTTTTTAGATTTACGATTTGTTGAATATATATTGTCAGTACATCCAATGTTAAAAAGACCTCAAATGTCTGGATATTCTGAAAATCCAGTAGAAAAATTTATTATTAGAATGGCTTTTGACACGGATAATACTATACATATGGATAAAAGAATATTATGGGGTCATAGACAAGATGTTAGATATAGTTTTAATAATATACAACAACATTTGCAACTATATTTTGACAGGATGTATACTGATTTAGATTTATCTGGATATATAGATACGTTACATATGAGTCCAGAGTTTTCAAATTTGACCCCTGATACAAAAGAAGAAATGCATTATAAAAAAATATTTGATACATATTATCCATGTACCTCGAATGTGTTACAGTTATACTGGAATTTATTATGGAATGATGATAATTAATCAAAAACTTGAATTACTGTTGCAATTTTTGTAAACTTTTTTTACAGGATAATAATAAGTGATAATATATGGATTTAATTGTTATAGCATCAGTTTTTCTAATCGTAATCTTATTTGCTATTATGTTGTATTATATAACTGAAACATCATCTTGCAAACGACGTTATGTTGATTTAGAAAAAAAATATGAAGAGGATACAACTCCTATAAAGTTACAAATTTCAGATTTGAAAACAAAGGTTTTTGATTTGGAAACTGAAAAGAAAAATTTACAAGTTTCTTTAACTAGACAAGAAGAACGTGGTAAATTATTAGGTAAAAATATTTTTGGTAAATTTTCAAATGGTGAATTGACTAATTCTGAAGGAAAATGTGTTTCTGTAGCAGATTCTACAAAAGGAGATTTGACATTTTTACAGGTGAAAAATACAATAAAATGCAATCCTATGTTTTCATATGAACCAAATTATAAACAAATAAGTGTAAAAGTTGGGACATCTACTAAATGTATCGATGCTTTTAATGAAAACGAAGTTGTATTAAATGATTGTATAAAGAATTCGCAAAAGCAAAAATTTGATTACTATCCATTGTTTAATGGTAAATTGAAATCTCAGTTGTATTCTAAATGTTTAGCTTATGACAAAGAAAGTAATATACTACAACTAAAACGATGCGACGTTGACGAAAGTATTTTTGTCAAAGATTCTGATAAATATTTATATTTAGAAAATTCATAAACGTTTAAAAACTTGTGTTTTTATATTTGTTAATATATAAATGGATAAATTAACAGACATACTTACTACATTTTTTGTAAATTCTAAAATTGAAAAAACCCCTAATAAAAAAAAGGAAACTTCTACAAAAAGTAGTAGCACCTCACGTACAAGTTCCGATACCACTTCACATTCAACTTCACATTCAACTTCACATTCAAGTTCACATTCTACTTCACATTCTTCCAGTTCAAAAGAATCTAATAGTACTGTAAAAAAAATCTCAGAACAAACACCGCAAGAAACACAACAAGAAACACAACAAGAAACGCCAGAATCTGATGACGTATATAGTGATTTAAGTTCATTAAAGGATATTAAACAAAAAGAGAATGTTGAAGAAAATATTGAAGAAAATGTTGAAGAAAATATTGAAGAAAATGTTGAAGAGAATGTTGAAGAGAATATTGAAGACAAACAAGAAAATGATATTATTGGATTAAAAAAATATATATTAAAACCAAGTGAATTTTATAAAAAGAATATTAGCATTTTAACAGATGACATAGATACTGGTATAGAGATATTAAGTGATTTTTTATATAAAATTAGTATGGTGAGAGATGTTAATAAAATTTACGATAGTACTATTCATATTGTATCAGAAAAGGATAATAAAAAATTATACAAGAAAATGTTATTAGAAAATCCGTATTTGTATTTTACAGAATTTGACGTAAAAAATAATATATCTAAAAAACGTATTTTGGAAATGGACACATCATTACGAACTATATATATTTTTGATAATAATATGTTTACACAGTATCAAGATATAATATCTTTACTTTTAGATAAAAATGTTCACGTTTTTGTTTTAATTAACAACGAAGACAAAAATGGTTATGATACTTATTCAATGCTAGGTAAAAATAAACTATTAGTATATAAGCCTAATAAATTAAAGATGATACAAAAAAGATTTTACAAGTACTATATTAAACCATTATATAGAGATAAACAAGAATCAGCTTTTTCAGATTTTGATAGTTATTATATAACTGTAAACAATGAGAATTTAGATTTAAAATACATTATAATTCGAGATGACGAATTAAGATACAATTGACGTAATTAATCATATAATTAATTAATAATCATATAATTATTTAAATTATTTTACATATCTGCCCATGATAAACCTTGAGTTGATAACTTTAGATCTTCAAAATTTGGTAAAGGATTGGAGTTGGGATTACTCGATGTTTTTTTATTAAAAACTACTTTTAGGATACCATTTTCTAGATTTAAATTATTATCAAAAGGTTCTATAGTTCCAGGTAATTTGATTCTTCTAGTAAAGTCGTTAAATTTTGATTCTTTGTAAATTACACGATCAGTTTCTAACAAATCATCTGGTACTTTACTACCAGAAATTAAAACAATCTGTTCTTCTTTAATTTTTATAGAAATAGATGACTTATCGATTCCAGGTAATTCAATTCTAACTAAATAAAAAGAATCTCTTTCAACTAAATCAACTTTAGGACTATGAATTCTTCTTTGCAAATTTCTGATTTCTTGTTCTTGACGGGAAATATTATTGGAATTTTTAGAACGCTTGTATTGTACTTTTTTGAATCCGTCATTTTCTTGATGTGACATTGCAATTAGTAATATTATTTAATTATATATACTTTTAAATCAATTTTTTATAAAAATTTATGAAATTTATAAAAAAATATTTAACAAAATCTCCATCTGTTTCCACAATTGTGACAATAACAAAACTTTGTAGTAGGTTCATCTGCACTTCTAGTTTGACGTTCACTGTATTCTGTTTTATAACTTTTGCATTTTCCACATTTAAATAGACCATCAGGTTGCTCCATTTTTCTAGGTACATCTCTATAAGGATTAGGACAATACATTTCCATCAAAGCTTTATGTTTTTCTGGAAACAATTTATCAGATGAAAAAGAACATAATTCAAACTCGTTAAAATTCTTTTGCAGTAATCTTTCTAATAATCCAGTATTTTGAATATTACCATTTGGATTTAAATTATCGTATATAATTACTGATTTATTTAGATAAATATTTTTGAATACGGCATTCCAAGTTTCGTTAGTTGTTTTTTTACGATATAATAACAATGCACTATTAAATATACCACGTTCTATATTCAAAGCCATTTTTTGAATTTCTTCATCTGAGTAATGATAATCCTTTTTATCAATGTGTAGTAATAGTAAATTTAAAAATTTCTCAAAAACTTTTTTTCGTTGTGGATGATGAGGTATAACTTTTTCTAATGACATATAGTTTAATAATATTTAATATAAAAATTCAACTTTTTTATTTCTATGTTATATAATATACATGTCAGGATTAGCTTCGCCAACATTCACAATATCTGATATACCAAGTATTCCCACATCAGAAGAATTAAAAAAATACGTTAATGAAAATATAGAAGAACTTTCATTTGATGATATTTCTTCTGACAAATCTTACGCTTCTTCGCATTCTTCGTATTTTAAAAAATCACCCTCTCCAAAGCGTAAATCACCCTCTCCAAAACGCAAGTCTGTTAAAAGAAAATCTAAAAAGACAAAAAGCAAGCGCAAGTCTGTTAAAAGAAAATCTAAGAAAACAAAAAGCAAGCGCAAGTCTGTTAAAAGAAAATCTAAAAAGACAAAAAGCAAGCGCAAGTCTAAAAAGACAAAAAGCAAGAGTAAGTCTGTTAAACGAAAATCTAAAAAGACAAAGAGCAAGCGCAAGTCTAAAAAGACAAAAAGCAAGCGCAAGTCTGTTAAAAGAAAATCTAAGAAAACAAAGAGCAAGCGCAAGTCTGTTAAAAGAAAATCTAAGAAAACAAAAAGCAAGCGCAAGTCTGTTAAAAGAAAATCTAAGAAAACAAAGAGCAAGCGCAAGTCTGTTAAACGAAAATCTAAGAAAACAAAGAGCAAGCGCAAGTCTGTTAAAAGAAAATCTAAGAAAACAAAGAGCAAGCGCAAGTCTGTTAAAAGAAAATCTAAGAAAACAAAGAGCAAGCGCAAGTCTGTTAAAAGAAAATCTAAGAAAACAAAGAGCAAGCGCAAGTCTGTTAAAAGAAAATCTAAGAAAACAAAGAGCAAGCGCAAGTCTGTTAAAAG